AATTACTACGTGAACTATCCTGCTATTGGTGTGCGCCCTTGCTTCATGTTATAATTATTGAATGTAGTATGATAATTTATTAATTACGTTTTTATACATTTGAAAATGAGCGAACGAAGTATCGCGAAATTTTCATGTATAAAAACGTTTTTTTTTTGTAAAAAAATAGAAGGGATTAGTTCCCTTCTATTTTTATTTTTAAAATTACTATAATATAATAATGTATATGAATTTATGTGGTGAACGAGCTCTTATTACTAAATTTAATTTAACTAAAGAAACTATTTTACAAATGCCTGAAAAAGAAATAACATTTCTTTTAAAAGAATTACAGAAAGAAAAAGAGATTGATGAAAACCCTATTTTAAAAAATATCGTTATAGTTGAACGTTTAAGTAATAATGATATTACATGGAAATTTTATAAAGATTATTTATTAAATAAAACAGAGTTTAAAATATTAAGTAATGTTATATCTAGTATAGATGAACGGACATTATACAATTATATTAAAAGATATGATGAATTAAATAGATATGAATTGATAGATGTTTTATTTTATGAAAGAAAAATTATTAATAAGAAATTTAAAAATATTTATATAAATGATATTTTGAATATGAGGATAATATGAAAATAATTAAATCTGACGAAACAGAAAATGATGATTTAAAAGAAATTGAAAATAAAATGAAATCTGAATATTATAAAACTAAGAAAATAATTTGTAAAGAAATGGAGGATTTTTTCTTTATGTCAGTTTTAAAATGTGATCGTACGTTTACACAATTAACTATAGATGATAAAATGATAATTTTCAGAAATAAAATCGATACTATTTTTTATCCATATTTAGATAAAGTTATTTTTGATAATAGAATGAACGTATTTAAAATAATTAATGATGAATATAATTATAAACTTAATGAATATGAAATAAATAATTTTGAACACAATGTGAATGAATTTAAAACAGCTATATCTAATTTAATTTATAAAATATTAAAAGCTTTACGTAAAACACATATGTATGATTATACAAAATCTTATGTCGGGAAATATAAAAGACTTGAAAATTATAATTTGGTAATGGTTATGATAAATGATTTAATAGACAATTTTAATAGATTTAGTATTAAATATAAAAATTCTATATGGTCATTGACACCATATATTATATTATTAGAAAACATTAAAAAAGATTTAAATTTAGTAATTAAAAATATTAGATCAGCTTTAAATAAAATGCAAAGAAAAACTGCTATTATTTTAGATGAACCTATAAAAAGAAAACTTTTTAATATTTTTACACAAACTAGAATAACATTAAAAGAACAAGATTTAAGTTTGATAAAATCATTATTTAATGAGAATCAACGAAAGAAATTAAACAAATATATCAAATCAAATAAATCTATAAATAAAACTAAAAATGTAATAGTTCATATTGATAAATAAATAATAAAATAGGTATCGGTCTATATGTTCTAATTCTGGCAATGCGTCGAATGTGAATAATCCTGATAATTCTGACTTCGGGAATGCTAACAATAACAACGTGAACAATCCTAATATTGGTGTGCGCCCTTGATTCATTATTATATACATGGTTAGACTTATGTCGACTATTTATATGATAATGAAGGAGATCGTTTTCCTTAGTTCTTTTAAAGAACTTAAACTATGATACGTTGAAAAGAGTGTTTACATAGTTTATATTAATTTTAATATAAAATTTTTTATTTTATTATTTATTAATAAAATAGCTCAAATTTCTTAATATTTAATATAAATTAAATATACGTATTGTTTTTTTATTATGGAGGTTATAAAAATGATAGTTTTTACACCTATGAATATTTATTATAATTATATAGAAAAATATAAAGAATCTCAAAAATTGATAATTAATGTAGAACAAATAGATCACTCTATTGAAAATGTGATTTTGTTACACAAACTAAAATGTATAAATTATAAACAGTGTTGTTCAAAATTAAAAGCTTTATATAATAAACGAAAACGTCAAATACGACGCCAAATTAATTTTTTTAATAACTATACTTTAAAATATGATTATTATTATCCGTTAATAGATATGAATAACTATATCGATATTTTTTATAAATGTAGAAAAAGTACAGCTTGGAAAAGAACTTATCAGAATTTTAATATTAATATTATTAAAAATATAAGTTATATTTGGTATAATATGATGAATAATTCTATAAATACTTTACCACATAAACATTTTAAAGTAAATGAACGAGGTAAAATAAGGGATATTTCTGCTCCAGAAATAAATGAAAGATTAATACAATCTAATTTATCTTTTAATATAGCTCACCCATTAATGGATAATACTTTAATATTTGATAATTATGCAAGTCAACTTAATAAAGGAACAACAATTGCAAGAAAACGTTATAAGAAATTTTTAATAGAAAATTATAAATATAATAAAGATGATTCATATGTTTTAAAAATAGATATTAAAAAATTTTTTGATTCTATAGATCATAATATTTCCATGGATAAATGGAATAAATATATTAAAAATGAATACGTTTTAAATATTATTAAACAAATTTTGGATAAAAAACTTAACTCTAATGGGATCGGATTATGTTTAGGATCAGAATTATCTCAATTAACGGCTTCATTATATTTATCTAAAATGGATCATATGTTGAAAGAATGTTATAGAATAAAGTGGTATGGAAGATATAATGATGATATTTGTATTATACATAAATCTAAAGAATTTTTGATAAATCTTTTAAAACAAATTAAAATAGGTTTGTCTACAATAGGACTAAAAATAAACGAAATTAAAACTAAAATGATCCATTTAAAAAATAATTCATTTACTATTTTAAAAACAAAATATTTTTACGATAAGTATAAAAATTGTGGTAAAGTGATAATGTTATCTGGTAGAAAATCATCTAAAATAGAAAGAAGAAAACTTAGAAAATTTAAAACTAAAATGTTAAATAAAATTATGACTTTCTTAGAAATATTTAATTTATATAAAGCTTGGAGAAAAAATATATTAAAATCATTTAATGCTTATAATCTTATTAGTAGAAATGATGAATATTTTAAATATTTGTTTAATTTAAAATATGCTAATTTTAAAAATAAAATCTATATATTTAAATAAACCTAGGAATATTCCTAGGTTTATTTTATTATTTTTTATCACAAATATCATAATTTTTAGTTTTAAATATGAAAATTTTGTCATATCTTACTATTTTATACATATTATGTGTATTCTTTTTTATAATTACGTTTTGACATTTAGATATAACATTGATAATTATGTAAAGGAGTATATATTATGAATGAGAACTCTTTTGATGAGAACAATTTACTCTACGTTCGCAAAAATTATGAAGTAGAAGTAACTGAAAAAGCTCGTAAAATATTCGCAGATAATACCGTTCAAACTACTCTTGATGAAACAAATAAAAAACTTGATGAACTCATTGCTGAAATGAATGATAAATTAGGTTTTGTAACTCAAAAGATGGTTGGTAAAAATGGTATTGAAGAATATGTAAAAGATGTACATAACCAGATCGATAACACTACTGTTGATGTAACACAGTTAGTAGATTCTGGAATAGTTAGATCTGGATCACATCCATCTATTACAACTTTTAAAAACAATCGCTCCGAAACAAAATATAAAACTTATGATTTCATCAATAAAACAATTGATATTGGTTTTAAAGATCAAGCACTTCGTTTTTATAATAATACTGATATTCATGACGGTGATAAAGTTCATGCATTTGATATTCGTATGAATGATGTTGAACATCTTAAAATTATTGAGTTCGCATTTACTTATTCTCAGTTCCCAGATATTGTAAAAATTGTTAATGGTGATGTTTATAGAGAACCTACTACTAAAATTAATAGAGTATTCTATGGTCGTTTCTTTATTATTCGTCACGATCCTGTTAATGCTCCTGATGAAATCATTGTTAAAGCTATTGTTGAAAATGCAGATAATACTGGTAATGTTGTAGATGAATATGCTATCGATGTAAAGAAATCTAACATCGAAGATAAGATTTCTTTGAAAAATGAAATCGGACCTGTTTTCGATATTTATTTCCGTATAGCATCGAGAAATGATTTACTTATTTGTATCGGAAGTATCAATCCTTATAAATATTTACTTCAAAAAAGCTATGTGGAATCGAATAAACAGATTATTGATAATTTCAATCTTCTTAAATCTGGAATTGAATCTATTAAATTCGATAAAGTATTTTATTCTGAAAATCAGAATAAAATGTTTATTGTTGATAATGAACAAGATAAGATTTATATTATCCCAGCTTTTGATAAGTTTACTATAGATAATATTTCTATGGATAATGTTACAGTTTATGATAAACTTACAACTGATGGGTTCTTTGTAAAAGATGTAAGTTCTTATACCTTTATTGGTGACAATTCTAAACATTGTTACGTTTATCCTAGTGGTAATTTTACAGAATACGTTGATCTCGGAGTAAATGTAGAAGATGTACAGATGATGAGTACAAATGAAATTATTGTACAAGTTGGTTCTGTATTAAATGGACGTAAAATCTCACGTCTTCATATGTTTAATTATTCCACATCAAATATCAATAATACAATATTTGGAGAATTCCATATAAGTACAACTGATATTAATTTCGTTCAGAAAAATAAATTTGCTGAATATGAACCTGGAAAAATAATCCTTGTTTCAAATTCAAGAAATGGTACTATCTATTATAAGTTTTTAAGATCAAATAATTCTACAAATACTTATACAAATGGGGCTATTGAATCTGTAACTGTTGAACAGAAAATTGATATCGAAGAATTGGAAAGTTTTGATCCTAAAAATGATGGTACAACATTAGATCTTATTCGCTCAGAAACTGGTATTTTTATACATCTTAATTATGAATCAGAGATTAATGGAAAGAAAACAGTTATTTTATCAGTTAGAGATTTAAAGATAAATAAATCTAATTATATATTTAAACACACTGATATTCTTAAGAAATATAATAAAACAACTAATGTTTCTTATTCATTAACAGATATTATTAAGAAAATAGTTTCTACATCTTTATTTACTTTCGGTATTACAGATGATAATAAACTTTTAATAATTGATGATAATTATATCATTGAAGCGCTTAATTTTGTTCCAGTAGAAGAAAATGGTGAAGTTAAAGGTTATTCGGATAAAGATTCTGTTCTTTATATGAAACCTATTGAAGGTGAAGAAGAATTATATCTTATCGACAAACCATATTTACAAGATGTTAAAGCTATTTATCAATCTTTTAAAGGAAACATTTATATTCTTGATGGTAAGGGTGTTTATGAACTTACAACTACTAAAAATTTAGTATGTAAATTTTGGACAGATAATAGTACATTTACAGATATAGTTGTAAATAAAATTACAGAAGCTTATATCATATCTGAAAAAGATGGAAAACAAAATATTTTCTGTCATAATTTTGACTACGATAATTCATCTTCTAAAAAACTTAGACATAAGTATTTCGATCTTATCAATGGTGATTATGAAAAATATGATCCTGATAACAATTATACAAATTATTCGTCTAATGAAACAATGATGATTGATTTTAAAGCAAAGCTTTATTGTACTTTGATTGATAAGTTATCATCTATTTACAATTCTAAAGATGTACATAATATGTATTATACTAATGATACATATACATTTAATGATTTTAATCCTGCTAAACCACATAATATTGATTTGGTTGTAAATGGTCAGAGTGTTACTAAGAATATCACAATTAATAAATTTATACTCAGTGCAAATAAATATGGTTTTGTTAATTATTTCGGATTTACTTTATTAAATACAAATAATCTTTCCGATATAAATGATGAAAACTTATATGTTTTGATTCATAAATCTGGAGATGGCCTTTCAATTACAGATTATCGTGAAGCAATTTACAGACTTATTAGAGAACAGACTATTAATGAAAATGACAAATATGATTCTCAAGGAAATTTAAAACCTGAATATGAATCAACTATGACTGTTACTAAAAAATACAAATCTGTGAATAAAAATAGAGTATTCAGACATCCACGATGTACTATATCTAACGATGTGTCCGATTACAATAATGATTCCGAATTAATGAAATTCGAACATGGTAAATTTAAAGGTTCATTATTATCTGATAAATTCTCTTACATTTATAAAGATACTCTTTATAATTTGGCACAAACTAGAACTGAAATAGGTTTAAATAATATTTCACCAGTATATGAAAAACTTATCATGGGTAAATTACCGGTAATATTTATGAATTCATTCGATGACGATGATTTGAATCCTAAATATGGTAAACGAATAGATCCATTTAATGTAGTCTATAACAGAATAAATTATTTTGTCGGTTATGATAAATCTGGGGATGAAATCAATCTTGTTATTGTTAAAGAATCTTCATCTAGAAGCGATAATTCATCTGTAATGTCTGTCGTAAAAACCATTTCAAATGTTATATCGGCTAGAGCTATAAATAATGAGCTATATTATAGTAAAGCTAATGGTGGATTATTCTGTTTAAACGATGAAATGGAAGAAGTTGTAAAAGTATCTCCTGCATTAGGTTATGTTTTCTATGATTTTACTGAATTAGATGGTGAAATTTATGGCGTAACTAACAATGGTGTTTTCGTTAAAATAAATAAAGACAATCCTATAATTGTGCCGGATGTAATTATTGGAGATACAACTAATGTTACGGCTATTGATGGAAGAATTTTAGCAGATATTTATAATTTTGAAAATAGTGATAAACTTATTATTCGTATTTCACATATCAATGATAATGTTACAGATTTGTATGTACCTTACATTTATGTAATATCTAAATCAGATGTTAATGAATATTCTATTATTCAGAAACCATTTAGATACAAATATACAGATTATGAAACATTGTGTAAATCTTCTCAAGATTTTATATTTAAGTTTGTAAAAATCAATAATACTGTTTTTGCACAAGGTTCGAATAATTTTATATTTGATGAAAAAACATTACAATTCAAAACATTTGTAAATGCTTTACCATTACAAAATTCTATAGCTCCAATCACTTATTGGCCTTTGACATATCAAGAGTTCTATAGTAATAATAGATTATCTCTTACAGATTATCTTATTAAAACACCATATAATATAGGATGTTTTATTCCATCATCTGGAAATGTTGCTATGATTATAGATGATATTTCTAAAGAATATATTAGAAGAGAACTTACACCTGTTGATTCGGTAAATCCTCCAATGACAGATGTTACAAATATTAATCCTGATGGAACTATAATTGGTCGAATTAGTAATAATATATCTTCTGGTAAAAAATATAGAATAGAAGTTTTGAAAAACGGTAAGGTTTGTATAAATGATACCGTTGTTAGTAAGATCGATAATAACGAAACTAAACAAACATTAGATAGTTCATATACAGTTAGCGACATAAACGCCGTAGTGTATAAAAACAATATACGAATAGAAAAAGATGTTATAACCGGTACATATAATATTAAAGATATTAATGGAAATCTTATAAATCTGTTTAAACTTGATTATAAAAGATGTTCATGGAATAGTTTGAAATTTACAGGAACTGTAACTGTCGGTCAATTACTTGACAAACATATTATACCATATAGATACGTCGTAGATGATGCATCAAAATTTGAAAAAGTAGATACTAATGCTGTCAAATATCCTGTTCCTGGTATAACATATTATACAAAAATTACAGCTGGTAGTTATGATCATTATGAAGCTGTTTCAGAAGATATTTCTAAATGGGAAGTAAATTCTTCAGGAAAAGTTGAATATTTTGAACCAAAGCATCATTACGAATCGATTACAAATGTAACAGACGCAATTGTTGCAGGTTCGTATGTGTTTGTTTGTGAAAATAGATATTTCTCAAAAGTTGAAATAACAGCTAATGAGGATGGTGAATTAAATCTTCCTAATACAGAAGAATATTATACCCTTTCGACTAAATCTGTACCTGTTGATCTTTCTAAAGTTATAGATGAACGTGCTGTATTTATTTTAAATGATGATAAAGTATTATTACATGCTAAAGTTGATGGCATTTATAAAACTATTATTTATGATACATATTTTGAAAATGATTTTACTAGACATGATGTATGGAATAGGGTATATCCTAAAGCTGGTTTTGATATAAAACGTATTTGGGAAACATCTAGAGGAAAATTTGCTGTAATTAATATTCCTTGTTATGATCATTATTTCGTAGGTTTAATTTCCGATGATTTACAATCGATTTATTGTAAATTAGATTACGATATCGATGATCCTGGATGTGTACATTTAATAGATACTGAAAAAGAATTACTTATTTCTATAGCTACTTCAGACTATACAGGCGAAGTTAATTATAATTACGATTCATCTCTTAATAAATTCGTAATTTCTAAAGTACCTTTAATTTATATAGATTCTGTAAAAGTTGGAGGAATCACATATCTTGCTGCTATTAAAAATATCAGAGATCCTTCCACAGATACAAATCAGCTGAGTTTTTCCATCTATGATATTGATAAAAATTTATTACTTTCAATTAATAAAGGTATAACTGTACCAGTTTACAATACTACTAGAAATAATGTTAAACAATTCGATAATGTTTTTGTTAAACGTTTTAATTCTATTACTGGAAAAGAAGAAGCTTATGTATTCTTTATGTCGAATACATCTAAAAATGATACTTCAGATGATTCTGTTTATGATTGTATCCATATTTCCGAAAAAGGTGTAGAATTAGAAGATTTGAATCTCTTAGCATATACCAAATTTGGTGATTTTGGTGGAAAACCAACATTTGTAAACACAATGTTAACTCCTGAAAATAAAATTTTATTAATCTGTTCTTATTCAACTATATTTAGTTTGGAAGAAAATGGATCTATAAATGTCATCACAGGTGCACCATCATTTATTAAACCGATAAATGATAATAGAAATGGTATCGTTGGTTTAGGAGATATTGTATTTAGAAATACACATTCTGATATTCCAAGTATTTCGAGTATAGAAGATAATGAAAATAAATTACCATCTATATACAATTGGTATTATTATAACCGAGTAAATAACACATATTTGATAGATTCGTCAGAATCTTATAGAGATAATATGTTAGGATATTTTAAAGATTATCAATTGTTAATAGATTATAAATTCTATCTTACGAATATTTTCCAGAAATGTTATATTTCTGAAGGAAATGTATTAGATCCATTCGATATTATTTTCAAATATACATTGTGTGGTGGAGAAATAAAACCATATTCTGAATCATCATTGTTTATAACAGATCCAAAATCTTTGATAAAACAAAAATGTTTACCTGTATCTTATAAAGATACTATGGTATTCAGTACATCCATATTGGATGTACAAACAGGTGAACCTTCTTCAAATTGGTTCTCTATTTATGATTCTAATAAAACTACATTAATTTCAAGTTTCGTTAGTTTCGATTATTTATTCGTTACTAAATCTGGAAAAATGTTTGGTGTATATGAATCTAGTATTTACGAAAATGATGACGTTTTATCATCTTCTAAATGGTTTAAAGTAGAAGGTGGTTCTGTTCATGAAAATGAATACACTGCTAATGGATTTAATCATAACACATTTAAGAAAATGTTTGAAACTCGATATGGTATATTCTATTTCGATAGTAAAAATATTCTTAAATATAATGAAGAATCTGATAAATTCGAAGTTGTCCGTCATGAATTTGATTTAACAAAAAATAATCTTAACTTTGCAGAAAACTTCAATACAGGTTTATTCATTGGAAATAAACGTGATAATGTGTTTGAAAAAAGAAGAAAAGCTGCAGGTTTTAATGAATCGGATTTCTCAACAACCGGTATAAACTTTAATTATTATGATCCTAAACAAAATGAATTTGTTTCGTTACTTCCGAACACAATATTAACATCGGTTCCGAAAATGTCAATATCTAGAATAGTTGACATTCAAGAAACCTCAAGAGGTGTATTTATCCTCTATTGTGCAAATGATAATACTTATAAAAATACAATTTTTAGATGTTATTTATCAATCCATAATGTATTATTGTGGGAAGAATGTAAATACAAAACAACTTTTAAATTGTTAAATGGATCATCGTATACCAATGAATATCCTTGTAACCACAGTCAAATTTGGGAAGATGAGACTTCAAATACTATTTGGATTTCCGGAACAACATATGTTACTACTGAAAATAATAATGGTATGACGATGTCTGATTATCAGAATACTGATATTACAATCGGTAGATATTCCGGAGCATGGGCTTATCGTAAGTTCTCAGAAAATGATAATGACGATTATAGACATAATCATGGAATTGATTTCCGTTTCGAACCAAATATTCCAAAAACATCTCTTGATGATTTAACAGATACAAAAGGTTCGACAATTTATGCTAGAAAACATGGTAATCCGTTATTTGATAAATTTAATGGATTGGAAAAAATTGTTAGTACAAAGTTTGGAAACTTCGCAATATCTAGTGATATCTCTCCAATTTTCATTAAATCTCGTGCATTTATTTATAAAATAAATGGTGTTGGTTTTAATGATGAAATAAATAGTGTTACATATTTTAATTATGAAAAATTATCTTCATCTGGAATCTCAAGCGATGTTGAAGATGCTTATTATTGTAAAGAAATAAATGGTAAATTGATTATAATTTTCAATGGAAATGATACTCATAGTATTTATATTTATGAATATGATTTAGAAAATAATAAATTTATTCCTTATTTCGCATATAGTGGATATACTACAAGTTCATCTGAATTTATAGAAAAGATTATAACTGATGTAGAACTTACAGAATATAATGGAATTGTTTATATGAAACCTTCTATTGATTCCAATATCTTTATGTTTGGTGATAAACAATTTGATGGCATAATAAGTTCTCCGGAATCAGAATCGAATAATGTTCTTTATGAACTAAGGGCTATTTTTGATAATCAAGATTCGTATAATAACCTTGTCGAAAAAACAGATAATTCTAATTTGGATAAATTTGTTTTTAAAGAAATTGGTATAGTTGATGGTATTACTGGGCTTACAAAACACATATTCCAGTATTTTGAACCTAATGAATTTTATAACGAATCCGATGGTATAGTTAAACCTTTAATTACTAAGCCTCGTGAATTCCATCAGTCTAATTCTATTAAGCAACTGTATAAAAATATTTATCAGAAGTTTAAATCTAAGAATCTTATTAATAATAGATACCTTAAACAAGGACAATCTATCATTGCCGATGGATTTAAACATGAAGTTTCTGAAATACTTGGTGATGTTGAGAACTATTTAGTTAATACAGATAATGTAAGAATAGAATTAAAAATCTATCCTGCAGAAACTGAAGATTTTATAGATTCTAATATTAAACCTTGTAAATTCGGAATAACTACTAGCGTTGCTGTTGATGAAAGTGGTATCGAACCATTTGATCCATACGATTAATCCTATTTGTTAAAATAGAATATAAAGGTGGGAGATAATTCTCCCACCTTTTATTATTTATTGAGTATTTTAACGATTGTTTTTGTATTTATTTTTACAGAATCGATTGTAACATCGGTATCGAGCATACCGTAGTTATTTTTAATAGATTCTGCATCAGTAACATACGTTTTATCAGACTGAATTATTAACATATTACCAGTACTGAAAATATTTGTTTTAGATAGATCTGATGAAATTTTTGTTAAATTGATAGTAGAAACCAATTTAAAATCTTCATCAAGTTTATATATTAAGCAATTTGTCGTTAATAAATAATAATACCCATTAACGAAAACGATTTTCTTAATACTATCTGAATTGTTAGGAATGATAAAAATAATATCATTTAATATATAAATATTTCCAGCTCTTAAATATTGTTTATATGTCTCTTCTTCAGGATCTACAACTGGTATATCTGGTTGTACAATTTCTCCACCACTAGGTTGTTCATCTGATGTAGCTTTTACTAAAATGGTTAATGAAGGAACTAACAAATCATCTGTTAAATTAATAATTTCTGAAAGTTCCGTTTCAGGAATATATGTAATTGAACTGTTCAACAAATTATTTTTACCATCTTCTGTGATAGTATTGTTTGATAACGGATCTCTATATGAATTTATTTCATCTTTTTTAGTAGCAGAAATTGAAAAAACCTTATCAAATTCATAATAAGTTTTTAAATTATTTACAGTCTTTAAATCGTCGAATTGATCGATTGAACTTAATACTAAACATTTTGTAGTAGTTCCTGATACTTCTTTATTTATAAATGTACCCACCATATAATAGTAAGGTTTATTATTTGTTTCTTTATCTGAAAAATCTGGAACATCATCTTCAGATAATAGTGTTGTTATAGACATATCTGAAATAGCATGTTCTGTATCAGATTCTACTTCTTGTTGATCTTCTGAAACTATATCACTAGTATCTTGATTTGTATTATTTTCAGATGCGTCTATAGGTTGTTCTTCATTAACAACATTAGTTTCTTCAGGAATAATATCACTAGTATCTTGATTTGTATTATTTTCAGATGCATCTATAGGTTGTTCTTCAATAATTTCTGGTTCTTTAGTTTCTTCTGAAACTATATCACTAGTATCTTGATTTGTATTATTTTCAGGTTCATCTATAGGTTGTTCTTCATTAACAACATTAGTTTCTTCAGGAATAATATCAGTATTTTCGTCTACAATCTCATTTTCATTATTTATTTCATCAGACATTTATTACTCCTTTACAAAATTAAGATCTTCGAACGTAGCTAACATTATGTTATGTTTAATGATTTTTCTATTATTTTTAATAATTTCATCATTTAACTTTATTCTACGTTCTTCACCGTTTTTATATTCTATAACATATGATTTATTATCATTATCCATAACAGATATGTACATTTTATCATCGTTATATACAATATCAATAACTAAAGAATATTTGGTATGAATATCACTCAATTTAAATTTGTAGAAATAATTATCTACAGAAACAAATAATTTCTTTGTTTCAGGATTATATACATACCATCTATCTTCGTTATAATTAAAAAATGCTTTTTTATTTTTGATGCTAGATTTAATAAACCATGAACCGGTTGTTTTATCCGGCCAATAATAACAATCTCTATTAAATGATCCTACATTTGAAACAGGATTATTGTTTTTATCATAAATACCTTTATTCAACATATCTTCAAAAGCATAGAATGTTGTAGGCGTTTTACCTCTATAAATAGAATTTACAACTTTATACATTGAAACTGAAGGATCGAATTCTGGTTCATTATTGCTACTTCCACCATTATTAGCAACGGCGAAAATATAGCCCATTGTATCTTCTACAAAAGTTGAAATCGATCCGCGTCTAATATTTGTTAATTCCCAAAGTTGTTTATCTTTATTCCAATAATAAATACCGTTATTATTCTTTGTTCCAGCATAAATTGTACCGTCTGAAGCTTCGAAAATACAATTAAAACTTATACCGATAGTACCTATCATTATTCCGACATTATTTGTGAAATTATAAATTCCCATATTTGTAGCAGCTAATGTACCGATAGAAGTTTGTTTAATTTCGTTAATTGTATTATCTATTGATGAATCAGTATATTTATTTAACACTGAGAACGAATTTTCATTTGAAGAAATATCATCGAATGAACTATTGTTGTATAATTTATTTAATAACGATGTATCGTTTTTAGATTCACCGTAAACAATATCGCCGTTAATAACATTAGTTTTACCACCAATAGCACCATCCACTTCAAACATAGATTCATTCTGAAGTATTGGTTGTATTTTACCAATAGTACGATAATCAAAAAGATCTTCTATCTGTTCACCAGAATTATATGCAGGAACATTTTTATCATATTTACGAGATTGTAAATCTATATTTTCTAAATATTTTTCATTTACAGCTATATATTTCTCAGGATTTATTACACGACCATTAATCTTTTTAATATTTTTGCTCATTGTAATACCAGAATTATTTTTGTCTTCTATGATAAATGAAGTAGAATTTTTAATTACTTGATTTTTGATTTCTGAATAAAATTTTGTAATTTTATCTGTATTAGAAATTAAATCTGAATTCTTTTTATTTTTTGGATTAATTATGTAATTTGTATCGATATGTTTAATATTAGCAGCTTTTACATCTTCAATATCATTACTTTCTTGTTTAACATAAGTGATATCTTTATTATCATGATACATCAATTTATTAGCAACGTTATTAACTGAATGTTTATCTACTTCATCTGAGAATGATTTAGATTTGCTAATAAAATAACCTTCTCTACCTGAATAAGAATTTGAAGGAATGTTAGTTTTAACGTTAATGTAAACATTTTTTCCAGAAATATCATCTTGTTTTAACAATGTATCGATTATACAATCCAAATCAAATTTATTAATATCATATGTTTTTGGTGTGAAATAATTTTTAGAAACCAATTTCAAATCGATATTATTTGTTTTAGACTGATATTTAGTTACTAAGTTATAACCAAAATTACCATCCTGTCCAAGAACTAACCAAGTCATTCCATTTTTAGTCGAAATGAAAATTTCAAATATGATATTTCCATTTATCACATCTTCAACATTATGTTTATCAGTTGTGTTTACTTTAACAAGATGAAGAACACTGTTGAATTGATTGATGAAAAATTTATCTGAAAGTTTTCCACCAAACCATCTAATACCCATACTATTAGAAACATGATTAATACTTCTATCCCATTCTTCTAAAGAATTAAGATCTTGGATATCATCAGCTATAGCAGAATCTGTTTGTCCATTATGGTTAAATAAGTTTCTATTATACTCTGTTACAACTGTATTTAAATTAGTAGAAAGAGTACCCATTAAATTGGCTAATTTTTCTTCAACGTGTTGTGTAATTTCAGGTTCAAAATTTTCTATAATATATTTAAAATGCCTAGTTTTATTATTGATTTGAGTGAGAATATTTTTCATCCTTTCTCTATCAACAGTGATACGATCGAATGTATTATCTACAAGATCCGACAGTCCGTTGAAGTATTCAATTAGATCGTTTATTTGAGCTATAACATTTGTTCTACTGGCGAGTTTAGTCATTGGTGCACGATAAAATTCGCCTTTGAGTCTATCATTTTGAATACCCATAATATTTTCTCCTTAATAAAGCATTATTTCAGAATACTACGTATATTTAAATGTCAACGATATAAATTAGTAAAAATGACATTTGAATATATCTAAAGAGGTATAAATATGAGAATTTTAGATCCCATTTCAAACAATTTATCTTTAGGAACTGATGAATATTCTGATACAATAGGTATAGTTTTTAAAACTGATGAAGAAATAGGGGCTCCACAATTAGGAGTAATTATACCTAAATTTATGTTAGGATATACGTTTAAAAATGGTGATAAAGCTACAGAAGAATCTATTAGTGTTAAAGGAAAAAAATGTATAAATGAAGATTCTAATTCTTATTGGGATTCCTCTATAACACTTAAAAATTATATTACGGTAGATCCTTTATTGAATCAAAACCAATCAATGGCTAAATACACTGTTGGTGATAAGGTTTTGATATCTATGATCGATAATGATATAAAAACTTTAGCTTTTTTACCATATAGTATTAACCGTTTAGGTCAAAGAGCAACCGATAAATTTTTGTTAGCAGTACCAGCAAACGAGCACGAAAATACAGCATTAAGTGAAGACAATTCATATTTTATTAAAATGGATTCAACTAAAGATGTTCAAATTTTACAAATAGCGACATCTAATAAAAATAATGAAACTTGTATGTTTAGACTTACTATGGATTCTAAAAATGGTGTAATGACTATCGATGATGATAGTGGTGACCGTAGTTGGGAAATGAATTATCAAGATGATGCTATAGTTACAAAAACATCTGGAACATCAATTACACAAAAAGCTGATAAAATTACAATGGAAGCTGATACTATTGAAGGTATAGCTAAAACAAAAATATCCTTCGATGTAAAAGATGGGGATTTTGAAGTAAATGCATCTAATATAAAAGAAAAATCTTCTGATACAAAATATGAATTTGATAATTTTAAACAAACTTCAGATGTAGGTACATATGAAGTTAAAAATGAAAAACACAATGGTACATCAGCATCATTTAAAGAAAAAACATTCCATTGTGATACTCCAACTATCGGTTTGAATGGATCTGTTGTATTACCAACTTTCGCAATTGGCAATGTACCAGATATTAATGTACCGGTTCCAGCTGTTAACGGAAAGTCTGGACCTAAAGGTTCTACAGTATTCCAAACTGATCCTTCTGGAGTTCCACTTGTTAAATTCCCTCAATTGATGGCTTGTTTAGCACAGCTTGCTGTGGCAGCAGATATGTTTCCTTGTGGAGCTGGTATGGGTTCAGCTGCAGTTGCTATATTTGCTGGTGGCGGATCTACTACAAAAATAATGGGATCTTAGGAGAATTATAATGGTTACGAATAGTGTATTTACAAATCAAACAAGTTTTTCTAGAACTATTGTTGATCAATTTAAAGATAGCACAGATATAGAGCAAGCTTCAATTTCTAATGAATTTAAAAATGATGAGTTGTTGTATTACAAAACAACTGATATGAAATTGAATCTTAGGGAAAATATTTTACTTACTAAGTGCTATGATAAAATAAAAGAATCATGTACTAAATTAACATTAACTCCAGAATTAAACCAGAAATATAATTATAGACCGGAAGCTTTATCAACTGATAGATATAATACTCCAAATCTCTGGTATCTTATTTTATATGTGAATGGTTGTGAAGATTCTTCAGAATTTCATGATCTAGATTATGTTTTACTTCCAGATATGAGTGTAATCACACATTGTTTATCTGATGAAGAATATATTGAAAAGAAAAAAATATTATAAATAATTGGTGGGATTTAATCCCACCAATTTATATTAATCTTTCATTTGTTCTTCCTGACGTTCTTTTAACTTATTTAAAGTTGCATTACGTTCAATATATATTCTAACCACATTATGTTTAGATACTAATTTTTTAAATGCTTGTATTAGGCTCATTATTTTAGGATCTCTTGATTGTGGAACCATATCTATAACATTTGGAAAAGTTATTGTATCGGGATCATACATATAATGATTTCGATAACGTAAAGCCATATCACCTAAAAATACAAATAATTCAGGATCGAAACTTTTTGCACAATCTGTTGAGCAAAAATATTTTGGATCTTTATCATCGGTCGATGTAAATAATTTAGTCATATAATGAACTAATATAAATTTATCATCCCTTCCAATTGCTTTTTTACAATGACAGCAATGAATTTTTTCAGCATTAACATCAAACATAAATTACCTCTTAAATTCTATACGTCCTACATCATCTTTAGCAAAATGTCTAAGAACATAAATTGATAAACATTCAGGTGAACAGAAATCGTACGACGAATATCTGTCACGACCATAAGTTGGATCAGGTTCTTTGAATCTTAATTCAAATGAATTTTCACATAAATCAATCTCTTAATGACACATGTCGCATGTTGTTTTAACTAAATGAGTATCTTTCATATTATATCTCCACCTTTTCTAGTTTTATTGGATGAGAAAGATTTCCAAAATCTTTACAAGGAATTACTCTACCATTTTCATCTGTATAATCGGCAACATTATAATTTAATGTAATGTCTTCATACAATGGTCTAAATTCTTTAAAAATATCTTTATAGAAATCTACATTATTCATTCCATTAATATCTCCATCATTATCTGCGAAAATATTTATTTTCGCATTAATGAATCCAGTCATTTTCATGATTTGGTTTAATACACGTTTATAAGCTTTACGTGTACCAACAGCTACAAATACATCTGAATAATCTTCATTTAAGAAATATGTTTCCTTAGCACCGATAATATCATAATTTCCTTCAGCCATATTGATTGTAGGATGTACACTCATGATATCAATCGGAATATCTGGCATATACATATAAGGATTCGTTATCGATTTATTTATCGTATGAACCATATATCGTTTACTTGCTAAAACTTGAGAATTTATATTTCTTAGATTCAATTTATTATTATCCACACTAAGCATTCCTACAAAATGTTTAGTATATTCATTAAATAAGAATAATTGATATTGATACTTTCTTTCATCAGATCTATCGATATAAACCGTAGGATCCACATTATTGAATTTAAAGAAATCGTTAAAGTTTAAAACTATTTTATAAGTTTTTAAATCTTTAACAGTTATTTTTCTACCAAATCTTCCTTCTAGATATTTTACTTTAAATTCATCTTGTGGTAATATTCTATCAGGAATTTTTAAATCCATCTTTTCCATTTTGGTTACAGGATTTATTATTTTGGTAGAAGATCTAGATTGTTTCTTCATACCTTCAAGGTATTCCTGATTAGGTTCAACATTAAACATCTTTAAAAATTTTGGACCTACTCCACCTTGAAATTGACAATGTTTACAATCATAGGTCAATACTTTTTTCGGCAATAATGCTTTATAAAGACCTACATAAAGTTTTGGTTTAGGATGTCCACATACTGGACATAACATTCGAATTTCATCTTGTCCTGCTGGAAGACTTCCAGGAACTTTTAGTAAATCTTCTAGTACGTACTGATATGGTTCCATAAATATTAAATCCTCGCTTTTAAGTTATATAATATTTGTATTTTTCATTATATAAATATATAAATGTGGGTTATTTTAACCCACATTTTATTTTTCACCTATCGAATAAACATAATCTTTATTGATTATATTTTCAGTTTGTGATGTGAATTTATCATCATGTAATATACATTTACTTGGTGTAAATAATTCAACACATGTGCCTTTGAAAAATTTATTATTGTATATTTAAATATCGAAATAAAAATATTAAATAATAGAGACGTTCTTAAGAACGTCTCTATATTTTTTAAATAATTATAATTGCTCCATCAGGAATTAATGTTTCTCCATATGGTTTTATATCGATATCGTTTCCTTTAAGTGATAAATACCGTTCATTGAAATCACTATAGTCTTGATAATTTCTATAGCTTGTTTGATAATGGGGTTCGTCTATCCAAATAAGGTCATTAACATAATCTCGAGAATCGATAACATCTCCAACTTTAATTGAAGAGTCGAATACAAATTCTGGAAGTTGTCCAATGTACACATCGTTTATAATTTTCGAATTATCCGTCGCGCGTCCATTTAATAGGATGTTAAATGCTCCAAAATTTCCTACTTTTAGACCCTTAGATGCGAATAAATCTGATATTTCTTGGTACCCATCGTTCCAAGTAGTATTAGCATCGATTTCCATTATATCGATAACTGTCCAAGTTACATATTGATGATCATTTTCATCTTGTTTATGTTCTTCAGGATCACTTATAATATAAACTTTTATTTTATGACTTGATTTATTTATGATTGTTTGAGCTTTTTTAAGTGCACCACTTCTTGTCAATCGGCTATAGAATTTTTTAATAGGAAATTCTATAGATGCAGATGAAGGATCATAGTCTTGATCCATTGGTGGATTATTATAATCTTTGACACATGAATCTAATTCATTTATAGTACAAGTGAATCTGATTATTTGATTAGACGCATATACACATTTTGCAGGCATATTGAATAATGATAAATCATTTTCGATTGTAGTATTTTCTACAAGATAAGCTAATCTAGAAAATACTTTATCGCGCACACCGATATTACTAATTTGAATTGTGGTAGTTTCACCATCAACCCAAATGTTTACATTTTCCGGATGTTTACCAATAAATTCTTCAATAGCAATATTAATATCGTCTACTGAAACTAAATCTTCTTCATTAAGATTATTCATAATTTTTATCTCCTTAAAATAAAATTATTTTATAAGTTTAACAATCATATTGTTCGTATATTCACCTAAAGAAATATCTGAACAATATGTTTTATAGAATATTGTATCATTATTTTTTGATGATAACTCGATAATGTCTCCGATTTCATACTTTTTAGTATTTTTATAAACTGATACCGATGAATAATCGGTATAATATCTAAAACCTAATGATGATAAAATACGTTCTAATCTATCAAAAACTATAGGTTTGTATCGATATATTGAAACAATTTTTAATTTATCTGGCGAATCGTCAGAATTTTTTACTATATATAATGTGAACATTTTATTTCCCTCTCGTTATATATTAAAATGTTAAAGTTCTACCTCGTAACAATCAAATATAACTATTAAAGAGGGTAATTATGCCTAAAAAGTTCAATGATTATGACGATGATAGTGATTATTTATCAAATATACCTATAACTGAACGAATAACTACACCTCAAACAGATACTGTACAAAGTAATACTGAAGATATGTTATCTGAAATAGTTGATGAACGAACTAAAATGAAAAATACCTCCATGATGGAGATGGTAGGAGTTCTTACAACTGTTACATATTATAGATCTGTAAAAGATCCTCAAAATAATTATGCTTCAGATTCTAATGGACCAAATGGTGTAGCTTTAGATACTAAGAAATATGATGAAATTTCTAAATTTAAAGTTAAGATTAATGGTGCCGCTAATTTTGGACAGGAAGGTGAAGAAGATAATAAATCTTACGAATCTAGTGGTTCATTAATTATATTACCTCGTACTATTAAACCTGTTGAAGGTGATTTATTTGTAATGTCTTATTATGGTAGAGATGTCTGTTATAAAATTTCTACTGTTGAGACAAAAGCATTTGAACAAGATTCTGGTTTTGAATGTCAGTATGTACAATATAAAGAAGATTATAGACTCCCAGAGACTATGATTGCTTCTAAATACATTTATTACCATGAATTTGTAGGAACGACATATAGACCAGTTTTAACATTAAAAGAATATGAAAACATTCAACATTTGGGAGATTTGTGTAATCATATCTCTCAAGTATTTAATGATCTTTTCTATGATAAAACTGTAAATGGATACTTATACAAGAATTATGATGTTCAAAAACGTGGTAAAGATTACTTATTGGACAATAATAATATAAATACTCTTGGCAAACGTGGTGGAATATTCCGCGGAAATTATGATGGAGATTCTTTTGCATACCAAAATATGCCTAGAATTGTTAGAAAAGAAGATATAGCATATGATAATATGTTAAATCACTTTATAACAAAAAATCGTATTTTCCGTAAATATGATGGAGTTACTCTATCAGTAGAAGCATTACTCAATTTGGATCGTGTGGGTTATAAAAGATCTATTTTTAATTGTTTAGAGACAAGAACGGTTGCTAACTTTAAGAATACGTTCGTTTCGCCAGTTAATATAGCATATATGCAACACGGTGTTCCATCTTATTTAGTTGGTAAGAAGAATGTAATTTATTCAGATGTACCGATTATGAATTGTGTACCTAATGAAGAGCAAATATTCCCAGCTAAACTTACAACTAATATTCTGAATGGAAATAAATCTGAAATGCAAGAACCTTGTAGTAATAAGGTTTATAGTTCTATAGAATCTATGATAATTGAAACAATTGTCAGATTTGTTTATAAACAAACCCATGATTTTATAGATCGTTTTGAATATTTGTATAACAATATTGATAAGCTCTATGAGCACAATATTAAATATGCAGATATTTATTATCTATTCCCAATGTTAGGTTATGTAATAGAGAAATCTTTGGAAGAAATCTACAGCGATAATATTTTGCTGAGATAAATATTTTTGTTAAGGAGAAATCAAAATGGCTAAAGGATATTTTGATATTTTTTCTATGGAATCTGACAACGATGAAATCGATGTTGGAATGAACGATCTCGTAAAAGACGAGACAGACGTTGTAGAAGATGCTGGTTCTGATACTGAAGTAGTAGATATGAATCCTTCTACATCAGAAACTTCTCACAATGAAGAAGCTTCTGCTGGTGGAATCGCTACAGGTTCTAACCAGGACGATCTCGAAATGGATCCAGTTGCTGCTTCTGAAGCATTCATTCGTCGTAACTTCGGTCTGTCTGTAGAAGACATGGAAGAAGTTGTTGAGGAAAAGGTTGCTGAAGCTGCTGTTATTCCTTCTGCTGATGAAGAAGCTGCTGCTTCTCCAGTTGCTCAGGATGTAGCTGATGGTGTAACAACTATCAATATCGTTCCTGCTGAAGGAACTACTGCTGTTCCTGTTGACCCTGCAAGTGAAGTTTCAGAAAACGTTGAAGTTCCTATCGAAAGCGAATCAGACGTAGCTTCAATTGAAAATCTTCACAAGATCTTCTCTCGTGAAGACGGTGAACCTGATGAATCTGCTTCTGGTGCAGATGTAGAATTCTCAGTTACTACACCTAATAACAGCATGGATTTTGAAATGGAAGGAAAGGCTGTAACAATTGAACCGACCGGTGATACAGGTGGTGAACCAGCTGAAAAAGCTCCTGCTGAAGGCGAAGGTGAAGAACAGCCTGCTGAAGGTGGTGAAGCTGAAGAAGGTGGAGAAGCTCCTGCTGAAGAAGGAAATGATGTAGGTGAGGAACCTGAAGCTGGCGCTGAATCTTGGCGTGATGCTTGGACTTTCTAATTTATAAGTTTCCTTATTGTAACTAGGTGTAGAAATCTACACCTAGTTTACTTTTTAATTATTAACTATAACAATATAGGAGAAATATATTATGGCTAAGAAAAATTCACAAATTTCTGACGATGAAATTTACGAAACAACTGAACAGGTTGCTGGAGAACCAGTGGGTACTGATGTAAATCCTGATGGAATTACAATCGACCCTTCAACTGGTGATTCTGAAAAAGTTACTGTAGAAACAGATGAAAAACCTGTAACTCCAGATGCTACAGAAACACCTGTAGTTGAAGATCAGGCTCCGGTAATGGATGAACAGAATCCTAAACCTGTAGTTGAAAATCCAACTCCAGATACTACTACTGAAACTCCAGTTGATGAACAGAATCCTGTAGCTCCAGTTGATGAAGAAACAGGTGGTGATACAGATCCTGTAGATAATGAAAAACCAACTGATAAAGAATCTGTTAAAGTTAACGAATTTAAACGTTTCAATATCCGCTTTGGTTATTCTATCGATAGTAGATCTACTACTGCTCGTCGTACACTTTCTACAACAGAAATTGTAAAACAGTTTGTAAAAGCACCTACATGTTTCATCGCACTTGAAACAAAAGAAGATCTTAAAGATTTTGAAACTATTCTTAATGCTAAAACTATCAAAGTTGAAGATAAAGATGGTAAACTTGTAGACTTCTCAGATGCTGCTAAGAAACATCTTGTTGCACGTATAAAAGATTTGTCTACATATTGGATTGCTAGAAATTCTAAATAAGGAAATTTATGGCAGTAGATACTTCAAAATTCACGATTGATACGCCAGTTTGTATCAAAGTCAAAACTCCTGGATATTGGTTTCCTGAATTTAGTACATATTCACCATTAGAATTATATGCCCCTATAGAAAAAGTAATAGCTATTCTGAATAGGGGTATATCAGTTGAGTTCCCTCAACAGTCTTCTAAAAATGAAATTTCTAATAAAATAGAAGAATTTATTATTGAATATGAATTAAAACGACAGAAAGCTGAAAAGAAAGGTTATGTTGACGCTAATAGAGTTGATACTGCTATAGAACTTATACAAGAAATTAATGATTCTAAAATCACTCCTAAAGAAGAACTTGAGGAACGTGAAAAGCACTTATTCGATTACTCGGATATTACTGATAGAATCGTTAATAATCTTAGTAATCAAATGTTCGATAGGGTATTTGATAGTGATGACTTTATTTCAGCTGAAGAACGAATTAAGAAAGCTGATACTGCTAGAAAGCATAAAGAAATTCTTGATGCTCGTAAAGCAGAATCTAGAAGATTACTTAGTTACGAAGCTGAAGCTATCGATAAACTCGTTAAAGATGCGAAATGGGAAGATGAAGCTGTTATGGAAGTTAATGATTTACCAATTGTTGATCCAATTACTGCTTCAGACATGCCTAAATACAACAAACGAAAATAAAAAAAAATATATTAATAGAGATCCACCCTATGAGGTGGATCTCTATATTGTTATCACATTAAGCTTAACGTTTATTTATTTAAGCGGCAAGAGTTTTGACACCGTCGATAATCTTACCAATTGCAGGTGCAGCTTTTGCAACTTTAACACCAATTGTCAAACCTTTGTTAAGATCCTGGAGCATCTTCTTACTTCCAGCAAAGTTAACTGTAACATTTGGACCTACTTTTGTTTTTGTTCCATCAGCATTTGTACGTTCACCATTTTCATGGTAATTCATTTTAACGGCACAAAGACCTGTTTCAGCGATTACTGTTTTAGCACCGCCATCATTGATCTTTTCCAATGCAAGATTTGTGATAACACCAGGAATAGCTTTGTCAAGCTTATCGATGTCCTCTGTTTTTAAACCTGTTTGACTTGCTGCTACTGCAATCCAATCAGATCTTTTAATTGTAGCAATTTTATCAGCCATGTTAGTGGCCTCCTTATAAATATATTTATAAGAGTATATAAAACTCCTATTCACGATTAAAATATATAAGTGAAAAATAAATTAGCGGTATATGAAGACATATACTTGTAGGAAAACTATTTAAAAATTTTCCTACAAGTTATACTGAGAACCATTTCATTCACCCTAATTGTATTTACTCATTATATTGTGATACTGAATTTAAAAAGTTATTTTCTATTTATTTTAAAATATATTTATATAATATTTGACTGAGGTTAAAGTAAGAATTATGGTTAATTTAGTACGTATTAAACTTGTTAATTTTATAGGAATTTGGCACGGTACCAATCGAGAATTGACAGAAATTGAAATAGATAGAACTAATTCTCCAAATAATATTATTTTGATATTAGGTGAGAATGGTTCAGGTAAAACTTCTCTTATGGCTGAAATGACACCACTTCCATTGGAACACGTTGGTGATAGAACAAAATCTAGAATTATTCCAGATAGAGTTGGTGTTAAAGAATTAGATTATCTTGTAGATGGATTTATTCTTTATAAAATTAAAATTATCTATGATCCTAAGAAAACTACTAAATGTTTTATTAAGAAATGTGTAGATGGAAAAGAAATAGATTTGAATCCTAATGGAAATGTTGAAAGCTATCTCGAAATAATTGAGAATGAACTTCATATGTCTAAGAATTATACAAATGTTGGATATCTTTGTGGTAGTGGTGGAGCTAAAGATTTTGTTAGTATGAAACCTGCTGAAAGAAATAATTATATTTCTGAATGGATGCCTGAAATTTCTGAATTCTTAGATGCTTATAAAAAATCTGCAAAAATTATCAATAAGCTTAAAAAGGAAATTGATAATTATAATAAACAGATTGGTAATATGAGTTCTATAAATTATGAACTTGAATTAAATTATGTCGATACCAATATAGCTTCGATAACTAAAAATTTAAAAGAAGTTGAAACTAATATAACTCAATTACTTACATACAATTCGCAGTTTGAAAAATATGTTTTGTCTGATAGAGAATTGAATGATAAGAAAACTAAATTAATCAGTACTATTAGAGAATTGAATAATAAAAAAGATGAGATTATGGAAAAATGGAGTAAATTTAATATTCCTAATACAAGTGATCCTATTCAATTCCAAAAAGAATTAGATATGATTCAACGAAAAGAAAATGATTTAATTCAACAGATTCAATCTATTGAAGATAAAATGTCATTGTTATCATCAGAAATATCTTCATCAAAAGCTATGTTAAATACAGATGAAAGAATTTCAAGAATGGATTTAAATAGTATTTATAATACAATTGATTCTAATAATGAACTCTTGAATACTATAAATAAATCTATAGTTGAAATCGAGAATAAATATGAATTGTCTGAAGATCAACTTAAAACTGATTCATCGGTAATATCAGATACTAATACAATGTTACAAATTCTTGATGATAGATTTATTCAATTGAATAATTTGGTTCCAATGGAAACAATCATAGACATGGGTCAATTAGAAAAATCATTATCGGACAAGAATGAAAGATATCAATTAGTTGATAATCTTAAGAAAACAGCAAATGAAAAACTTACATTTGTAAATAATGAAATTTATAAATATGAACATGGTAATCTTGATACTGAGATTCTTATGAAGCGACCAAAGTTCTGTGCAACCCATCAATGTGGTATAGTTGACGAATTGTTAAAGTATCTTAATCCTAAAGATAATTTAACTGAGCTTTATAATGAATCTACAACTATTCAAAAACAAATTTTTGATTATGACTCGGAACTTACAGAAATTAAAGAATCTTTAGAAAATATGAAAAAAGGGCATCAGATCTATGTTGAAATTGAGGATTTTTTGATGAAAAATACTGATAAAATAGGTAAAATGCCTACTGTAATTTCTGATTATTTTACTAAAGAGCTTTATACAGTATACGTACATATCAACGATATAAAAGGTATTATTAATGATATTACTGAGTATTCATCACTTTGTGTAAAACGTGATGATATTAGTAAATCTATTAATGATCTTGAAAATATAAAATCGTTAGTATTCACAAATAGTAAGCTCAATGAAAAGATTAAACAATCTCTTCAAAACTATGAAGAATTAAAATCTTTAAAAGAATCTTGTTATAATGAATACGATCAAGTACATAATTTGGTAATATCATATAAGAATGCTGAATCATTAATAGTTGAACGTGAAAATGAAATAAGTGATATTAATTATCGAATAAAACAAACACTTATTGATAAACATAATCTTCTTCAGATTGCTAAAGTTAATTATGTATACAATTCTAATAAAAATTATATTGAAACCAAACTCAATAAAAAGAAATTGGAATATGAAAAAGAATTAACTGATTTAAATAAGAAACGTGATGAAATGACTACATTCTATATCAGTAAACGTCAGATTGAAAAAATGCGAAATGAACTTCAAGAACAATTTAATCGTATTAATATTCTTAATAAAATATGGTCTCCTAAAGTAGGATATCCTAGTTGGAAAATTGAAAGTTTCTTAAATGAACTTACAGTTAAAACTAACGAAGATCTTAATAACATGTGGGGAGAAAATATTAAAATTGAAAAATTTAATATTGATGAAAATGAATTCAGTATTAGAATAAATAAGAATGGTGAAACTATTCCGGATGCATCTGTATGTAGTCAGGGTGAAACAAAAACAATTACAACTGCTATTAGTTTCAGTATTATTGAAAGTAATGTTGATAAGGGCGGTTATGATGTTTTACGTCTTGATGAAGTCGATGGAGCGTTCGATGAAACTCGTCGTAGAGGATTCATGGATGTTATTCAGAACCGAATAAATGAAATGGGATGTGAATCATGTTTCATTATTACACATAATGGTGAATTTGAAGATATTCCGTGCGATATTATTCTTATGAAAGATGCTAAAATCGATGAAGAGAAACTTAAAAATAAAAATATCTTATTTAGATATTAAGAGGAGTAAAATATGACAGCCACAGAAAAATATCTTGAAATGAATAATCAGTTTTGTAAATTGTGATATGCTATTTATAATACAAATGTTGCTGAAACTGATGAAGATCCAAAATGGGAACCACAAATTCAAACAGCATTATTCGTATTAGTGTCATATCTTGATTACTATAAAGAAAATAACAAAGTGAAATCTCGTGTAAAAGGTGAAACTCCACAGATGCATTTAGTTGAAAATAACAAAAATATCTAAAATAGATATTAGGTAGGAGTAAAGACATGTGTGAAAAATATAAGAATAAAAAGATCTTCATATGTCATGTGTATGGTATGGATAATAAATATTCCATTTTAGCTAAAAATGATGAAGAAGCTAAGAAAATAATGGTTAAATTTTTAAATAAAACTTATGGACCATTTAATCTGCCACACACGGTTCCATATGATAATAATGATATTTATTGTATGGATATTGAAAGTATAAAGGAAGATATGATTAAAGAAAATAACGAAATCGAAGTATTGTAAAAAAAATAATATTATAAAGTAGGACTGAGTCCTACTTTATATTTTTTTAACGTATTGGATAAGGAATATGGTGTGGTTCATCTAATGGTGTTCTACATGAAGGGTCTACACCATTTGGACGTTTCTTTTTCCATTTTTCTTCTTTTTCTTTAACATCTTTAATACTTTTTTTACGATACTCTTTAATTTCAGCATCAGTCATATGAGCATAACTAACCATTCTTTTTTCTCCAATTTTAAAATATTATTTATACATATCTCTTAAATAATTATTAATATTATTTTCAAGAGACTGATATACTTTTATGTTATTTTCATATCTATTGTAAAGATCTGAAGAAATAGCATCGATTGATTTATCTTTATAAATTTCGATATATTTATCGGAATCAACCGGAATTATATTGAATTGATTAGTTAGTAAGAATCTTGATTTATTCTCATTTGAAGCTATATCAGTGTAAATATCATTTACTGTAGTTCGTAAAATATCATTTGTATCATATTCTTCAACTTTACGTTCTTCATCAGCTAAGAAAGCTTTGTAAATTGTTTCAGATGGTTTAAATGTAAACCAGATTATTTTAGGATTACAATAATTAATTTGATCATTGAAACAAGATTCTTCATAATTTAAAACGTTTGGTATGATAGAATTTAATTCATCGATTTCACTTTCAGTATGATGTAATTGAGCTGCAGCTAGATAATCTGTAATTCTTTCAAATAATTTATTATCTGATATAGTACTTGGTAAATGTAAATTATAAACTATACCACTAATGATAAATCTATCAAATACTAACAAAACATTAGGTTTTTCTGTTTGTTCGAAATACATATGTAAAATATCTATATCATTTTCAGTTTTATTCATTTTACAACCATTGAACCATATTTCACAATTTTTATTTTCAATAAGTTGTTTTGGAGATATTCCATATTTAGGTGTAAGTGTATTTACATGAAGGCATGTAGTTATAGCTGTATCATATTCTTTACCAGAAAGAAGATTTTTTAAAACATATATAAATAACATTTTGTCAACATGGTTTAAATATACATTTTCACGAAGAATTTTATTTAATTCTTCAATTTTTTCACTATTAATATTTTCCATGTATTCTTTAGAATAAATTGTATTTACAAGATTATTATAATTATCCTTTAATAAATCGTGACCTAATGAATCGAATGGAAAATGGATTTTGATAATAACATCATGTAGATCATTTTTTGCAACTTTCTCAATAAATTTATCAACCTGTGTTGATTTACCACAACAATCCGGGCCTTCAAAAACAACAGCTGATACACGTTCGAATTTATCATTTTTATTATACATTTTTCTTAGTTTCCTCCACATTAAATGTAAATATTATATTTAATCGTTTTTTAATTATTAATGTTTTATATATTAATTTGCTGATATAACAATATATCTTAATTTATTGGAGGTACACCGCTATGGCTAATACAAAAGGAAAAAAGAAAACCTCTACTAAACACACCATTTTAAAGGAAATTCTTGAAACTTTACACTTTCATTTATTTGAATCGGGTGGGGAAATGGCCAAAGGTAGTGGACGTCCTGTTTTTACAAACAGACCTGGTTGTCTTACTCCAGAGTATTACAATAAAATCAGATCTGAAAGGTTGGCTAAACAACGTGAATGGGATAAAACGCATTAAAAAAAAGAGAGGGTGATATAAGTCACCCTCTCTTTCTGAGTTTATTTTTTTAAGATGATTTCATAATGATGAACTACTGATGGATTTATTCTATCCATCACTGGCATTACTTCATAATCTTTGAATCCGTATTTACGAATCTTGATTAAGAATTCTTCCTTTTCATCATCATTTAGAAAAAGAGGAGCATTCATAGGTTTGCACTCAACGAATGATTTACCATCTTTTTCTTTGATACGATTTTCTTTAATCATATCAACACATTTGCGCAAATGTTTTGTCATCTATTACCTCCAATATCATAATATATAAAATTATTCACTGTTATTTCGTGACAATTAAATATATTTATTTAAAGGAGATATATTATGGGTAATTCTAATATATTTTCATGTGAACGTAAAGTAATTGATCTTAATTCGAAAGATATGTTTTCTATTGAATCTTTTACAACGCTTCAGAAACTTTCTGGAGATAAAATAGATCCTAAAACACAGACTATCCATGATATGCTTTGGATTTCTATGGATGCTATTTCTAGAAATAGATCTCTTTATGAATCTGTAGGATATTGGGAAGCTATGAACTCTCCATATATTCAGGAATTAATTCATCGTGGAACATGGTTTGGTGAATTGGATCATCCAGATGCTAATTGTTCTCGTGAACGTTTCTTGAAGGTCGATAAAGATAATATCTCACATCGTTTGATCCGTTATAAACGTATTGGTAACGATATTCGTGGAGATATTCAGTTTGTAAAACCTAAGGGAGATATTCCTTGGGATTGGGTTCAGAAAGGTTCTAATATATCTTTATCAACTCGTATTCTCACACCTAATTATGAAGAAAGAGAAGATGCTCAGGGAAATCCATATATCCATAAATTTGGAAAAATGCGTCTTGTAACATTCGACTGTATTTCTTCTGCACCAGGTTTTAAACCAGCATCTATTGTTGAAAATGTTGATTCATATGATGCTTCTCAAGAGAATTGGAAAGGTCTCGATATCCATTGGACTGCTGGAAGAAAGAAGGAAGAATTTATGAATCTTCTTAAATCACAGGAATCGCTTCCTATTATGGAAGATATTTATGGATTTAGTATGAAAGATGTAAAAGATATTTCATATTCTGAAGAAGGTTTAATTTCTCTTCTTATCAAAGACAATGGAGAATATTCTCAGTCTATTAAGATTCCTACAAACGTTTACAAAGTAAATCAGATCCTTTGTGCTGGACGTTAATCTTATTTAAAGGAGGTCCAGTTATAAATGATTTCAAGAACTAGATTACTTGCAAGTTTGGAAATCTCGGTTGGACCTAAGATCATGGGTTTGATTTCAGAAAACATGATCAATAACGTTCTAAACGTAAAGGTATTGCCAAGATTTTCACAATGGTATCCTAAAATCTATGATGTAAGAATTCGTAGAGAGGATGCTATTCCTTTTAGGGACTACTCTGGAAAAATTACAAATTATGGTACATATCGAATTCCTAAACAATTTGAAGTACCATGGATCGATGAGCAAGAAGATATCGAATGGTTTGATATTTTTGATTACCAAATTGGTGGTAATGATACATCAGATGTATATACTGGTGGAAACTTTATGTTAAACCAAATCTTCTTATCTGCTAGAGCAGATATGCCTCATACACGATCATATTATTTAGTAACTTTCCAAGAACCGGATTTACTTATAGTAGATCCACCTCAGCAATCTCATAGAGATTTTACTGTACAACTGAAAGCAAACAGAACTTTAAAAACAATTCCAAAAAATATTCAACCATTATTTGAAGAATACTTCATTGCTTATATGAAATTTGCTTTATATCATAAGTATAAATATGAAGGTGGTAATCAATCATTTGGTGGTGTTGATATCGAAACTAAGATTGATGAGTACAGTAGTGCCGAATCTGATATTAAAGAATTAGAAGCAATCTTTGAAAAAGATTGTGTTCATAATCCTGAAACTTTCCAAGTTCAGTGTCTTTATCAGAAAAAAGGTTAAAAAAGAAGGGAGAAATATCTCCCTTCTTTTATATTATTAATTATTCAGTAACATATATGTATATAACAAATTATGTATATATGCATTTATTTGTTACCGGATCTATACCAGTTATACGGATAAATTCCTCTCTTGTTAATTGTTTAGTTCTAACAAAAGGGAATTTAGATCCGTGAAATTCGACTGGTACACTATAATAATAAGTGTACTTTTTAATTTCGTTCATCGTGCTCACCGCCTTGAATAAAATTAAATTTAGAGAGGGGTGTTCGAGCACCCCTCTCTATTTTTATTCATTATTATAATATATAAAAAAAAGAAGATGGCTAAAAACCATCTTCTTTTTGAAAATTTAGATGTTTATATTAAAGATGTATATTTGTATAATCTCTAATATAAGTATCAGACAATGTGTTACACATATACACAGAACCTGCATATGCTCCTAACACAGTGAATGCTTCAGATTCGAAACATTCTGTGACAAAACTTGCATCAATTGAAAGATCGTCTTTCTTTAACACAATACCATAACCTGTTTGATTTCCATCAGAATCGTTACAAACTCCGATATAATCTTTGTCACACTTGAATGATATTCTTTTAAATTCAAGTGTGAACTGGTATTTAGTGTTACCTTCTCCGATTCCTTCTATATTCATAGAAGTTAGCATTTTTCCAAATTCAATTGTGCCAATTTCATAATTTGTTAGCTTTCTCATATAATCTCCTTGACTTATTTATAGTCATTAATATAATATACAAAAAAAAATGGTTTTTACAAAATAATACGAACTTTAACACTTGAATATGAATAGGAGACATATAATGAAAAACAAATCTAAACGTTTTGACAAATTGTTTTTAAAGAGATATAAGAAGTCTAAATCTTTTAAATATGATAAAGAAATGATTAATGAATTGTATAATTTATTTGTAGAAAATTATAAAACTACAGGTTATATATTCGATGGATCAAATATTTCATATTTAACAAATAATTATGTTAAAGTTAATAATTATACAGAGCTTCCAAAAAATTTAACCTCAGCTTGTGTATATTTGGAAGAAATATCGAATATAATTTATATTTTTGATAAAGTTATAGAATTTAATTACGATATATTAGCAATGGATGTAATGTACAATGTTGATAAACTTACTGGAAAAGTAAATGTAAATAATTTTATTAATAATATTTTGGCATTAACTAGTAGATGTGTTAAAAATATTTATATAATAAAAAGAGGTTACGATACAAATTATGATCATTTTAAAAATGATAAAACTATTATATTTGATAACTTTTTTATGAAAATTATATCCATAATTAATAAATATATCGAAGAACACGATGAATGTAAAAAGAATTATGAATATGCAGATTATTTATCAAATAAAACTGTTGAAAAATTTAATAAACAACAAACATCAATTTTCGCTACGATAAAATTTTGGTATCATAAAAATATAAAACCTTTTTTCAAATGGTTAATAGCTGATGATTCGATCATAATAGAATCATATAATTCATCTGTAAACAATGATGAAGAAATTGTAAATGACGGTTTGATGTATAAAGATGTTGTAGAGCATATAAACTATGCTTTAGGTAAATTAAACGATAAAACAATTATTGATCTCATGTTTAAATACAAATATGTACCATTTGAAGAACGTTTTTCTGGCGAAATGCAAAATATTTTCAAAAAACCTTTAAATGAAATTACATCGGAAAACAATAAACAATATATTGGTGAATTGAAAACTATAGGTAAATCGGTTGAAGGCGATTATGAAAATATAAAGACTAAAATGTATAATTCTATTTTAGACTTATCACATTATATTTCAGGCATCAACGCATGTTTAATAATGGGTAACGTTCTTCGTAATTTATAAAAAAAAATAAAGTTACCCGAATAATATCGGGTAACTTTATTATATTTCAAATAAACTTAATAATTTTTAATATTAAGTTTGTTTTTGTGTCTCAGATCCATGTATGTTTCTGTTGCGTACAACATGTCATACATAAGATCTTCCTGTCTTTCGACAAGGCTCTGATCCGTTTCATATGGATCATAAATATTAGCAAGATCATGTTCGAATCTGATCTTAGTTAATAATGCGATTTTCTCGCCAACAATATCGGTTGTTTCTTTAACCGAATATTTTTTCATGGAATTGTAGTAAGCGATTAAACGCTTTCCATGTTTTTCCATAACTTCATTAGAGACCCTATCATAGTCTTTAATGATTTCTTCCATCTTTTGGATTGGAAGAACAATCTTGTCGAATGTTATCATAATAACTTATCCCTTGACTATAATTATTTTATTTTGTAAGAGTTTATAGTCATCCACCCTCATTAATATAATATACAAAAAAGAATAATAGATTTACAAAAAAAAAGAGAGGAATAAATCCTCTCTTTATTACATTATAAAACAATAGCGTTTGGAATTGCTTTACATTCGTTTCGATAGTTTATGATATCGGAATAATCACTATAAAGAACTTTTTGGTAATGGCTAGTTGCGACTATTATATTAGGTTTATAAGTGGATCCATTATGTCGAATGACATTGAAATAAATCCATTCATCGTCCAATAACCATGCTTCACGTTTATTGAAATCAATTATTACGAATGTAACATTTTTGAAACTATCCCCTTGAGCAGGAATAAATTCATTTACTACATCGCACCCTAATAGATCAGTCTCCAATTTACCAATGAATAAACCGCTATCAGTACTACCGTGTTGACAAAATAACATTTTAACCCCTCAATTTATAAATATATTTATCTGTCACATTAGTATAATATATAAATTAATAAGGAAGTTCTATATATTTTTTCAAGAAATCGTCGAATGAAAAATTTTCAATAGGTTCATATTCATTACATTTGCATCTATTTAACAAAGGTTTTAATGTATATTCTCTTTTTAATTCATCTGGATAAGATTCATCTTTTGGATATTTTGCACCTTTAGCATATCCATGCTTGTCAATCCATTTATTAAAACGTTTTTCTCTATTAAAAAACGAAACATAATCTTTAGCTTTAGCCTCTTCATCTTCAAATTCTTTAAAATATTTTTTGTGTAAATCACACATTTGACGATGCGTTAATCTAAAAGATTCGATGTCTGCATCAGGATATCTTTCTTTAAAAGTATCGACACTCATATCAGCAACACCCATAATATTCATACTTGGATCACCAACATAGACATTTATCTTATCACAATAGTGTTTACATTTAAAACATTTGTGTTTAGCAAAACGTTTTTTATCATTTTCATAAATTTCTTGTTTAAGTTCATCTTCATAGTATTTCTTAAGTTTTTCTGGAAGATAAAATAATCTAAAAATTGGATAACCTCTTAGAACTTGAACTTCTATATAAGAAAATACTTTATCTCTAAATTCTTCAGAATCCAGAGATTCATTTTCATTATAAAGTAAGTTATCCAGTTCCATATTCATGGACCAAATACTATGACCCATTATTTCTTCATGAACCAAACCCCAATTTACTGAAGCACTTTCACCAAATGTTTCTAGACCGTATATTTCAAGAAATTTTATAAACCATTTAAATAAAAATATTTTTTTATTATCCGATAATCTTTCTTTTTCATCATAATCCATAGTCAAACTCCATATTATATCATATATTGACATTAAGATGTATTCAAGTTTGTAATTTTAAAAATTCTTTTGAATATATAATTATAGGACGAAGATAAAGAATTTTAAAGTTTGGAGTTAAACAATATGAAGATGGGAACATTAGGATCGTACGATAGTACAACTGATTATTCTGAATTTAAGAGACGAAAACCTAATAAAAAATATAGATCACATTTAGTTTCTGAGCGTTTCTTGCTCATGATTATAAAAGTTTTAGCAAGTGATATTACAGTTAACAGACGTTCTCTTGCTAATATAAAACGCTTCTTAACTATCATAGATAGGGATTATTATTGTAGAAGCGAAAATATAGAAGCTATGCTTCTAGTTTGTGATTTGTTAGTTTCAATTAGAACTAAAAATCCTCATGGAGTTTCATTAGAATCGTTAACATATAAAGTTGAAAATCTTTTAGTTGAACCTTATGATAAAGTAAGAGATCAATTAATTATACCTCAGATTAATGTTGCAAAAGATGAATTGCCTGAAGATGATCTTGAATATATTACAAATAGCCTAGATCAAAATCTTAAGTTTTCATACATTCTTGATGTAAAAGATAATCTTATTGAATTAACAAACGATATCGAAACATCATCTTATACCGATTTTCCAAATTTATTACATCAGTATCGTGATTTAGTTACTGGTATTATGAACTTTTTCAGAAGTACAGATTCAAGTTCAATGACTAATGAAATTGTTCATACTGGAGATCCAACATTCTTAGATATTCTTTATGATACTTATGAAGCTATTCGTAATCCAGCATCTGCTTTACAAACAGGTTGGCAGGCATTGAACTCTGCACTTGGACCTCGTGGTGGATTCCAGAATAAAAACTTATATTGTCTTCATGCTAATACTAACTCATTTAAATCTGCAATGCTTCTTCATATTTCTCGTATGATTAAGGAATATAATGCTTCGAGAGTTATTGATGAATTTAAACGTACTGGAAAGATTCCAACAGTTCTTCACATTAGTATGGAGAATGATAATGATGAAGATAATGAACGTTTGTATAAGACTGTAGTTAAGAAAGATCTTGGAAAATGTACATCTCGAGAAGAACTTAATCAGTCTTGGGAACACAATTTCGGAAATTCTAATAGTGAAGAAGAAAATCCTATTGATATTTCATTCTTGCATGTTGATGCTAGATCTCTTAGTGTTGATGAAATTGATGTTATTATTGAAAATCTTGAAGAAGAAGGATATCGTGTAATTGCTTGTGTCGTTGATTATTTAGGTTTAATTAAACCTAGAATGGAAGATATGGGTAAAGATAACCGTCTTCAGTTAAAGAATATTGCAGATGATTTACTTTCACTTGCAAAGAATAGAGATATTCCAGTTATTACAGCTCATCAGATTAACCGTTCTGGTGGTGCAGTTCTTACAAACTTAAAGAATCAAGGTGGAGTTAATGCTATTTCACAAATGACTAATGAATTCATTGGTGAATCTTATGGTATTGAACAGGCTGTTTCATGGTCAGCATTTATCGATATTGAAATTCATGGTGAAGATCGTTGGTTGATGTTTAAGCGAAACAAATCTCGTTATAAGAATAAGTTTGGCACAGAAACATTTGTAATGAAGATCCGTGATGGTATTATCATTGATGATGATATCTATCTTTCAACTCCATTGTCACTTCCTAAGATTCCTGATGGAATTGGAACTGATGATGCTAATCAGAATCAAGGTTCTAGAGGTATTATTGATATTAGAGATAATAAACATAAAACACCTCCAAAAGATCATCTTATTAAAGTTAAATCTTCAACTGAAGAAAGAGAAGACTTCCTTAATTCTAAAGAAAAGGTTCCTATCGAATATATCGATTGGAATAATTGGATTTATTATCTTGATACTGGTGATTACGAAACAGAAGATTTCTATGTTTGGTCTAACTCTGAAATGTCATATTATGATAGATCGTTTGTTATTGGAGAAACAGAATATGTTAGCTGCGATTTTAACGAAGAAGTAGCTTACGCTTAATTTAACAGGTTATAAATAAATTAAGCTCAAATTCTTTATCTTCAAATGGAATCGTGTAGTTTTCATAACTCTCCTTAGGATTTAGTATACATCGTCGATGGTATTAGATCTTATGAGTTTAATTTGTTTTGATACCTTTAAATAAAACAGGTGCTGGGTAAAACCAGCACCTTCCTTTTACTTTTTTCTTTATTACATTATAATATAACTTAAATTATACCTTTAGGGCGACTTTTATGATAAATCATTCTAAAATTCTTAGCTTTTCATCAAATTTTGGTTCAAAAGCTAATAGCACAGAGTCCCTCGAGGACAAAAAAATAGAACAAAATGATATAATTCACCAGGAATATGAACAATCTCTTGAAGAAGAAACATTTGAAGATGCTGCTAATGAAGAATCTTCTGGCGGCGATTCAGGTGATGATGGTTTAGGAGATATGGAAGACGATATGGATTCGCTTGATTCTCAGATGGACGGTATGGACGATGGGGATTTTGGTGGAGATGATATGGATTCTTCCGATGGTGGATCAGATGGGTCGGATGGAGCCACTGGTGTAGACGATCTAGAAAAAAATAGAGGATCTTCATTAAATCCATTTACCCAGATTAATCAAAAAAACTATCTTATTGGTGAGTTGAATGAACTGTCTGACTCCATTCAACATACGATTACAGAGTATAATAACATGTACGCTGACTGGTCTGAATTAACTCAGCTACGTGAACTCAAATCTATGTTAGATGAAGAACGTAATTCGTTCATTATGCAACAGAATCCGGAAAATTTAATTAAGTTGAGGTTGTATATGAAACAATACGAGACTATAGTTAAAAAACTCAGCAGTATGATAAGTGATAAAGCTAAACGTGATAGTAAGTTATCTCAGAATAACAAATCTACTCCGGTTAGTAAAAATTAAATTCCTTTATTCTTTTAAGGAGAAATAAAATGGCTAATACATTTACTCAATTATCTCGTGAAGATATTGCCAAAGTATATGAATCTCACAAGAAAGATCACGCTCAGTCTTACTACAAATCTCTCGAAAAGTATCAGCATGAACTTCAGAAGTATGTAGGAGCACAGTCAGTGTTCGGAAAAGAAGGCTGGGGAAGAATCGTTGATGATGATAATCTCTTCAATAAAGCAAAGAGCTTGTCAGCTGAAATGTTCGCTGGTGACAAAGTACTCCAGGGTCGTTTCAACCGTCTTATGGATAACACTCGTGAAACAGTAGCTGCTGTTGATAAGGGTGGATTCGGTATGGAAGGTTGGGGTGGCGGTACAGCTGTATACGCATCTTCACAGGGTGGTTTTGCACTTGGTACAACACCATTCATTATTGGTGGTTGGCTTGCTTCTGCTCGTTCAGAAGAAATTTTCCAGCATATTGACAATAAGAACAATATGCGTCTTGAATTTGAATACAATATCGACTATGCACAGATCGGTGATCAGAAGTTCTTCTTCCCACAGTGTTTCCGTGCTGGCGAAATCACAGGTTTCAACAAACTTCCACAGGTTGACTGGGTAACCCCTAATACAAACGCTGGAACATATACTGCTCCTGAAACATGGTGTGGTGAAGATATGTTCATCCTTCTCAACGCTGCTGACGGTTCTGATACTGCAGGTGTTAAGGGTAACCTTCTCACTGTAGCTGGTAAGAACAAGATGAAGTATGGTATCGAACCAAACTATCAGCTTACAGCAATTAAGTTCCAGAATGGTTCTGCTGAAGGAGCTGAAGTTGTAACACGTCGTACAGAACTCCACTATTCTATTATGGTTGGACAGCCAAACGAACGCGATATGAAAGCTACATACACATTGAAAGATGTTGCTGGCTTCGACGAACCAATCGTTCTCCAGATTTACATGCGTGTAAATATCGATAATGGTGATTTCATCCTCTTCGTAAAAGCTCCTACAGCTGACGCTCTTAAACTTATTAAGGGATTCAAGTTTGATGGTAAGATTTCTAACGAAGCTAACGAAATTACAGACATCCCAACAATGGGTGTTGATAAGTTCCAGTTCATTCGTGAATGTGAATACAGAAACTACTCAAAAGTTTCTCTCAACGAATATATGGCTGATAACTTCCGCATCGGTGGTAACAACAACATTTCTTATGCTGCTTATGCTACTGATAAGATGCTTCAGTACACAATCGCTAACCGCGAACTCGAAGCTGAAGACTTCCTCATCAAGCAGGTTCTTGATGACGATGTAGATATCGATACTTTCGAACTTACAAGAAAGATGGGTGGATTCATCCAGAACAATCTTTCATTCGGAATTTCTAAGTTCACACCTGGTCTTGGATTGCAGGATTACAAGTTCGGTCTTAAGAACTACCTTAACAAGGTACTCGCTATGGCTGATACTGATCTTAACATTCCTACATCAGTTAAACGTGAATGGATCCTTATGGGATACGACGCTGTTGTAACTGAATTCCCTGAAGTTAAGTTTGAAAACGCTGCTGTTAACCTCCAGGAACAGGCTGAAGGTTCTGCTGTTAATGAACACTATGGATTCGCTGTTGATACTAAGTGTGGATACATCGATAGCCTTGGTCGTTCAGTACGTATTATCGGTAACGCTGATAAACGTTGGCAGGAACGTGGTCCTTCTGTATACGGTGCTCTCCGCACATACTCAATGGAATATCCATTCCTCGTATACTATCAACATGCTATCCGTATGTTTACAGCTATCGATCCTGATATGCCTAACCGCACAGCTATCATTATTGGTGGTCGTGAATTCCGTGGACACTTCGCTGCTGCAGCTATTAAGCTCACACTCGAAGGAGTTCTCGATAACGCAGGTATGCCAGTAAATAACTTCGATCAGCAGATGGACAACTCTAAAGTTGGCTATGAATTCAAAACTATTAATGGCTAATTAATGGTTTGAATTACTGATTTAAGTTTGTAAAATACATAAGTAGGTGGTTTCGGCCACCTACTTATATTTTATCTCTTTTCAATTTGACACAATAATATATGGATACTATTAAAAACCCTAAAAATTCATCTTTACCTATAAATACATTTGATAAACAAGTTAATGAAGCCAAAACTGGTTTTCATATTAAAATTATTCGTAAAGATGATAAAAATACTTCTAAGGAGAAGAAAGATAATGGAAACATTGATTAGAACACCAGATATGCCTGGTGTACATCAGATGGAAAATTCTGTTGCTTCTGAAGTTCATCCTTCAGACACATCAATTCCAAATGTTATTAGTTCATTCAAAGACGGTGTCGATTATAATTATGATACTGGTACACTTCTTTATGTAAATCCTGAGATTTCTGCTAAAAAGCTTTATTTATCTTATAACGATTTCACAGATGCTGTTAATAGATGTATAGAAGCTGGAGCTGGAATTATTTGGGATGCTTATCAGAAATTTGTCAAACTCAAGTCTGCAAATCCTGATAAATATAAAGAAGCTATTGAAGAAATGGTAAAGATTAATGAAAATTCATTATATTCGCCATTTGCAACATCATTGAACAATCTTACTGATAATAAGAAAGTTAAAGAAGAATTGGTTAATGAGTATAATAAAACTAATGGAATCGGAACTATTGATAATCCAGAAGATGAAGTATGTTTTAGAAAATTTATCATAAATATTCTTCATGATAATCACAATAGTGATATTCCGGCTATTTTAAATAAAAATGAATATTTTGATGAAATAGCTAAGTTAAGATTTGGTCTTCAAAATATTAAATCTAATTTCAGATTTGATGTTGAAAACTGTATAGAATATACAGCTCATAGATCAGATTGTTTTTATTCTACAAGTAATCTTAGTTCTATAGCTTTCAAAGTTAAGCCATTTATTGAAAGAATTTCGCTTACCGTCGGATCATCAATTTACGATTCTATTCCAGTCGTAAATTATAGAGTATGCTTAGACATGCATAAAATAATTAGCTGGTTGATGAATAATTGTAAACTTCCTGATGAGTTACCTGAATTCTTAGATTCTGGCGAAACTGTTAGAGACGAATATATTCGTTCTGTATTGGGTGAATATGTAAACTTCGGTGAAAAGATTGCTAGACGTATTGTTATGGAAATTTATGATATGTCTTACAATATTTCTGGAAACTGGAGACGTTTCTTACAAAAATTCATTGGTTCATATAATAAACTTCTAGTATCAAACCCTGATACAATGAATCTCGTAACTAAAGTAAATTACTTTGCTAATTTCTCAGAATCTCATATTGATCCTAGAATGGCTAAAGAAACAGATTCAATGAATCATGAAACATTTGAAAATATTTTCAAATACATAAATAAAGATTACGATACATATGACGATCAATTTATCAATCAAATGTTTACAGCTATATCAGATTATAGCGATTCTAATAAAGAAGAGTTTATTTTACATCAAGCGTCTATCTTATTTAGAAAAACATTTACAGTTTTCTTTGAAAACGCTATTTTGATAAATTTCTATAGAAAATATGATAGTACTGGACATTATTCTAAATCAATAGAAATGGGTTCATATACTCGTGAATTCTATAGACCATATGATTTTGGCGATCTGTTAAGAAAGGCTTCATCTATTTCAGATTACAATATTCGTGATTTTATTCAGACAATTATTTCAGAATTTAAATCATGTAAAAACAGTATTTATGATCCTGGAAAACTTGCAAATGGCGAATATATGTTCTTCATGTACAGCAAGTTATCAAGAAAACTTTGGATGGAATTATCTAATTTATTGATTCTTACATCTAAGTTAATTGGTATGATGGAACAGACTAAACCAGTAAGAGATTCAGATATTAAATTACATAATAAAGTAAGTAAAACTGTAGATGATTTTGCAGAATTTGTTTACGGAACTCTTGTAAATATGATTTCTGAAGCTAGATATGTTCCTAATCAATTTACTGTTGGTTTCAGAGCTTGGAAATTTGATCTCCCACATTTGACAAAAATTCTTAAATATTGTTCAAATTATGCTAAACCTGTTGTATCTAGAGATTCACATAAAATTGATCAACTTGTTAGAGACGTATTAAAACAACCTGAAAATAAATCACCTAATAATATAGTTGATGATGGTTTCGTAGTTTCTTACAATGTCAGTGATCGTGATAAATATGATCTCAAACATAACTTTGTTATGGGATTACAGCGTCGTGGTTTAGTTAGCTTAGATTTTTAAAACGTATTCTTACTCTCTCAGTTTGAGAGTTAAACAATAATTACTTTTATATATTGTTTATTTGAATGATTGGCAGGATTTAAAAATCCTTTTCGATTATCCAAAGTGTAATCTTAATATAGGAGGTAAGGATATGTTGAAGAAGATCTTGGCTAAAATTCGCGAATGTTTTACAATCGAAATTGTTCCTTTAAGAAGAACTATTGAGACTATAACATTTACCGGATCTAGCTCGTCACAATCATCAATGGATAATCTGAAAGTACGTAACTTCTCTTTCTCGAGTATTTACTCGAGTTGTCAGTAATTAGAGAACGTATTCGGAAACATAGACTATGACATTAGATTTGTGGAACGAGAATAAAAATTTCAACGATGCTTACAATGAATGTGATAAGATTAATCGTATGATAAGAGATTTTGAAAATAGTGGACGTACAATGTCTGGTATGATAATCAAAGATGGCGATTATCGAAGAAACGATTCTATTAATCCATTTGCAAATAGATTACCTAGTATAAATAAAACTGAAACTACTAATAAACAGAAAAAATCTGGAAAGTTACAAAAACTTAAAGGTGTTCTTGCAGTTGGTGGTGTTATAGGTTTAAGTTATGTCGGGTATAAATTTATCTTCAAACCTTTGAAAAAAGAGTATGATAATTTGATGGATAATATTATCGTTAAGTGTGAATCTGAAAAACCGTTAGATGGTAGAATACGTGTTATGACTCCTTTAGAAAGGAAAGCGTATGATCATAAATATGGAAAAGAAACACTTATATTAACCGGTACTGAATATGTTGTTCATGACGATAAAAATTCTACAAACGATTAATTCAACTATTGGAATTTAAGAGACCCCTTGTTAAGGGGTCTCTTTTTATATTCATGGAGGAAAGATGGGAATTTCTAATTGCAGATTAATAACAACACATCAAGTAGTTAAAGAAGATACGGTTGAATATCAAAGTGATATACCTCCAGGAGGTTATCAAGACGAAGAAGAATCACATAAAATTGATTTTGAAATCAATAAAACTAAACCGTGTTATTTATGTTCACATGACAATAATAAAGATAATACTTGTATATATTGTGATATAGAACACAGATGTTGGTCTAAAAAGGCATAATTAAAAAGGAGAATTATCTCCTTTTAAATTTTATATTTATAGGGGTTTAAATTTTTATGGAAAATTCAACAATCGTATTGTTTATTAAATTCTTTGAAGGGTGTATAATTTCAAAAAGAATGAATAGAGCTAAAAAATGGTTATCATTTATTACAGTTTTATTATATGTGATATTCTGTGGAATTTTTACAAATGTTACTATAGGTTTAGATGGTAAAAATGTATCAAATTCGATTATAACATGTGTGACTATTTTATATTGTGCGTTGATAATAATGGTTATGTATTTTCGAGGATCTATAGTTAGTATTTTCTTATTTCAAAATGAATATTTCTTAATGAATGTTATTAAAGAATATTTGGGAAAAATATTCAGAGATATTTATCTAACAGATATTAAAGAGGAAAAAATATTAAATCATATAACAACGTTATCTTATTATATAGCTAATTTATATGATTTACAACGCATAAAGTCACAGAATAATTTCATTTTCTCTAATAAAAAATCTTTATTAGCTTGTGAAGAATTTTTATATTTTCTTAATGTGAAATTAAAAGTTGATGCATTTACAGCTCATTATTCATTATCTGATTTGAATTCCAATCAAATCTCTTATATAATTTATGAAATATTTAAACTAGAATATGAGTCAAATAAAAATAAAATAGATGATAGAATGTTTGAATCTTTAAATAGATTTTTAAACAGTGATATTGGTAAAGATTTTGTTAAAAATCATATTATATATAAATCTAATACTTTCGATGATTATCGTAGTGATGAATGGTCAGAATATAATAAACTAGATTTACCAGTAATAAATCAAACACCGTTTTACCGAAGACATATTGATGATAAAAATAAACAATCTTACAATAAAAGAAAAAATTTGAAAACGAAAGTAGTATCTGAGAAAAATGAAAAATCTTATTTATCTTGGATGGATAAACTTTAATTAATGAAAAGAGGAAGTGTATCTTCCTCTTTTTTTTTATATATTATATTACTGGAGGTATAAGTTATGTATCATAAACTTAAAATATTAATCACTAATAATTCTGGAAATAAATTTTTACCAATATTTAAATCGATGAAATATGATAATGTGCTCGTATTCGATTTTGATTTGGAGAAAAACGAAAATCTGGAACTGGTGAAAAAAATTAGAAACTTTATGGAATCCAATAAAGATTTAATATTTAATAAAACTTCATTTGTGGTAGATATTTTCTTAGACAACGATGTTAAAACATTAGTATTATTAAAATATCTAAATTTATACAAAGAAGATTTTGTTAATGCGGAAAATAAACTTAACATGAAGCCATTGACATATGTTATGTTTCATCCAGTATTAAAAAAGTTTATGAATAAATGATTGGGGGTAAGATAATGGATTGGGCAAAAATTGTTGGTGATCTTAAAGCTAGAGCACTTTCAACAACTTATGAAGGTGAAAGAAAACTTTGTCTTAAAAAGATAGATGAAATTTTACTTAAATATAATGTTGAGCAAAACGCAAAAGCTTCTAAGAAAGAATTCATCACGAAAATACCTATTAAACGATTAAGAGAGATATTTTTGGAAACTTATTTACCATGGTATCTTGAAGAAAATATCGTAAAAAATGATGAAACTATTTACTTTGGTTTCACAACTTATTGTTTAGAATTAATTGCAAAAGAAAAGATAACAAATGTAAACGTTGGTTCATCAAAAAAATATCTTAAACATATGAGAGATATTGGTGAATGGGCATTGGATGAAAGAGAATTTATCAAATCTATGTCGAGAGTTTTACAATCTTTCTATCAATGGCATTATTTTATTGAAATTGATATTCCATTTGCAATTTGGTGTTTACCAGATTACATTGTAATAGATAAATGCAATTGTAATAAAGCAAAAATTGTAGAATTTCTTAAGAATGAATTCGAAAATCGTAAAAGAGAATTTCTTAGAAATCTTAATAGTGGGTATTATGATCGTGACATTCGAGAATTGTTTGATCCTAAATTATTAACTGCTTAAAACTGAAAGAGAGGATATAAATCCTCTCTTTTTTTCTTTATATATTATAATAATGTAAAGAATTTGTATGAGTTCTTGATATTATAATTTTAAGGAGAAATACTATGAGTATTTTGGAAACAATTTCAAATGAACGTGAAAAAACACGTAAAGCATATTTAGACGCTGTTACATCCGGTCAGATGAGTCCAGAACTTTGTGCTCAATTATTACAAAATTCAGATACAGAATTTTATAAAATTAGTGAAAAAATTTGTCATGAAGATATGGAAAAATATTACAGTTTGGTAAATAGATGTTTGGATGTTTGTTCACGGCCTAAAACATTTATGGAATCACTAGGTTCAGTTGCCGATTCTTTTGTAAGAGGTGCAGAACTCTTACAACAGCAGCCCGATTCAACTCAGCCAACAAATTAAAGTTTGTTGAATAAAGAAAGAAGGAATAAATCCTTCTTTCTTTTTTTATTTTTTCACATTTAAATATATGATACATTCAGATACAACTAATAAAAGTTTTCTTAAAATGCATTATATTTTGAAGAATATGGGTATTTCTAATAATACTTTCTTTCTTCAATTATATGATGAAACGTTACACGACATAGACCCTCTGGATGAAGATCATTTAACTCCTGAACAAAAATTAAGAGTTCATTTGGAGATCCAGAAAAATCCATGGTACTATTTCCGTGAAATTGTTAAAATCCCTATGACTGATAGTAAGCTCGATTTTGAATTAACTCGAGCTACTCTTGCTATACTTTGGTCTCTTATAAACGATTTACATAGTTACGTAGTAATTCCTCGTCAGTGTTACAAATCTTATACTGTAGCTTGTTTTTATTCCTGGTTAATTTATTGGGGAGCTAAAAACTTTACAGCTGCTTTTTTTGCACAGAACGATGGACTTGTAACACAGAATCTTACTCGTGTTAAAGATATTCGTGAATCACTTCCTAGCTATTTAAATCTAAAATCTAATGCAGATACCGATAATCAACATAGTATTGTTTACCGTGCTGGAGATTTCACTAACACTGTTATAACCCGTGCCCCTGGTATGAATGAAGATGCTGCCAATAACGTTGGTCGTGGTGCTTCTACAATGGGTCAGTGGTACGATGAGTTTGCATTTATTCCTTATATTTGGGTTCAATATGGTGCTGCTATTCCTGCTTATTCAACAGTTGCTAAAGCTGCTGAAAGAAATGGTTCACATCATCATATCATTATTACTACAACAGCTGGTAATAAAAAATCTAAAACTGGTGCTTGGGCTCATGAATTCTTACAAAACTGTGCACCTTTTACAGAATTACTTTATGATAAGTGCGATTTTGATGAATTTGGTAATCCTATAAGAGTAAATACAGATGAAGTAAAAGATTATATTAAAAACAATAATACCGGACAGCAATTCTTAAGAATAGAATATCAATGGTATGAATTGTCTAAACCAATGAATTATCTTGATGAGATGAAGGCTCTTATGCCTGGTCTCGATGAGTTTAATCGTGGTGTATTGAATATCTGGTCAGATTCTAATGCGGATCATCCATTAGGACAAGAACGTGTACAAGCTCTTGAAGAGATGGCTATCGATCCTATGAAAATCATCATGGTTGATAAAATTTATGTTACTAAATTTTATCGCGATCCTACTCTTTGTAGATCACAATCACAACATATTGTATTTGGTATGGACTGTGGTGGAAATACAAGACGAGACTATTCAACACTTGTTGGTGTAGATGTTTGTAACTCTGAAGTAGTATTTACTATGCGAGTTAACCAATATTCTATTAATCGTTTTGCAAGAGCTGTAGCATACATTTTACTTTATATGTTCCCTAAATCTATACTTGTTGGAGAACGTAACTTCGTAGGTGTACCAGTTCTTGAAACTATTGCTGAATTAATTGGAACTACTCGAATTTATAAAGATAAAGATGAACAGTTAGGTGTTTCAATGGTTCACCATTTACGTGAAATTATGTATGGTGATGTATTGCGTGTTTCAGTAATTGAGCAAGGCCATATGATTCATGATCATACTATTACTGATGAAATTGCAGGATTAATTACCACTAAAGATGGACGTATTGACCATAAACAGTCTGGTGGACACGATGATACATTGATTGCTTATCTATATTGTAGATGGTTCATAATGTTCTGTAAAACAAAGGGTAGATATATTGATTCTGTATTCTTTAACTCAACTCTTACTAAAATAGATATGAGTAGTGAACAAGCTGCTTATGATTATGTAATGGGTAATAAAGGAGCTGCTATGACTCTTAATGAAAGTTATAAACAACGTGATAAATCTAATGATTTTATTAGACAACAATTGAAAGCTGCTATGGATGGAGCTTTATCAAATCAGAATAATGACGAAATGTTGATGAATGATAGAGAATCATTTATTGATGTTTATGATGATTCACCAAGAATTGATCGTAATGAAATCGATGTTGATACTATCGCTGAAGATCATATGGAAGATCATCATGAATATTCTGAAAATCTTGATAAAGATGACCCAGATAAAATCGCAGCTAAAACTGAAGAACAACGCGACACATCAAACGATCCAGTTAATATGTTTACTTTTAATTTTAAAGTAGATAATAACTTTTTCAAATCCAAATTCTAAGGAGAAAAAAATGGAAGACATGTATGAAGATGAAGAATATGAAGACGATTTCACAACTTTTGGTGAAGATCAAAGCTTAGATTTAAATGAAACACAATATCAAGGCATAATCGATGGTTTACGTCAACAGTGTGCTACTATAAATCCTGGTATTGATAACACAGATTATTTTCAAATGTTCGTAAAAGAATATTTAAGACTTCCAGATCACGAGGACCTGGAAGACTGTACAATTTATGTTGATGAAAGATTAACTGAAAAAGATAGGGAAAAAATACACGAATTTTGTGCAGAAGTCTCAAATATTTATTCAAATTCATTTGGTATTAACTTACCTGAAGGAAACATTTATCAATTATATTGTATTTATAAAATATTCGTTTTGAATATTTGTGATTATTTTATTCAATATGTATTAGGTATTCAAAAAATCGATGAAGATTTTGTTGAAGATATTCCTAACTGGAATGAATTATCATTCAAATACTATATGGAAAAAATAAACCATACTCCTATAAATGATAATACAAAACCACAAATAGTCACTGACTACTTGGGTTATGTATTGGAATATGGTTTAATAGCAGAATCTTATATTGACGTAGCTTTATTGGAATCTGAAGGTAACGTTGAATTGTCTACACTATATATTGAAAGTGCCAATTATCGTCTCACCTATGACAACTCCTTCTTTAATCTCAAATTGAAGAAGATCTTTTCTTCTGATATAGAAGACGTCATAATTTCCAAACTTATCAGTATCCTGTAAAATCGAATCCATCGATTTATCTTTAGCAGCTAGTTCTAATGCTGCTAAACGGATATCGTAAAAGCTTTCATTTATCTTACATTGTAGTTCATTGATGTGTTCTGCACGTTTTTGAACTACATAATTTTCAAGATTTGTTTCTGCTAGTTGCATTTGTTTTCTTACAGCTGCATCATATGATTTAACTGCTTTAACAAGGCTCGCGTTATGCGAGCTTTTATTTTTTATTAATTTTACAGTTCTTTCTCCACCATTATAAGCATAAAAAGCGTAATCGTAACCATATTTAGTTACTAAATCCCAATAAAAATTCATACTCATAACCATATAAAAACAATATCTATTAGTAATATGGGATTCATCCTTAGGATTATACCAATTTCTAAATTTTTCATTTTTAATGTTATTAGAATTTAATTGAGATGGACCGTAATCATATGAACCATCTTTATTTTTATGCACAAATGCTGTGAATCTATTAGATTCATGCATCATTAGTGAGAAGAAATATGGACGCATTTCTTTTCTATCTTCTGTATAATATAAGAAAGCATCGCCATATTCAGCTGGAATATTATCTAAATAGAAATTTTCTTCCAACTTTTCATCGGATATAAGATAATGGGAAATTTTTTCATAATCAAATGTAATATCCCATTCAATATCCTCTTTTTCAAGAACTTTTTCCTCTTCGATTTCAACTTGATTGATAGGCGCAACTCTACTATCAAAAACATTTGCTAACAGTATTCTGAACATCGAAATACATAACACTGCTAATACTGCACATGTTACTATTAGCATTGAAATCACACTTTTATTATTGGTTTTCATAATTTTTATACCCCCATAATTATGAATTATACAAATTTGTTGTATTTACATTATAATAATATATACATAAATTAAAAATAAATGAACAATACTGGTAATTTTCAACATTATAATATATTTACAATGTAAACTACATTGATGCAATAATTGTGAGTTATAGCATTAAATGTTTTGTAATATTACAATTTTTTTATTTTATCCTCCGGAGGACATTGTATGGTTATTGAAGATTCAGGCTTCGGTATTAACAGTATTGAAGTCATTGATAACTCTATAGGCAGTGTTTCTAGCACACCGGTATCTCACTCAATTTTACCTTCATTACATGCTGTTTTTACATCAGATGGTGAAGATAATGTTATTCGTGAAATGACTGGTGGTTACGCCGAAGCTCTTGAAAAATACGGTTCAGACTTTGCCGATTCAAAGGCATATGGTCTTCAGAACCTTATCGCTGAAAACGTAATGAAAGCTGGAGCAACAGCTTATTTGTGTCGTCTTCTTCCTGAAGATGCAAAACTCGCTCACCTTATTTTCAAGGTAGCAATTAAGAAAGAATCAGAAATTCCACTTTACAAACGTAACATGTACGGAAATTTCGCTAAGGATGAACTTGGTCAGAAAATTCCTATCACTGTTACATCATCTGTTCCTACTACAGGGGTTGATCCTGACACTGGTGAGCCTTTAAATGGTGAAAATCAGGTAGTTACAAATGCTACAACTTCTGGTTACAGAATCAAATTACTTGTTGAACAGTATGATGACACTGTAAAAGAGTATGCAACTGGTGCTAAAATTGCCGCTGGTGAAAAACGTATTATTCATAGTGACTCTGATTGGAACATTTTCCCATTATTCACTATGTATTACTATGCACGTGGTAAATGTGGTAATGATTATGGTTTCCGTATCATCAACGATTATGCTCGTGATGAAGCAGTTAATGATGGACGCCGTTATGAATTATTCCTTTTGAAGAAAACTTCAGCTGGAGCTCTTACTCTTAGTATTGGTAATGATTTAAGCTTCTCTTTCAATCCTAATGCTCAGGTTTCTAAAACAATTCCTGTTGTTGAAGGTTTACAGAAGGTTTATCAGAACCTTGATGATTCTAAGAATAAGAAACAGATTCAGCTCGAATACTATCAGGATAATTATGATGAACTCGTAAGTTATCTTAGAAATTTACTTACTGAAGAACCTGTTATTACTGAAGGAATTGATGAATCTGATCTTTACAGAATGACAGTTCCTGAAACTGTTGAAGATTTCGATTTCATCAATGGTCGTGATAAAGCTGGTAATCAGTATGATAACGTTGTTATTGATAATGACAGTGTTGATGTTTCTACACCTGTTTACATGAATGGTGGTTCTGATGGAGCCATTGAATCTATGTCTGGTGAAGAACTCGAAACATATCGTAATAATATGCTTAAGAGATTCTTTAAGTGTGAAATCGACACATCAACAATCACAAATGTACTCAAATGTGATGCTGGAATTATCTATGACTCAAACTATCCACTTGAAGTAAAAGCAGCTATGGCCAACATTGTACAGAATCGTCGTGATATCTGTGTTATTTGGGATACTGGATTTACTGATAATCTTGAACAGGCTTGTGCAATTGCTCAGCAGCTTCTTGCTCTTGTTCCAGGCGCAGCAAGTGAAAACTTTGCTATTATTCCTCACTGTGGTATTACTGCAGATCGTGGAATTAATGTACGTGTAACTGGTACATATGAACTTTCAAATGACATTCATTCAATTTATTTTAGTCATCCTTTCGTTAAGATTGCTGGTGCACAACATGATTATGGATGCGTTCGTAAAACAATCTTTGACTGGGTAATCGAAGAAACTATTCCTAAGGGATATCAGATCAAGCTTGCTAAAGCTAATAAACTTTATTGGGCTACCGATCTTGGTAAAGCTCTTTCTAACACAATCGTTGGTAATTATACTGGAAAGAATGTTTATTTCTTCTCAGATGCTAACTGTTATAAAGAACAAATTTCTAAGCTTGCTGAGTTTAGAAACTCATTACTTATCAATGATATCCGCCGTATTGTTAAACTCGTTCTTGTTAAATACACATTTGATTCTGATGGTGCTGATGCTGCTATCGAGAAAGCAAGTGAAGAACTGAAATCTATTTTCCAGAATAGATATCCTAACAACATTATCCTCGATTATAACTTATACCAGTCTAATCGTGATAAGCTTCTTAATCAAGCTTCTTGTGATATTTCCGTTACATTCCCTGATGTATTTGATTCTTGGAATTGTACTATTACAGCTAACCGTAATGGTGTTAAGGAGGCTTAATTATGGCAGATATGATTGAAGGTATGTATAAAAGTGAAAAAGATTTCGGAAAAGGTGGCATCAATGGTATGCACCATAAAGTAGTCGGTTGGGATAATACAACCGTCGGTATGGCATCATCTGTATTCGATAATCTTCTTTCTCAGAATGGTGTTAAATCATTCGATCCTAACCATATTGGTGCTCTTGAACCTATTCGTACTGGTAAGTTCATTGTAAAATGGCTTAAAGTACCAGCGTTCTTTGATCCTGTAGCTGTTAAATATCTTAAGTTCTTCCTTGAAAATGCTGTAAGAAGCGTTGAAGGAATTGCTGATAACCAGATCAATGCTTCTGGTTCAGTTACATTTGGACCAAACGGACAACAGTTCGACTTCCCTGGTCAGCTTACTCAAGGTAACAAAGATGTTACACTCAATACTATTACTTGTACTGGTGATGGTCTTGGTAAACTTATGCGTTACTGGATGTATGGTATTACTGACCCTGTAACAAATATCCACCATATGTATGGTAAGGATCTTCGTTTTATCCGTCCAAACTATTCAGGAACATTGCTTTATGTATTCCTCGGACCTACATGTCGTCCTGGTGACATTGAATATGCATGTCTTTGGAATGAAGTATGGCCTTCATCTCCTGATGGTATTTCTAAATTTAACTCTGGTGAAATTGGTAGTGATACAGCAGTTGATGCTCAGTCAGTTACTCTTTCTGGTATTTTCCAGGATGGACCAGAAGTTAACATTCTTGCAAAATACATTGTTGCTGGTACAGGTCTTGCTGGTCAGTCATACTTCGAACAAATGCTTCCTGCATATATGTACGATAAGTATATCGGACCTCTTAGTAATCCTACTACTCGTGGTGATGTTCAGAAACAACTGGATATGACTATCGCAACACGTATGGCTTCTGATGCTGCTGGTGATGTATACGGTAATGCTCTTGGAACTCGTAAAGCAGTTACAGAACAGTATGGTATTAATACATCTGCTGTAAGTGGTGAAGCTACAAGAACTGTAGACGGTATGTACAGTGAAATTTCAGGTGATAACGCTTTCAATTCTGATAAATTCACTAGTTAATAATTTATACCAATAAATTATTAAATAAGTACTGGGATTCGTCCCAGTACTTATATTTTTAAAAAAGTTTTAAAGTTATTTTATAACAGTTAATTCCTGTATTAACCATTGTATTGTGTACAGTAGAACCATCAGAAAGTTTATATCTTGAATTAGAAATGTTGTCTATTACCATAATAGCAAGTTTTCTAATCTTTTCAGGTTCATCATCTTTATAACGTTTGCTTAAAAGATCAAGATATTTATAAAGTTTGTTAGGTAAACGTTTTTTATAAATTTTATAATAATCAAAAATTGATTTTCTTGGGAAATAATCTCCATTTTCATTTTTTCTTAACGAATTATAAAATTCGATGAAACTCATATGAACATCTTTTACACCATCTAACAGACTAAATTTTATATAAATATATTTTGTTTTCTTTATATTTTCAGTAACACGTAAATACTCATTACAAGTATCAGTTTTACTTATTTTTTGAATCTGTTCAATAATATAATTAGCAATAATTTGTGCTTTGATTTTCTTAAAAATTTTCATTTCGGTAAATCCTCCTAAATATTTATATAAAAATGTAAGTCTGGTATTAGTTTATTAAAAGACATTTCTATATACTAATAATGAGTAAAATATGTCCTTTAAAGGAGCAAATATATGAAAAAAGGTAATAATTCTGGAAATGATGATTTTTCTTTTTCTACCGGTGGTGGAGACGAATTCTTTCCTTTAAATGTTGATAAAAATAATAATAAAGATACCAAAGCTCCTAAAGGAGTAAAAGGGTATCTTAAAAATGTTGCAAAATCTGTAGTTAATCTTGGTGTTAAAACTGGAAAACATTTATATCCTGAAGCTGTTGAACTTGGTGAAAAATTTAAACCTGATACAACCTCTACAACTAATCCAAAAGCATATATTGCTAACTGGAAAGCTGAAGCTAAAAAATATACTGATATCGGTAAAGATATACTTGGAAGCGCTGTAAAAGATGCTAAAGATGCAGTAAGAACTGGTAAATTTGTAAAAACTGAAGACGAACGTAATAATGCTGAAGAAATGTTCGGTGATATGTTTGGTGATGATGGGTTCGACTTTGGTGGTGATAGTGTTTCATTTGATTCTGATATAGGTGGAGATGATTCTAATTTTAATCTCGGATCAGATGACGATAGTGGTTCTGTTGGAGCTACTTTAAATGTTGGTTCTGCTGTTGTAAAATCAAGTTACGCTAATGCAAGATTAAATACAAAACTTACTGAAACAACCAATGCTACAATAGTTGGTGCTACTCAAACTCAAATTAAATCTGATAGAGCAATGTTTGCTCAAAATCTTGAAATTTCTCAAGAACAACATCGACAGAAAATGTTGATGATGACAAATATTGCAACAAATATTGGTAAGATCATCGAGCAGGGAAATGTTTCTATAAAAGCTCAGATAGAATTCTCTGCTAAACAATTGGCATTCTCTCAAGATTTAGCCGCTATGGTTAAAGAAGTTAGAGATGCTCAATGGGCTCAAATTAAACCTAAGAAAGCCGGCGATGTTAAGAAATCTAAATTCCAATCTATATTTGGAAATGGCAAAACTAGCGGATTTAATCTTGGAGAATTTCAGAAACATTTCTTTAATAGTATGAAATCTGAAGCTGCTGGTGGAGCATTCGATATGCTTGGCACTGGTAAAGAAATGATCGACATGATGATGGATATGGGTGGTGGTGCAGGTGCTTTAAAGAACATGATATCCGATATGCTCTTTGAATCTGCTGTAGATGCTATCACTGGCGGTCGATCTTCTTATGGCTCAAGATTATTAAATTCTAAACTTGAAGGGTTACCTGGTGCTGTAAATCGTAAATTAGGTTCTATATCAAAACGAGGTGCTCCTGGTTTAGAAAAACTATTAGGTAAATTACCATTTGGTATTGGAAATAAAATAGATCTAAAACAACTTGCTGGTTGGGCTCACGTAGATAACGATGTTAAATTAAAGTCCGGCAAATATGATATGGATCCGTCAGAAGTACATCCATTTGATAATGCTGCTCATAAAGCTTTAACAGAAGTTATCCCTTGGCAACTTGCAAAAATCGATGCTGGTATCAATAGAACTGAACAAGAATTTTTTAATTACAAGAGTAATAAATGGGAAAAAGTTTCTTCTATTAGAAAACATCTTGATAGAACTAGAGAAGAAGTTCTTGAATATTCTAACGGATATAGTGCTATTAATGATCGTCTTGCTACAGGTATCGATTTAAAGAATTCTTATAAACAAATTCTTACCGAATATGAAACCAATCCTACATTCAAAGCAGGATATTATAATAAAACTTGGAATAAAGATAAAGCGCAAGCTGCAGTTAATTTAGGTACTGAAGCTAAAAAATTCATTATGAAAAATAAGAAAACTCTTATTCATAATGTTATGATGATTGCTTCTGATGAAGAAATGGATGATGTATTAGCTTCATTACTTGATAATGAATCTGATAATTTCCCTAGATTCTTTGAAGGGGTCCCATCTCCTACTGGAGAATTAACTGAAGAAATCGTAGCTTATTATTTATACAATACAATTAAAGAATTTTCTAAAGCTGAACCTCAGGAATGGATTTCTTTCCAAACAGATCTGGCTAGTTATAAAAATAAATTAACTTCTAACAACTTTGAAAATGAAGATAAATATTTTGGAGCTGGAGCAGGTATAGCTTTCGATGCTTCTATTTCTAGCGATATTTTTGAAAATGAACGTAATGAATTAAATAAACAGCGTCAAAAATTGGAAAAAAGAAAAGAAGCTTTACTTAAAAAAGATAGTAAAACTCTAAAGTTAGAATCTTTAAGTAGCAAATATTTAGGTAAAGACGTTGAAAGTGTAAAAGATATTAACGATCAACTTAAAAAATTAAGTGCTGCTGAAAGAGATTTAAATGAACGAGAAGCTACTAGTACAACAGGTATGCTTAAAGTTCATTCTCCTTCCGACGCTGATAAATTTATTATTTCAGATTTACACGATAGTTCTACACACGGTTTAATAAATAATATCTTTAATCTTTTGTTAACTGGATTGGATGTTTATGTTAAAAATCCTTCAGGTAAACAACACGATTACCATAAACAAATTATAGATAGTGCTCTTTCTATAAAAGAAGCTGCTATAAGAAAATCTAAAGCTTCTGAAACTGAAGAAGATGAATCTAATGTATTCGGTGTAGATTCTGTTAGTAAAACTTTAGCAGATCGCGAGGCTTCTTTTAATTCTTCTGATAAAGCATTTGAAAATACACTTTGGGGAAAAATACCTGGAATGAAAAGTGTTTATAGAGCTTTTAATAAAGCTACTAATGGTATTAATAATTTTGGTAACAGAATTCTTGGTGAAAATTTCTATTCTGTACATGATTCATTCCAACCTATTGATGAAAATGGTGAATATTTTAGAACAGTACTTACAGAAGAAGAACGTTCTAAATATCGCGAATTGAAGAATCAATATGATTCTGCTCCTAAAGAAGCTAAAGATAAGATTAAATCTGAAATCAAAACTTTATTGATGAAATCAAAGAACTCTAAAGCTGCTAAATCTTTAAAATTTGGAGCAAACATTTTCACATCAGCTTTCAATAGATCTGAACTTTCAAAATCTATTAAAGTTTTAGGTTCTAAACTTTCTAGAGTTTCTGTAAAAGGTAAAACTCTTGGTGAATATGTATCTGAAACTAATAATTCAGAATTGATGAATAAACTCTCTAAAGCTACATCTGTAGAAGAAAAAATCAATATTATTAGAGATATGGGTTCTTCTAAAGCAAAAGCTTTTGCTGATGAAGCTCAGAAACAATATAATACTAATAAATCTAAATTCGATTCTGATTTTAAAGATAGTGCAAGTGGAAAATATACTCTAGATAGTATAAAAGCTGGTTTAGGTAAGAAAATTTATAGTGGACTTTCTACTGTTCAGAATAAAGTTCTTGGTAACGAATTAGTTAATATTAAAGATGCTAAGGGTAATAAATTAAAAGATACTCTTGCTGAAATAAATAGTCAAGTTCTTAATTATAAACTTGCTAAAGAACCTGATCCTGCAGAAAAATGTAAGATTTTGTTAAACGCAGATTACAAAGAACTTGAACCTTTCAAACCTAAGATTGAAGAATTTAGAGCTAAAGCTCTTGAAGATCTTAGTAATTCTGGTTCTATAAAAGGTATACTTGGAAACTTTAAAAACAAGATACTTGATACTGTTAAAAATAAAATCGGTGGAAAATTAGCAGCAATGAATCAGAATAGAATTTTATCTGGAGACCTTATCAAGTTAAAAAATAAGGAAACTGGTAAAACTATTGGACAAATTGTTTCTGAAATAAACGATCCTTCTTTAATTTTAAATCTTAATTCTGCTAAATCTGTAGATGAAAAAATCAATATTTTACTTGCTTATGATAATCCTCAATTAAACAAATGCAAACAAGATTTAATTAAATTTAAAAAGTCTGCAGCTTCATTGGATAAATCATTCGGTGGTATAGTTGCTTGGACTAAACAAAGAGGAAAAGAAAATCTTGATAAATTCATTAAGAACACTTTAATTAAGAAATTAAAGAAAATTAAAGTTGGAGAAAAAACTCTTGGTGAAGTTCTTGGAGAAATAGCTAAAAAAGATCCTAGTTTTGGTGAAAAGATCGAATCTTTCAATACTATGACTGATTTAGCAGAATTCTTACTTCAAAGTTCTAATCCAGAATTACAACCTTTTAAGAAAGCTATTCGTGAATTAAAAGATAAACATATGGATGATGAAGCACAAGGTGGAGTAGCTGGTATTGTTGGAATGGGTCTTGTTACAGGTTTCGATATGATTAAGAAATCTATCGACGGTGTTAAGAGTTTATTTAGTAAACGTAAAAAAGATGCTAATGAAGAGTTATCTATAATTGAAAAATATGTTCATCCCGATATTATTAAATTATTTGGTGGAACAAAAGCTACAATGGATGTAATCGATTCTCTCGGTATTGATGTCGAATTAGCTTTCAAAGATAATGAATATCATAAAGCTTCTAAACAAATTGAATTTATTCTCGATGCTAACAAATCTGCTAAACGCCTTAATGGTAAACAGAAACGTGCTCTTAAAGGTTTGATGAGATCTGAACTTGATAAAGAAGCTGCAACAGCATCTATCAATTCTATTAATTCAAAAATTTCATCTATAAATAATAGTTTCCAAAATGAAATGTCTAAATATGGTGATTCTATGTCTGCTTCTGAAAAGAAACGGTTAGAAGCTATGAGAGATGAAGATCTTGATAGAGAAAATCGTAAATTAGACAAAGCTAAAAATCGTAAAGATAAAGCTTCTAGAAAAATAAATAATGCTCTTGGTGATGAAGACGGTGTAGAAGGCAATTCAGCCAGTGAACAACGTGAAGCTAAAGCTAGAGCTAAAGAAGAAAAAGAAAGAGCTAAAGAAAATAAAATGCGTTTTGGTTTACTTTCTACATTAGTTTCAACTATTACTGGTTGGAAAAAGAAAGGATTTAAACTAGACGATGAATCTACTAGTAAAATGCAAGATGCTATTTCTGAAGGAGCTAAACAGGGTTCTAGTGAAGGTTGGTCTGGAAAGATTTCAGCATTCATGGATAATACAGGTTTAAGTAATACTAAACTTGGTAAAGGAATACAGACTGTATTAAATAAAGGTGGATCTTTTGCTAGACATATAACTGGAAATGATAAAATAGCATCATTCTTAGGAAAATCTAAGATTGGTAGTACTGTTTTAGGAGTTGCTGGTAAATTTGGTGGTGGCGCAGCTGCTGCTACTGGTGGTTCATCAATGTTAGGTGGAGCTGCTGCTGCAGTTGGTGGCGGTGGTACAGCATTAGGTGGATTAACAAAAGTTTTACAAAAAATTTTAAGTGCGCCTAAAGTAATAGCTAAACTTGGTAAATCTGGCGTCCAAACAGTCATTTCTGGTATAAAAGATGGTGCTAAAAGAGTATTAACTAAGATATTCCCTAAATTAGCTACTTTAAACGGTATGGCTACTAACTTTGTAGGTTGGGCTGCTTTAGCAGCAACAGCAGTTACAAATTTCATTAAAGGAATGTCTAGAGCTAAAACTACATTTAATATCGGTAGAGGTTTAAGACCTACTGTTGGTATGCGTTTAGCTTGTGGTTTGGCTGCAATGCTCGATGGTGTACTTTTAGGAATACCTGGTACTATTTGTAAAGCTATGGGATTTAGAAATGCTGAAGAATGGTTCTATTCTATAGTTGGAAAAACTGCAGAAAAAGAAGCATTGAGTAGATATGCAAAATATAATAGTATGCGTGCTACTATTTTCGGTATCGATGATCCTCAGAACTTGATAGCTTATGAAAATAGAAATCTTGAAAAAGGTGGAAATTTCTTTGATAATCTTGGTTCTGGTGCTAAACGTTTAGGAAGAGCTATTGCTAATGTAGCTACATTAGGAATTGCTAAAAACAATGATGAAAAAGATTCACAGTTACTCGGATTCCAATCTGTTGATATTTTCAAGATGTGGAAAGAGAGAAAATATACTCCTCTTACTACAGAATGTGTTGATAAAGCAATTGCTAAACTTCGTGAAGAAAAGAAAGATGATCAGATTTTAGCAGGCATGGACGATAATAAACTTAAGAAATATCTTGAGCAAATGAATGCTGTTTCTAAAGAAGATCTCGATAATAATGGAGATGGTGAAGTAGATGAGAATTCTAAAGCAGAAGCTGAAGCTGCCGCATTGGAACATCAAACTGCTTATCGAAAGATTTATCTTGAAATTTGTCGTGCTTATGTTTTGGAAAACAAAATTGCTTGGTTGACTTCACATTGTACTCTTGAAAAATTTAAGAAATATTCTGGACAAGATGCACAAACTGACTTATCTGGTAAAGATAGAGCTAAACGTGTTGCAGGAATCCTTACTAATCCTGTAGGTTCATTGGCTAATGCTGTTTTGAAAAAGAAAGGCGCTATAACTGAAAAAGAAGCTAAGACTGTTAAAAAAGTTGGAACTGCTTTAACTGTAGCAACAATACTAGGTGGTCCTCTTGGTGGATTACTAGTTGGTGGTGGAATAGCTCTTGTAGCTGGTGCTAAGAAAGCTTGGAAAGAACGTAAACATATTGGTAGAGCAATTGCTAATGTATTTAGACGTGGTGCTACTAAAGGTTTAATTATGGATCCATATACAAAGATGGAACGTTCAAGAATAATGAACCGTTTTAGTAATACTAAGAAAGTTCGTACTAATTTCGTTAAGAAACTTATTGAAATTGCTGATAAATATGGTGAAGGTCATATTAGTGAATGGAAAGAATTCAATGATAAACTTAGCAGTTACAATAGTGAAATGAATCCTGGAATTGGTAAACAGATGGCTGAAACATTTGCTAAATGTGCCAATTACAAATATCAAGATGATGATGGAAATGTTACTGATATGGTTAATACTACATTAGGTATAACTATTCCAAAAGATCATCCTGATAGAGATAACATTGCTGTCGCATCTGGTATGGTTGGTTGGGTTGCTGAATATATGCCTGAACTCGACGGTATGTGTCAAAGTATCTTCGGTATGACTATAAAACACTTAGCAGTTAAAATAATTGTTAAAGGTGAAAAAATAGCTAAAGCTGCAAACAACTACGAAAAATATATTACAAGACGTGCTGAAATACTTGGTGCTCCACAGGATAAACTTAAAGCTTATGAATCTGGACTAAAAGGTGGTGACAAAGCTACCGGATGGGGAAGATTTAAAGCTGGTTTCAAGAGTTTCTTCTCTAGAAAAGATAGTGATGAACTTGATTCTAATAGAATTGGATTCGAAGACGTTAAGATCTATAAGTACTGGAAACAACACAAATACGATCCTGTAATCGCTATTGAAAAACGAGTTGCTGGTAAATATGGTAAATATCTTGAGATTATTGATAAACATTGTGAAGATGTTGAAGCTCAAAATAAATTTATCAACGAATTCCTTAAAGAAGCTACTAAATACGTTAATGATAATGGATTAGCATGGCTTACAACTAAAACAACTTTACAGGAATTTGAAGAATTAGAAAAAGATGGATTTAAATCCGGTGCAACTATAGCTGCTATCCGTGAAAAACAACAAGCTGAACTTCAAGCTAAGTTAAGTCAAACTAAACAAGGTTCTAGAAAATATAAGAAACTTCAGAAAGAACTTGAAAGAATGGGTATGTCTACAACTGGATCTACTTCTTCTAACAATATCGATCTGAAACGTGACTTTGATGAACTTTCTGCTGAACTCATGAAAAATTATGATCAAGCAGGTTTGGCAGCTCACGAAACTGCAAGTACAGCTATTAGAGATACGATTTGGAAACCAGCTGGTGGTAACTTCTATGGAGATAATCCTGGAATGGTTGCTCGTAACGATATATCTAATATTGGTGAAGAACGTGGTGGACCAGATACATTTGGTACATTGGGTTCTACTGATAATATCAGAATTCTTAAAGAAAAAGCAACAGCCGGTGCACAGAATGCTCTTAATCAGATTAAACAAAGATCTGATAAAGTTGCTGATGGTGTAAGAAATGTTGCTAAACGAGCTCCTGGTCTTGTAGATAAGGTAGCTTCTAAAGTTTCTGTAAAACAGTCACCGATAAATGATTTCGTAATTGATTTCAAGAACGAATTAATTAATAAATTAAATATTCTTGATGAAATCCATAGTGAACAGTTGCGTCATAATAACGTTTCTGAAGAATTCTACTCAGCATTATTAAATATGGTAGCTGTTATGGCTAAGGCACAAGGTAATCCTAGAGTTGCATCACAACTTGATGCCATGGTAAAACAAGTGTCTAAATAACATATAATTTTAATACCTGGTGAGTTTTCTCACCAGGTATTTATTTTATGACTGAAAAACATTTTAATATACAAGATGGAGTCATAATTATGAAAATAAATAAAAATTCAGCTGCCGCTAAAGTTCCTTTTATAAAACCTAATGTTAATGTAATGTATCAGGTTGATTTTAAAAGAGATGATAGTAAACCTAAAGATCCTGAAACAAATATCCATAAATATGGATGTAACTTTATGTGTTGTTTAGCAGTACCTCAATTTATGAATAAGAAAAAATTATTACCTTCTCAAATAATCGATATTTATTTATATGCTAATAAAAGCGGATGGCTTGAATATGATTGTACAGTAATTAGTCCAAATGAAATTATGAATTATGCTGCACAACTACTAGGTGATAAAAAATATAGATACTCTAATGTTTTTGTTAAAGGTATTGCTTCTGGTGCTGATTGGAACGTATCAAATTATCAACATACTAGCGATCTTCCTGGAAATGGAAATATTTATTTCTTTATTGTAGATTTCTTAACAGGTAGTACTGGTAATTATGGTGGGCACCATTTTGAACTATATAACTCGATTGGTACACTTATGTACGATCCAGCTAATTGTACAGTACATAAATACAAAGGTGTAGATAAAATTTCTTGTTATAAAGTTTCTTTTAAAAAATAGATATTTTTGATTGAACATATAAATATACAAATTCACAAACCTGCATCCTGACGTCTTTTTGGTCTTTCAATTGTCATTTTTTTCATTTAAATCCTCCTATAAATTTTTTTGAAATTACCCATTGGTAAGAGTTTTCGTGAATTTTCTCTTATCGATGGCAAAAAGCTTTTAGTCTTTTTGATAAAGCGGGGCAGTTAATTCTGCCCCGTATAATTTTTGTTCTGATGACAAAATGATATACTATAAATAAAAAGAGGTCATATTTATGGCTAGTTCATATCAAGAAAATTTTAATCCTGATTCTACAGATTTAAATTACAATTTAGGATTACATAATGTTGCTATTATAGATACCGAAACTGGTAAACCTATAGATATCACAAGTATTTCAGATTCTTTTAGACTTGCAAGAAATAAGAATGATGGAACTGTTTATAATAAATATAACATGGATTCTAATTTACTTGCAGGATTTATTGAAGATCCTGAAGAAGGTTTAAATGCAGTTTCTTGTGTAGAAGCTTTAGGTTTATATACAACTAGTTATATTAATGATAAAATAACTGGTAAAGATTCCGTATTACAAAAATCGATTAATAGTGATCCTACTAAGTTAGATATAACTCCAGATTTGGAAGATAACTTAACCTTTAAAACTTATTTAAAAGGTGGTCCGTTTGTTAGAAATTATGATAATAGTCCTGTAAATGATGCCGAAGTATCAGATTCAGACTATGCAAGTACTGAAAAATATAAACGTTTAGCTCCACACTTAGGTATTGGTTTAGGTGAAGCAACGATATTAAATCCACAATTCCAATTCAATAAACGTGATGATCCTAGAACTAATCCAGTTTATACTAAGATTGGAAGAATTTATTCTTCTGAAGTTATGAATAACTGGCCTATAGTTTTATTCCAACCTGGAAGAATTAAATATCATACAGGATTCTTTAAAATGCTTGGACTTGGTTCCGGGGCAGGTATGAATGAAACTTTAATTCGTACTGGTGGAGAAGGATTGTTAGGAGTTCTTTCTAAACTTTGGACTGGTGTAACAGATATTTTAGGTGTGGTAGGTTCTATAGGTTCTGCTATATTTGGTGGAAATAAAGTTATTGAATTTAGGCAGGCTAGAAACCTATTCAAACAATATGTAGAATTTCTTTGGAAAGATTTAGCAACAATTATGGGACTTTATACAGATAATGGATATTGTGGTTCTATTAAAGATCTAGATCTTAATAAAGTTATACCTACAAATATTATGAATGCTGAAGGTGGATCTGGAGTAAATGTTTTAAACGACCAATTTATTTCTTTCAGATGTTCTAAAGATGTAATTGGATCTGAATCATTTTCAAACTCTACAGAAACTAACCCATTGATGGAAAGTATGAATGCTACAGCTGCTCAAAATGATGATGCTAATCCTAATAGTGGTGAAACTGGATTAGGTGCTGTTACAGCTGGTGTTAAAAAATTAGGTTTGAAAATGGCTTCTTCATTCTCAGAACAAGCTGCAGTATTATCTGGAAAAGGACGAATTACATTACCGGATGTATTCTCATCAAGTTCTTTCTCTAGAACATTTACTTGCTCATTTAAATTTCATTATCCGTACGGTGATCCTATGGGTAAATTTGAAAATCTATATATTCCATTTTTAACATTACTTACTATGAGTGCTCCTAGACAAATTGGTAAAATGTCTTATACATCACCATTTGCTGTAAGAGTATTCGTTAAAAATAAAATTATGATTAATTATGGAATGGTTGAATCATTATCTGTAACTCGTGGTGGAGATGGAAATGATTGGGGTCCAGATGGTTTCCCAAAAACAATGTCTGTTGAAATCAATATTAAAGATATGGAACCTAATATTAGTTTACCATTAGCATCTCGTGGGCCAGTTCGTATGGCTTTGGAATCAATGTTCCCATCTTGTGGTATTTCTGAATATTTAGCAACACTTGGTGGTTTATCACTTGATGATATGACACATAACTTCCGTAAATCGCATTTCAAACGTGCTGGAATGATGTTTGTAAATGCTTGGAAAGCTAAATTAGATCCATCAAACATAGTATCGTCAGTTACTAACACTAGAGCAATTTCTAATATTATAGGTTTATTCTCTTCAGTAGATTTCGATACTTATAATTCTCTTGGTAATTTTGCTAAAGAAAATGCGGATCAAATTTTGAAAAACACAGCTAATGTAAAATTTGCAGCGCCATCATTTGGTTACCATTTCGTAAACAGATCTGGTGGAGATGGTTATAATGAAATTGCAAAGATACATAAAGCTGATAGTGAATCTATTTCAGCAATTTCATCTGAATTTACAAATTCCAACTATCCTGAAATAAAATAAATATAAAATAATCTTGGTGGGATTATTCCCACCAAGATTTATATATTACATTACGTAATTTCTAATATCAGCAATATCTTCTTTTGAAAGGAAACCAAGTTTATCTGCTGTAATATAAGCTGTTGAAATTGCTTTGGCTTTATTTCTAATTAGAAGAGCCTCAGATGAATTTTCAATAGTCTTATCAGCAGCAAGCTTAGACATTACCTTTTCAAAAATATTCGAATCGATCTTAGTTGTATCTTCTTCTTCAAGAATAAGTTCAACCAATTTATCGGTATCGAAGTTATATTTTATACCGCTGTTTCTAAGTTTTTCATTCCAGTTAGAACGAACTTCTTTCTTAATCTTTTCTGCTTCTTCAAAGAATGAATAACCATAAGCATCGATATCTTTAAGAGAAGTCAATGTTACTCTCTGATTATCATTTCCATCTTTTTCAGAACAGAATACCTGCATATCCATCAAATCACTGAGACTAATCTGAGATTCAATAGACTGAAGAGCTTCGATTTTATTTTCAACTTCGAACTTTTCATTAGGTTCAAGATTTACAACCTTTTCATTGAGAAGTTCATTAAGATATCCGAGCTGTTCCTTATTACCAATAACATCAGATCTATCAGCAATTTCAGATTTAACGTCAGAAATCTTAAGAGCGAGTTTGAAAATATCAGCAAGTTCATGTTCATGAAGTTCTTCTTTAGAAGCCATGTCTTTAGTCATAGGCTTAATAAGTTCAGGGTTGAAAAGTGAATTTACAGCATTTTCTACAGGATTACCAGTTCTCTGGAATTTATTATCCAAAATACCAGCGATACCCATATCTTCAAGAAGTTTGTTAACTCCTTCTTCAGTAGCGTTGATCTTTTCACAAGTATCAGTAAGCTGTTTATCGATATCTGACTTAGCCATTCCTTCGATAACATCGCCTTCTGTCTTATTAAGCATTTCAAATGCATGAGATGCTCTAGTACGCATTGTGTCGAAGAACATCTTACCATTATCTTTCTGAAGAGCCAAATAAGCTGTAAGTTTTGAAGAAGGTTCAAATGCATGAGTTCCAATCTTTTTAAGATTCATAGGAATAATATTCTGAACCATAGCTTCGAGACTTGGAATAGGATCTGGTGTAATTTCATTATCATATGAAGACTGGAATTCTTCGATAACATTTCCATTATCATCTTCATAATCATTTTCAGTAGATTCAGCTGTAGATGAACCCTGGTTATCGATACAAGATTCACCATTATCACTGCTTACTGAATATGCTTCATCGTCATTAACTGTGTTAGGATCAATGCCATCATCAAGTTCACGGAATTGATCGAGAATATCTTCAGCAGCTTCTCTTGAGAAAGAAGTAGGATCGTAGTTTGTTGACCAGTCTTCACCAGACTGAATAGATGTTCCACCAATATCTCTCATTGAGAAAAGATCTTCACATGAAAGCATCTTATTTTTCTTACCACGTTTCATAGCTTTAATGAGGAGACCTTCAGTTGCTTGAGCAGCATCTCCCATATCAGCATCATCTGTAGAAGTATCATCACTTGATGTATCGTTTGAAGAATTATCGCCATTTTCTTTAGCTTCTTTTTCTTCATCAGTTTCACCATTGATCTTCTTTTCGATTTCGGCTTTAGTTTCATTAATTTCTGAAACAGCTTCACGAATTACAGAATTTTTAGCTTCAGTTTCAAGAACTAATTTAGATACTGTATCTTTAATATCGTCAACAAGTTCAGCACCTTCTGTAGACATAAGAACTTCCAAACCTTTCTTAAGGTTTTTACCATTATCAAGCTGTTTGATAAAGAGAGGTTCGTAAATAGTATCTACATATTTTGCAGCATCTTCGAAACTCATATTGTTAATCTTTCCAGCATCGAAATCAGCTTCAAGCATTTTAGCACGGTCATCAGCTTCATTATAAATATGAGCTGCTACAAGTTGCATGATAGATTCTGTAAGATTTTTAGGATTTACAATTTCATGAGCTACATTAACGTTGTACAGTGCACCAGTTTCTTCATTAACAGCATTGTTAACGAATTCTTTAGCTGAATCTTTAATTGTTTTTGTAACTTCATTTAAGATTGCTTCCTTTGTATCAGTTCCAAGTTCTACATTTTTTGGAGCATCAATTGTTACAGCATCTTTAATCATTGAAGACATAAAGCCTTCCATACAAGATTCATATGAGCGTTTCTTATATTCTTTAGAAGCGTTGTCTACAACAGACATAAAGTCATTTTTATTATCATTAACCATGACTAGTTATCTCCTTAAAATTTATTCACCTACTACATTAACTGTAATATCAGGTTCGAAAACTATCGATCCGTCATCCGTAGATGTTACTTTTTGTGATACAGTTAATACTTCAGTTGAAACACTGGTATCATTTACAATGGTCTGTACCTCACCATTTTTATAATCATTAATTCTTACTATGTTAATGTATTCGATATCTGGAACAACTCCCTTAATAGCTTCGAAAAGACTATCAGTTGAGAAATTGTTATCTCCAAGAGTTTCGATATAATTAGCAGTAGTAGAAATTATTTGAGAACGTTTGAATTCTATAGATTCATTAGTTTTAAATTTAACTCTGAATTCTATTTTCAAAGCTATATTCGAAATGTATTCATAATTGTTTGTTGAAAGTAAGAATGCTTTATATTTAGAAGATTTGCCAGAAGTATTCTTCAATCCTCCAAAGATTTTACCACCATCAAACATATTAGAACGAATCTTAGAAATATTATCAGTAATATTTAAATACTTTTCACGAATTGTATTAAACATATCTTCTGAAGAGAAGTAAAGTCTATTAATCCATGGAACGTTTTTAATAATACCGATGTATTCTGTAGTTAAAGCTTTTCGCATTAAAGTAGGATCTGTAAATGCTTCTCTTTCACTAAGATCTGAAAGTTCACCAGGAACATAAACTCCATTTCTAAGAACTTTCTTATACCATTTAGTATCACCTTTTTTATGCTTAATTCTAGCTTTAGCTGTATAATAATCTACACCAGGTTCGAAATCATCTAGATTTGAAACCAATGTATACATTTCATAGTTAGGATCGTAAGTATAATATTGTACAGTATCATCCGGACCATATTCTATTTCATCTTCTGTTAATTTTGTATAATCATATACGAAATCTCCAGCTTTATGAAGAATCTTAAACTTAGGAACTACATTTCCACCTTTAAGTGAAATGAATATTGGTAATCCATCTTCTCCAATCTCAACTACATTTTCATAATAATTAGGATCGGATTTATTTTTAGATTCAGGATCATAATTCTTATTAACTACATATTCTGTAGTTTCATAAGTTTCACCAACATCTTGTTCATAAGTTTCATATCCAGGAATTCGAGTTTCAATATCAAATTCTAGACCAAATGATTCTGACATATTTTCAACCAATTTTACATAATCAGTTTCATATGAGATACAATCAGCATATCCATCAAACTTAGCAGATAATTCAAATTTAACTTCAGTATCAACGTTATAATACACAGTATAATCTTTTGAAACTAAACTTGTATTACGTATACCTTTTAATTGAATTTGAGATTCATCTGTTACGAAGTTATTTGTTGTTACTGTAGCTTGATAAGCGATGTATCCATCTTCAAGCATAGTATCAACGTTAACTATTTTAATTTTTGTAGGATCTACTACATAAATAGTACCTGTATTCTTTCCAATCATTTTAAGATTGAATGAAATGTATTGTTTTAAATATGTACTTTCGTCTGTACTGTTTACATAGTTAATTTTATCATCAGGATCATGACATTGAGCATATATTTTTTCAAGAGTATTTGAACCCGCATGTAATACAAATGAGAAGAAATAAGTATTTGCTAAATCTTTTTCAAATGTACCATCTATAGAACCCTTAAATGGGTTTCTTAATATTTTTAAGAAAGGAACATCTACTTTATCCAATGTATAATCTTCTTTATAAGATTTAAATGATAAAATTTCCGTTTTATTTACAGTCATATCATAAACTGTAATTTTAGGATTTGTACTATTCTCATAACGTATATAGAATGGGAATTGTGCCTGTAAAATAGATTCAATATTAGATGTATCGTTATAATCCAAAATATACTGTTTCCAAGATTTCAAATTCTTAGAAGGATCACCCTCATAGATTTTTGGAGAATATTCGAAACGTCTAGTTTCACTATCATATGAGAAAACATCTGTAGGTTCAATCATATAATAATTATAACCAGAAATCAATAACGGTTTCTTTTTCAAATCGAAATAGAAATTATTAGATCCTGTTGAAAGAATCATATCATTGTAAACTAATTTGTCTAGAGCTTTATAGTAAAGATTGATAACATCGTGTCTATACTTCCAAGCATCCAAACCATATTCTTTAGCTTTATTAATGATTTCGTTTCCAGAAATAAGAATATTACGAGTATATTTTTTATTGATAACTTTTGCACGAATTTGTTCAATGTCAGTCTGATTAGAACCACCTGTTGAAGCTTCATCACGAGCGAAAGCTAAAACAACAATATTCATTACAGTGTTTTGATAAGATATTGCTAAATCTTGAGCATAGTTGATAGTTAAACTATTTAAATTGTTTATCATATTAGGAAATTTAATATTTCCTTCTTCACCCTTAGTTGTGTAAGTAACAATTCTTAATTTATCACCAATACTTAATGAAGCAACACCATTCATTTTACTAAACGTAATATTGTAATTCTGTTTATTACGTTTATAATCATAACTGTAATTGTATGAATTTTGTATTAATGGAGAACCATCTGTAAATCCTTTCATAAGAACTTCACCGGATTTATTCTGACGAGTTCTAAATACTTCAACACCTATTAAAGAATCACTAAATGAAACTGTTGTATCTGCTGTATTAGGATCTGATACGTAAACTTCTGTTTCTTTACGTTCCATTTGAAACATCTTTAAGAAGAAAACTACATAAACATTACCATCGTATCTCATTTCACGAGATGAAATGTATTGATTATTTATACCATAAATTAATCGCATTCCATCGTTATTATGATCAGGCATATTATATGTAGCAAAAATATTTACATCTCCATCAGAAAGCTGTTTTACATTTACGATTACATCATAAGGTAAAGTAAAACTTGGATGGGATTCAAATACCGCAGTCATATTTTTATTAATAATTATTTTCTTTAAATCAGGAGTATCAATATCATCGATTGCATATTTTAGAATATCTTCTTTCTTTAAACAGAAAGCAATGGTAGTTGACGCTGGAGTACCAAATATACCTAATAATTCATCGGAATTTAACTTATTTATTAAAGATTTTGGTAAAATTGCTGTAGATTCATTTGTTTCATTGATTCTTGCAGCAGATTCATACATCATTTTGGCTGCACCTTGAGCTGTAAGATGCATAAAAATATTGAATGAATTACCTGGATCATCTGTTAATTCTTCTGTTTCATTAAGGGCATACTTTTTAAACATTTTAGACCAAGCAGCTGTTAGAGCCATAGCACTATTATGATTATTGGCTTCTATAACGTCTTCAATATTAATTTTTGTAGCCATAATAATTTCAGCTCCTTAAAAATTATATAATAATGTCAACCGTAATATATAAAACATTCGGGCAAAAACCCGAATGTTTCTTAATATTTTTATTGTTTTTTAATATCAGGAGATACTTCTGCTGATAAATCCAAATTTGTATAAGAAGGTTGAACCCATAAAAATTCTCGACCTTTATAGATAAATGGATAACCTCCCCAGAAGTTATTAGGACGTCTAGAATCAGGATATAAACTAGGTGGTAATTTACCAGACATACCTGGTTTCTTTACAAGATCCCATAATCCAGAAGGTCTATTAAATGATTTTTCAATTATCTGTTTATCAGTTGCAGATGAAGTATCATATATATTAGAGCCTAAATTCTTTTCAGAACCTCTAGTATATAGATTTTCCCATAAAGGATCTTTAAGTTTTATCAACCATTCAGTTTGAGAAATAAAGTTAAAATCTGTAAATATCTGAGGATCCATTGGTGTATATCTATTAAAATGCCAGTTTACTGAAAATTTATGAAGCATATCAGGATCGATCTGATTATTATGAATTAACTGTTGTGATAATGGAAATGATGTAGGGAAACATCCTGTAAATTTACCAAAACGTTCGATTCTTCTACCATCTTCACCAATTACAAAAACATAAGCTGAACAAGTATAATCAAGAATACGTTCTGTGATATGTTCTCGAGTAGGCATAATGTAACCACGAGATACATAATGAATGTATAATAACCAAACCATGAATAATAATGAACCTGGAGAATAGGTGATATCTTCAATAGATGTTGTGAAATCTCCTTCTTTCCAGACACTATCCATACCTGTTGCTACAGATAATGAAGTTCCGTGTTCATCTTCTTCATAATTATAAAGATCCAATTGAAAATCTTTAGCACCGTCCAAAGAAGTTACTATATTAGAAAGCAATGGTATAAAAGGTGTAGTGTTTAAATAATCATCTCCACCGAATATAGATGTTTTAGCCTGGAATAAATTATTTTCTCTTAAAGTTCGAATGTATTTATTATTGGTTCCATTTTCATCTCTACCATTTGCATAAGCCAATGAAGTAGCTAGAGTTTTTGATACTGATGCATAAAAATCAGTATATTGAGATTTTAATGCATCTGAGTTTTTTGCTAAAATTTGTAAAGCATTTTCATCCATACCAATGGAATCCAAATTTACAGCTTGTAAGTTCGCAACATCTTCAGCATCATCTTCGGAATCATCAGATAAACCTGAAAAATCCTGTCCATTAGATGAATTCAAACCGTATTTAGCATATCCATCCTCTGGTGAAGTTCCAGCCATATTTTTTTCAGAATTTTGCATAGCGGTTTTAAACTTACCTAACATCTCTCCAAAATCTTTACTGTTAAAATTTGATGCATTAAATGCTGTAGGAGCATTGATAAAATATTCGGGATCAGTTAATGATGCCATAATCATTTTACCAATATCTTGGGCATACAACCATTTAAAGAATGGAACCGAACTTATGTTTTCAAAACTAAAGTTTAATTCAGGACGTGTGAAGAATACATAAGTTTTAGTAACTCTAGGTTGATCAATATTTCCTTTAAAACCTAATTTATTGTAATGAAACATATTTGCTTCAAATGGATCTGCTACATTTAAACCTTTAGCGTTTAAAGCATCTCCATATAGGTTATTAAGTCTTCTTAAAAAAGATATATCGTTTGTATTATATTCGCTTACATTATTTTTGAATATTTTTTGAGATTCTCGTTGAAAATCTAATTCAAAAGGTTTCTTTTCTGTACTCATTTATAAAAATATCTCCGTTTAATAAGATATATGTAAATGTCGATTTTTACTTTTAGACGAAAACAATTAAATATACTTAATATAAAAATATCCTTTAAGGAGTAATATATGGGTTTCATAAGTGACGTTATTACACTTACTAGACTTGCAAATAAAATTAAACAAGATGCAGGTTTAGATTCTGAAAATATGAAAACAGCTGCAGCTTGTTGGTCTAAAGCTAAAGCTATTTCCGCTCAAGCTGCAAAATATGTTATGGAATATCCTGTAGCTTGCTCAAGTCAAATTACTGATTATAAAAAGGCTCTTGCTATTGCTAAACAAGTAGAACTTGATTGTGCTCGTTTCGTAATTTTAGCATCTGGATTAAATCCTATTGTAGATAGAAAACATGGTGATACAATTGAAGCCCATTTAAATTCAATGGTTACTTCATTTGAATCTTATGGAGTTCCTTGTACAATAGAACCTGCTACTACAGAATTTATTAATGCTGGTAGAGAATATATGGATAAATATTTCTCAACAGAGCTTTATCATACTTATAAAGATGAAGAACCTGATAATTCTGTAGCCATGTCAACCGAAGCTATCGGAACTGTAAATGCTTTCAATGATGAAGGTGATGATGAAAATGTAATGAATAATCCTACCGATTTAAACGGCAATGATTATGATAATTTCTTAAAAAGAGCTTCATCTATATCTAAAGATCACGATGGATCAGATTTAGCAACTTTCAAAGAACCTACAGAAGACAACTTCAAAGAACTTTATTTCCAATTAACTGGGCAGCAAATGAAAACTCCAGATGAATTAAAGGCTGAAGGTGTAGATTATACTAAAGCTAAAGCAGATTATGATGCTGCTTTTGATAAGTATTCTAATATCATGAAGCAGACAAAAATTTCTATGGCTATGGCTAATGCTAGAGATAATGCTGATATTCTTAGAAAGCTTCAGGATGTTGGTCCTACAATTGTAACTATTACATTGTATCTTACTGATGGTGCTGGTGGTCAGAGAGCAATTCAGTTACCTCTTGCTATTAAATCATCTCTTCAATTCGTAGATTCTATAGATCTTATGACTGTATTATCTAGAACTAATACAAACAATAGAAAACTTGATAGATTTATCAAAGTTACATCTGGTCAGATGGGATTCTTCAAAGATTGGTTAGCTTCTCTTAGCGAAATCAATGAAGATATCGATCGTGAAAAAGCATTAGGAAAAGTTCCTATTTTTAGACGTTTACTTGATGCTAAGAATCGTTATAGAATTAAAACTATTGCTGAAACTAGACCACGTCTTGCTAAATTCATCGCAGGAAAGAATCAAAAAGATCTTCCTATGTGTACTATTGTTTGCACAGTAGCTGAACTTGAAGAAGCTTATAATCAAAAATGGACTTATATTTATCGAACAAGAAAGATTATCGATGATATTATCGATACTTATATGCTTCTTGGTTTTGGTGTAGTTGATACTACTTCGGATTATATTTATCTCTTCTATGCTGGAGAATCTGAACCACAGATTATTGCTATGGATAAACTTGGAAATAATGCTGGTGGTGATAATACTAATAAGTCTCTCGCAGAAGCTATTGCTAATACAACACGTCTGTTAGCACGTCATTAATTGAATAGGAGATAAAATATGAAATTAAGTGAAATTTTAAAACTTAATGATGATCAGTTCGATAAACAGTTGGATATGTTTGATGCTATTCCAAAATCTAGAGTTCTTTCTAAATCTGAAGAACATGAACTCAGAAAAAGTTTAATCGAATATGAACATACATTGAATAAATGTGTAGATGGAAAAATTATTTCATCTGAATTGAGACCAATTGTTGATGAATTCGAAGCGGCTAATTACAGTCTTGATGGGTTAAAACCTCATGTAAGAAATTCTCTTCAGAATACTTATGAAGAATTAAAATATTGTATCGAAAACGATCCTAAAACTTTCAAACATTCTTCTGCTAAATTGTATTGTGATCTTTATGAAATGTTTAAGTTAAATAAAGCATCAGAAGCAATTAATCGTTTGAAGAAGACTAAGTTCTTTAAGAGTAGTAAACTCTCTAAAGAATCATTCTCAATTGAATCTTTGGAAAATTATCTCGCAGAAAATGGTCAATTAAGATCTACTGAAGGATTTATTGATAATTTCTTTACAAAACTTCTTCATAAATCTCAGATACCTGCTGCGTCAGATTCGATTCAATACGGAATGTTCTTAGTATCAATCGTTTTGGTACTTATAACTATTTCAATTATTGCCCTCTGTATTATCAATGCACAGTATCGTGCTGAATTGGTTAAAATTCTTGATAAATTGTCAGATGATGATGTTAAACTTAAAGGAGCTTTAAAAACACGTCAAGATAATGTTAAAGAAGCTGCTCTAGCTATGGAACAGAATATGCCTAATTTAACAAAACAGACTATTGTAAAAGCTTCTAAATATAGCATTAGACAGATAAATCAGCTTTCTAAAGCAGATTATTCTGCTCTTGATAAATCTGTAGAAGAATTTAATCAAGAATGTAATGATATTGTAGCACAGTCTGAAGAAGGTGCAATTGAAGATAAAATTATCCAAATTGCTCAGCCGCTTTATGATAAATTTATCACATTTGCTGCTAAATATAAAACTGCTATTATTGCAGTTGGTATGATTATTGCAGCTGTTAAGGTTGGTATTCCATTACTTCGCGCTTGTATTTATCAATTCAAGAGCTGGCGTATAAGAATGAGTACATTCTTTGAAGAGCAGGTAGAGACAACTAATGCTAACATTGAATATCTTATCGAACTTCGTGATAAACCTACAACCTCTCAAATGGAAAAAGATCGCTTAAATAAGATCATCCAGAAACAGAGAGTTTGGATTAAGAATATGACAGCTTGGGCTAACATGTTCTATAAATCAGAAGTAGATGCAAGTTCTGATACTATGTACGAAATCCGTCAAGATGAAAAGATTGATTTCGATAAATTAGCATATGATCAGGAATCAGCTGAAGAATCATCTAATGATGAACTTTCTGGTACAGCTACTACTGATGATACAACTATAGATATTGAAACTGAACCAGTTCCAACAAATAAACCTGTAGTTTTATTCTAAACCACATATTAAATGGTAGACACTAAGTGTCTACCATTATTTTTATATTAGTAACAATAGAATATAATATTTTCCGGAAGAAGATGACAGGTTTCGCAAAACTTAGTATTAAGCCGTCAGACCACTTAATCTTTGTTTAAAAAGAAATACAATCTTCGATGCTCAATTTAAATAATTTTTTCCTTAAGGAGAAAAACAAAATGGCTAATTACCACGAATTCAGTATCGAATCTGCTATCATGCCTTCAACAACACGTAGATCTGTTAAGATCGAAGGTGTTAACAATGTAAAGAAGATCTTCGCAGATCCTTCTAAATCTACAGAAGCATTTATCACAGGTGCTATTGCAGATACAGGCGCAGCAGACCGCAATATTATGTACGTAAACAAAACCCTCGGTGCTCTCAGTGATCGTCTTCAGACAGCTGCTAAGATTGCAAAATCTGTAAACACTGCTAAAGACAGAGGAGTAGAGGGATTCCAGTCAGTTGAATACCTCAATCCTTGGGAGTATGCAATTGAAGGAAAAGCTTCAGAATTCTTCAAGAAAGTTTGGGAAGCAATCAAGACAACTTGCCGCAAGATCATTGCAGCAATCGCTAACGCTATCAAATGGTTGTCAAACCAGATCCAGTCAGCTTTCACAAAAGCTCAGGTTAAGGATTACAACTATTACAAAGCTAACAAAGCTACTCTTGGTGCTGTTGCTAAGAAATCTAAGTCAACTGTAAAATCTATTGAATGGGTACCTGCAAGTGAATTCTCTAAGGTTCTCGCTAAGTTCAATGGTGAATACATGAAGGTTGTACGTTCTAAGTCAGCTGACATGGCTACAGTTGAAAAGATCGGTAACATGGATGCTTCTTTGCTTACTGATCCTACTAAGTTTGGAAAGATCTTCTCAGAAGCTAATGCTGGCTTACATTTGGGAAGCTCTGCTGAATCTAACTTCAAAGGATTCCGCACAGTATTCCAGAAGATGATCGACTCTATCAATAAAGAACTTGAAGATGTAACTACAAGTGCTTTCGGTAGAGCTCAGGAAGGAAAACAGAATGCACATTCTGTAGTTTACGGTAAACTCGCTAAGGGTGATACTGTAAAAGATATCGCTGTTTCTAAACTTTGCTCACTTTCTGGTGACTTCTCAATTCTTTCAGATTCATGGATGGCAGACAATGTTAAGTCTTATGTAACTCTCTGTAACGAAAGTATGAAAACTTTCACACAGTATACAAAGGCTATTGACAAAGTTGCTGCAGCTTTTGATCGCGCTGTTGCTAAAACAGGTGAAGAGAACGCTAAGATTTCTTCACTTTCACAGCTTACATCACAGCTCTGTAACACACGTTGTCGCTACAACTCATACATGAACTCTATCTTGCTTGAAGTTGAATCTGCAGCTCTCCGCTATCGCCGTTCAGCTCATAACGCTCTCAAAGCTGTTATTGCTGAAGTAAAGGGTGGTCCAGCTAAAGCTGCTAAAGCTAAGGCAACAGAATCTTATCAGTCAGTAGAATCACTTTTTGTTTTTGACTAATTGATAATCTGGTTGGATTATGTAGTAAAGATGGACCTTCGGGTCCATCTTTATATTTATTTTCGCCTTCTATTCGAAAACATTATTATATATCTTAATATGGTGAAAAATATGGAACCGAACTTTGATGAACTAACACAAATCGGTATGGAATTCACATTACCGAGAGTTAATAATCGTCAAGCGACGAAAGAAGAAATAAAACATCTTAGAGAAAACATTAATGATGATATTAAAAAGACTGAAGAAAAAATGATTTCCATAGTTATGAAACCTGATCCAGATTATGTAAATCCAGATCCTACAGGAAATGAAATAGCTGAAGGTATGGAATCATATGAATTTTCAGTTGAGGATGAAATTATTAATGGGTTCAATGATGAAAAATATCAACAAGAAATCATTCAACTTATTAATACTATTAATAATCACATTAGTATTTGTCAAAATGAATTAATAAAGATCGATAAATCTTTAGAACTTAAAGATAAAGAAGTTGTAAATTCTATTTTCAATAAAGTTGTAAAGAACTTAAAATCTACTATTTGTACACATTATATGTATCGTGATACTGGTAGTAAGATTGGAGCATTACTTAAAATATGTGACCAAGTTTTTAACGGATTATCTGAATTAAATCTGGAAAAATTTGATACTTATTTGAATTTTTTCGACAATTTAGATACATCTTGGTTGTTTACTAAAGAAATGTATGGATATCTAAATAATAAAGATATGAACAGTTTCTTTACAAATCTTGAAAAATATTCTGTAGCTTATATAACTACTAGACTTGAGAAATATAGCGGGTTAATTATAAATGAAAAAGAAGTACCTTTGATTTCAGTTCTTGCTAATCCTAATAATATAATTAGTAATTGGAAAGAATGTAATCACAATATTGGTAATATGATTTCTACTATTAAAATAAAATCTGTTACTAATATACCTAATGCCGAATACGCATGTGTGTTTGTAAAATTTATTTTTTCATTATTATCTGCTTTCTTTAGAATAGTTTTAAATGTAAGTGAAGATATTCAAGCTATTATGAATAAAATAGAACCTACAGGATTAAATAAACCCGTACCTGGTTTTTTAATTGATAATCTTGAAGAAAAAGATCCTTGGATTGTAACGGACTATCATTTGTTGAAAGAATTTAAACACGGATCTACAGATACAACAAGAACTGAAAATATTATCAAAATGCATAACAGTGTTATAAAACCTAATGATTTAGTTTTATTCGAAGGTGATATAACTGAAGAAGAGTATTTTGATATGAATATTATTAAGTATATTAAAATGGTTTCTAATCTTGTTAAAAAGCTTAATGGTCATAAAATTATGATTATGGGTAATAATGATTCAGGAACTAAGGATATGTATCTTAAAATGGGTTTTGAAGAAGTATATGATAGACCATTACTTGGTAAGAAATATTTATTCTCTCATGAACCTCAAATTATGACTAAGTATCCTGGAATTTTAAATATACACGGTCATATTCATGGTAGTAAAAAATATTACAACATGGATGCTAAGAACCATTTGGATTCATATTATGGTCTTTATGGTAAACCTATGAAATTGTCAGAACTTGTAAAGTATTACAATTCTGGTAAATATAATGACGTTGAAGGCAATATCAAAAATGATTGGAAAGAACCTATTGATGTTGAACCTATCAAGATAAATTAAGGAGATATAAATCTATGACAGATTTACATTCTATAGAAAAACTTCGTAGAGAAGAACTCTCTTATAATGAAAAACAGAAAATCTTCAATTTAAGTTATGAATCTTATTTTGGAGAATCTGTTGAAAATCTTTTGAAGTGTGATTCACTCGATAAAGATATTTTCAAAGTTACTACTGATTATGAAACAACTGCTAAAATGTTGAAAGGTAAATATGCTAATTCTACAGAAGCTGAAGAACAGGATGAGATGAAAATTTCATTTGGTGCTAATGTAAAATTGTGGTTTACTAAAGTTTGGGCATTTATCGTAAGTATTTTCCAAAACATCACATATTCAATTGTAAATATGATTAAAGCACTTATTTTGTATATTCAGAAGAAACGTACAGTAAGTCAATCTATTTATAAAAGAATTAATGATATGTACTTCAGTAATTCTAATGGTTTCCATACTCATGCTGATGATCGTTTTGGAACATTAGCTTCAGATCCTAATTATTATTCTGTAAAAACAAAAGATATTGGCGGATCTGGTAAAGGCATGACATTTAGTGATATTCATGCTAGAATCAATGATGCTAATCTTCATTGGTTCATTTATGATAACAAAATTATTTTACAGAATAAAAAATCTTTATTCAACTTGGATACACTTAAACAATTTGCTACTAGTGATCTTGCTAAAGAAAGTTCTGAAGAATCTTTAGCAACACTTGAACAAAATGTTGGAATCTTAGCTGCACAAGGAATTATTGCTGGAGAAGTTTCAGCAAACTTCAATGCTAACACTAATAAATATATTGAACTCATCAAGAATGGTAATAAACCTAAAGTTATTGCAGATTTAATGATTTATGGTTCAGCTGAAATTTCAAATGTTTCAATCCCTACAACAGAATTTTTAGGAATTGATAGAAATTCTTCAGCAAGTGTTACTAAACTTTTAAGAATGTATCTTGATGATTCAAGAAAAATTATTGGTAAGGGTGGATATATCGACGTTCTTACTGAAATTCTTAAAAAGTATAAAGATATCGCTGCTAAGGATTCTAAAGTAATTAAAGAAATTTCTGACTATATTAATAGTCAACTTGTTACTTATGCTGAAAATCCACAAATTATTGGTAAATTTAAAAGATTTACTAATATGATGGTTAGTATTAAATCTGTAAAAACAAAGTTTGTTGCATTACGTCAAGGAATTATCGGAAACCTTCTTACTATGTATTCTATTATGGATTATGGTATTAATCAATTAATCGGTGCTTCTGATGAAATGAAACCTATTCAGAATGGTAAGAATACAGTTATTGTAACTGATACAGGAACTTATAATTCTAATCGTAACCAAAAATCTAAAGATTTAACTGGTAAAGATGGTGATATTATCTCTAATATTACTAAACCTGTAGAAGATCTTTATGAAGAAGGTGACGAAAGTCTTAAAAATTAACAATTAAATATATGTTAGTATAAGTCTCGAGCTCATTGTCTTATACTAACAATTATAGATATCTATTATTATAAGGAGAATATTCTCATGGAAAATAACGAATTTGGAATGGAAGCCATTATCAGTAATGGTTTAGGCTTCTCAGATTCTCTTTTCAATACTAAGAAAACAAATTTCGATGGCGATTTTGATTCTATGAGTCTTGAAATAGCTTCTACAGAAAACCTTGTAAATTTTGCTGAAACATATAATCAACTTGATGCATATAATGCTGATCAGAAGATTAGAATGTTGAAGAAACTTCATGTACATACAAATAATGTGCCTGGAAATTATGGTAAATCTGTAGAAAAATTTATTGTTGAACAGTCTCTTGAAGAGGCCGCTACTAAAGAAGCTGCTGGAGAAACATCTGGTGCTAATCCTGCTAAACTTCCTAATGGAGCTATTGGTAAACAACGCGATGGCTTTATTGCTAAAGTTTGGCAAACACTTAAAGATTTATTCTTTAAAATCGTAGATTGGTTTAAAAAGAAACTTCAGTGGATTGCTGATAAAATTGGTAAACGTCCAACTACATCAGAATCTATTCAGGCTCTTTCTTCATGTACAAGTGAAGAAGCTAAAGATATTTGGGATACACTTCTTGAAAATGACATCGATGCTTCTACTAAATCAAGTGAACAGGGTAAAGTAATTTGTATTTCTGCTAACGCTATTAACAAATTTGCTGCAAATGTAGAAAAATTTGATATGGTTGGTCGTAGACTTATTGCTTGTTCTCAGACTGTTGAAAAACAGGGTGGATATTTAGCAGCTAATAAAGACTCAAATCTTTCATATAATGATATTATTTCCAATGTTAATGGAATTAAATCACAGTTAGCTGAATTTATTCCTGGTGGTAAACAGGTTCCTGAAACAATTCAGAAACTTACTAAGGAAGATATCACTAAGTTCAATAGACAATTTAAAGAATGTCTTTCTTATTTACAATGGGATCATGATCCTGAGGGTTATGCTAAATTATTCACAGGAACAAATCTTATTGCTAAAAAGGCTGGTGGAAATGCCGCATCTGTAGCTGCTGCTCAGTATGGTACTACAAATCCTGCTGAATTAAGAAAACTCATTCCTTCTTTAACAGAATCTTTAAAAACTATTGATTCTACATTGACTAAATTACAGCACGATGTAACAGAAGCTGATAAAGCTTTTAATAGATATATTTCTCATAAAGATCGTAACATTGCTGATGGTAATGGAAACCTTAAAGAATATAAAGGTGGAGATGAAAATTACGCTAATGCTATTATCGTATATCAGTTTGCTACTACAACAATGACTTGTTTCAAAATGTTGAATAAGTTAATTCAAGTAGCTGTTACAGTTTATAAGAAAATGGATGATGAATTGGTTAAATTGACAAACGTTCTTGATAAAGCTGCTAAAGCTAAAAAAGAACGCAAATGGTTCCAATTCAAAAAGAAAGATCGTGATGCTAAGAAATCTAACGATACTCTCAAAGAAGCAGGTCTTGATACCGAAAATGAAGAAGAAGTAGATAAGAGAAATGCTAATTGGGACAAACTCGAAAAGTTTGAAAAAGGTGCTAAGGCTGCTGGAAAAGCTATTGGTAACGGTGCTCAGAAATTTGGTAAAACTAAACCTGGTACTGGTATCAGAAATGCCGCTGATGCTATAGCATCTGGTGTTAAATCTACCGCTCAAGATCTTTTAGGCAGAGATAAAGAAGCTGCTAATACTAGAAAGAATTTGGAAAAACGTATCAATAAACGTGAAGCCAATGCTGAAAAACGTGCTAACGCTGCAGCTAATTCTAGAATGGCTAAAGATAATGCTAGAACTAAAACTACAGAATCTTGGCTGCTTGATCCTGAGAATTATATCTAATATTTCTTATAAAGATCCTGGGTTTATCCAGGATCTTTATTTTTTACAATTTTACATCATTATATAGGAAGTTTAACAATGAGAGACGATGATATTAACTTAAAAATGAAAGTTGATCCTAATTTGAAAGATGATACTGTCTTACAAATGGGTGAAAATCAAGTAACTTATGGTGAACTTAAAGATATGTATAAAGTTGTAAACCAAGAACCAATTAGATGTTTAATCTATTGGGATGACGTTTGTCAATATACTTCTTTAGGTTTAATTGAAGTTATTAATGCTTTATTTAAAACTGATGCTAAAATTGATTTTGAACATTTCTTTACAAGACCAAATGACTATATCTATGGTATAGAATATGTTTATAAAATCTTTGAAAATGTTTTAAAACCTCAAGAAATTGATAAAATAAAGCGTAAATATTATTGGAAAATAATGGAAATATCATTAAAAAGTATGGTATTTAATTCTTCTGTAAGAATTAATAATTTTTATGAAAGAATTGGTTTTTATTTTCCTTACCATTTTAAAAATTCTGATATGCTTAGAGCAGGTTTTAAAGAAACAATATTTACTAAGATTCCATTAGAAAATATCAGATTTTATTATGGTGAAACCGATGGTGGTTTCAATGATATTCTTAAGAAAGATGCTTATAATAGTGTAATAACTCCAAATATTAAAGGAACTTACGAATACATTATTAATAATAATCTTAAGAAGATAGCTATTATTGGTCCTGAAGATCATAATGGTATGACTGAAGAAATTTATGAAGTATTGGAAAAATATAAAAAGCTTCCATTACCTAATTATTGTTCACTAAATGTATATTCTGAACAAATATACAAGTAATTATGAACAAAATAATATAATTTTAGGGAGTATCTTATGGAAACAACTTCTTATAAAGACTTCCTATATTCTGTAGAAGCGGAAGTCGCAGAAAAAAAGAAACAGATTGAAAAACAAAATGTTTCTGCTTCTAAACCCGTAGAGAAAAATTCACATATGGTAGCTGCTAAGAAAGCTGAAAAGCCTTCTGTTTTTGATCAATTAAAAGAGTTACCAGGTAAAGTAGATAATCTAAATAAACGTTTTAAACTTTGGAAAAATCAAAGAAAGAATTTAGGTTTTTATAAACGTTATTTGGATAGAGTTGAAAGCGGGTTATATTCAAGATATGGATCAGATTCATATGTTTTTGAAAACGAAATGATTGATGATCCTGTAAATATTCTCAAAGGCCCAGCTCAAGAATATATTCGTGATATTGTGGCAGATGTAAATAAGCTGTTTAAACAAGTTTTGGATATGTCTAAGGCATTAGAAACTAAGACAACAGCTGAAGGTGCAATCTCTGTAGTAAACGGATATGTTAAAGAGTACATAGGTCAAAATATAAAAGGTCAGAAAGTTGACCAAAATAAACTTTCATGGCGAGATAAGATTCTCAATGCTACTAAATTTAAAATTGCTAATATCTTATTAAGATATGGTAAACGTGAAGTTTATGGATACACTGCAAAAAATATGGTTTTAAAAGGATATCCTCCTGCAAATCATTTAATTGTAACTATGTTTGTAAGTAATCCAGAAGAACATCCTTCTAGACGTTCTATAACTTCAGTATTTACTAGTCCTGAATCTTTCAGAATTCTCGCAGATTCTGATAAACAAGATGTCTTCAGTGTAGTTGGTATGACTACTTCTGTCTTAAGTAAAACTGTAGACGGAAAAGTTATGAATGATATCAAATTATCAAAATCAAATGCTATCAAAGAATTTAAAGCAAGCAATAATCCTAATAAATCTGATGAAGCTAAAATCATCGATTCTATATGGGATGGTATAAATGTTTCTTGTAAAGAATTACTTGGTAGAAAAAGTTATTTTATCGACTGTATCAATGTTTATTATGATATGATTCTTAGAATCGATCGTTTAGCAGTTTTAGCAATTAAATCTATGCTTGATACTGAAAATGCTTCTCGAGATAAAGGTTATAAGAATGGTGCTCAGTATAAACGAGATACAAATGATTACCGTGATGGACAAGTTCAAACTGCTACCGATAGACAAATTTCTAGACTAGAAGAAAAACATGCTGGTGCTAAAAATGGTAAAGTTTATCGAGAAGGTTTAAATTCTAATGCTCATCAGGTAAATGAAATTGCAAAAAAGGTTAACAAAATGAATAGATAACCTTTTATATAAATATGCCTTATCTTTATAAATGAAGTTTTCATTTATAAGATTTGTATATACAAATTTTTATTCCTTATAAGGAGAAACTAAACATGGATAATTCAAGAAGCCTTGAAGCACTTTACCAGGATGGAACTGGTATGGTATCTCTTCCTAAAAAATCATACAAAGCTTCTATCGAAGGATATGATGGCTTTGACGATATTCTTTCTGCCGATTTAGCTAAATCTGAAGAAAATCTGGCATTCCTCGATACATTCCAGATGATCGAAGCTAAGAATGCTGCTGACAAAATGAAGATGTGTAGAAAACTTGCTGCTAACTACGGTTCACGTTCTGGTATGCCAGCTGGTGCTGCTACATCTGTAGAATCACTTTGTAACATCATGTCACTTGAAGCTGAAGAAACAGCTGAAGCTGCTGGTATTAATACAAAAGATGAAAAAGCTAACAATCCTGAAACAACTAAAAAGAAAGGCGAATTCTTTAGAACAATTTTCAAAGCTATTAAAGATTTTTTCAAAAACATTTGGGATGTTTTTGTTGGAATGATTAGCAAAATTGGCTCATTATTTAAAAAGAAAGATGCTCCAACAGAAACAAAAACATCATCAGATACAGTTGATATGAATGTCAATGGAACATCTGATAATAAAACTGCAACTTCTTCAGCTACGAATGGACGCGAAACAGGTTCTAAATTAAATTTAGATTATGAAATATTTGTAGATATTTCTAAATTTAATCCAGCAGGTATTAAAAACTTCTCTAGCAAATATCAGAATACTTCAAAAGCTGTAAAAACTTTCTCAGAAGGTCTTAAAAAAGCTGAACAAGCAAGTGCTGAAAAACGTAATACTTTTATGGATAATGAAGGTAAAAAACTTATTGAAGCTATTGATGCTACTAGTTCTATTGTAGCAGGAGTTGCTGATAGACGTAAAACTCTTGGAGCTCGTGGTGATGCTAAATCTATTAAAGCTGCACTTGATGCTGCAAGTAAAGATCTTCGTTTCGAAGCAGGTTCGGATAATGCTTATACAGTTCTTCAGAGTCTTTTTGGTGTAACAGAAGATAAAAAACTCAGAGAAGCTGCAAAAAATAAACAACAGGTAGCTAAAAAATATCTTGATGAAATTGCAGATCGTAAATCTAGAATGCAGTCATATGTAATTAAATCAATTACAGATATTCCTTCTCAGATGAAACCTTCTCACGACTTAATGGTTCAAATTTGCGATGAATATGAAGCTAATATTAATACTTATTTAGGAAAAATTGGTTATAATGCCGCAGATCCTAATAAAGGTCAAAATAATAATGCTTCAGAATATTATACAAGTTTGACTGTATTAACATCTGCTTTGAAGGTTTGTACTAAAATCGAACAGGTTGTTGTTAAAGCTGTTTCTTCAATGATTAAACTTGTAAAATAGTTTATTTTAAACAAATAAAAAAAAAGAAGAGGGAGTTATCTCCCTCTTCTTTTATATTGGTTTTTTTTTACTTAGTAGCAGAAATCATTCTACTTTCATAAGCTACTATTTCAGCCCAGTCCTTTTCAGGGAAAGTTGCTAAGAAACCAGTCTTATGGAAGAAGATTTTCTGTGTTTGAATTTCTCCAGAATCTACTGATTTATCATAGTTCTGAAGATCCAAATATAATTGATAATTAACATCCTTTAATAATTCTCTATTTATTATTGGATATACTTCACTATCAGTTGTAGCTACCTGCCACCAACCAGGATTAGTAGCCGGTTCTATAATGTAGTGAACCCTTTCAGGATCAAATAATATACTTGGTACATATTTGTCAAGAATCAATGTACCACAAAATGCTTTCTCTTCAAGTTCACCTACATGATTTTCTTCATAAGATTTTTTCAAATTCTTATAAGTACTTATCATTCCTTTGAAAATTGCTCTTACAAAATCAACAGCTTTCATAAAAGCATCCATTTGTAGTATTGGATCTTTAGGATCAACATTCATCCAATTGATGGATAATGCGAGTGGATTCTGCATTTTAGAATATCCACCATTGAAAGTAGGATTACTCTTTATTGATCCAAAATTATCATTCGTATCAAGAAGCATAAAGAAATCTCTATCAACTCTTGATGTAAATTCTTTACCAATTAATTTTGGCCCTATAACAAGCCATAATTTTGATGAAGCTGTGTAAGGCTGTTCGATTCGTTTTCTTTCTACAAACGAATGTTCATTAAAACCATCATTTATAGGATTACGAACAACCAATTGATCATGATGATCGAAGACTCCACCACCAATATCACCAACGATGTATTTTTTATTTTTAGCTTCTAACTCAGAAATTGTCTTGTCTACATCATTTCTTGAAACTCTAATAATTTCCGGAATTGTTGTAATTCCCATTTCATTACGAGCTTCAATTATCTCAGCAACGAATGTTACATCATCAAGGTGAAATGAACCACCATGAACAATGATTGCATCCAATTCTTTTAAATCTTTCATTGAAATGGAAGATTTAATTTTTTGAATTTCTACTGCATTTTCTTCATCAAATAAAAATTCTTTAGCCATTTTTCTTACCCCCTGGCTTTTAAATTTATTATAAATATAATATATAAATTAACATATTTAATAAACAAAAAAGAAAGGGATAACAAATATCCCTTTCTTAAATTTATTGTAAACTATATACAATGAAGATAGTTTTAGTTTTAGTATCTTCAATTGCACCATATTTACAACAATATTTTGTAATACTTTTATCATTTTTTATAGATGAATTGAAATAATTTTCAAAATCTGATAAAGTTCCATTTTTATCAACATTTGAAAAATGAATTGATGGTATTTCGAATGCGTATAATTCTCCATTTTCATCTGGAAAACAATTTAAATATTCTAACACAGTTCGATACTTTTTAATTTCTCTTTTATTCGGATAAATTATATCTTCACATTTATCCAAATTATTTAGTATTTTATAAGCATCTTTTGTTATATTTACACATGTATATACGCATTGATTTCCATCATTGATTGAATTTATCCGATCCATAATTCTTTGATAATCATTTTTGTACAATTTTTTCAAAGTTTTTTCTTCAAGGACAATGAATCTATCAGACACATCAGTTGTGAGAGAATTATTTTCATGATCGATAATATTCATAACTATTCTTCTAACATAACCAGTTGTCTCTTCGAGTCCGGTATTTTTAATTCTTGGATAATTACCTTCTGATCCGTTTAATCTGTATTTTAATTTAGATAATCCATAATCTTCCATATTCTTTTTATATGAAAGTTGTATTAAATCTGAGCCAATAGCAAGCTTTCCACTACTTATCACAATTTCTTCCAATTCAGATTTAGTAAAAACTATCTGATTAGGACCTGGTTCCAATTTAGTCATATTACTTACCTCCTCATACGACTTATTTGTCATAAATATAATATATAAAAAAGAGAGGATTTATATCCTCTCTTTTTAAATTATGCTTGTTTCTTTAAGATTTCAATTCCGGCATTCTCTATGAATTTATCCATGAGAATACCACAATTGATATCTACTTTTTCATTACCTTCATCTCCAGAATGGCCAGGAACATGAAGCCAATAAATTTTTCGTTCAGAATTTAATTCATAAAGAGCTTGCCATAATTCGACATTTTTAACTGGTTCAGACTGTCCGTCTTTATTAATTTTCATCCAGTTATTTTTAACCCATTTCTTAGTCCAGAATAAAATTCCAAATCTTACATAATCAGAATCAAGATAAATAGTTACCCATTTATCTTTAGGAACACCATTGTTATTTAGGTATTCAATAGCTCTAATAGCAGCCATTAATTCCATCTGATTATTGGTTGCATTATCTTCAGCTTTTCCATGAACTTCATTTGTTTCAGTATCATAGAAAGACCATGCACCAATGTAACGTTTTCCATCAGGAGTATTCAAAATACGAGAACCACCATCAGTATATAAAACTTTAACAGATTCTTCATTAGGTTTAAATTCCCTACGAGGCGACTGATTAGTTGTCTCACTTGCGTACTTCTGATTGTCATTAGGAGTCCATTTAAATTCGGATCCAAAATTATCAATTGTTTCCATAAGCTATTTCTTCCTTAGTTTCATCTTTTGATAAAACTGTTCTATTTGTAGGATTGTAGATTTTTAATCCTGTAGGTACATCTTCCTTAACTTCTACAACATAGCCATTTTCGTTTATGTATTCACCAACTTTGACTAATTGAATTTTCGGACGTTGAGTGCCATCTGGATTCAATCCTAATTTACGCATTGTAGCCGGAGACTGCTTATAAATAGGATTGTTTTTATCAAATTTCTTTTCTTCAGGTTTTTCATCATTTGTAGATTCTGTATAATCTGAAGATCTGAAATTTGTTTGTGCTTTTTCGTAAAAATCATGTTCATTAATAAAAGCTCGTAAACGATTATTTTCATTTACAGTTTCATCATATTCACGCTTTACTTCTTTAACTACATAGCCTATACAACCAATTGTAGTTAAGCCACCGATCCCAATCAAACAGCCTTTAATAATTTTTCCAGCTTTTGATTTTTTTCCGTTGTCCATTTTTTCCTCCTTTATTATTGAACTTTGGAACTAATCCATCTTTATCACATTCATAATTTTTAATATGATCTAACGGATTAAATAGTTTGGTAATAATACGATTAAATATTTGTTTTATTTTCATATCATTGCCCTCCTTGATGTATAAAAATAATATATAAAGAAGAAAAAAATAAAGATGTATGGTTTTACAACCACACACCTTTACTTCCGGAACTAAAGATTTCGTGTAAGATTACTTCTTATCAGAAAGATCTACAACGTTGCTGATTGTGTCATAAACACATTTTGATGCAACAACACCAGTTACACCTTTAAGAGCAACCTTACCAATTGTCTTGAAAACGCTGGCTGTTTTATCTTTCTTAGAAACATCACTTTTACGGCAAGTTTCGATTGACTTAACAATATCGTGACCTGCGCTGAAACCTGAACAGAATGCTGGAATTTCACTGATAATTCCTGCAACAAGTTTCTTACCATTGATATACTTGTAGCCCCATTCACCATACTGAGATGGCTTTTCTTCTTTTGCTACGATTGGCTGAATTACCACTGTTTTCTGTGCTACTGCCTTTGGCTGCTGTGTGTTCTTTGCTTCTTTTGAATTTTTCTTACCGAGACTCATATTAGTCTTCCTCCTCGTTGTTACTTTCGTCTGATGATATATTTTCCTTTTCATCAGAATTAATTTTTTCTAACCTGTCATCAAAATTAGATGGACGTATCGCATTTGCCGACGGCATATCATCTTCGAATACGTAAATCTTATATTTGAGACCCAACTTATTAAGCAATACTCTGAATCTATTCAGAGAAAGCTGACCATTTGGAGATTTTTCAATAGCTCTTCGCATATTATTCATATCCGAATCATTATCGAATAATTTCCTAAAAGCATTTTTGGTAAAACCTTTATACAATTCCTTGATAATAATCAATGTGGAATCATCTCCAGGTTTTACCTCCAAATCTAATTCATCAGAATCATCTACTTCTTTTGCAGGTTTCTCGATATCTTTCATTCGATTTAACCTTTCAAGATCGACTCTTCTTATATACAAAAGACCATCCATACTGTAAAGACAGTTTGAATTAGGTACCTCATGTATTGTTTTCACTTGTCCTATGTATTTGTAGAAACCATTTGGTCCAAGTCTAAGATAATCATCCTTTCGAATAACTATCTCATTGGTTTCAGATATGTATTCCAAAACATTATACCTCCTCTTGTAGCATAAAATGATTCATTAATTGTATAGATAATTCATACAAGTTTTCAAGATTTTTTATCAATATTGAACCGAGAGACATGAATTCCGTAAGACTACATGTTCCTAAAACACCTTGCTGGCATTTGAAAATTACGCCAGGATATCCGATATTATTTAAGGAATCTGTTATTACATACGGTTGGATAGATAGGAAACTTCCTGTATATCCACTACTACAATTCATAACTACCGATAACTCATTGTATTTTTCTGATACTCTATAAGGAATATTATCCTCATATTGAAATAAATCATTTTTTATATCTGAAGTAAACCACGAACTTGCAGTTGCAAATATTCGTTTTATTTCAGAAACATCACTATAAGTTAGATATACTGATGGTGGAATTCGTTTAATATCATCTTTACTAAATGAAACACCTTTTAAGATTATTGAATCTTTAGTATTTCGAAAAGCTACTGATTTAAATCCGATGATCCCACCTTTAGATTTTGTCGAAACAAAATCTTTTTTATACGGAACATTCTTTTCACCTGAAACCTTAGAAGGTTCGAACAGATTGACTCGATGTTCTAAACCAATACTACCAAAGTTGGCTATTGGTCTATACAAGCTGTCAATGTTTAATTTGTTTTTCATTTGACAACCTCATATCATTATCAGAATATATAAGGAAATTATTTTCTAATATAATTGATAACATCCTGATAACTTATTTTTATTTCTTCTTCGGATTTTGTTTTTTGTCTAAATACATGAATACGTTTAACTCTTTGAGAATACATTGTTTTAAAACCAGTATCGATGAAATCATAATGAAATAATTCTTTGGTTTTAGATTCTCTTAAACGTCCAATCATCTGATTAGAAATTATAATAGAACTATAAGGTACGAATGATAATGTTGCTACTAGATCTGAAACATCCAGACCTACGCCTCCAGAACCAATAGTAGTAAAAATAATATTATTTCGAATTTCATATCGTTTTTTATTTTTATTTACTAAACCTGTATAATTTCCAAAACTTATATCAGAATCTTTATAAAGATTTTCAAGCATTTCTTTAAAAGTTTTAATATGCTCATTCTTTGCTAAATATATTAAAATCTTTCCATCTGGTTCTTTATCAAGACATTCATCTATAACCATTTTAATCATACCTAGTAAATACAAACGACGTTTATCATTATTAAAAATATAATTCCAATAGTTTATAGCTGACAAACCTTTATAAGTCATACAAGATTGTATTTCATAATCAGTCGGATATGTATTATAATCAATTAATCTTAAATTGATATCATTTCTAATTGTTTGTGTTTTTTGACCATAAATTGGAATCTTATTCATAGTACGTCTAAAAACTCTACTTTCACCATTATCAGTTCTAGTAGGAGTTGCTGTTAGATACCAAGTATTCTCACAATTTATAGCCATATTTATTTTTACATTTTGTACCCAATGCATATGGAATTCATCGAAACAAACAATACCAATACTTAATTCATCGCAAAGTTTATTTAAACCATCCATTCCATAAACATCTATGTATCTTGCTAAAGATGATGAAGTTGTTATATAAAATGCTTCAATGTTTTTAGAATAATCTCTTTGAGCTAATTTGTGAAGATTATCTGTACCTTTAACCATTTTAATCATATGGTTTTCGATTGTACAATCGTAATTTGTATATTCAATAATCTTTTCACACCACTGATCACCTAATGTTTCTGAAATGATTAACATAGGAACTTTAAGTCTATATGCCGCTGAAATAGCACAAAATGTTTTACCAATACCTGTGGCGAGGGCTAAGATTTTAGAATGAAATAATTTTTTAGTGGTTAAAAATTCGATGCCTTCAGCCTGATATTTGTCCTTTATTTGGTATTTTGGGTCCAAATTGAAGGCTATTTCACGTGGTCTAATTATCTGTGATGTAAAATCGTGAATTTCCCACTGAGCGTTGACTTCGTACAATTTCTCTTCAATATAATCATCACCTACACCAATTGGAAGATATAAGGTTTTCTTTTCTTTATCATATAATTCAAGTTTATCTTTTTTAATAGTTCGTAAACCTATTTTAGGTAACATAACCTTTTCAAATACACAAAATGAATCATCTAAGTTAGGAGCTGTACCAGATTTAGTTCTAGTTTCTTTATCCCATTTACATTTCTCATAAGGTGATAATTCATATCGGTTATGAAATTTCTTTATAATAACTTTTGACTCGAACACAATTCGAACCTCCGGATGTATATTATATAATTCTATAATTTTTAAAAAAATAAAAAAAAAAGAAGGAGAGCTTTCGCCCTCCTTCCATCGTGAATTTTTAACAGCTCTAAAAATGATTACTCATCAGAGCTGTTTTTGTTGATGTTAACATCAACAGTAGCTTTAGCAGCCTTTTTAGCAGCGACCTTCTTTTTGATAGCAGGTACTACCAATTTTTCTGTTGCGAGTGTTCCTGCAACACCAATGCCTACGCCGGCAGCGACCTTAATTACGTCGCTCTTCTTAATTTTATTCATAGCCATAACTTTACCTCCATGGACTATCATTTACCTTAATTATTATAAATATAATATATAATTATTTAATAGTTAATTTAACAAATTAAAAAAAAGGAGAAATGGCTTCCATTCCATTTCTCCCACCCTTTTTTATTCTTCACCGAGATATAAATCGGCGAAGTTACATCTCTTGAGAATGTTGGCATTTCCCTCGCTGTCTCTTAAGATGTTGCCTTTTTCATCAGTTTCCACAAGATATGTGAAACCATCAGAGCCTTTGGCATAGGCCCAGTGATATACAATATCACCAATCTTAATCTCGACATGCATTCTTATGCAGTCAAGGATTTCAAATGCCTCTTTAATATCACAATCGACATCTAAAAGAGACATATTACCTTCTTTGGAATATTCTATTCCATAAGAAGTAGTGGCTTTTTCAACCACATTGAATTCCTCATCGACATATGTTGTCATATTAACATATGTTGTTTTTCCTGTGACAGAATCTATTAACCAGAATCCATCTCCACCACAGGCAGCTTCAATTTTTCTAGTAGTAGAAATATTTTTAATTTCCACTACACCAACAACGATTACTGTAATAAACAATACTACAGTAGCGACCATTAATAATTTAACTGAAGATTTTTTATTCATTTTTTTCCTCCCTTAATAAATTCTTCAATTTTATCCTTCTCTTCAAATTCGAGTGGATCTTCTCCCAAGTATTTTCCGTAAAGAATACTTAAGACTGATAACTTTCTTGGAACGGAGAGTTTCAAGAAAGAAGGTGACACATTTTCACACCATTTACACAAATTTGTGTTAGTGGTTAATGGATCATCTTCAATAATTGCTGGAGCTGTAGTACATTTAGCAAGAGTCTCCAGATCTTTTACACTTTCTATAATTTCGTTTTCGAAACTATATAGAGTGTGTGCTGCTCTACAAGCATACGTTGTATTCTTATAGAGGTCCTTGAGTTTTTCAATCTTCTTCCTCCTGAAGAAGATGAAAGCATCTCGTTTTAGTGGCTTAAATTTAAACCACCATTTTGAAAGATTAGTTTCTTCAATATAAAGTTTGAGAAACCAATCTTTTTGGATTTCATTAAACTCGGCTACTAATGCTCTGAGTTTCTGAGCGTCTTCACCATAGTTAATGTCAATTTCTGAAGGCCCTTCTTTAAAGAAATCACCTTCAGAAATCATTTTGAAAAAGTGCCATCTTTGGATATTAAGCATAGTAATAATCTCCTTCTAAACTCTTTCTTACAAATATAATATACAAATTAAACGATTTGTTTACAAAAAAAGAAGAGGGAAATCCCTCTTCTTTTTTTCATTTAGTTACATGATATTATCAACCATATCACATAACCAGTCACCGTATTCATTTACGGTAACATTTGATTCCGGAGGATCTAATTTACAAGCTGTTCCACCATACATAGAAAGATGATTATTACGTTCAATTTTAATTGAGTCGTATACAATACCATCTTGTTCTACGTTTTCTCTAGAAACAACTTTTGTTCCAGGTTTGTTTTTTAACATAATCGATCAAATCTGTAACAAAATCATCATCAAATCCTTCATTAAGATATGCTGTTAAAATGTTCGTAGCCATTTTACTTACCTCCATAATTATAATATATAAGTGAAATAAAAAAATAACCCACCAGGAATATTCCTGGTGAGCTAATAGATTAAATAATCTTAGCTTTCTTTAAAGCTTTTTTCATATAACTGAAATCGTGATGAACTGTAGTTTTGAATGATGAATCATGAATACCATCACCAATACCTTCACGTTCAAATGAATCAATATCTTTACAAGTTTTTGAAACTTCCTGATATACCAATGCACTCAATAAATCACCTTTGAATATAGCTGTTTTAAGATTGATAACCATAAACTCAAGATTATCTTTACTAAAATCAGGATGTTTAAGAATATTGTTCTGATCTCTTGTTAAAGCATAAATAATTGGTTCCAAGAATACCATCTCTTCATTCTTTAATCCTGCTTCAATTACAAGATCAGCGAAATCATTCAATGGTGTATCAAGGTCATTAAAATACCAATTAGGTTTAGAACGTTCGATAATATTCTTAAGTTCTTTAAGATATCTTGATGTTTCAGCCGTAATATATTTAATATTAAATACTGGTGTTCCAGGTTTAATATTTGAAAGTTTCAATTCTGCTACATCTGAATCAATTGGAATATCGATAGCTTTCAAGTTGTTTCCAGAAAGCATATCTTCAGACAATGTTAAGAATGAACCATCAAGTTTTACAACATATTCGTCTTCATATGGTTCACCATTAGCATCAATTTTCTTTGTAACGATTTTAAGATCAACAAGCATTTTAGAAACTACGCGTGTAGATCCTTCTTCGTCATCGTCATCCTCTTCATCATCATAATCGTCATAGTCATCGTATTCATCATTTCTAACACGATCAATAATGTCTTCGATATACTCTTTATCGAATATGATAGAAGTATTTTCTGGATCTTCGAGACGTTTCAAAACCAATCTATTTTCATCATTTGTGAATATAGAAAGTAAAACTTCATCATCGAATTCTTTAGTTTTTGTACCAGCAGCATGTTTTACAGCCATTACAGCATTTGACAATTTGTTTTCAACTTCTGTAGATGTTGCACCGCCGATTCTATAAGAAGATTTAAATTCTGGCGGATTGCCGTAACAAGCTTTACATACAAGTCCTTTAACTGGATGTGCACAAGTACAAATACTTCTAAGTTTTACAGTAGTTCCGATTAAATCAGTATCGTTCTTTGTAACTTTCTTAAGTTTACCATTATTCATAATGATATTCTTAGAAATTATTAATTCGAGATGTTTTGGAGTTTTAACTTCATAATTAATATAGTGTTTAGTTCCACAATCATTCATCTTATAATCGATACGATTATTAAGACCTGCTAAGTTTGTTTCACGTGACATGTAACCAGAAACACCTACGAACTTTTTCTTATAAATAAGAGCTTTCGCAGCAAGTTCCGATTCAGCAATCTGATCACCAACATTCTGTAATCCATTCAAATATGAACGTTTCATAATATGAGGAAGAACGATGTTGTTAATAGACATACGCGGACCTACAGCAATAAACATCTGAGTAAGCTGTAATACTGACAAACAATTTGACTGTACAAATGGGAACAAACATGAATTTTCATCTTTAAGAATGATATCAAACAATTTTTGTCCATCTTCTTTCAACTGAGCTTCGAGCTGTGCTGATGATTTAGTATCATCAAGTGTAGTATTGAGAAGATTATCAAATTCTTTATTTCTTCCACAGAAATCAATAAGATCAATAATTGAAATTGTTGGAGAAGAAATAGTTGCCAATAATTCAGACAATTGTTCCATTCTTTCAGTTATATGAGAAAGAATGAATGAGAAACATTCTTCGGAATTAATCTTCTTCTTTTCAATAATTGGATAGATCTTTTCCTGACAAATCTTTTCAAGATTTTTATGATAATCTTTTAAGAAGTTAACATCAATATCCTGCATCCAATCTCTTGTAATTGGAATTTTATACATGAAATTAAATTCGAGAAAGTATAAGTTTATAAGGAACTGGAATAATGTAATTTCTACTTCTTCATCATCCTCACATATTATCTTTACAGTTTCATTTGTTGCTCTGGAATAATCATCCAGGATATAATTCTCAATTATTTCACAGAAGATATCATAATCTCGCTTGTTTGTAAAATAATCAAAAATTTCTTTTAGTTTAATAACTAATTCCTTCTTGCATAAACTAGTAACCAATTCATTTACTTTGAAAGACAACATATTAAAACTCCTTTACGATATATAATGTTTGTACTTAGCAGTTTAAAAATATATAAATAAAATTTGGATAGGGATTATCTCCCTATCCAATATAATTATTTTTTAGAATCTTTAGCTAATTCTGTTTCAACAATTTCTTTAATTTTTAAAAAGCTTTCATATTTAATACTAGTATGCATACATAAATAGAAAGCTACCTTAACATCTTCAAGTTTATAAGGTTCATTAGATGCAAAAATATCATCATTAAAATATGAATGACCATTGACAAAGAAAACAGGTCTTACATCAAAACCTTTTCTTGCCATTTTACCACATTCAGAAATTATTAATTTCTTAATAGATTTATAACTAGATTTTATAGCTCCCATTTCAATTAATAAAGAATCTTTTGTATGTTCATCAACATCATCTCTATATTTACCAGTAACAGGATCGTAAACTCTACCAGATTTTCTATTAAATTCATTAAGCAATTCTAATAATGGTTTACCTTCAGCAAGAACATAAGTGTATTGGATATTATCAAAAATAGATTTTATTTCTCTAGGATTTTTATTCTTCATTTCTTTGAAAGCATAGTATAATTTGTTTACAATATCCTGAGCAAAAGTTGTTTCATCAACTAATAAGAAAGAATCTTTTGAAAAGTCACTATTTTCAGTTGTAAATTGGTATTTTCCATATTTATCGATAGTGTATAGACCATTGATGAATGAGCCTTCTTTCATAGCTTTATTATAAAGAGCTGTATAATTAGTATAATCTGCTATAATAGGCTCTTCAATAATATTGATATTATCAGAAATAGTTTGAATAATTTTTCTATTTTTGCTCCAAAGGAATTTATCAAATAGATAAACTATAACTCCGATTACTCCAAGAACTAAAGTAGAAATTCCTACAGCTATTGTAACTCCACTTATAACACCTTCTGTAGAATATTCAGGTTCATAATATGTATTTAAATCTTCTTTAGCAAATTCTTCTTCAGGTTTGATTTTATTTTGAGCATTTGTAACAAGAATCTCTTCTTCTTTAGAAATAGTTCTTAACTGACTTACAGTTAAAATAAATGATTCGAAACTATCTTTAGTATCAGTAACATCATCCAATACTCTACATTTGAAACTTATTTTTCCAAGTCTTTCAGAAATAGTAGGAATTATAAGTTCATCACGAATCTTATGGAATTCTTTAATAGCAACGTCTTGATTTGCACAATTTTGTAATCTTTCAACAAATCCTTTATTAAGATTTACTTTAAGAGTTATAGGCATATCGTTTTTAACAACTGCTCCAGCTTTTAAAGTTCCATCCTTTAAGCAAATGAATGATGATTTTAATAAGAACTCTTTATATTTAGATTTATTTGAATCTGTGATAAGTTCTTTAAGATATGCTGGATCACTATCCATGCTATTTACAAACATTTCTAATCCGGTAATAAGTGATTTATCATCAACAGATGTACAGAATGAAATATAATTATTCCAATCTGAATCTAAGAAACTCAAAGGCATTTCATCACATCTTTCAACAAAGTTAGAACAAACTTCTTCTACAGATTTAAGATACGCTTGTTTACGTTCTTTTAAAATAAATTCAGGATTTATAGCTATTGCTTCTGAAGACATACCTTGTTTGATAGCTTTAGCTGTAGCTGTTCCCAAATCATTAGCAATACATTCTTTAATTTTAGAACAAGTAGTTTTAAGATACATCTGTTCATCTTTATTACTCATGATGAACATTTCAGGAGTTTCATTATTAGAACCATTACCAATAGATAACCAAGGAACTATATCAAACATATAATGTGAAGGTGTTCCAAATTTACCATAATCCCATGTACCACGATTTATAGAATCAGTAACAAGTTTTCCACTGTTTTCATTATAGATAAATTGACAACCTTCAAATGAAGAACCTGGAGTTCCACGGAATGAAATATTTCCTATTCCAGCTTCTTTTTTATCATGCATAAGCTTATGACTGATTAAATAAAGCATTCTACTTACAGCAGCTTTACGATTTGGTTCTGTATCTTCTTTTAAATTGTGGCATGGACTGTAGCCTTCATTAATGAAGTATCCACGTTTAACAAATTCATTCATTGTTTTTAAATCTTTAGGAGCTTTTCCATATTGATTTTTATTTCTATCGATATGTCTAGCTTTACCATCAGTTGTAGAAAGATCGAATGTTTTCTTATTATCTAAAATTTCAAAAGCATTCATATATTCAACTGATTTGATACGATGATTCGAAAGTTTTACATAAGCTTCTCTACCATGACCTTTTGATAGGTGATCAAGAGCTTCGTAATCAGTATATTCAGGATGTGTTTTGGATAAAGCCTCTAAACTTTTCATAGCTTTATTTTTATTTTTACCGAATAAGAAAATCAAATCATCATCGTTAAATCCAAAATATTTATTATTCATAGGAACATTCCCCTTATTCTAGTATATTATTTTGTCCTTCATCGAAAAAAAGAAGACTTATCATAATAATATAAAAAGTGGACAAAATGTCCACTTTTAATTTTACTGAATAAATGATTTAAAAAGTGTGTCCAAAACATTGTAAGTAGTAATAAAATCGCCAAAAATATAATCACAGATATAATCAAAAAAAGTCATGATTAAATTAGTTTCTCCAAAGAACATATCGTCTTTATCGAAAATTTTAACATTGTTTTTAAGATCATAAACATGATTAAAGAAATATCTTTTTAATGAATCACGTTTTACTTTAGATAAAGGTCTTGATGAAATATTTCTATACATTGTGCTCATCGAAGTAATATTCGAATTACAATGAGTCGCCATCCAAGATTGATCAAAAATAAATTCATCCAAACGTTGTACTTCATCTTCTGTAAGATATGAATCAGGATCATTGAAATCACTACCGTTAAGAGTTCTAAATTTATCAGCAAATTTCGATAGGAAATCTTCTACAAAATGCGAAGTTTCTCTAAGAATAATTATAGAATTTTCAAATCCCATTGAAAGGATACTATTCTTGATAAGATTTTTATTTTTATTAAAATCTATTTTCTTAGTAATGTTTTCATCATATTTGGATTCACCAAACATCAACATTACAAAGACATCAATTAAATCTATCGAACTATAAGGATCTGGTTTATAACCAACCTTTTTCCAAATTTTTTCAATAGTTTTATAAGCATCTTTTTTAAGATTTTCAAGAGAATGATACAATTCTCTAATTACTTGATCTTGAGAAACTGTTTTATTATTTCTCATAAATTCGCCCTCGAAAAAAAAGAACGAGTTTGTATAAACTCGTTCTTTTAAATATAATACTACATCAACAAATTTTCTATGTAATTGTTGATGTCAACTGATTCTACACCATTTGATGGAATGTAAACATTCCCTGGTGTAGAATTTTTCAATTTTGACATGAAATCCTTAGATGTTTCATGTCCAGGATTAGATCCTCTAAAACCTGAAGTTTTAGAAGATCTGATTCCTGCCCCAAATGATTTGTTAGCACTAGAAGCAAATTTACCATATCTAGAGCTAACAAAATCCCTTCGGGGGTTAACATTTAAACTTCTCATAGTTAACCTCCTTCCTATATAAAATATATAAGAAAGTGATACTACTTCACAAAGTTTTACATTGAAATCATTGAATTCTGAGCCATATAAGCTGCACCAGTTTCAAGCTGTTTCAACTGAAGAGCTTCAAGGTCCATGTTTGGTGAAAGTAATGTAATCATATTACCTACAGTCAACAAATCACCTACAGTTTCAAGAATGATTTTGATAAGACATGCATCTGTTTCTTTTGGAACAATCAATGTTGTACAATTGTCAGGATCATTTCCATCAAACTGTTCAATCATGTTTGTCATGATATTGTAAACAGATGGTGTTTCTTTTTCAATACATTCTCTCCATTTAGCCATAGTTTTCTTAGAATCGCGATACATATTAAACAATGCATAACGATAACCATTACCAAATGAGAATTCAATAGATTCAAGAATCAATTTTACAATCTGACGAACATTACTATAATTTTCAGCAGCAGTAATATTGAGTTTAGCATCTGTAATCTTCTGCATAATTTCATCAACGAGATTGTTGATATTATGCTCGATATAATGACAAACACTGATATTACTTCCGATTGAAACTCCACCATTTTTGATAGCAGATGAAACTGCCTGAACAGCATCATCAATGATGAGCTTTCTTGCATACTTAGCATTGTCTGTACGTCCGCCACAATAGTAGTAAGTTGTACGAGACTGAAGCTTTTCAATACGCATATTAAGATCTGCAACTGTCCAATCATTGAAATGATTTGTTGCTTTCTTAAGAGCTACAAGCTTATCATTAAGCATAGCAATTTTCTTATCAAATTCTTCTTTAACAGGATTTGTACCAATGAAGTTAACATCAGCATAACCAGCAGAAATATGTTCACATGTACCAAACATTCCTTCAATCTGTTTACAACGTGTTTCACGATCTTCTGCAAATGGAGAAAGTTTAGTATACATTGTCTGGAATGGATTAGCACGTACCATCATTCTGAGATCATCAAATTCTGCAGCGTCAGCAATTTCTTTGTTACGAAGAACGATACAAGCGATATCGACTCTAGCTGGACGAGAATCTGGATCAGATTTAGGATCGTTAAGTTCCTGACCAAGAGAATTGTAATAAGTACCAGAAATACATTTGCGAAGATAATCTGCAATATCTTTATCGTACTGTGGTGCAATTACAAACAATGGTCTATGCATATCAAATGCGACTGTTTGTACAATCTGTTTAAATACTGGAAGGTCTGTAGCATAAAGATTACCATCAAACATGGCAATCAATGGTTTATCAGCTTCCCATGAAGTCTTATCAGGTGTATTAGCCATAGCTTCAAGATCAAGCAATCCCATTGAAAGTACATAAGCATCGCTTTCTTTTACATATTCTTCTTCAGTATTTGAACGGAGAACAATTACATCACCGCGACCATCAAGTTTGTTTTCATAAAGTCTTGCAATTCTTTCACCAGTCAAATAATCATTGTTTGCTGAAATAGTTGCAATCTTAGAAAGCCACTTAATGATTTCTTCTTTTTCTTCTTTAGTAAGTTCATCTGATGAATTTACTTTTTTGAAAGATTTCTGATAATTTGGATTATCGCGGATGTGACTAATGATAACATCGCCACAAATCTTACAAATGTTTCGAATACCAACTGGAGAGAATTTCCATCCACCTTCGTTAGAAGTTTTGAAAATTTCTACGAGTTTAGTATAAAGAGCATTCTGAATAGGAATACCAGATGATGTAGAGTCACCAATCTTTTCATTCATATATTCAGAAGTTTGACGAATAATTTTGAAAATAGCATTAGGAATAGGCTGTGTAAACTTCATATTCTGAAGAATTGTATAACCATCCCTAGTATTATAAACTGGAACTTCCCGAGTATAATATGTTTGAACTAATGTGTTATCAGCATAAGGACCAATTGTGTGAGCTATGGCTGTTTCTGCAGCAGCTGAAATCTTTTTAATTTCATTAACAACCGCATCATTTTTCAAAATATTTGGGTTTGAAGATTTGTAATCCTTTGCCCCGAAACCAATATCAGAAATATTCATTTCCTGGAAATCACCACTAAATGATTCTTTAATTATACTTTCAGGAGAGTTTTCCAGTTTATTATCGATTTCATTAGCAAATTTTTCCATTTCGGCAGAATTTATTTCTCCCATTTCCTTTCCTCCATAACTCCTTTAGAGTTTTTATTAATTGTAACAGATTTTAATTGTCCATCCTGAATATCACATTCAAGATTATGATCATCGCAATAAGATTTGATTTTATCAACATCTAACGTAGATGATTCTTTGAACTCTGCAATAACAGATTTCTTTTTATTGTTTTGGATTACTTTAGTAATCTCTGGAACTTTATTTCTCGCTTTATTATTAGTTTCAAAATCATAAAGAGATTGATAATGATTAGCGAATTCAACATCGTATGGCGATGCTTCAGTTCCTGTATTCGAAAGACATTCTTTAGCGATTTCAGTAATGAAATCAATGAATGTCAGATTAGATTTGCTTGCCATTTTGAATATATTAATACTCCATCATAAAATGAAAAATTTAAGTATTACAATTAGGGTGTTTTAATGGTTGTCTTACGGTTAAATTCTTGTAACACTTTATTATCCATATTCATAACTTCGTTCCTAGTATATGCATTGATAGTTCCGTTCTTAGTAAAAGCTTCGTAAGAATTATCAATATTAGCAAACTCATTATTTACGATATTCTCAAAGTTAGGAATATCCAATTCTACCAATTGATCAAATGTGAAACGACCTTCAAGTAACTTAGAAGCATTAAGAATATTTTGCATGATTCTATCGGATTGTTTATCCATAACATCATGCGTAACTTTTTTCTGTTTCTTCTTCATTATCACAAATAGATTATTGTTTAATATGTCGTTATTATCATCTTGATCTTCTTTGGTAGAATTAGTTGTTGTTTCTTTTCCATTCTTAGCTTTGAGTGCGGCTATTTCTTTTTCTAGTCTTTCTAGTTTCGCCGCGCGATCATAAAAAAAAGTGTTTCAGGCTCTACAGGCAATAAGCCAAGTTCTGCTCCACAAGATTCTTCAGGACATTGTTTTCCATCAATAAGGTGACGAATACCAGAAATATTCATAATTGAATTCAAACGAGGATCGTCCATAAGTGTATTATAATCTTCTGGAGAAAGATTATAAACAGAATCAATAATACCGTCAAGATCAGTGAATCTAATGTATGAAACTTTTGTAGCATTAGACTGATCATCAACGATATGTGGAACCATGAGAGATTTGAGATAAATATATTTTCTCAATTCAATCATATAATCTGGTAAACCAAATGTTGAATCGATTGATACGACCTGTTCTGTATCTTCATCAACATATTCAAGAGGTTTATCTCTGAATTTTTCAATAATTTCTGCAAGAGCAGCATAAGCCTGTTCAACATAAGGAACCTGAAGTTCGTAAATGAAAGAAGAAATAGGAAGTTTCTGCTGAATACGATAAATCTTATTAGCAGATTCTACAACTTTTTCTTTCTGGAATTCTTCATATACTTCAGCAGTTGAAGAACCGCTGATAGCTCCCTTATTAATATATTTAGCAAGCTTATCATATTCAATGTGTTTATTGAGTAAGAAACAAAGATCTTTAGAACCTACTGAAAGATCGTGTGTTGCTCCACAAGTAGCACATGTTAAACCAATAGTTGTTGGTTTCTGGAATGTAGCAGCATAAGCAGCAAAGAATAACTGTTGGAAATCTGGGAATTTGATAATTTCACCAAACAATTTATGTTTAGAAGGTTTATTTTCAAAACCAGATACAGAATAAATATGCTTATAGAAGATATCCATCTGTTTTTCACGCTTTTCCAAGAAAAGAAGGTTTTTATTATAAATGTAATCATCTGAAGAAGGATCGAGTTCATCTACCTTTTCATCGATCTTACAAATATCTTTGATATCAACCCATTGGAAAGCAGTCATTGTAATAACTACACCAGATACAACAAATGGTACAACTGAATAACTAGGTTGTAGTGTTGGAAGTACTGTAGTCATATAAATATTCTGCTGTTCTTTCTGTGTTTTCTTAGAAATATCAGTAGCTGTAATAGAATTTGTATCTTCAAGTTTAATGTTTCTAAGAACTTTAGCTACCTTAGCTGTACGAAGTTTGAAAGCTGTTTGTACACCATCACCACCAAAATAATTATGTTCACGTGGTTCTTCAGCAGCAGCTTTTTCAATAGCAGCTTCTACTTTTTCTTTTGTATCTTCAGAAGAATCGTCAACAATTTCAACTTCTTTATTATCGGAATTATCAACTTCTTCAGAATCTTCATAGTTATTATTGAATGTATCGATTACTTTTTCAGGTGTAAGTTCATCATCATCGATTTCACCAAGACGAGCTTCATTAGCTTTTCTGATTTCAATGTTTTCTTCACGAACACGCTGATCCATATCATCGGTGATTATTTCTTTTCCAAGCTGTGATTTTTCTTCTTCTTTTTCTTTAATAACTGCAGCTTCTGCAGCAGATACAACAGAAACTTCTTTTTCAACTTTAGGTTTAGAAACAACCTGTGGTTCAGGTTCTTTAATTTCCTCTTTAGGAGGTTCTTCTTCCTTAATTTCTTTTTCTTCAACAACTGGTTCGTTTTTAACTACAGTAGTTTCTTTTTGAATTGATGGTTGTTCCACATCCCAAGGAGCATCGTCATCAGGAGTGTCATCAACAGGACGTTTAGCTGTAATTTCGAGAGTAATATTTTTTATTTCAGGTTCAGCATTTGTAATTTTAGCATCTTTACTAAGATTATGTAATGCTTCTGAAGTAACAGGTGAAGCTTGTAATTCATCGATAGTTACACGTGGATAATCTTCTTTTTCTTCACTGACTACATCTTTAGATTCTTCCTTAGATTTAATCATCATTTCCATTTGAAGATTTTCGCGTTCGATATCAGCTTCGGATTTTGTAGGAATTGCTTCTTTAGGTACACTAGAAGCTTCCATCTTCTCAATGAAGTCTTTTTCAGTCTTCATTTCTTCAGATATCTTATCCATAGGATTATATTTCTCCTTATAAAAAAAGAAACTAGTTTGTAATTAACTAGTTTCTTTTCCATATTTTTTATAAAATATTATTAAAATGGTGAATCAGCAAATTCTTCTTCACCACCATAATTTGAAGAATTGTTATAACCACCAGATCTATTACCAGCACTGTGGAAGTTTTTGAAACAAGCGCTGATATATTTGGTGATTGTGCTAACAGCAGCATCCTGCATACGATAAATCATAGGAACCAGAGGATCCTGCAATTCTTTGTATGTTGTTACAAATTCATATGCTTCGATATCTGCATAATCAATCTTGAAATCGAGACTTGTCGAAGCTTCAATTTCACCTGATGGAACACGTGAATTAAATACAACTTCAATAGAATCATTCTTTTCAAGATCATGATATGAAAGACGAAGTCTTGGAATACCGTCATACATTTCTGTATCAATCATGAGATATCCTGTTGGAACTTCCTGTCCATCACGATAAGCTGATGTAGGAATCTTGTAAACTTCGTCAGACTGATAATTCTTACCAGCAGCATAAGCTTCACGACGTCTTCCCATAATACCTTCAAGAAGGCGAGCAGCATCATAAGCTTTTGCAGGTGAAAGATAACATGTGAGATCAAGTATATTTTCGGAAGTGATTCCACGTTTAAAACGAAGAGTCAATTTTCCATCATGATACATGATATTTACGAAAGCATAAGCTTTTCCATCGGCAGGTTTCTTGTAGCTGAAAAATGTCTTAGACATCTGAGCATACAAATGATATACCTGATTTGATTTATTTTCATTAGATTCAACTGCCATATAAGTTTTACTCCTTAACCCATTGACTGAGCTGGGTCACGCTGCTGATTTTCTGTGGAATTTTCCATAGATTTTTCCAAACGAGGTTCGTTAAGTCGACCATCCATTTGGTCACGAAGACTTTCATTACCACGGGCATGTTCTTCGTATTCTTTCATCTTATCTGAATTTGAATCGCACATAATTAAACTCCTTTAATATTATGCTTCTTTTTTATCTTCTGTCTTTTCAGCAGCTCTAATAGCAGCAATCTGAACTTCTTCACGATATCTCAAATCGAGAATATTCATAAGTGTTCCGAGAGCAGCATCAATATTTCCCATAGCACAAAGCTGTGTAGAAATGAGTGTGCGCTGTTCATATGTGTAATCTGACTGACCAGTTTTATCAATTTTTTCATTATCTGTAGTGAGTTTCTTATTCAAATTTTCTGTGATATTAAGAAACTTCTTATAATCGTCAGATTTGATAATGTTACGGATTTTTGTTCCAAGAGTTTCAAGTTCTTTGAGTGTATCATCACTTGAAAGTGAATCTACAACAGACTTTTCTTTAGTTTCAGCCATATTAGGCCTCCTTTCTTTATTATAAATATATAAATTTATCGTTCTAAATATCAAATTTTAATATCAGATATCTGAATTTCTTTAAATTTGATATTAAATTCATCAGCAAAATACTTTGCCTGTTCTATAATATAATCAAGATATTCCATTTCGAAATATTCTTGTTTAAACACTGGTTTTATTTTTAGAGAACGCATTCTCCATTTAACTAATGTTTCAACTTGTTTAGGATTATTACATCTATATAAGTGAAACAAATCGATAAAATAACCGACTGTTTCACTATTATTGTACTGCTTGAATCTTTTTAAAGCATTTGAAGTTATACCGAACTTAACTATATCTCTACCTTTAAATTTTACTTTAATAATGTAGAAATATTTTAATGTTTTAGATTCAACTGGAATTATTCTTTTTCTTCCAGGTTTCTTTTTAACTACTTCTGTTCCAAGAGATTTCTTTGCCATAGTTTATCATCCATGGACAAACGAGCTCTATCCGAATTCGAACTTTCAATTTGAGCTAATACTGTATTTGTAGCATTTGTAATAACATCAATCATGTTTTTGATATCTTTATTACTACAACCAAGATTTAACATAGCTTCTCTTTCAACGGTTTCAATCATATCATATTTAGCTATATCTCCACTAAGTTCAACATTATTCATAATGTCTTCTGTATCAATAGAGAATTCATTATAAAGATGATAGATTGGTTTTGTTATTCGAATTTCTCGTTCATTTCCTCCTTCTTTATATAAATAATCTAGAATTGCAAATTTTGTATCGAATGAATAGACTAAATAGAAATCTTCATCAATTTTAGCATTTATAATTTCTGCTTGTTTTTCACAAATACATAAAATTTCTTCAATGAAATCATGTTTTACATCATCGTTAAACTTAGCAAAGAAACCACATTTGGTAACATTGAATTCAAGATGTTTATTCGCCTTTTTCATTACAATTTCAATTTTTTCCAAACCAATATAAAGAAGTTTTTGAAATACATCATTTATAAAATCGTTTAAAGCTCTTGTCCTGTTGTTAATATATATCCCTGTTTTCACTTCATTATTTATAAAATTTTCAACAGAAGTCGAGCCATATGTATTACAGAATATTGTAGTTCTATTATCGACAAATTCATTAATATTTCCGCTTCGTTGTTTCTGCATATCCAATCGAGCGTCAATACTATTATAGAATTTAGGATTGAATGAATTGTTATAAATCTGATCTTTAAATTTAGGAAACTCACCTTTGTTATCGGCAAAGTTTATAATACCACAAGAACCTGAAACTGACAAATCACACATTGATAGACCCAGGTCAACATAGCTATTTTGACGACGAACTATATGACCTGTTTGAAATGCATATGTAGGTCTAATATATGCAATTTCTATAAAAGGTTCTATATTTTTAACAATAGCTTCCATATTTAAATCTTTAGGAAACTCAACATCACAGAAATAAACAGTTTTATTAAACATTCTAGAATCTCTATCAATATCAACTACAGAATAGTTTGTTATCAACGCTGCTATTTCTTGAACCTTTCTATCAGGTATCCCATTAATTCTTTCTATTTCTTTTATGAATAATTGAATAGTTCTTTTATAATCAATAAATCCTAATTCTTTTAAGTTATTTGATGGTTTAGTCTCTAACATATTTTCATTGAGTCTAATTCGATCAATAACTATTTCTCGCATATTCATAATATAATACCTCACTTTATTACATAGAAGTAATATATAAATAATAAAAAAATAAAATAATGTAAATTATAGGGAGTTATTACTCTCCCTATAATTTATTTACAAATATTTATTTTCGTTTTGTAGAAACTGGTGTAGAAATCAGTGGAATTTCTTTAATTACAACTTTATTAAACTGATGTTTAACATAATCGTAATTTTTATCCATAGCTTTCCTTTTGTTCTTATTATTGATATAAAGAATATATCTTACACCGAGATTAGCAGGAATCGGTTTAGATATGTAATCGTAATTATTAATAAACTCGACAAAAGCAAATCTTGAACTAATATTAAATTCCGAACCAACGTTCTTTTCTTTTCTAACATCAGTGTTTCTGTAAATCAGATGATGTATTTTAATTGAATATGGGATCTTTCCAGTTGTTTGTTTACAATTAGCAGCATAAGAATCGTATAGATCTGCTATATTCATTACAAAAGCCCATTTCCTTTTTCCATTAGAAAGAATCTTTTTATAGAAAAATACATCTCTTGCTTTCGGATCTTTATTAAAGAATTTACCATGATTAAAATTATGTTTAATAATTTTCTTAAGCATAATTTTGATATCTTTCTGCATATCTTTTTCCATAAAACAATAATCATATTTCTGACGGAAAATTTCCAAAGCCCATGAATTTGTTTCGAAGAAATTTACAATAAGTTGTGTAGATTTTTTAGATAATCTATGATACCATTTCATGACTACAGGAATTTCGATATACAAATTTTCAAAATAATCTGTAGCAATTATAGTATTAGCTTCTGGAAGTTTTTTACAAACTTTTCCATATATAGATGACATTTTCACTTTATACTTTTTATTTTCATTACTTACAGATTTTTTATTTGTCTGTTTAGAATAAGCTTGATATTGTTTACTATCAATCTTCTTAGAATGTTCTTTTCGGCTACGAGCCTTGCTTTTCGGATTAGAATACGATGACTTATCGGTTCGTCTTCCATTAGTTCTACTCATGTTCATTTCCTCCTAGAATCTTATGAGTGTACTTGTGCCCATTTTCTTAGTACTACTTCCTTCTGCTTGATATCTAGCTGGAGATAACAACAATGAAGAATACAATGATGTAATAGGCTGTAAATGTTTTTGAATCATTGAATCTGTACGGATAAATGGAATTACCCATTCTGGTAACTTCTTAGTATTACCATTTACTGGAATAGCAAATGCTTTCAGACCAAAACTAGAAAAATCCATACCTAAAGAATTAACTCTAAATACATTTTTTCTAATCTTTTCTTTTATATCATTGAACTTAGGATCAATTCGTTCCAAATCTTCTTCATTCATGAGATTTGTATCAAACATGTATACAGCATCTCCAGGAACGATGTAATCATCAGGATACAAAAGATTCCAAATACAACTTGCTCTTGCAGCTATAGTTCTTACAGGATCTTTGATATTGTTAATACCATTGTATCTTGTAAAAATACCAAAAGTTTTATCTCCTTCTTGAATAGATTTATCAATATGATCTTCAATCTCATGGACACCATGTAGAATGTTTACAGGATCATACTTATTGGCTCTTAGAACCATATTCTGAAGAAGATCAATGATATGTGTAGACACATATTCATTGAGACCAGATGAACCTAAAGAACGTCCAGTAATAGCTAACTGTGCTTCTTCAGGAATCATTTTTCCTTCCTGAATAGTCTGAATTCCTATATAATTTTTCTTTACAGGGAATAACAGAATAATTGGGAAGAAGAATTCATTTTTCATATACATAAAGAATCTGTCTTCAGGATGGAATGAATTACAACATTCTACATAATTATGGCAGCACTCATCGAGAAGTGTAGTAACCAAAGATACGAATATCATCGTCATTCTAATCTGTACATTCATATCATCCATAAGATTTTCTTTTCCATATATTTTCAATGTATTCAAAACTATTTCATAAAGTGACGGCATTGTTGAATCTGTATCTCCAACAACACAACACTTTCTTTTACGAGTCTTATACTTTTCAACACGATTATAATTAATAACAGTTGCGAAAGCAAAGATTTTCATATAATCTGTAAGTTGTTCCAGATCAGTTTTCATTCCTTCTGGAATTTCATAAGGATTGATAAATTCAATTCCATTTTCAATAAGTCTATCAACCAAATCGTAAACTTTCTTATTACGTCTGATTAATTCTACAGGATTGTTTGCATAATAAAAAGCTATGCGTTTCCAATCTGGCATCATTTCAAACATTAAGAAAGATGATTGTGTAAATTTATTAAGACTCTTTCTGATTCCAACAACATCTTTAGTCATAAGAATGAAACGAGTTCTACAATCTTCTGGAGTAGGAATATAATCAATAATTGAAAGTGCTTCTGGAGTAAATAATGATTCTTTGATTTTAAAAATCTGATTAATCCAAGTCATTACTTCATTTACATTTTCAAATGCAAAATTTCCAGCTAAAAATCTTTCAATTGTGAATACCTGTTCAGAAATAAAGTTACGAGCTTGTGCTGGAATGGATCCACCCATATCAATATTTGAAATGAATGAAGATTGCATTGTTGAAGCCCCGTAAATTGAGTTAGTATTAGCTTTTACCTTATTCTGTTTATTATTATATTCGCGGAAATCATCCATATTACCTGCATTTTTAGCTTCAAGCATTTTCTTCTTAAATACAGCACGAGAATCCATCCAATCGGTAATAATGAAATAACTTGCAGGGTTCCAATTCTCTGTTAAAGTACCATTTGCAAGAATATTCAATTTATCTTTTTCAATTTCCAACGGAATTGTATTTGGATCCCTTTCAAGTTGCCATTCATATCTATACAGATTCCTACAATGAGCTACTAATTTCTTTCCGGCTGTTTTACGTTCGACAATGTCATTCACGTAATTTTTAAGCCATTCGGCATTGATTTTTCCATTATAGGTTGTTTTAAGAGTTTCAAACACTTTCTGTTTATACTCATCAAGTAAAGTCATTTAAATTCTCCTATTATATTACACAATATTGTTTTCTAGTATTTAAATATATAAATAAAAAAAAAGAAAGCTATTAATTAAAATAGCCTTCTTTTTCATGTAGTTTAGAAATTACTACTAGATGTTTGATCTGGAAGAACTTTATCCAATATAACTTCTCCACCATAAATAATTCTATCCCAAGCAAGTTGGGATTTTTGAACATTTAAACGTTCCAATTCAAGTTCTTGCTGCCGTATCTGTTCACGTTCTTCGAATTCCGCTTTTCGAGCAGCTTCTCTTTCAGCAATGTGAACTTTTTCAGTTTCCAATCGACTTTTGTTCTGTTCTTTAATTTGTTCAATAAGATTATTAGCTATAGCTTCTCTAGCTTTGTTTTGTTGTTCTAATAAAGCTTTAAAACTTTCAGGATTAGTTTTAGCTAATTCTAATTCCTCGGGTTCAAGTTTCATTTGAAAACTATTTGTTTTTCGATCGAAAATAAATTTCATACAAAATTTCTCCTTATAATTATTATAATATTTAAGAACTCATGCGAATTCTTTACATTATAATAATATATAAATAAAAAAGAGAGGATTTATATCCTCTCTTTATCTTTAAAGATTTTCTGATAAAAACTTTTCGAAGTTTGATTCTCTAGCAGAATCTTCTTCTTTATTTTCATCAGAATCTAATTTTATAAATCGCTTAGCAATTATTTTTAAGCAATCTAATTTTTCTTTATCGAAGCCATTACAAATAACTTCAATATTTTCTCTTCCGTAAAGCATCATTCCACAATTTGCGATGTGCTTTAATCGGAAGCCTTCATCACCAACCAAATATTGACGATCGTTATATTCATTCAGATCGATACTATTTGATTTTTTAAGAAAGTTAAATCCTTCATTATCCGCAACAATTTCCCTTTCTATATCTCTTTTAATATCATCCGGTAAAGGATTAGACGGATGATCTAACAAACAGTGGCCTATTTCGTGTGAAAATGATAACCACGTGATCCTATCTGAAAGATGATCATAAGCATCACTATTCAATGATATTACATAATCATAACTTTCAGTTCCGTAATTATAAATACGAAACGCCATTGCACCTGTTGTCTGATACAATGATGCGAAGTATTTAAAATTTTTCCTATCTGTTGAATTGAAGAATGCTTCTCTCCAACTACAATAGGAATATTTGATTCTATGACCATCATTTGATACACATTCTGTATCATCTGATAGCATAGCCAGGTTCTGATAGAAAGTATTTTTAACTTTTCCTTTAAAAAGTTTTCTATCATTTTTCTTAATCATCTTGACACATTTTTTATTCTGTGCCAAGAAATCGTAGAATATTTTAAAAGCATGTTTAGTGCTTTTAATTTCTTCGTTTTCCATATTTACCACCTCATTATTATAATATACAAAATAACTAATTAATTTACAAAAAAAAGAGAGGGATTTGTTCCCTCTCTTTTTAACATGTATTCAGACCACAATGTACACCTGACTTGCCATATGATATACTCTATTACATTGTATAGTAATAGCATTGATATTTTCATATTTATGATATTTACTATTATAATGGTTTATAATCTTCGGTTGAATAGTTGCTTTTGTTCTCACAAAGTTTACAACGTAGTAAATATCACCGGTTTTCAGTTTTACAATTTTAAACATCAAGTTTTTTCCAGAATTTTTCATACGATATAATTCTGGATAATGATCTAAATAACCAATTTCGTTCAGAATAAATGCACCAGAACCATCTGGAACACATTCTAATTCTTCTTTAAGTAATTTTATTTCCATAAACTTATTTATCTCCTCATTTTTATAATATATAAATAAAACTAGGGAATATTTTTTCCCTAGTTCTAATTATTTATTTTTTATCATATTCAGATCTAATCATATTTCTTAATTTTTCAATTTTCAAATTATCCGTAAATATGTAAGTGTATTTATGAGCTATTTTATACATAGTGCGTTTCTTTTTATCTCTTTTAAGAGCACGAATCGTACTAGTTATACCAGCAGTTCCTTTGAAAATTATAGGATAAGTTTTAAGCTGCTCATAATTAATGATATTATCTTTATCATTTAATGATAACCAAATTTGAACGCCTTCAACTATTATTTTATGAGATAATTGTTTATTCATAATATAATTTATAAATTCTTCAGCCAAATCATAACATTTGTGTTCATTTCTATGTAATTTAGCATATTCGTTTTCTTTAAAGAATTCACAAATTATAGGATCTATTTTATTAAAATCTGAATCGGTAAACATATCTGGAGTCATAATATCATCCAATTGTATTAAACTACAATGATATTTTTTAGACAATTCTCCACCTAATGTAGTTTTACCAGAACCAGAAAAACCAGTTACAAATAAAATATTATAGTTACCATTTTCAAATTCTTTTAATTTATAACATTCATCATCAATTGTAAAAATTAAATTTTCATTAGATTCTTCAGCTTTATCTAAATCAGGATCTTCATGACCATTGTTACAGTCACCGAGTTGAAAATCTCCAACAGTTTCTACACCTTCATCCGGTCCAAAAAGACCTTGAGAACATGCGTAAACATTCATTTCAGTAGCAAATATTTTATCATTATTAATCATAACTATTTTCCTTATTTAGAAAAATCTAAAACAACCATATTTATTAACGATTGTGTTGTACCATGATGATCACCGCCCCAAGTTTTTTCATAATAAATTTTATTTGGTTCTAACTTAGGTTTATTTCCATCTTTCCATTGTTCATATTCTGTCATAGGAATATTCATTTTATTACAAGTATCTTCGACGACCTTATCAAATACTTTATCAAATTTAGTGGTATCCGAATCATCATAAGATTCATCCAATGTATATCGTTTTAAACCATCTAAACCAAATGAGTATTGTTGTACAAGAATTTCTACTTTTTCTTTATTTTGAATAGCTTTAGCAATATCTATACATTTATTCCATAAATGCGTAGATAATTCATTATATTGATCGCTATCATCTTCACAATCGTAAATAGCAATATAATGTTTAGGATCAATTTTACTTATTTCATTTTTTAGAATTGGAACAACAGTTTTGCCAAATTTATTAGCTAAATTCAATGTTCTAGTTATTTCATTTTGCAATCGTTTTAACTCGGGATGATTTTTTATTTGTTCGAAAGCAGCATCTTCAGCTTTTCTTTCTTCTTTATATTTTTCATAGCGTTGTTTAGATAATTCTTTTTCTTTTGCTTCTTTACGTTTTAATAAATATTTGTATAATGGTGTTTTTCTATAAAGAGGTAGAATTATATATGCTAAAAGACACCATGCTAAAGCCACAGCACCCAACCCAATTTGAATTTTTTCAAGTATATTAGATTCTTGCGACTGTTCATTATCTAAATATTTATCAAGATCTGGATCTCCAGTAGTTCCTGTTTCAGGATCATACCGTCGCTCAGCTAATCTTTTCAATTTTTCTTCTATAGTGAAAGATTCGCAAGAGAATATCTTATCATTATTAATCATTGTTGTACTCCATAAGCTTTTTTAAAAGCATCAATAAATATATTCCAACCAGGAAATCCTGGAAAACTTCTATCATCTAAATAATAATCAGCATAAATCTTTTTTGAAGGTTTAAAATTTATACTATCCGAATTATCATTAGCTTTTGTAACTTTAATACCATTAGCCAATAAAAATGCTAATGCTTGTTTAAGATATTCGCCATCTCTACAAGTCCATAAAATAATTTGAACTCCAAAAGATTGTAAAAACTTTATAGATTCGATAGCATTCGGTTTAACTTTACCAATTTTTGGAAAAGTATCATCGACAATTGTACCATCGAAATCTACAGCAAGTATCAGTTTATCACTAGGTTTATTAAAGTTACCAATAGAAAGGCCGGTAGGATTTAATATAGTTATAGGTTCAGTGTTCATAACTTCATATGAAAATAATCTATTATTATTGATCATCTTTGTCACCAAAATCTATATTACCGTAATCATTTCCAGAGAATTTAACCTCTAGACCAGCAGCTTTGCAGAAAACTTCTGTAGTATTAACTGCCTGTTTATTGTGAGTTCGAATATCCAAATCAGATAATCTAACATCACCAGTTGATACAATAGTATTCAACATTTGTTGTTTACTTATTTGATCATCTGCACGAGGACCAAGGAATTCTTTAAGAGCATTAGTTTGATTTGTTGCAGCTAACGCATAAGTCTGAACGTTTGTAGTAGAAGCAGTTTTATCTTCTTGTACAACCTGACCAGTCAATGGGTTAATATGATCACTACTATTAGAAATAGAGTTTTTATGTTGCAACATCTGCTGGAAGAATCGTCTAATTGGACAGTAAATAATTGGTACCTTTGTTAATGTACACATTGGTTTGCCTCTAGGATTTCTAAAAGGCATAAATACATATTCGAATAAACCGATCTTCCATTTATCAGCAATAGCTTTAATCTTTTCAAGAGTCATATTATCAGACTTTTTCTTTTCAAGTTGATTAATATCTATAAAAAGATTTAAATCATCCTGCTCTATATATTTCTTCATCAAATCAATGAATTGTTTATCTGACATTTTAGCAAAAGCTATTCTATAAGTATCAGCATTAAATCCTGAAGGATCAATATCATCCATTAATTTGTAAATATTTTCTTCATACTTTTTACGTATTTTTTTAAACTGTTCAGCAGAAACTTTCATTATATAATAATCCTCCTACCATAGTCATAGGCATAATTTATATAGTCGTAACTTTCGAGAGATTCATCCATTTCATTAAATTCATAACAAAAATAACGAATCTTTTCACAAGAATAATTATTAGTCATTATCTTAGCCAAATTATATTTTAAAGCATTTTCTTTATTATGAAAATGCTTAATTTTATTATCATCAGTTCTAAGATAATAACCCGATTTATCAGAATAAATCGAAAAGAAATAAGATTCAACTGATCTATCCCAATTACCACTATCTATTTGCAAGACATACGAATCTTGTTTTATGTGTTCTAAGGATAACATTGAATCTTTTAATTTATCAAATGAATTTTGGTTTTTATGCTTATTTGTAAAATCTTTAATAGTACTATAAGCGTATTTAGGTGTAAATTCATATGATTCGAAACTAAAAATTTTAGCCAAATTCATAATTGTTATCCCTAATGTTTAATCGTAATATATAGAAATGTCAATTTAGAAAAAAAAGAAGGATACTTAAATTTCTCCTTCTTTTTTAAAAATCATCAATTAATATGAAACTTTTACAGGTTTCAAACTATAGATGATTTTTCTAATCAAAGCCTTATAGAAATTCCATAAAACTTTGAAAAAGTTTTGAATAGCTTGTAAAAGAGTCTTTATTAAAGACTTTCTCTTATAATCATATTCAACAACCCAACCTAGTTCAGCATAAACTGCAAGTGGGTTTTTGATACCGGACAGATGATATTTTAACCATCCATCTGGTGCTTCTTCAGAGAGCTGTTCATTAACTCTCTTGAAGTAGTATTTGCAGAATTTTCTAAATTCTCTGCTATTTTTATAAACAGATTTAGAAAATCCTGTAAGGTCTTCTGAAGAAATTTTGTTGTATTCAGTCAACCCATTTTCCGTAATATCCTTGAAACGCTTTCCAAGGATATGAATCACTGGATATCCAAATGCCTTAGAAAACTCTAAGTATTCAGATCTTTTTACGATATTAGAACTCAATCTAACATCGTAATTTTTCAATAATGTTTTCAGGTTCTTTTTCATATTTACCATCTCATTATTATAATATACAAAAATAAACAATTAGTTTACAAAAAAGAACCTGAGATTTATTCAGGTTCTTAAATTGAAAATTATTTCAATTTCAGCAATTTACTCATTCGAAAGTTGCGTGTTATCACATATAATAGACATAATACATTTTGTTCTCGATTCGAACATTTGATAAGTTTTCTCATGTTCTATTTTAGATTTTTCAACTTCCATTTGTTGCAATTCAATTTCTTTTTCATGAACAAGTCTTTCAGCATCAATCGATTTTAATAAATCTCTTTTATAATTGATATAATTGGTAAATGCTTCCGGATTAGCTTTAGCAAGTTCTAATTCTTCTTTAGTCAATCCGATACCACTAATATTAGATGTTTTTAAATCATCCATAATAGTCTCCTTAATTATTATGATATTAAGAATTCATACAAATTCTTTACATTTTAATAATATATAAAACAAGAGGGAACAGATTCCCTCTCGTTTAATTATTTAGAAACCACCAGCTTCATCGTTACCAATACCTTGATTCAAACCATCATTAGTTGTTACTTTACCATCTGGTGTAACAATTATAGGTTTAAATTCAGTATTAACGATTTGATCATTAACTGATCTATTTACTCTGTTTTCAATAGCAGTTTTATTAGCTTCAGGTCTAAGATTCTGTGCAAGACGTATATATTTATCCAAACCGATACCAGGCATAAGTTGTTGATAAAGTTTTTGTTTAAATTTAAATCTTGTAGAATTAGTAACTTCGGTATCATCATCAGGATTAATAACAATACCAATAATATTCTCAATGTAAGATTGAACAGTTGAGAATAAGTTATTAGCGTTTTGCATATTCAAACTTTCAGGTGGAGCAAATCGTACAAGAATTTCTGAAAGAGAGAAATCTTTATTTCCATCTTTAATTTTCTTATACAATCCAGAACCAACAATAAGTAATTTGATAAATTTAGTAGCAATATTACCAAATACTCCCTGAAGTTTAATAAGATCAAAACGATATTCAGCATTTCTAGAAGCTGCTAATGAAGCAAAATCTTCTTCTTGATAAGGATTAGTAATAGTTACAGGACATTTAAGCTGTGTAACAATATCATTTTCCAATCTTTGTTCAAGATCATCCTGTTGATCTATGGTGTTATGCTGTGAAATATCTTCATATTCAAACAATTGTTCGCCATCATAAATTGGTACAACAATTGTTTCAGATAATGATGCTGATTTAAGAACTCTTGATAATGAAGTGAATGGAGATTCAACATTCAATTTACGAGTTGTTAAAGCATTTTCAATAGCTCTGATAGAATAACCAAAGTTTTTAGCTTTACCAACATTAACTGTAATCTTATCACGCTGTCCTGTACGAGTAAGACGAGTCATGATATTATTCATATTTACAAGAATCTTCTCATAACATGTGAACAAACAGTTTTTCATAAATGATTCAGGAATACCATTTCCATCCAAACCAGGTGTGAAATAACACATATATTTTTCAGGAATGTACATAATCTTAATACGATTCTGTACAATAGCTCCATCTCTAATAAGAGCCATGATAGTATCCATAAACGTTTCATCATCTTCAATATCATGTCTATGGATTTTTTGTTTAAGTACATTAAACATAATCTTTTTCATGATATTATTTCGACGAATAGCATCATCTCCAGCTACACCAACATCAAAACCTGCTATATCCAATCCTGCTCCAAGAGCCATTGAACCTGCACCTGTAATACCTACTGAAGGTAAGTCTGATACAGCAGCAATTCCACCCATAGGAACTCCCTGAACACCTGCTCCAAATGAACCAGATGTAGCTGGTGAAGGAGATATAGCAAAATCATTATTGATACCGAGATTGAGGAACATATCTGTAAAGTTACAGTTACGTTTATTTACAGATTCAACATTTCCTGTATATGGTGAAGTTTCAATAATATAATAACCTACATGTCTACCTGCAACAATTACAGGAATAACATCTTCAGCATCATATTCTTTAATCAAACAATCGTTTAATAAAGAATATTCATTAGGTGAAAAATCTTCTGTAAATTCATCAAGTACCGATTTAGGTCCATTATCGATTTCCATTCCATCTTTAACTATTGGATCTTGATCATAATTCTTATCACGTTCTTTAAGACGTTTTTCATCTTGAAGTCTAGCATTGAATGCTTTTAATCCAGCTTTAGGATTTTCATGATAAGCTGACATCTGCATAAGTCTACGGAAGTTATTAATAGAAACACCCATAGCTAATTCAGACTGATCGTAGAATTCGATATTACTATCGATTGTTTTGACAGCATTAAAGATTTGTTCCTTAAAGTGTTCAGACAATGAACCGTCAACTTTTACTTTATCTTGGAATTCACGGAATTTTTCATTAACTTCATTAACTTTTTCAGATTTATTAATTACGTTAGATCCGTAAATATCAAACAATCTTTCATTTCTAACACGCTCAATATTATTGGAAACATCTTCAATACCACGAGCCATATATTCGTTAAGATCTTCTTTTGATACAAATTTATCAATTACTGAATCTCTTAAATCTGTATAATTCTTCACATTAAATGATATTTTTTCTTCACCGTCTACAGATTCTGTAGACATGATTTTATATTTAGGATCATTGAAATTAGGAATTAAACGATGTTCCCTAGAATGATAATCTGAAATAACATCTTCATAAGCTTCTGTAGAATTAGCAGAAGTTCTGAACTTATAGTCTGCATATTTTTGTGAAAAATTACGCATACTAATTTTAGCCATTTCCATAATATCTGTGTATGGGAAAACAACTACAGGTTTAGCACCTTCGATAAGAGCAGTACGTAAATATCTAGGAAGCCTGTCTTCAATACAATATCTATCAAGAATTTCTTTTTCAATACGTTCATTGATAGGGTTTTCAGACAATACTGAAGGATCGTTATCATCAGGATTTAATGTACTAGGAACATATACATTTGAAATGGAACGTTTAGTAATTTCATTAATTGCTAATATATCCCTAGCTTTCATATCAGCACATCTATAAACTGTTGGAATAAGACGTGCTACATTACGATATTCTGAAACAAGATTACGATATGATGAAAAAATAGAAGCGTGGAAATTATAAGTTTCCAAATCTTCTTTATTATCATTATCACTGTAAACCATACGGAAACCATCTCTTGTAGTTGGATCTCCGTACATTCCGCCGAAATTTCTATTCAAAGATGTATCATATGAATCAGCTATAAATGTTTCTTTAGTAAGATTTTGAAGCTGTTTCATGGTATTAAATACATAATTAGGATCATCCTCATCAGTATTTTTTAAACTCTTAGATACCATCTTTTCAATTCGATCAAGTTGATTTCTATTATCTTGAACGAACTGTGGTGTCAATCCTAAATGATCTGCATAAATACTAAGATTAGCATCATTATTTAGAATATCTAAATTGCTATTATTACTTTTAGGCATCTGTCAAACTCCTATTTAGCTACTGGTTTTGGAATCATATATGTTAAACCGTAAATACCATGTGGAATAACATTAGGGAATTCACGCATAACATTTCCATTTATACCAACAACATTTGAAATTTCTTTCATATGTTTGTAAACGTCTTCATTACCTTCTTGTGTAAATACACCTTGTGTAGAAATCTGGTCACCATCGTAATCCGCACCCATCGCAGCAAGATATGTTGAGAACATACGCATTGTATCTGTAAACATACCTTCAATATCTTCTGATGTTTTGTAATTCAAAATAGGATAACGTGGATATAATACACCATTAAAAAAAACAGAAGTATATTCATTACAAGGAATAATATTCATAAGACCACAATAAGTATTATTATATGTGGTCAACGGATATCGTGTATTATAAATAGATTTGTTTTTAATATTATCCATAGCTACAATATAAAGTAATTCACAATATGTAAGTTCTCTATATGAACTAGGATTTTCTTCATCTTCTGTAATATCTGTTGAAAAAGATGGTTTACCATCAACAACATTCATACGAACTGTTAATGGAATTCTAAATCCATTTTCACCTTTAAGTGTTACTTTTTCTACACGATAATATTTAGATTTTTTATAGTTGTCTAAAACATTCCTAATCGAATCTGTTGTAAATTCATCAATCCATGTACTATCAAGTGGAGCTTCGATCAATTTCTTTTGTTCAAAATCATAATAATTGATAGATATTCTACCAGATACATAATTTTGAATCCATCTTGAAACGCCAAAAATCATAAAAGGAGCAAAAATATTTGCTGCTGTAGCTAATGGTGTTGAAGAGTGGAAGAAATCTGCTTCACACTGTGTATAGTGTTCTGTATTAAAATCTGGTGGAGAAATAACCAAACGAGCACCATAGTCTGTTGCTTTACCAACTACAAATTTATTAGCAAAACCATCAGCACCACCAATCTTTTTCATATAAAATTCATAAATCTCATAAAGAGCATCTTGCATTTTTACATGAGAGATTGAACGTTTTGGTTCATTTGGATCGTCCATGAATGAAATATCATCAAGATTTTTAATAATATCAGCTAAACGTAATATCTTAGCATATAACTGATTTATAATATTTCTTTTAGAACTTCCATCAGATGAATATTTAACATCACGATACCAAGCTGGCATTATTAATAATTTGTCCCAGAAAATTTCATCTACGGTATAAGCTTTTAACCACTTTCTACGTGTTTTAGCAGCTTTACTCATATCATTTGTAATTCTCCAAGAAATATAAGGCCATGCTTCTTTCAACCAAGTAATTCCTGTACCAGTATTTTTATAAACTGCATCAGCTGGAACAGTTTCACTAGGATCAATTTTAGTAAGTTCACCAGTTTTATCGACATAGTATCTTCCGATACCAAGTTTCATATCATTTGCTATGCCTTTTTTCAATCGTTTTAAAACATAAAAAGCATGAGGATTCATAAATACATCATTTAGTCTTACCCATCCCCATTTGGTTTTACGATCTTCTGTACCAGGAGCACCAAATATTTCTTCAGAAAACATTCCTTCAGGATGTAATTCTGATGTACTAGGAACGAAGTATAAAGTTGATGTTACTTCTTTCCAATTATTAATTTCTATATCTTTATTAGGATTAACTAGGTTAATCGACATTGAATCTAACATATAGTTACCTCTGTAAGTATATAAATTTGTCTTTGAATAATAAAGAAAAACTGAGGCTAAAATGCCTCAGTTTATCATTTTATCGATACGACATACATATTTCAGATTCATCACCAGCATAATATGTATTAGAATTTTCAGTTTTATATGATCCTAAGTTAGGATTATCAGCAGCATCTGTATAAGTTATACCAGTACCATCACCAATAAGAATAGCTAACCAGGTTCGTTTGTTATAATGTGTTGCTCCAACAAATTCCACTACAGATATGTCTGGATCTATAAATCTTTCATCATCCTTAGGATTTTCTAAATCAGGATAAGTTGTATTAAAATATTCAACTTGTCTATCTTTTTCATCATAAATATAATACATTTTTATAGAAAAATTAGACGGATTATTTATACAATCAGTAATTACATCGGAAGCACTAAAATTAAAATCCTTAGCATTCAATCTTGTTTCTTCTTTTGTTATAGGATTTATATATCTTATAGCGAATCGTTTCCAGAAAGTTCTATCATTAACAGCTAAAATTGTATTAATTCTAGATTTATCCTGTTGTTTAATAGAAACTTTTATAAAGTATATATCTTCACGAAGTTTAGTAACTTTAAATATATTATCATTGAATATATTCGTAGGTTTAGTTTTTCGCAAAGATCTAGCGATAGGAATGAAAAACTTTGAATTAGAAACTAATTTAGAGAATTTAGAAATATTAGCTACAGTCTCAGATGATGGACCACTCATTTCTTTAACCCTATAAGCAAATTGAGATGCACCGTTTTTAATAAGTAATGATTTAGCTTTTTCTTCAGTCATAGTTTTCAAATCAACTATAGGATTAAATATATTTATTGGTTTTTTAACAGGTTTATTAGAACCGTCGTAGGTAGTTATAATTTCAGTAGTTCGTTTTTCATAAACTATCCCATCATAGGAATTTTCTAAAATAACAGATTTAGAAAAATCTACTGGGAAATTAAAAAGATTATAACTGAAATCATTAACAGTGTTTTTTAAACGTTCATAATCAAAAATACCCATAATTAACTCCTATTTAATAGCTTCCTCAATAGGAGAAACAATATCTTTCTTATTTTCACCACGAGTGTGTTCCATAGCAACAGTGATACCATATTTAGGATCCCATGAAGTTAATGATGTGAATCCTGATGTATATTTAGGAATATGTTCATAGTTAATCATAGTTCCATTTTTTATTCCAGCAGCATAATATTTTTCATAAACATTTCTAAATAAAACTGTATAATCTTTAGGATCTCTTGTAAGATTCATACAAATTAATTCAAATGTTGCTAAGTTAGATTCAAGATCTCCAGATCCATTAATAGCTGCACATTTTTGCCATAATATAGCCAATTCTTCATAAGTAATTGTTTTAGGCATGTGTGCTTTAAGAAGAATATCAATGTATTTATCTGAAACATCCAAATCTTGTACAATATTAACGTTTACAATAAATGTATCACCCTTTAAGAAAATTAAATCTATAGATTTTTCTTTTTTCAAAGTTTCATTTTCAACTTCTTCTATAATTTGAATAGAATCATTTATATGAGAAGGTTTCATAATAATATTTGCTGGGAGTTTCATTGTAAACTTATGAGAATATTTAGTCAAATCATCTTCATCAGGATCATCAAAAATCAATCCTTCAAAAATTCCCATTGTTTCTACAACAGTTTGATTTACTCTAGTTACTCCACTTTCATAAAAATAAGGAGGAATTCTTACAATAAGACGTTCACCATTAAATGTTAATGATCCGTCAGATTCTTCTTTAAAATATTTATCGTAAAGACTATTTAATTCATTAGCCATATTAAGTCTCCTTTAGGATATATTAAAATGTCAACCTTAAAAGAAAATAAAATAAGATATCGTTGGCATTTGATAGCCAACGATACCATTTAATTAACGTCTATTTCTTCTAGATTTTTTCTTAGAAGATTTATTGATCTGTGGTACAAAATCACATTCTTCAATAATGCGCTCAGCACCTTTCTTAACATCTGAAAGATTATAATGGATAAACTGAATAAGTTCTGTACAATCCTTAATGTAAGTACGACGTGTTTCAATAAGATTTACATTCTTCAAAAGAATATCATCGTTTTTATTTCCGATAATATATGTAAACTTATCTTTAAGAAGATTTTCTGCAAGATCATACAAACCATCTCCAGAAACATTCTGATCTTCACCTTCAGTAATAAGTTTCTGACGATAACCAAGTTCATGCTGACAAATAAAGTTACTCATAACTGTTGAGAACATGATATTCTGTGTTTCACCATTATAACCAGCTTCATATAAGAAACCGTTCATAGAAGTGATAAGTTCACCAACCATAAACATGTAATAATCTTCAACAAGTCCGCAGAGAACATTGAATGTGCTTACACGTTTCTTATCAGCATCAATTTTATCAGATTTAATAGTTGTGTTGAGATTATAAAATAGATAATATCTTTCATATTTCTGAAGATACTTATAAATAACAGCCCAGCTTGAGAAATTCTGTTTTGTAACATTTTCAGGAATAAGTTCAGCAATATCCATCATTACTTTTTCACTGTTAGACCAATCATAATTTGGATCAGAAGCAATTTTCTTTGTAAACGGATCTTTCTGAATAATATCCATAGCAAGTTTCATACCGTTTTCAGCTACAGTAGGATCAAGAAGAAGATCGATAGTATCATCAATCCAATTAGCAAGTTCCTTCAATTCAGTATCAAACAAGTTATTAGGATTCATTCTTGAAGAAATTTTTTCTTCTTCTTCAGGTGTCATTTCCCATTCTTTTACAGACGCAATACTTGTATTGAATTTTTTGAGAGCCCAAACCATTGGTAATCTCATAAATTCAAAAGTCTTCATATCTGAAGTAAGAACTTTTTCAATAGTAAGTTTATCGAAATCAAGTTTTCCCTGACGAATATAAACACGAACTGCTTCAGCAAAATCATCAAGATGTGAATTGTAAAATTTAGATCCAAACAAGTTGTATTTCATACTAACTTCAGATTTAATTCTATCACGTTCGATGATATTGTGGAAAAGAGGAGCAATATACATTTTATTAAGAAGTTCATCCATAATAAACTGTGTATTATCAATCTTATGACGTTCATCAGAAGATGGTCTCCAAGAATTGCTAAGACGATACTTCTTTACAATGTAATCACTACAAGCTTTAAGTGTTACAGCTTTAATCAAATCTTCAGCAATACGAGATTCCTTGAATTCTTTATCAAGTTTCCTACCATCCTGCTGAATAGATGCAAGAATAATACGAGAATTTTCTTTAGATTTACTAAGAGAATCGTAATATTCTTTATCATCTTCTGTAGCTTCACCAGAATCTACAAGCTTCTTAACTTCAAGATAGTTTTCGATATCTGCGTGAGCAATACGAATATATGTTTCTACAGCTTCACGATCGATAAAACCTTCAGAAATAGTACAGAAAACATCAAGTTCTTCTTTAGAAACTTTTGGGAAATTCTTTTCTTCATCTTCGAATTCAATCTTATCCCAATCAATTTCAGCTTCTTTAGAATGCTTTTCAAGATATTCTTTTGCTTCTGCATCAATTTTATCGATATCTTCTTTTTTCATAGCATTATCTACAATTTCTTCTGTAGATATATCTGTAGCATCTTCTTCAGTTTTTTCTACAGCAATTTCTGTAGGTTTTGATTCTTTAAATGCCATTTCGTCAAGAGTTACTAATGTTTCATTTGCACCTCTTGGTCTTGGTCTTGGTGGCACGGAATCTTTCGGAAGATTCCCTTCAGTTTCAATTACAGCTTCTTTAGAAAATTTAGTTGTCTCTTCAGAAAGCAGTTCATTAGTTTCTTTTTCTTCAGCCATATATGACTCCTATTATTTAGTACTAAATATATAAAAATGTAAGCTAATAATTAAAAATATAAATGTAGGAGAATGAATCTCCTACATTATAAAATATTTAATTTTCTAGCAAATCGATCATACCTTGATATCTATTCTTGGTATTTTCCATTTCTTGTCTAGCTTTTTCATATTCTTTTATTTTAGAATCCAACTCAGCAAGTTTAGTATTATAATTTGCTTCCTTGATACGAGCAGCATTATCCAAATCAATCATTCTTTTTCGGAACGATTTATAGGTAGATTCTCTAGCAGTATCAAGTACATCGTATTCTTCTTTTGTGATATATAAATCAGAATAATCACTTTCAACTTCTGTATCAAGATTAGAAAATTCAATAAGACCTTTTATACGATTCAATAACTCAGTTTTAGTCTTTGCTATAAATTCGTCTCTATCTATTTCAGTACTAAATTTCCTTACTATAGGATAGATATTAAAGCTTATTTTAGAAACCTTAATATATTCTTCACTTTTATCAAAATCTATTAAAGATTCTGGAATAAATACTTTTTCTTCAGTGTAAGAATAAGGTTCTAATGAATCTACTACCAATCCGATATAGATAGTTGTTTCCGGTTTAATAGCCGAATAATAACTGGTAAGACCTAAACCAACAGGTTCAAAATAAGTTTTATAGATATTATAGTCATCATCATTGTTACTAACCACATTATCTATATTAGTCTTACCAATTATTCGTATATTTGATTTATATCCACCGTACAAACTATTTAAGTAAATAGCATAACTTTTACCATATTCAAGTTTTTCAATCATAGTGGAATCACCTCACAAATTATACTTCTACATAATTAAAAGATTTAGCAAAAGCTTTACCTTTATGAGCGATAACTGTAAAGTTAACATTGTTGATAATAAACTTAGCAACGTTTTTCTTATAACCACTAGTCTGTAAATCACTATCGGCATTTCTATCGATTTCATAATCAATCTTAACACCAGCAATTGATGAATAGTATCTTGCGTTATTATCATTAGTGAACATTGCTTCCATAAGCTTAATAAGAACAATCTGTAACTTATCAGCATAATTAAATGTGTTCATATTAGATTGATTATAATTGAAAATCTTAGTTTCATAATTAGCGAAACCTGAAAGACTTGTAAGCGGTCTAGCATCTGTTGTACCGAAAGCTGTACAGATCAAAGGCATTGGATATCTTAAATCTAAGCTATTCTGACCAGAAGTTTCCTGTCCATTAAGTGAACCGATGTGAATAAATTCAAGAGGAAGATTTTTCTGTTTTTCTCCAGAAGATACAAGAGAAGCTCTTCCGTTTGAAGCGTATTCGAACAAACTGAATACACCATTAAGATTTTTAATCTGATCATGAGCATCTTCGATATTAGCTGTCCCAAAATAGTTATTAGGATCGAATCTATCACCAAGACTATTAATCAGTGTATTAGTTGGAATAATATAAACTTCTGTTGTAGTGAACAATTCAGGATACATCTTAGATAAGAACATATCGAGATCTGTATCACTATGTCCAATATAAGTAATATTTCCATCATCATCGTATTGCATTGGATGACAATGACCACTTGTATGAAGACGTTTAATATAATCCTTTACAGCAGTAATCTGTTGTGCTAATGTAGGAGCCTGTGCTTCACTACCATAGAAAATATAGAATTTCTGCATAATGGAATGATGTACAGCATCCCAAATTAAATTCTTTCTGTTTTTAGAATCAATAGTAGGTGTAACACGTAAAGTCTGGAACTCTTGATAATATTTATAAGTTCCATCCTTCATAATATTTGTAATAGCCTGGATTATATTTTTCTGGAATTCAGATTGAGATGTAACGAAATTGTTTTTAAGTGTTGTTGATTCAGATGCAACATTAGCATAATCGTTATCATAAATTCCATAGTTATCATCAGCTGCACCTTTAGCACCATCCATATCTTCATCATTATATGTGTATACAGCATATTGTGCTACACTAGATGAATTAATGAATGCATCAGGATCGAGATAACAAACAATTACCCAAGTCTTAGAAATAGTTTCAGTATAATTAGCTCTTACTTCAAAAGAGAATTTCTTAATACGTCCTTCTTTAGATGAAGGTTCAAAGTTAGCAGTTCCGTAAACATACTGAAGATTAAGAACTTCAGAGTTATAGAACATTTCCTGTTCTTCATCAACAGAAAGAGTTTCACCATCAGCGTGACGAAGAGTATCATCTCCAGTCATTTCCTTCCAACGGAAAGGATTGTATTTAATTGTACCATTAGCAATAACTTCCTCACCAGATTCATATCTAGTCTGGAAATGTTTACTATTATCTGTACATTTACCAATGAAAAGTGAAATAAATCTTCCAATTTCAGATTCAGTGTCGAGATCACGTTTCATAGCGGCTACAGTATCAGAACTACCGTACCAAGATGAAAGTTTTTCATCAGAAGCATTTCTAATAAACGATGGATATTTAAGTGAACTATCAACATACATATTGATAATTTCAGATTCATACTTCTTAATGAATTCACAAATAGTATAAATCTTCTGCCAGAAAATATGTTCAAGAGGATAAATATTATTTTCGTATTTTCCGCCAGATTTAAATAATTTTACATTTTCTAATGTATAAGTTTTACCATTGAAAGTTGTATAGTTAGGATCAATATGATCAACAAAACGTGTTGGTTCAGTAACCTCATTAGACATTACCTTACCATTATCGAGAATAATAGATGATAGATATTCTTGAGATCTATCATTGCGGATATTAAGTCCTGTTCTTTCACTTTTGGCCGAAATACCATTTGATGAATCGCTGTACAAGCTATACAAATTATCAATCTGTTTAGGATTAGTAGTTCTAATCAATATATCTTTAATACTTGTATCAAAGATAGCTGTTTGTGCGAATGTTCCATCACCAGTATTATCATATCCAAATTTATCAGAAACTACCTGATCAATAGGATAATCTTTGGAACCTTTAACGTAAAAGAAGAATTTTGCTGTATTAGCTAATGATGTACCAGTAGCATCAATTATATTCTGAGCCATAAAATTACTCCTTAATTACAATGTATATAATAATGTTTTCGATGAAAAAAAAGAGGGAACTATTAAAGTTCCCTTCTAGCAACTAATCTAATAAACAATTATGTATTAGTTTGTTTATTATTATTCTGTTGATCTTGTAATAAATCATCACCTTTTACAAATGAATCAGCTATAGAACTAAAAGATTCTATAAATGATTTAAGTTTAGAAGAAGCTTCGAGACATTTGTTAGCTAAATTAAAATAATTAGTCATTTCATCATAAGCTATTGAAAATTTATAAAATTTACTATCAAAATCTCCAACCATTTTAATAAATGTTTCTTCAGAAATTTTTCCTTCAGAAAAAGATTTTAAAAGAAATTCTTGTGTTAGTTTTCTATCATTTAATACAGTTTCGAAAACATCCATAATTTTTCTCCTTTAAATGTTATTAGAATTTATACAAATTCTATTCATTATAATGATATATAAAAGAAAAAAAAGAGGGAACTATTAAAGTTCCCTCTTTAGTACTTAAGATAACTTAAGGATTAGAACAGATCAGCAAGCTGTTCATTAGACATAGTCTTTGCACCAAAAGCATCCTGAAGTGCAGCGGCATCTTCTTTTACAGATGAGAAACCTACTGATTCAGATTTAAGAACTTCTGCTTTCTTTTCGTTTGATTCTGTCAAACGACGAAGATTTGCACGGAGATCTTCAACTACAGCATTCAATGAAGTGAAACCAAAGAATCCAATCATAGATTCTTCAATGAGATCTTTAGAAATAGAATCTACTCCATTGATACTCATCTTATCAATTTCAAAGAATACAGACATGATGTCGCGAGACATAATGTCATAGTTTGTACGAATCTGCTTAGCAGCTTTTTCTTCTGCACCATCTTCAGTAAACTTAAGCATTTCAACAATACGTTTACAAGACTGTCCCTGTGGAATTGTGAACTGGAATTTGTTTTCATTGCTGATTGAAAGGAATGCTGAACATCCAGGGATACGAAGTGTGTTTACTTTATCCTGAAGATCCATACATTTCAATGATGAGTTCATTTCAATTCCAAGGAATTTGAGAATAGGCATAGTAATTCTCGCATTGATGATACGATACATTTCATCAGTATTTGTATATTTAACTGATGAAGGCAAATTGTTATCAGCGATGAAGAAGTTAGCCAATCCCTTATCAATTGCATTCTGGATATCAACGAAACATTCAATTGTATTCTGAAGATTCTGCTGACCTGCTGATACAGAACATTTTGGAACAAGACCGATTACAACTGGACGTGGAACTGTATTGGTGAGATCATCAATTACATATTCCTTTCCATTGTATGAGAACTTCTCAGCCTTATTAACATAGTTAGTAAGGTAAGTTGTTAACATAGGTCCAATTCCAGAACCAGTACCACCATCAGCTGAGAAACAGTTGATAATGATTGTCTGTACTTCAGGATGGAACAGAACTTCTTCATAATAAGCTACGAATGTCTGAAGAGCATCGAATTTCTGTCCCTGGAAATCTGCAGAATATCCTTTGAAGTATGCTTTTGCACGGTTTCTGTTTTTACCAGCACCATCAGCATTAGCACCTCCGATCTTGAATTTCTGAGCATCAGGAAGGTTCAACTGATCAAGATCCTGATCACTTGTGTTAACAGCAATCAGGTATGGGTTATTTGGTAAACAACTCTTAAGAGTCATACCAATGTTAGCTCCACCCTGACCTTCGGTAATGATTACGAATCTTACCTTCTGTCTTGCCTTAGCCTGTGAGATTACAGGTTCTTCATTTCCAGCTGCAGCTGATTTTACATTTTCTTCTGCCATATTTATTGGCCTCCTTAATACGTATTATGTGAAAAATATATAAGTATTTTAGTTTTTAATAAACATAAAAGGTGCGAATTAACGCACCTTTTTATTAGAAAATTTTAAATAAGTAATGACCTAATAACCAGAATCCGACTGATGCTAAATCAATACCTGTACCAATTAATATTTTTTCAACATCTTTATTCATTATTCCAGTAGTCGCAATTCCAGTACCAACACCAATTCCAGTACCACTAATACCGAAACCTATTATTGCATTATTAAATGAACGTTCTAATCTAACTACTTGTTTTTCTGCAAATTCAGCTCTCTCTAAAGCTTCACCAAATAATAAATTAGTATTATGTTCATCTTCATTATTAGAAACTAAAGCAGCTTCAATCTGTTTATTTTCTTCAACTACTTCATTCAGTTTCTGTGTTATTGTATCCACATGTTGTTGCAATAACATTGATTGTTCTTTCCATTGTGTCGCAGAGTCCAAGGACTCCTTCAGTGTAGATTTTATTGTATTCGAGTACGTCAAGGTTAGCTCCCTCAATTCGCTTACTGTATTCAGCTGATTGTTGAGCATAGTCTTCACTACATCGTTTGATTTCTGTTGCGATGGAATCAAGTTTACCGTTGGAAATGGTGAGATCTGAAATAAGTTTATCTCGTTCGCTTGTAAGCCGTTCTTTTTCAGATTTAAGAGTGGAAATGTCAGATTTGAGGCTCCTGATGGTTTCTGAAGCTCTCCCATCTGTTGATTTTGTCGCAATCCTATATCCGATTCCGATTCCTGCGCCAAGCAAGGCACAAGTACAACAAAAAATAATAACAATACGAATAATGATTTTTTTAATAGATTCTTCATTCACGATTTACTCCTTTCTTTAAAGAATATATTAATTTGTCATAGGTCGACATATTAATATAAAATCTAAACCAAATTAAGGAGTATTTCCTATGATAAATAATTTTTATATAACAAAAGATGATATTAAAGATCCAAAAGATCAATGGTTCAGTCTTTATGATCCAGAATTAACAGCTGACATTATGAACGGTAAGAATACAATTATGGATTTGTTACATGCTATTGAAGATTTTAATGGTAATAAACCAAGAAATAAACGAATAATGTATTCGGTATATGTTAACGGATTTAATTTACCAATATTTGTAGCTAAAGCTAAATTCATAGGTGAGGATTTCATCTATTTCTATGCATACAATAATAATGGTGCATTGTATGTTACACAGAATAACAATAAACCAAATTTTATTGATGGTGTCTCAACATATTTAGTTAAAATCAACCAAATCACTGCTGTAAACTTTGGTTCTTTCAACAAAGAGGAATGTCCGTTCTTGAATAAAGAGAAATCTAATACTATTTCAGAAGATAAAATGTTATCTTTACTGACTGATGAGATAGCATCTTTCAATGCTTCTATAAGTTCGGGTGAATACAGAACTGCTATAAATCATTTCTGTATGTTTATGAAAAATAATAAAATCAACTCATATGATTTTAATTATAATAGTGCAGCATTCAATAAATACATTATTCTTTGCGGTTCTTATATGTCTCTTATCAAAGATATAGTTGGTCGCCATGATGATCCAACAATAAATGTCAACGATCCTAAAGTTCCTAATAAGATGTATTTCTTTGAAAATAAAGCTGCTATGGAAGAATTTGTTAAAACCGCTGAACATTCTAGAATGAATATTACTATTAATAATACATTCTATGAAGACGATATTAGCACTTTCAAATCTATCATCAATCCAAATCATTAATCAATATTTATTAAAAAATAAAAGATGGAGCAAAGAGCTCCATCTTTAATATTTATTGCCAACCAAATTCACCATTTTCATCAGAGTTTTCAAAATCTTTAGAAGCAAAATCGGTATCATGATACCATTTGTATTCTGGAGATTCTGGATCTGCTGCAGGATCGATAATAGAATTAGGACCTTCTACATCAGAATTAACTTCATCAGAAGATAATGATTTACCACTTACTAAGAAATGTGATTTATTAGCTCGTAATGTAGCAAAATATTTTATTCGGTTATCAAATGATAATCTTAAAGATAGAATACTACCCATTCCATTACCATATACACCATTGGCTAAATTATTAAACCAATCGTTTAATGATAGTTTTGTATTGATTTCTCCACCATTTAACAATACTTGATACCAGTTTAAATCTTCTGGTTCTGTAGGGAATAAATTATTTTCAACAGACATATCTCCAGGATAACTAGTGATAAAATCTTTAGTCATATCATCATTAAAATCTTCACTGGTAACATCATCAAACATTTCGGTAGCAGTTTTATAATTAGTCAAATCTGTAAATAATGTGGAACTCATTAATGATGTTTGACAGCTTTCTTGAGTTTTTAAAGATGCATCAGTTACACCATTTAATAATTCATCAACAGTATAAGTGAAAGATAAATCTTCATTTTTACTAGACAATAAATCAATAATTCCTTCATTGATTGTTGTTGATGAAGATTCCATCAGATTTTTAGCCAGTTTACTAAGTTCATAATATGATAATTGAGATATATAAGCATCTATATCGAAAGCAGCAGTTTTTGCAAGAGAATCATAATCAAAAATTGTTTTATCACGATAAGTTCCAAAATAAACACAATTATGATGTTTATCATAAGCCATACTTCCAATATCACCATCATGATATGCTGAAGTATCAGCATATTGATAATTTATACCATCATTGGTAGATTTAAACAATCCATATCCATTTTTAACATATTTATTTCCAGAAGATTTATTTGCAAATAATGTAATACTTTTAGCTTTAACTATTTGATAATCAAATAATAAATCAGCTTTAGTAATATCACCAGTTGTTAAATTAGAATAGTTCATCAATTTATAAACTGATTCACCATTCTTAAATAAAATAACACCGTAATTTTTATTTTGAATATAGATATTATTATCATTTGGATCAGATATATTTTCCCAACCGTAATCGCTTTGTTTTACAACTAATGAATCATCAGAAGGTGTTTCATCATCTATATCTTTAAAATAAGAATCAAGTATTGAAATGCTTACAGAAGAAGATGTTATGGTAATAGTGATGAAATCTAACGATTTATTTGGATAGATTACGATTACCGGTTTTTTAGAAGATGAAATATTAATAGGATTTATTACTTCTACACTAGTAATAGTATCAGCTATTTCCGAACGAATCAAATACATTATTTCTGTATCATTCTTATAAGGAATGAAATACAATTCTTTAGTAGTTGAACCGGTTCTTGTTAAGATTGTATAAATTCCATCATCGGTATCGTGTACATAATCTACATTATAAGTATCTAAAGGATATGTAGGATTGGAAATTTCTACTTCATTACTAAAACTAAACAATTCTCTTGATAACAAAACACTAGTGGATGTAATAGTTATCGGTGCTTTAGCTGCCATAACTTTAGATACAAATTTAGAATTGTCTCCAACACCTATAACTTTCATGTTATCATAAATATAACATGGGTTATTTCCACTTGCAAATGAATAAGTCTTACCCAATGTTAATGTTCTAGAACCTGTAAGTTGACCTGTTGTTATATCTACCTGTGCAAGAGCTAGCAAATGAACAATTCCGATATTAGTACTGAATAAAGCACCATACACATTCATAGGTGTAGGAACTATTGTAGTAGATTGACTTGATCCTCCACTACCAGAAGATGATTGTGAAGTATCTACTGGCCGTTGAACGTTAACAATTGTTCCTGTCACAACAGGTTTAACTCTAGTTATAGTAGAAACATTATCTGGTAAATCACAAGTATTAACATAAATACCACCAGCATCAAAATAACCTATTCCAGATTTTGAATCTTTTGGACAAACAAGTAAAGAATTATCTTCCAATTTCACAAAATAATGATCACTTCCTGTACTAGATAATCTAGAACATGTTGTAGTATTTAGTGTTGTATAATAACATCCTTTATTCTTTTTAGATGTTATGATTAATAATTTGTGTGATACGTCTATTTTAAATGAATAATCTTTAGGATTATCAGTAAAACCAGACACACCTATTACTCTATTATTAGTCTGATCATATACATACAATGACTCTGAAATAGAGTTTTTATTAGTATCCATATCATTCAAACCAAAGTATACAACACCATGATTATCAAATGTAATTACAAAGAATTCTCTATCTGTGATTTTTGTTCCAGAATTAGAAATAACGTCAATTTTATTTAAAGCGGTTCCTTCATAAGTTCTTCTATAAATTCCGTTACCATCACCATTTATATTACTTTTACAAAAGAAAGATCCGATTTCTTTATCATTACTTACACCTATAGAATTCCAATCTCCTGTACTATTTTCAGGTACATATAAAATTCTATTATTCTCCAAACTATAACCTGATACACCACGTAAATCAAATTTGTAATTAAATGTTTTAGTTAAATTATCTTTATATCTTGGAGCTGTTTTAATAAGTGGTTTAGTTTTATCATTTAAAGATTTGAGATGATCAATAGATGTAAAGAAATTTCTTTTTACAAGAGAATTTAATTGCTCTTTATCAAATTTATACAATCCTGCAATAGTTCCACTCATTTGAATATCGGCTGAACCCATAGCAAATACAAGATTGTAAAGTTTAGTAAGTTCTTCTTTATTCGTATCTTTTTCATTCTCTAAGAAATATTTATAAGAATTCTTTAAAGCATATATAGATACTAAGAATTTACCATTAGCCAATAATGTTTTATGCGTAGATTTACTGAATACTTTAGAATTCAAATCATCATAATGTGTAATTCCATCAATACCAGACATCGATTTGATAAGTGTTTTGAAATATGTATCAGGTTCATGATCTCTAGCTTTCATAGATTTATAGAAAGCTGTAAGATATTTAACTAATAAATCTCTAAGATTTAACATCGAAATTTCAGACATAAATCTAACAACATTATCAACATATAATTTTGCAGTATTTTCAGAATCCAATTGATTTAATATTTCTGCATAAGTTTCACCATTAGCACCATTTTCAGGAGTTAGATCTGTTATAGGATCAATTTCTGATATACTAGTTTTTGAAGAAGTACCAGATGTAGATGATGTGTTCGAAGCTTCTATAAGTTTTTCAATCATTGATTCTAATTCAGGATCATCACTTATAGAATCGTCCCAAGTATATGCTTGTTTAAAATAATCACCAAACTGTGACCACATATTATTACCGGAACTAAATATTGTATCCATACCGTAATATGAATGTTCCTTAGGATTTAAAAGATAGTTTTCTACTTTCTTAAGATATACATATGCTGATGAATCAACAGCATTTTCCACATCAAATAGTGCTTGAACAGCGTAAGATGAACCTAAAATACTTCCAACTTTAGATAACGATTGATTTAAAGTATTCATTGTTTTTATCTGACAACGTTTATAAAAATAATCGTTAACCATTCTATTTTTACCATAGATAGTAGCATTAGCTAAAAGAGCATAAATTTGTTTAATGTTTTTATTTCTTAAAACTATGTATTTAGTGTTTTTATTTAAAAAATCTATTTCATTTGCCTTATCAGCTAAACTTCCGACAAGTTCATATTTTTTAACAATATCACGATCATACATAGAAGCAATACGTTTCTTATCTTTTTTAGCATTAATTCCTTTTCCAGATCTATTCCATAAACCTTTGGAATTATTTTCAAGTGTTTTAGATATACCATTTGTAATATTAGCTGAATATGAAACATTTTGATTATTTGCTACAGATTCCATAGCATTTGCTCTAAATGCTTTGATTTTAGCTGTAGCTCCAGCAGTACCAGATTTAACAGCACTATTGACGGTATATCCTGCTTCAGACCAAGGACCTGTACCAGTTCCAGAAGCTATTTTAGCAGCATTTTTAGCTTCCAATGCTTCTGTAGCAGCTTTAGAAGCTTCTGATCTAGCACCTGATGCAGCAACATATTCATTATTTCTTTGAGTTGCTAATTCCTGAGTATACATATCGCTTTTAGTAGTATCATTGCCTTTATAATCAGGCATCATTACTAAACAATCATTTTGTGTAAAAGCATATGCTCCATTATATTTATCATCTGTACTTCCATAATACTTAGGCAAAATAACAGTATCGAAATCGGAAAAGAATTTTTGTACAGAAGAAGCATTTAAATATGTATAACTATGAACAATTAATGATTTAAAATAAACCAACATTAAACGTTCTATACGTTTTACAAGTGTAGTATTTTCTAAATAAGCATTATATTTAGCTTCGATATCATTTTTAGTTTCAGCAGTTTCATAGTTGTAATTCTGATTCAAACCATTAGCTATACCTTCATAATCAATTATAGTTTCGGTATAATAATCCGTATTTTTATGGTTTTGAATAAAATCCCTACCGCTTTCATCATCTTTATTGATTTTAGTTTTTTCTTCACCAACTTGTATATAAAGATTAGCACAATTAGGTATTTCATCATAAGTTACTGACTTAAATCCTTTAATAGGTTTTGAATACATTTTTAATGATGATTCTGTTACAACTAAATCAGATCTAATTTTGATTAGTTGATCGTATATTTTACGGAATATATAGTATAAATTATTAACGCATGAATGTTCGGCACATAAAGCTAAATCTTTTTCAAGATCACTATAATCACGAACATTGTAATCTATACCATATTGCTCATCTATAAATTTCAAACTTATAGTCCAGTCTCGTTGTAAAGCTGAAGAACGAATATAATGTTTATTATATGCTAAATCTGCACCAGCTTCATATAAACCCTTTAGTGTTAAAGCAAAAGCACTATCAGGAATATACATCATCGAACGTATATTATTATACAAATCTTCTACAAGATTTGATACAAAGTTTATAGAAGCATTTTGAAGTTGTCTCAGGGCATCCGAACCCATATCTTTCAGTATATCTAATGCTGAAAGTGATAAGTTTTTGAAAAATCCTCCTAAATTCGAAAGAATGCCAGAGAGGTTAAATCCTTTAAAGGATTTCAATAATTTATTTGCGTTTATGATGTCTTTTCCCATAAATGAGTCAAGACCACCAAGTGAATCTAATCCGAAGCCTTTTAATTTACTTGAAAAGCCACCTTTTCCAGATGCTTCAACGTTATTTTTATAATTTTCAAATGAGTTTGTATTAATACCCATAATAAGCTCCATAGTGTAAATATATAGGTTTGTCAAAGCCTAAAAAAAGAAAAGATCCTAGCATAAAGCTAGGATCAATGTGAATTTATTATATTTATAAATCTGTATTATTATTCTCAGAAATTTCCTGATGTTGTGGTTGTAAAATATTATTAAACATATTGTTTAAAATACGTGTTCTAATAATTGTAATTATATTTGTAGCTGAATTTTTAACAGTGTCATCGATATATTTCAATTTAGCTTCACGTTTTAATAACATTGATTTTTTAAGATTAGCTAAATTTGTAAACATCTTTTCAAGAGAATTATACATTTCTGTATTTACAGTTTTTAACGATTCTTCAAGTTCATCACGCTTAATTTCAGTCATATCAAGTTTACGAGAATCTATACATTGGAAGATACATTCTTGTAATTCCTCAATATAATCTTTAGATTTATTTTTATCGTTTAGAAATTCAATAAATCCATTTCTTCTAGTTATTTCTTTTGAACACTTAAGCCAATCTATTTCAAAATCTCGCAATAAGTCTAAGATAAAGAAATATTCTCTACTATTTTTTATTTTAAGTAAATCAAATCCAGTTGTGTCCATAGCAACAACTAACAATCTATCATGATATTCTGTTTTAACAGTGTTTAACGTTTTGTTAAAAATATTATGTGCTTGTTCGTCGTAAGTATCTTCTATTTTTCGAATATCTTTTGTAGCTGTTATAATTTCAGATGAGAATTTTTCTAATTCAGCAGTCATTATAACATCGAGTATTCTAATGAATATATTTATATTAACTTCATGATTATTGATTTTAACTTCATCATTTGTATTTTTCTTATTTTTAAATGTTAAAAAACCAAGTTTAATATATTCAGTCTTTGAAAGAAGTTTTTCAAAAATCTTAGCGACTAAAGTTAGAAATAAAAAAATTATTACTACAATTAAACACAAGAACCCGAATGCTTTAGGAAAAGCATCTGATGCCATTGCATTCACGACAGCTTGAACTTGATTAATAGCTTCTGAACTAATAGGATTAGGTGTTGAAGTTTGCAAAAATAAAGTATTCATAATACTAATAATCTCCAGTTTCAGTTATTAATCAAACTAATAATATATTAAATTGTTAAAAAAAGAAGTAGGAGAAATTAATCTCCTACCTCTTCTTATTCATTAGATGAATGCGAAATCCATTTCAGGTTCATCATCTGAATCTTTTGGCATAATTGGAATAACATTCTGATAAACATTAGAAAGACTAATAGTTCCAGTTTTATCAGTGTTTTCTTCAACAAGTTTAGCTTCAGTTTCAGCTGACATATTTGGAGATATGAGATCATCTGTATCATTAACAAATGCGATATCATCTTCAGAAAGATCCTGAGAGAAATCTGTAACTTCTTTCTCAATTACAACATTCTTGAGATCTTTATAATTACGTTCTCTTTCTTTAGCATATTCATCAAAAAGTTCTTCGATTTCAGTTTCAATTGGATCGAAATAACTTTCATCGAGATCTGGACCTTCACCATCGATAAGTTCAATAGTTTTGATCATGAGAAGAAGAATTGCAACACTTTTGTTTTTACTAGATGCTGTGAAATGACATGTTTCACCATTATCACGAGTTATATCCATTCCAAATGAATATACCAATTCACCATCATCTCCTGGAACAGAAGGATATTGTTTTACATTAACATGATTTACAATTTCTTCCTGAGTTACAGTTCGCTCATCAGAAACAATCATATCTACAAGTTCTTTCAAATCATCATCAGAATCAGTAATACAATATCTTTCATAGATAATTGGTGTCATCATGAGAAGTAATTTCAACATCTGTTTATTTTTAATAATCGGGTTGAAATACTCATAATGATCTTTATTAGCTTTATAGTTAAAGAATTCATCCTGTGATTTAATAAGAACATTGATTTTCTGAACATCAACTTTATTTTCTTTATCATACTTTGTAGTGATAAAGTAAGCTGGGACTGGTTTGTTATTTTTTGTATAATCGCAACCGACCCATTTAATTCTTGAACATCCGCTTGAACTTTCTGTTGTTAATCCGATAAAGTCAAATACTTTATTAAGATAATTATTCCAAATAAGATTATGATATTTAGTTCTGTAAGCCATTTTATCCCCCTATAACTTAGCATTCAATTTCATCAGTTTCATTAGTACAACAATATGCAATAACTTTATTCAATTCAGAAATCGGCATGTCTCTAATAGGTATGGAGAGATTCATAAATTTTGATTTTCGTTCCTCACAAAATTTAATAATCTCCTCATACACTTTTTGACGTTCATCTTTTCTTATGGTTTCTTCATAAGACAATTCTTTTTTAAGTACTTCTTCTGGTGGCATAGTTTACTCCTCTTCTTGAAATTGTTGTGCATCGAAAATTTCAGTAGATATTTCATTCTTAATTTTCGATTCATTATCAATATTTACATTATTCTTTAAAATTGGTTGATTATCAGGATTATAATCCTTAAATACCGCATCCAATTTATCTCCAAAATACAATGGTGTGAACATTAATCTTATAGGACCATGTTCACGTTCAATCTGTTTACAATGGAATTTAATCCTATCCAATGTAGTTTCAAGATCATTAACCATTTTTTCTTGAAATTGCCATTTACCAAATGGAATAAATGCTTTTCCAGTTTTAACTATATTTACACCCATGTTAGTATCATAAATATAAGTATAGCCATTTTGCATCGATTCGAATTCCTGGAATAATAACTGATCTGATAAAGCTGTGCTATCATAAGTAGTTACACCTGATAATGGATTGTTTCTAGCAGCTCTAATCTGATACAATTTATCACGCATTTTATTTTCCATAGTATCGATATCCAAAACATTCATTACTGAAATTCTTGTATAATCATCAAGAAGTTCCTGCCCTTCAAATTGAATTGCTGTTTCCAATGATGTTATACAATATACTTCATTTTCTGAAAGGTTTTGATGTGTTGGTGTATAATACTGTGGAGGTGGAACTGATGGTGCATATTCCAAAGTTTTAGCTGCTAATAAACTTTTCATATCTGGTTTATCACGCAAATCTTTAGAATATAATGCTGAACCATTAGACATCGTTTTGTGTAATGAATAATCATTTGTAGATGATACAGCCATGCCATTTAATAATGTAAATTTCGCACTTACAAAGTTAGATATATCAGTATCAAAGATTACATCATATGTATACATACAAGCATACATTGTAGTTCCATTTGTACACCTCATCCATGGAACTACACCAATTTCTTCATCAGATCCTGCTATAGCCAAATTTATCTGAATAGCTTTTCCATAAATTTGATTATGTGGAATGTTTGTATTGTTTTGATGATTCAATATGTCTTCTGGAGCAAAGAATAGATAAATGTATCGATGTGCTTCCAAGATACTGCTCTGCTCCAATTCAAACCCGACATCATTTAGAAATTGCGTTGGTTTGTTCCAAGTATTTAATTTCATATTTTACTCCTCTTTAAATTCTTAATATATAAATCATTTAAAAAGTAGAATGATCTCTTTCCATAGCAGCATGATATTCACATAATGCAGGATTGTCAAATTTTAACTGATCAGAAAGACCTTTAACGTTCGAATCTGTTTTGTTAACTGCGAATGAATTGAAATTTGGATCTAAATCAACAATACAAACTTTAACATTCGCGTGGTCCATTGTAATCAATAATGCATAATCGTTTTGATCACACATATAAGCTTCATTGACTCTATCGACTTCTCCACAAAGTAACATAAAGTTTGTACGGACTTCAATAGGTGACAAATTAAGATATGATCTTAATTTTTCAAAAGTTATATTATAACCTTGTTTTCCACTGAGAATAATTTCAGCACGTGAATATCCACTATGTTCCAAACCATATTTAAGTTCACTGCAAACTTCAGTAATTGTATTGTTTAGTTGCTCATTATAACTAACATCTGTGATTATTTTAGATGAAAGATTTTCTATACAAATATTCAATTTGTATACTTTAGTGTGATCATCCATCAATTGATTCAATGTTGTTTTATGTAAAGAATTCACATACTGTTCAGTACTCATATTATACTGATCTTCATTCAAATCAAACAAATGCCGACCATATGATTCTTCAATTCCTCCAAGCATAATCATGTCTTTTTCATCATAGTATTCTGGTGAAGGAATCAAAATATCACGATCTCTTGAGCTTTCACGAGTAATTTCATATCCTCGTGAAGTCATATCGTATGAAAGCTGAACTGTTGTTAATCCTTTATAAGAAGGACCACTCATTATTTCATCAGGTTTATCAACAATAACATTCCAATCAATATCTGTAAATGTTATAGGTGTATCACCATCAATTTGTTCGATATCACAATCAGCCATACCATGATGAATAAAAACATTTCTATTTCTAGTATCGACTATACCATGAATAGAACCATAAACCTCTGATGTATTAATAACTAATACTCTTGTCTTTTTAGCATTTGGTGCAAAAGAACCTGTACCAAATGGTGCTAAACTAAATAAAATTTCAAGAATGTTTGGAATAGTTGTTGAAGTCACGGACGACAACACTATAAATCTGTTATACGATTTAAAACCACCTACATCTTTTACTGAAGAGCCAAACCTCGGAGCACTTTCACAAAATGGTAATTTCATATATAACTAAACCTCCTCTATATTTTTATGAAAATATATAAATAAAAGATGGGAAGTATTATTCCCATCTTTTAATCGTTTATAGATTGTAACTAACAATACCAACTGTATCAGTTGATACTTTCTTAGGAACCTTACCCATATCAGACAGACGAACTGTAAGATTAGCTAAAGTAGTTGTGTTATTTTTACCAATAAGAAGATTTTTCATATTCTTATCAGATATATCAATTTTATTCACATTTGTAACTTTAAAACTATTATCCAATTCGAATAACTTCTTAGGTTTATTAACACGGTTAGTATCTTCAAGAAGACTCTGTTCACCTTTCATAACATATGTAGATCCATCAGATGTATCTACTACACTACAAATAAGCATTTCATCAGAATCTCTTTCAATCTGAACCATTTCAACATTCTTTACATCATCATTGAAATCAATCATTACCCCACTTGCAGATCTTCCAAGTTCAGGTATATCTGAAATCTTAATAAGGTGATAAGCACCTTTAGAATTCATGAAGATTACATAATCACAATTTGGATTTAATTTCTGAGCGAGGGCAACTCCTCCAACCTTTACAGATTGTTTACCAAACTGATCTACTGTGGTTATACGAATCTTAGAATCATCAGACACGATAATAATCTTTTCATCTTCAGATGATACAGGAATAACTGATTTGATAATAGGTTCATCAGAAATTGTAATCCAACTATTAGTACCAACAATTTCAGAAACATCAATACGTTTAGCTGCTCCATCATTTGTAAACACAATGATTGAATTAAGATCTGAATTAACATTATTCAAACCTATAATTTCTTTCACAGCTTTACCATCAACTTTAACAGAACGTAATCCATTAATCAGATTTTTACTATTAAGTAAACCGTTCAAATCGAATATTGAATACTGATTTTTTGTCCAAATTACAGCACCATTAGACATTGGAATTGTTGATGATTTCATATCATCCATTTCATCATTGTCCTGAACCATAGTTCTTCTAGGACGTCCATAAGTTGCTTTAATTTTATCAAGATCAGTAATAATTTCATCATCTATTACAAGAAGTTTCCCATCAAGTTCATCAAGCTTTGTCTGAAGCTCTGCTACCTGATCGATAAGTGTTTGTTTAGAAAGTTTACTAAACTTATAACTCTGCATTTCTGTAATAGCTTTAGACTGAATATCAGTAAGTCCGTGTTTATTTGTAAGATATCTGATACAATCTTCCTGACCAGAAGATGTTTTTACGAAATTAATATATTCGTCAATATGATCATAAATCTTAATCATACCTTCGATAATATGTTTTCTAGTAGCAATATTGTTATACTGATACTGAATTTTTCGTGTCTTTGTTGTATACAATGTTTCATACCATTTTTCAATGATTTTCTTAATAGAAACATTATGAACAAATGAACCATCGAATTCAATCATTGAACATGGAACGGTTTTACAAAGACAATATTTTTCAAGATCTCTAGCAACTTCAAGAATGTTAGCACTCTTATCGAATTCAACATCATACTCAATATGAAGTTCACCTTCTCTTTCTGTTTTCATTTCGATAAGTTTAATAACTTTACTAAGAACAGCATGTTTCTTTTCGTTTTGAGTTTTTAAAGCATTCAAAACATCCAATTCTGTCATTCCATAAGGAAGATCTTTAATTACAATTGTATTTTCTTCCCTATTGATTTCAAGAGTTGCTTTCATCTTCACATTTGCTGGGAGACCTAATTTATAACAAGCTTCGATTTCTTCAGCATTTGTAATAATTCCATAATTAGGACAATCTGGATAAAAACCTTCACAGAGTTCAATCAAATCAATAGATTTATCTCTGATATATTTCTTACATACTTCTACAACATCATTTAAGTTATGAGGCATTACAGAAGTCATATAAGAATCAGCAATTCCATATGAACCGTTTACAAGTAACATAGGAATCTTGAATGGGATATAACAAGGTTCCTGATATTTAGCATTGTAGTTTGGTTGAAAGTCTACACATTCTGGACGAATATCCTCACAAACATCATCAAAGAATTTACTAAGACGACATTCTGTATAACGCGCAGCAGCTGCAGGGTCACCAGTTACTTTAGACCAGTTACCAGCACCATCTATCAATGGATAATTATTTGTAAAATCTTTTGCCAATGTAACCATTGCCTGATAAGCTGAAGCATCTCCATGAGGATGCCATTTACCAAGAATACCACCAACAATTTCTGCTGATTTACAATATGGTTTATTATGTCTATTATCGTTGAAAATCATATCCCAAAGACTTCTACGATAAATATCAATCAAACCATCTTTTTCAAATGGTACAGCACGTGCAAAAGTTGTAATCGCATATATTTTCTTATTTTGTATAATGGTTTTATACATTTCTTGTTTATCATATTTTTCTTCAAAATCTTCAGGAATGTTGAAACCTAAAACGTTCTTTGGAATTTTACGTTTAGCCATCTTACTTACCTACCTTTTCTCAAGTCTTAATTATTGTAAAAATATATAATTGATTTTATGTTCGCATACATATTTCATTATACATTTCTTCTTTATTTTTAAAAGATAATCTATTCCCTTTACCGTCATAGACATCCGAATCACCATTTGAAGTTGTGACTTTTAAAAAATCCGTAAAACCATTATGATTTTTAGGAGAATTTTTACAAATGTTATTAAATTCATTATATTTATTAAAAGCGTCATCTAAAGAACCAGACATTAGTTTTTAACCTCTTTTTTCACATTAAGTGTTTCCATATCTAAAGTTTCGGTAAATTCTAATTTACCAGTTTTTTCAAGAAGTTCTTTTTCATCTTCTGTTAAAGGTCTGTTAAGATCTTTACCCATACCAGATTTAGCAATAGCTTCTTTAAATTCTGTTAATTGTTTTTTAGTTTCTTTATTAACTTTAATATTTACGAAGACCATATATATTAAGCCTAAAAGTAACCATAATGTAGTGATTGTACCAATTATAGTCATTATTATGATGTATATTTTAAGAAACATATTCATAAATTTCTCCCTTTTAAAGTATATATGTATGTATTTATCAATATAAAAAAAGAGAGGATTTTTTAACCCTCTCTTTTACATTTTATGAATCAAATTGAATAAATTTCTTCATATTTGCAGGATATGTTTTGATAGTTAAATCATGCATCTTTTTCATAGATTTATTAAGAGAAGCATTCATTGGAATACTAGATGTTAATCCAATATTCTTAATATTCATAATGTAGAATGAATCTCCAGCACATTTATTACATACAGATTTCTTTCCTTTACAATATAAAGGTGTACGAATTTTAATTGTTTTACCAATTAACTGTTGTAATATATCAGATGTTAATCTAACTTCTTTACCATTAATCAATGCATATCTAAACAGAATACTCTGCCAGTTTCCTTTTTCAACTTCATATGTTAAATAACCGTGTGAACCACAATCTGATCCTTTAACATCTAGTGTTACAGTTTGCATCATACCATTTGTATATTTAGCAAATGTACCACCTTTAGCAGTATTAACGCCGCGAGAATATGAAGCGTACAAAGCTTTATTTGCAATAAGGTCAAAGTTTTCAGGAGTAATTCCATCATTAAAAGCATTATTATTGATACGGAATTTACCAGTTGTTAAATCCATCATAGGACCATTTTCAATAACAGAGTTTTTATAGTTATTACCAAAATTAGGTTTCTTAACTTCATAAAGACGAAATGAAGGATCTTTTCCTAATTCTTCTTTAGCTTTATTTACTAAAGGATCTTCAATAAGTTTCTTATAATTAGCAATAACGTTATTATCAATAACTTCATTTTTAAGAAATTCCGGATGTTCTTTAAGTAACTGTTCTTTTAATTTCTTAACTTCTGGATTAGGAATAATTAATGCTGCTGATACACCAGGTGTAAAAATTTCAGTATTATATCCCATCCAACACACAGTATTTTGATAAACCGCAAACTCATCAACTGATATTTTACCTTCCATAAGAAGCATACCTAATTTAGAATTAAGTTTACCAAAATTATCTTTACCCATTGTCACGTTCATATATTCGAACTTATTACCAAAAGCATTTGCTATAATAAATGCATTGAAAATAAAAATTCCAATAGTTGTATCTTTAACAGCTTTAGTTTGATTTGAAAGAATGTTTGCTGGCAAATCAAAATAATCAGTTACATTATATTTTGCGGGGCTCATGGTAATATTACCATCTTCATCTTGAGTTTGTGCTCCGCGAGAAAATAATTCAGTTAAAAAAGAACGAGTAACATTTTTAGGATCTGCAAGTTTTAAAATATCGTCTTTTATTTTATCCCATTCAAGTTTTCTATATACACCATAGTTATCTACAGCATTCATAAGACAACCTCTTTATCAAATAATTATATTCAAATGTCGACTGTAATGAAAAATTAAATCATTGACGACTATCTAATATATTTAAGATAAGGAGTTAATAAATGGAAAATCAAATTATTCCTGGTGGTTTTTACAAACATTATAAAGGAACCACTGTTCAATTAGTTTCAGAAGGTATCGATGTTTCTACAAAAGAACCGATCATTATTTATAGGTATATGAATCCAGAAACAGTAGAATACGAATATTTCTCTAGAACTAAAAAAGATTTCTTTGGTAAAGTAGATAAGGAAAAATATCCAAATGCTCCGCAAGAAACTAAATTCAAATATCTTAAAAGCGCATCAACTATCGTTATTAATGTAACTGATTTTTAAAAAAAAAGATGGGTCATTTAGGCCCACCTTTTTTTCAGCTGTTAATCAGGAATTACTGATTTGTAGTATCAGTAGTTGTTCCTTTTTTAGCTGACTTTTTCAAACTCTCACGGAGTGTTTCCATCTCCTTCAAGAGTCTTTTGTTTTCAGCTTCGAACGCATCGCGTTCTGACTGAACCTGGTCTACATGTTCAGTGAATCCGAAGATATCCTTGAACATGTTTACAATCGATTTGCAATATTCTTTCAAGAATTCTGCAACTGATTTGAGGGATCCGGCTTCAGCTTTGACCTGGTTAATTGACCAGGTTGCGAATTCCTTAATTTCTTCGGTAGAACCTTCGAATTCGATGCGAGTTTCTGAGTTTCTAGAGATGGAATATTCTCCATCTACTACAAGCTTAGAAAGGAGATCGGTGATATCGTTTGGCTCTGCGGCAGTTTCGTGTTTGCCGGTATTACCATTGAAGAGTTTACTGAACCATTTTCCAGATCCAACATTACCATCAAAATGGAAATTTGATTTTCCATTTCCACTTGAATTCTTTGAAAGAACATAACTTACTTTTGCCATTTGTCTTACCCCCTATGGCTATTAAAAATTTTATAGGATTTTCTTCTTTAGTATCCTATTCATTATAATAATATATAAAAAAAAAGATTTCATTTGCAAAATAAAGATACAGAGGGTTCGACCCTCTGTATCAATAAATAAGTACGACTTATTCAAGGCAAAAGTAGGAGTTTAACATGACAAAAAAGTACGTTACGCAAAGAAACGGACTTAAGAGACATATATGCAAAAGCAGCGCAAAAAGCGTTAGTTTATGAATAGATTCTATATTGGAAATCTATAGTTGAGTTATCGCGAGCAACCGAATAAGGATCGAATGTTAAGTGAGCAAACAACTCTGCATCATAGATTTCTGAATTCAATTTAATATTATTCAAGTTAGCTGTTGATTCTGACAAATCAGCAACTGGAGTAAGAACGTCATTACTATCTTTGTAAGCATCCAAACCGGTAATAAGACCGATTTCAGAAATACTTGCATTCTCAAGTGATTTATCAATAAAGGTAAACCATTCTTTAAATTCTTCAGCACTAATCTTCATACCCATATCGATGTAGTTAGTTTGAACTTTGTCACCTTTGAATGAGTTAACATAACCACCAACAGTTTCAGCATTTGGATCTTTAGCTGTATCGGCCCACATCGGAGTATAAGGTTTTCCATCAACCATCATTTGGATACCGTCGGTATCATTGAAGTTGATTTTCTTGAAATAATATCCTTTCCAACCAGCAAATCTTGAATTTGATGGATAAATAATTTCCATCTTATACTGACTTCTAATATCATTAGGAAGTGTATCATTTACCGGGATAAAGCGGAAAGGAATCATATTATAAAGTTTATTGTCTGTAGAATGAGGAGGCCATGAAGTATTATAAACTGTACCATTAATAGCACCATCACCAGCACACCAATATTCTACTTTTCTTCTTCTGAAAAGATCAGAAGGCAATCTATCATTATGAGCTACAACTGTTGGAACTGAATCTCCAGTAGCAGGATCATATTCGCCAAGAACATTGCTATTAATAAACAAATGTTGTGACATATCCGGTTTAATAGGGAAATTGTCTTCAAGTAACTTTGTACGTCCTAAAAGAACAGTTTTGTTTTTACAAACTTTAATTTCCTGTGATCCTTCACTTTTACAGTTTTTAGCAGTAATAACAACACATGTATCAAAACCTGTTTGATTCTGTTTAATATTTAAATCATCTGGAGTAATCAAACCATCAGATATTTTAACAAGTTTACGCATAATTTTTAGTTTCTCCTGTAGAAGTTTCAATCGTCAATTTACCATCCGATAAATTTATCGAATCTGTAATAGTCGATTTAATATTTATAGATAATTGATGTTTCAATTCTAATAAATCTAATATTTTACAAGCACATTGCGTTAATATCGGATCGTATTTAAATTGATCATCTATATATTGAATTGTTGAATTTTCAATCTTCATATCATTATTTATATTATCATAAAGAACGTTGTAAGCATTTAGATAGTATGTGTATAATAATTCAAATTCATCGCTACCTAAATCTACATTCAAAGAAGATTTAATATACTCACGTAATCCAATTTTATCAATTGGTTTATACGTTTGCCAAACATTAATCGGGTTATAGAATAATTGAATATCCAAACCTTCATAAGATTTATCACCAAACGTATAACGATAATCGATGGAATAAAGTTCTGAGAATACTGATAAGAATTCATTAAACAAAATAATCATATCATTGATATAATCTGAAGATGAACCGGATGTATCTGAATTTTCAGCTTCATATACTAATTTTGAAAATGAATCATTTACCCATTGTTTAAACACATCGATAATTTCATTTTGTAGTCTTGTTATTTCTACATTAGTAGGATTTTTTCCTAATTTGTCAAGTATATAAACTTTAAGTTTATCAGCTTCCAAACTAGTTAAATATTCAGTAAATGTAGTACAATCTCTAAAAATGAAATAGATACTATTATTAGTTCTAGATTGATTAAGAATATAAGTCCAAGCTTGGAATTCTCTAAAATCGTAAGAATTTCTTAATTTCCAAGTAATACGTTTTAGAAGATTAGGATATTGATTTTTATAATCATCTACCAATTCTTCAAATGTAGTATTGCTTGTAAATTCACCAAGCTGTCGTCCATTGGAATAGAATCTGTATACAGTCATGTAATCTGAAAGATCTTCATCATCAATATCAAGATGCTTATGTCCATCAGCTGGAATTTTATCCAATGTTACAATATCTTTAAGTCTTACAGTTTCAATTCTTTCACCATCAACACCAACGAAGAAATCTTTAAAATCCTCTTCATTTTCTTTAATAAAATCTACAACTTTCCAAGTTGCAATTTCTGGAGAAATATCATATTGTGTTACGACTCTACCATCTACAATAACTTTATTTTCAAATGAAGTTTTTTCTAGAGCAAATTTTCCAAGTTGTCTAAAAACTGCTGTAGAATTTATAACACAGTTATCCTTAATAATTACATCAGGATTTGAATAATTCTTCATCTGTTGTAACCAACATATTGCACCGAACAATGCAGCTGGTGGAACAGCTATATCAGCTTTAAAGAATGTTTTAATTTCGAAAAATTCTGGAGAGTCATTCTGATCAAAGAATTTCAACATCAAATAAAGTAAATCTCTAATTTGACGCTGTGATTCCAAAATATCTACAGTTCTTGTTAATGTAATATAACGTGTTAAGATTGAGTTGAAGTTTAATGCAAGTAATTCTTTTTTCAGAACTTCCTTTTTACTAGATTTTAACTCATTAGTGTCATCTGTAGACCAACCACCCCATAATTTGTCTTCATTAACAAAAATATCATAATCATGAATGATATCTTCAGATGTTTTAGTATTAACATCTGTGGCAGAAACTTCTCTAAATACTAAATCTATAGAATTTTCCAATCCTCTAGATGTATCAATACTGATAGAAGCATCGTCGTCAGTTCTATATTTCTTTTCAAGATAATAACGTTTTAATTGCACATTAGGATCTTCAAGAATTTTTTCAAGAATAAGATTAAGAACGTAGTTATTTCCTTTATTAGCGATTAAGTCGTTTAAGTTTTTAACAACTCGTTCTTTCAATTTAACATCACTGATTTTAGTTAAAGAAGAATATCCGTGTGAATTAAGAATATCGTTAAGATTCTTTTCGGTATAAATACCTAAAGAATATTTTTCAATATATGAATTCGAATAATTGATAATCGTATAATACAAAAGATTTTCAATCATAAGAATATTATACAATGGTTGTTTACTATCGAATCCATCTATATAATCAAGTAAAACTTGTGTTTTAGCTTTATTATATGCTTTGAAAAAATAAGTCAATTCTGTATCAGATAAAACATTCTTTTTATATTTGATAATATCATAATTTCCCATCATTCTTAATTTAAATGGTGTATAAGATTCGCCAATAAATTTTAAATAATTGTAATTAGGATATTTTTCAATTACTTCATCAATGTGATCTTGAAGTATATAATACGAATATGTTAACGGATAATCTTCACTATTAATATCGTGAGCTTTAACCAGATTAATTGTATAAAGTTTATCATGAATTGCTAAAGCTGGAGCCCATGAACCTGTTGTTAAATAGAAATTAAGAGGATAAAATAATTTATCTTCTTTATCGTAATAATAATATTGAGTATACGGATCTGGAGGTGAAGAATAATCTTCAATTAAACTATAACCCATTTCACCTTTATCAATATTTATTAAATAAACGATTTCAGCATTTGAATTTGGAACTCCCATGAATTGTCTATAATATTCATTTTTTTCTTCATATAGATAAATTCTAGATATTCGTAAAGCTGTTAAATAATCTTTATAAAGTTCTTTGTCTTTATTATCTTCCAAATCTTTAAAAGAAGATTCAGTCAACATATCTAAAACCAATTCATTATATATATATGGTTTAGATTTATCCGAAGATAAATAAACATGTACATACTCTTTATATTTCCTACGATCATCTTTATCATAATCGCTAAAATGATCAGTTTTAGTATATGCACCATAATATGCATAGTAGTTTGCTATAGATTCCGAAGTTTCTTTTCTATTAGCTTCGTATTTGTTTTTGATAACTAAACTTCCAATAAAGTCTGCTATCTTTTCAATTTCCGCGGCTCCAGTTTCGGAGCGATAGACGTTCTCAAAACTCATATATTCGGTATCTCCGCTTTAGAAGTTACGTATTTAATATTGTATTGAGTGAATACAGGTTTAAATACATTCAATTTATTATTTTCCAAATTAGCCTGATAATGAATAAAGTAATTCTTAAGATCAGCTCTATTTTTTGGAGAAAGATATTGCCCATATTCTTTAATAAATCCTACTAAATCACCAAAAGTCATATCGAGTGATAAGAATGGCGCTATCTTAGGATTATCCATAGATTTATGAGCGGTCTCCGATAACATTACAGTTTGTACCAGTTTTCGTCTATGTAAATCTAATACTTCAGCTGCAATATCAAATGTGTTTATATCATTAGCGTTCTCTCGCAAATGTTTTTCAAGTACAATAGAAACATAATCATACAATGTGAAAATTGGTCCGTGATGCATTTCTATTTTAGTTTTATCACCTTTTTCAGATTTAATATTTCCAAAAACAGAACATCGATCTAACTTACAATCTACTTTAAGATATGCTACATAAGCTTTATAAAGTTTAGATCTTCTAACTCTATTTTCAACAGATTTTATAAATTTTTCACGAATTTTAGAATCTGATAAATCCAATGGTGATTTGTCAAATGGAAGATAATAATATTGAGCATCTTCCATACAAACTTGTACAGTTCCATTTGATGTTTCTTTAGAAATGATATTAACCATTTTATTAGTTGTAGCTGGTAAATCTGGTGTCACATTAGTTAATTTAGCCATAAATCTACCTCAAAAATTTATATTTAAATGTCGAGCTTTAAAGAAAAAAAGAGAGGGATCAAATCCCTCTCTAAATTTAGTTCAATTAATCAAGTAACATTTAAGACAGGCTATCAACAATCGCTTTGATGACAATTACTGGCAACCATGTAAATGTGATTGTTAAAATCATATCTTGTATAGTTGCTTGTCTCCACAAAGCAGGTTGTTTTTTCCTAAAATTAGAATCATGGGTACATCTGATAAAATATATCAACCTTTCGATAAACATAAATACAGATGTGGCACAATAAACGACTAATAACGATATTAAGAAGAAATCACCATCAACCATTTATTCCCCTCCTTTTTTAGTTTTGATTAATCAAATTTTGATTTCAATGCAGCAAGATGTTTATGAGCAATATCATGAAGTGAACAGATATCCATTTCAACAATTGACTCTCTTTCTCCTTCTTTTGAACTGTCATCAACGATGATAAGATTGAAGATGAAAGTAGCATCGAAGATATCAATAGTTCTTTCAACTTCGCCCCATTCCTTAATAAGATTAAAGAATGTTTCAATGATACCCATATACTTAGAAATCAGTTTATCATTAAGATCCTCAATTTTCTTAGTAATAGTTTCAACTGCAGCATTAGTAGCTGCACCTCCAGTGCTCTGAAGTTTCTTAGCAGCCTGATCAGCAGCATTAAGTTCTGACTGAAGTTCAATAATTTCGCGGCTACCAATGAATCCTGTAATATTTCCAGAATCATCGAATGTAGACAATGGAGCGAAATCTTTGATAGACAATTCTTTACAAATCAAACCTTTTGTAGGACTTGTAATAGCTGCCTTGAATTTAACTTCTTCAAAATCTTTTCCAATAACGTTATTACCATACATTCTGGCAAATCTATCATAGATAGAAACCACGAATAAAGCAATGTCGTTCATCAGATTGAAATTGTTTGAAGCAATATCATTCTTAATACTTTCGATATTGAATGAAGCAGTGTCTGAAATTGAAAGGTTGATCAGATCTTCTTTTGAATTTGTAAGATCGTAAAAATTGTCACCTACAATACGTCTGATTGTCTGAATAGGTGCTTCAAAACGATCGATAACCATTTTAGATGACGGTTCCAATCCTTTGAAATAAATTCCTGTTGCTTCTTTAACAACTGGAGATGCTTTTTTATAAAAAGCGTGATTTATCATATTTTTCCTCCTATATGATAAAAATATTTTTAGTATTCTAGTAATATAATATATTAACCAAAAAAGGATAAGTTTTTAAGCTCATCCTTTTTTAATCATTTTATGAAGGAATTTTCTGATGATTAACAAATGGATTATTATCTACTGTAACACCAGCTTTCTTCATAAGATCTGGTAATGATGTGTATTTAACATCATCTAAGAATTCGTATGGATCAGGTTCATCAGTATCACCGATTTCCAAGCTAATTGCTGATAAGTACTGATTCAACATCTTTGCAGGTATATTATCAGTTACTTCATCATCAGCTAAAGGAAGATCATGAAGTCTTGTAGGATCTTCAAACATCAATGATCTAGCCATATCAGATCTTAATTGTGAATTTGTAGACTGTACAGCATAGAATCTGTTAACCTTTTCAGGATCAACAAGATTTTTAAGGTCATTATTATCCATATCGGACATCTGGTTACAAGTATCACCAAATGGTCTACCAACTTCAGATTTCTTAACAGATTTGTTAGGAAGTCCAAGTGGAGTAACAGAACCTAATGAACGTGCAGAGAAAGCAGCATCAGGCATCTGTTTAAGAACCATCATGTAAACATCAGCAATAATGATTTCGTGCTGAGATGTAAATTCACGAACCAATGTATGATCATCTTTCTTAAATACACGAGCTTTAGTAGTGTCGAAAGAATTATGTTTATCAAGCTGATTTTCTTTGAATTCTTCTGAATTCCATTCAGATTCATATGCCTGGATATTATTGATGTAGCTTACCAAATCATCAGGTTCGAATGATTCGTCACCGATATCTGATTCAGCAATTTCACCATCAGTCCAAACATAATCATCTACCCATTTATTGTCGTTATAAACATCTTTAGGAAGTTTAAGAACGTTTTTATTATCGTTAATGTGTAAAATTCCAACTTCATCTGTAACATGTTTTACAGTTGTTTTAGTTTTCTTACCATCTTTAGTTTTGATAACTTTATCAACTGTTTGAAATATATAGTTATCAGCGATTTCCTTTACAGCATCAATATTTTCTGTTGAATCGTACATTGCTGCTAATTCTGGAGAAACATGATAAGTTCTACACATCTTAACTTTAGAAGTTTTAATTTTATACTTTCTTGCAACTCTTTTAAGAATTTCCCATCCAATAGCATCGTGTGCTGGTGGATTATACATCATTATTCCTAAAGGAGATGTATAAAGATTATTAAGAAGTTCTTCTCTATCTCTATGAGGAATATTATTATAATATTTCTGCCAAAACTGACCCCATTCAGGACTCATATCTTTGAGATATTCGAAGTACAACTTATATGAATCTTCCATAGTTTTCTGTTTCTTCATTCTACGAAGAATTTCATCAGAAATGTAACTTATAGTCTGGTCAAATAACTGATCTGGATTTGTTCGTCCAACAAGACCTGCAGAAGAACAAATAACTTCAGCACGTACACCATTCTTGTCGATAGGCATAAATTCATCAGGCCATACTTTACCGATTACGGCTTTTCCACCACATCTGTTAGTAAGTTTCATAGCAGATGTAAGACGCTGTTCTTCGGCAGTGTAAATTGTAATATGTGCAAATTCAAAGTTACCTGTATTTGAAGAATACTTAATATTTGGAGTTATATAATTTCTTGCATTGAAAAGACACTGCTCCAAACGATCAGTAATATGATTAGATTCATCATTTACAATTGGCTGCAACACATTTACAATTTCCTGATTATAACGCAACTGATCATTATAGATCTGCTGCAACTGCTCTCTATGTGGATCAGAATTAAGTTCATCAACATCATTTACTTTGATATCAATATCGACTACCTGACCAAAAGCACCGAATTTATTATCAGTAATATGAAGAGTCTGTAAAGCCATATCTGTAAAATCTGCAGATATATTTTTCTTATCCATTTTGCGAGTAGCAAATAATATACCTTTAGAGTTTACATATTCTCCTACCATAGGGAGAACTTTATATTCCTGATTATTACCATAAATATTGAGAAGAACGTCATTTTTATTAATAACGTATTCTGTTTTGTTTACAGTATGGAATACAACACGTTTAGCAAAAGATTCCGAAACTACAATTGAGTCTTCTTTTACTTCAGGAATTAACATAAAAGCTACTTTTGCATTGATTCCATAACGATAATTTCCAAATTCATCAAGAGAATTAGCTTTATAAACTACATCGTCTTTTGTAATATATGAACCTGGTCCTTTAGCATCGTTATAAGAAAATGGTCTAAGAAAACCATGTTGATCTGAAAGTTTCTCATAATGTGAAACTTTGATAACATCGTAATTCTTTGTACCCTGCTCACGTACGACGAGAACATACGACATATCCTGAAATGATGAATGTCGATTAATCTTTGCAACAATTTCAAGATTTTTATCAGCCTTCATGTAAGAGTTAAGATACTTACCAAATTGTTTTTCCCAACCTGTAAAGTTTCTAGGACTCTCTGGATTATCCAGCATCAAATGCTGTGTATAATGGACACTAAACATATGTTGTCGTGGTCCCGCTGCATGAAATGGGTGAGATAATAATCCGGTTGAAAATACTTTATTAATATTTTCTCCAGAATATTGCTCAATAAGATACTTCATTTCCTCTTCTGTAATATTAGCACTATTCACTTATTTATCCTCCATAAATATTTTCCTGTTAAGTATTGTATAAATATATAATTAAAAAGTAAACTGGATGACCGAAATCATCCAGTTAACAAATAATATTTTAATTATTTATGGATACTTCTTTGTTTTTTTCAGCTTCTTCTTTCTGCTTATTGAAGAAAATTTCAAATGGACGCCATGTAGATTCTACACCATATTTCTTTTCAGCAATCTGTGCACGAGTCAGTGGCTTCTTAACTTTAGGTAGTTCTTTTTTATCTGAATCAGATTTATTTTCAGTTTTAGCAGCAGGTTTTTTGTTAGATGTTTTAACAACACGTTTAGCAACTGGCTTCTTATCGACAGCTTCAGCTTTCTTTACGAAATCGTTACTGTTTCCTTTAACGACTTCTTTTGGTTCAGTTTTTTCATTTACTTCGTTCATACGATGTTTTCTCCCATTATGATCAGAATTTTATATTAATATATAGTATACATTTTAATTATTTATTAAACTGATACTTATCTGTAATCCGTGATTTTAAATTATATGGTACAGGATTATTACATTTAGCATCAAAAGCTACTGTAAATTTCAAACGATCCAAATCTTTCCAATTCTTCCAATCATGAATAATGTAAAGATTTTTATCAAAATCTAATCCTTCAAATGTTTCATTAAATTAACTCCTTAAAAAATAAAGGGAGTAAAATACTCCCTTTGTATAATTTGATAGTTTGATTACCAATTATCACCACAGAGATATTCAGTTTCACCAACTTTTATTTCGTTAGTTGAATAAACTGGTATTTCTACTTTATTATCAATATATGGTTCATCAAATTCAGTAAGCATCATAATTTCATCTTCACCAAGAGTATTTGTATATCTCTCAACTCTTTCGAAACCATTAGCTACCATATCATGAATTTCAAAATATTCACCATCAATGATCCAACCATGATTTTCATATCCTGGATAATCCATAGAATAATGGAGGATCAAATAGATACGTGTTTCAAAATCAAGTTCTCCAAGAGCTTTAATATCTGGAGGTAATTGATGAAGTAATACTTTACTTATCAGATACAAACGAGTTGTAAAGCTAAGAGCCCTTGCAAGAATTGGATCTTTATGACACAAATCCATAAGAGTTTTACGTGTAAACTTGATTTCTGGAAGAATATCAAGATACATACCCATAGGATTACCAGAAATACCCCATTGACCTTCTTCATAGAGAATTTCAAAGTCTGTAAGTTCTGGTTTGTATCCTGTAGCAGAATCAAATACCATTGGATATCTTACACCTTCTGGACCATTCTTGTTTTTAAGCCAATCCATAAATGCAATGATACCATGAACAGCATCTCCAAAGATTTTTGTTTTTTCATTAAACAATCTTTCTTTAACTGAGAGCTGACCAACGCAGAATGACTGATAAAGTAATTCTGTACCACCCTTAACTTTCTGATTGTATTTCATACCAGGAAGCTGTGGCTTTGGTGGGTTATAACGATCAAGAACTGGAATTTCTACAAGGTGGTTAACCATTACGAGACAGATTTTTGCTTCTTCACAAAGTTTCTTAACTTCATTAATAAACATTGTGTTATCTTTAGCAATCTGCATAGCATCCATATTAGATGTACCTGCAATTGTATCTGTACTCTTTACATTACCTTCTTTATCAAATTCGAGATCTGTTTTAGAGCGAACTGCAGCGATAGAGTCAATAAGAGCATAAGTTGTTGGAAGTACTTTAATTGTATCACCGGTAATAGATCTTATACCAGTGTTAATTTCCAATTCTTTTCTATGTGCAATTTTATTTCTAGCCAATACAGCAAGATCATTATAGATTTCAATGATTGACCACGGTTTAGAAATAATACGACATCTTTCCTGAAGCTGCCAATCATCCCAGCCAGTTACATCTTGAATACGTTTAGTTGTAGTGTGACCTTCTACATTGTAGAAAATCATTTCCGATACTGGTCCATAAAGTTTACACCAGTTATCAATAGCTGCACCAACCAACTGCAACCACAATGTTGTCTTTCCTGATGCCGACAAACCTAATTCTGTATATGGGAAGTTAAATAACCCACCATTAAGAATAGTTTCATCATGTAGGAAAGAACGTTCAAAGTTACATGACAGAATATCAATAGGTGTCATACCTGTCATCATACCAAATTCAGAATTGAAACTTCCTGCTTTTGCAAAAGTATCATTCACTTTGTTTACAGTATTTAGAAGAAAACTCATTCTAAATTACCTCCTACTCTTTCTTTTCATTTAATTTTTCTGTAGTAGTCTTAAGACCGAAGTCGCTTATTGTTTTAGGCACGACATTATTAATCCTTTCTAACTTAGTAGAAGGTTTATTTGTCGAAACTTCCACAATATCATTAGCATGATATATATTTAAAGTAAGTTTTCGACAACAGGCTTCATCATATCGTTTTAAAGCTTTTTCATATGTATCAGCTCCTAATGGATTCTGACCAGCTCTAATCGTTTCAAGAAGCTTTTGTTCAGCATCTTCATTTTCCTCATATCTGCACCATAGATAATTACGCACATAGTTAATTATGAATGGTAAACATGATGGTTCCGGACGCTTTACTTTTTTATCTTCATTGAAGTAATCTTCTTTAGTATAACCAGAATAATACTTAAATAATAAAGATTTAATATTTTTAGAAGTTTCTGCTACGTAATTTAGATAAATCTTATTAACAAAAATACTAAAAAATGATCTATATTCTTTTCCAGTAGTTAATTCGATTTCAATAAATTGATTTGGACTTAATAAACAATTAATCAATGAACGATAATTGTTTTTGTAAAGTTCTTTTATAGACGAATCGTTACTAAAAGTAAAATCTTTTGTTGAAAAATTATGTAACTCTTTCAGAATAAAAATATCCAATGCTTCATAAATTAAAGACATATCAGATTCTTTTTCTTCAGGAGTTACACTTATAACTGGAGAGCTGTCTTTCTTATGGAATAATTTAGTTTTTAATGAACTTATAATATTTCCAAAAAAGAAATTGAATAAAATTGTGACACCGAACATTATTACAATATCGATTAAAGTTATAGTCATGTTTATCTCCCTTTTTGTCCATATGGATCTTGAAAATTGATTATGTACTGCCCATCATGTATATAAATCGGTTTATCATCTACATCGACAATAATTAATTTATCTTTAATTTTATCATATGTAAAATCGTGCCACATTTCTACACTAGCTAATACAAAATAATCATTTCCATATGTAACATATTTAGCAAAAGCATACTGTTTTATTTTTTCTACATTATCATTTAAGATATATGAAATGAATTCATCGCTATCTTCAGTAAAATGATAACTTGCTAAATCACAATACAGATCTCCAAATGTATAACCAGCTTTAGCCATCTTATACATTTTTTCAGTTCTATGTTTTTTAAGAAATTTACAAAGATCATATTTTTGCTGAAGTGTTAATAAAAACCAGAAATGTCTATTAGCAGCACATTGAAAAGCGTTGTAACAGATCTCCTGCCAGTTTTCACCATCAGTTTCAGAATAACGTTTTTCATATTCCTTAGGAAAGATTATCTTTTTGATAATCTTTCCAGATTCATCTTTTTCATCAATGAAACCAAATGGTGAAAGTACATATTTGTTACCACAATTACCAGAATTTTTTAAATTCTGTAATGCTATTTCAGGATCTCTGTATCTACCTTTACTAGGATTATTATATTGATCCCATTCTGTAATCATGATTAAAGTCCTTTTACAATTTCATATCGTCTTTGCGAGATTTTCTAACAACCCCACCTAATTTATCAGCCCAAGCTTCCCAAGGCTGTTTATAATAAAATTCAAGATCATAATATTTTTTAAAATATCTATATCTGATTCTATCCACAATATTTCCTACAACCGATGGTAAACCGATAAATATTAAATACAGTGGTCCAAGCATTAAACTTTGTTTCTGATGACCATGTTCATGTCTAACTGTTATATATCCATAAATAGCATCAATATCTAAGAAAATATAATTTCCTAAAGAAACTCCACAATCGAATAAATGGTCTACTAAATAATAAAGAATACCATCTTTACTAACCATTGGTTTAATCGATTTACGATTTACAATCATTATTACATATGCGATAATGTGCTGTGGAAGTTGCCAAATTTCTGTTAAAATTCTAAGAAATACTTTCATAATTATTTATTCTCCTCTAAGTATTTAGTTATAAACTCATTGTTTATATTATTTAATCTATCACCAAGTAATAGTTGATCCAACTTTTCTTGTGTGATAAGATGTTTATTGTTTGCAATAATAGTAGTAGGTTTATATTTAAAATTCTCAGGATATTCGAGTTCGTGTCCTTTAGGATAATTCTCGAGATATTCTTTAAATTTAATTTTCGTAGTTTCAGGAATAAATTTTTCATATTCTTTATAAAAACGATCATAATCTCCAATAATCAATTCTGGAGGTATATCTAAAACATGATCGTGAACTTGAGCGTGAGCTGTTGGGTTTAGTGGTACTAATCCAACCATAAGTTTATAATGAATCAGTGTTGTTTCTTTTTCAACTTCATTTTCTAAAACCCAGTTATCTTGATGTTTATCCATTTGCTTATTGATAACAGCTTCTGCATAATCATAAAGTGTAAATGGATGATGGTGAAACTCCAATTTCATTCCATTTTCAAGACTATAACCTTTGAAAAATACACATGATTTGACATCAAGTACACGTTTAAACATATCTATAAGCCATTTGTATTCAAATGAATCTCGTATTTCTTTTTCAAAATACTTAATCATATCAGACTTATTAGAATCTGTTATATAGAACTTAGGATCAAATGGATCTTTATTAATGACATCATCATCTACTTGAACTTGCAAATTATTTGTAGTTTCAATAATTGTAGTTAATGACTTTTCTTCAGTTTTCATTTCTTAAACCTTAAATATTATACTGAGCCAATATAAATTAGCTCAGTACAAATATGAAAATTATTTTATAGATGTGTTTTCGAAAATTGGTGTAAGATATACACTATTTTCAGTTTTAAATTTTGCAGTACAAACATCATCAGATTCTACAATAATATTTGAAGGGTCGATAACAGAATCGTTAGCCAAAGCTTCAAAATTTTCAATTGTAAGATTGATGAATGCTTTATATAGAATTGTAGCAATATCTACGGCTTTTACATGATCAGGATTTGTTCCCTGGATTTCAATTTTTGCACTGTCGAATAAGAATGGAAGATAAACTGTTTTAGAAAGTTCTTCACCAGTTTTAGACTGTTCATTGGTAAGCTTAATAAATTCAACAAATTTATCATATGCTTCCAGAGATCTTCCAATAAATTTACCATCAGGTGTTTTTGGAGAGAATTTAAGAGTTGCATAAATGCGGAATTCTTTGAAATTAGTAGGATCATTTCTGAGCAAACCAATATAATTAATAATCATTCCATTAGAATCGAGATCTATACTATCGTTACCAATTGGATTAAATACGATAGGACCAAGTGTAAATGGTGCAGGTTTAATAAAACCGGCATTAATTCCATTAGTTACACTTCCCGCAACTTTAAGATCTTCAGATGTACTGAAACCAGTCATTTTTTCAAAATCGATAAATGGATATTTTTTACCTTCCAAAACCATTGTAAGATATCCATCACAATATCCAGATGTGTAAACATCGAAATAAATAATCTGAGCATCGTTAAGTTTTTCAGCATAATCAGATTTTACATGTTTGATTATAGAAATGACAGCAGTTGCAAGTTCGAAATTTTTAGTAAGAATAGGTTCTTCTTCAATTGTATTCTTTGCTTCATTATATGCTATAACCACATCATTTGCAAAGTTTACATATTCATTAATATTTCGCAAATCGATCATAAACGATGTGATAGTTCTATCATCTACACTACCAATTTCCTGAGGAAGTCCATTACAGTATCCGTTTTTCAAAATGTTGATAAAGAAATTTTTAACTGTTTCTCTATCATTTAAAGCCACATGGGCTTCATTATTGAATACATAAAGTGAACCTTTATTATCTTTTGTAGGAATAATTCCAGTTACTTTACAAACCGCAGCTTTTGAATTGTCATTTTTGTCATAAAAATGTTTAATTAAAAAAGAATTATAAGCGCTCATAATTATCTTTTAACTCCTTATAAATGTAAGTATATTATAATATAAATTAATTTTTAATGATTTATATACTCTTTTAGGAGAATAAAGAGATTTAAAGGTAAAATTATGGAATTAACTAGACTTATAAATAACAACGTTTCCAATACGATTATAGGGAGTAACATAACAGAATATGATCTTAGAAAAGCGCATCCGACAGTTTTAGCATTATTATATCCAAATGATCCAGCTTTTACATCATTAAGTTCACTTCCAAAAAGTGAATATACTATAAGAATTGGTAATTTAATAAAAGCAAATCCTTTATTAAGAAAGCAAATAGATGCTAAAATTCTTGAGTTATTTAACAAATTCTTAAAAGTAAATAATATTTCACAAACAAATTTCTTAGGTAGTACACCAGATAGTTTATTAATTGCTAATCAAATAGCATCAACTACTGTTTTTGATAATATTGCTACATTCAGATGTAAAGAAGGAATTAGTTATACATCATTATTCTATATATCTAAAACTGAATATATTTTATTCGATAGAGTAACAAAACGTTTACATATAAAAGGCGTAGGTCAAGAAGAGGAAACAAATAAATACGATTTTGTTAAAATTGTATTGAAAAAGATTTGTTGTATAATCGATGATTCCATAAATGTTGACAGAATTGAAACTTTACGAAGATTAAAGCAAATAAGATTACAATATCTTACAAATACAAATATCGATATATTTAGAGATATTAAAAACAAAAATATGCTAAAATATATCGTTGATGGTAGACCTGTTTTTAGTGATGTACCATTAACTGAATCGGAAAATTGTATTTTAGACAAAAGTAGCAATTATATAAATTTTATATTACCATTAATTCAGATATGTGTATAAATAAAACTGTAGGTGGAGATATCTCCACCTACAATATTTTATTTTTTCAAAACATAAATATCTTGATCAAATTCTTTTCTGAAATATTGTACACTGTCATCAAACCCATTTAAACTACTAGGAGCTACTTTCTGATAAGTTGTTCCAATTTTTATAAAATAAGTCATCTTCGGATCGAATGTTTCAGAAGATGTATCAATCTGAATATAATTAGCTTTAAAGTCTTTAACTGCAGAATTATAAGGTACATATTCATCCTTTGCAGAATTATATGTGAAATACCTATAACCGTCAATCTGACCATTAATCAACATTTGATAATTAAGCTTCATATATTTACTTGATTTTTTATTAAGTCTGACAACCTGTAATTTGTATCCGTCAGCATTCTCAAATACACCATCGATATTGTTTAAATACCAACGACGTACTGGTTTGAATACATCAGCATATACATTTTCGAAAGTATGAATATTTCCATTAACTACCAAAATATCATCTGGAGTCCAATGTTTATTACGCATACAATCTTTAGCAGGTTTATCGAATACTATATCATTTCTATTTTCAATAACTTCAACATCGTAACTTACTGGAGTAGCAGTATCGAATTGAATAATATTGTAAATACGATCTTTAAATTGAGCGTTTACAACATTTATAGCTGATGAAACGAAATGATAATTGAATTCTTCTGCACCATAATAATTCTTTATTGCTTCCTGATATTCTTCCATCAATTCAGCAAATTCTTCATCAGTATAAGTCTTATCAGGTTTAATAAACTCTGATACTGTAGGTAATGTTTCTACACGATGACCAATAATAATTTCCAAATATTTTTTCAGTTTAGCATATAATTCAGCATACAAAATATCAAATTCAATTGATACATTTTTCAAAATAATAGAATTAGATTTTGATGGGTCAACATCCCAATCTGTTTTAGAAACTATCTGATTATTACAAATCAAAACAGTTTTATTCTTATCTATGGCATTTGAAAAATTAAGTCTAGTTGTGAGCCAAACTGATTTTGATGGCTCTGCAGGTTCGCTCTTAAGGAGATTTCCCACAGATAGAGGAGCAATGTGATGAGAAATGATAACATTTTCCCATTTATAGATTTTAATATCGAAGAAATAAGAATATCCACGAGATTCATAAGGAATATTAAAATTCCAAATAGAGATACCAGCATCATTAATTGTCTTAGATAGGTAAGCATCGGGATTTTTTCCTTCTTTCATTGAAGTTTGTTGATATGTAGCGTATTTAATTACATTCGGAATGAATATTTGATTTTCAGAAAATTCAGAACGTTTGTAATCTACGATAAGTCCATTACAAACAATAAACATATTGTCTAAGTCTGAACATGGAGTGTTATCACTATTAACAAATGTTAGAACAAGATCATCAAACATATGATGGTTGTTGTCACTATAGTTTCCTGTAGCGAATACATTTGTTTCATAATTACCTAAACGATATGTGAATTTTCCAAAATTATCATGTACATTATTTTTTACACATCTGTTAGATTCTTCAAATATTTTACATGGAATAGATTCAAGATTGTATTGACCGTCGCCACGTTTAATATAATGTTCGATATTATCAGAATCGTAATAAACTGTTTCAGGAATATCGTAAATATCTTGTACTTTAAACTTATTCCATACTGGATTATCCTGATTAAATAAAAGGCTATCACATACTTTTTCATATGTAGTATTGCCTAAAACATAATCATCAGGATCAATATTTCCGACTAATGATGTAAAGATTCCGTGGTTAGTAACACCCATCTGAGGTCTTACCATTCCCATGTTAATCCAGATACCATGCAAATTCTTATAATATTCATGTTTCAATCCGTATTTAAACGACAGATATTTTACCATATCTAAATATGTTTCCATTGAGCTGATTACTTCTTTATCAGCACCAATAAGAATCTGTGATTCTTTTTCAGCAGGATCTACAGAATATTCAAAATTAAAAATATCTACCGTTCTAGTACGTCTCTTTCTTGATAAAAGGGTATCGAGCGACATAGCTATCGGAGCGATACCCTTATCAAATACGAATACAACTGTTTGTGGATCGAAACAAGTTTTTTCAGAAGGTGCACGGTTGATTATTGTTTCATTATAAACAAAATCAGCCATTTAGTTTCCTCCATTAAAGACTAGTCTGTTCATGATTAATTACATAAGCATCGATATCTGTTGTTGTTAAAACACCATTTGTATCGTTTACCCATTTTGTTAAAATGAAATCATAATCTTTAAGATCATTTACAAGGATAGAAACTGAACGTTCACCAATAGGTGCAATTCTTCCAGTATCAGTATCACCAGAATTAATTGGGAAATCTGAAATAAGTTTTGTATAAGTTGAATCTTTAACAGAATATACCTGAAGTCTATTAGGCTGCAAATAAATTCCGTCTGCAGAAATCTTACGCTTATATCTGTCAACAAATTTAGTTTTTCCAATAAGTCCTCTAGGATTTGTAATCTGGATAGTAAGTGTATTATCCAGTCTATTAATTTTAGCAATATTACTTAAATCAACAGACGATCTATCATATGTTTCTCTAAGAGTTGTAAGTGCACCATTTTCTTCATATCCATATGAGCTATTAGATCCATAATTAGCAATAAGAGCACCATTGAATGAACTAGCATCTGCACCAAACTTAACAACAAAGCGGAATTCTTTAGAAGAACCATTTGTATAAAGAGTAAATCCAAATGTAGTATCACTACCAACTGTGTAATCCGATTTACAAGTAAATACCATTGACTGGTCATATGTATCGAAAATATATGGACAATCTGTAAATTCAACAGATAAACCATCACTATCTACTTTCTTGAATGTATTGAAGAAAGCTCTAGTCTTATTTTCAATTTCACCATTTTTATTAAGAGTAAATACTTTAAGTCTGTAAATTCTGTTTTTAATAGCAGAATCTACACCAGTTCCTTGTTCCTGCCACATAACTGGAAGAATCCTATAAATAGTTTCTGTTGTATTAGCAACAATCTGGAACTTAATTGTCTTTTCAACAAATGTTCCATAAGGTTTGTTAAATTCATCAACGTTAGCGTAATATCTAATTACAACGTCATGAGTTTCTCCCTGAGCTTTGTTCTCAGTGCTCCAGTTATCAAGACCTTCAATATCAAGATTAGGTGAATTAAGAGAAACGAGTTTATTAGTTCCATCATTAAATACAACTCTAACCACGAATGAAAGTGTATTCGAAACATCTTCTCCAGCCTGTACAGGATAAATACCATTAGCTGAAGATTGAGAAATATTGTTACGAAGAACTGTAACATTGATATCTGAAATAGACTGTGAAGGAACTTCTGTATTAGTTACAGCAGAATCTACAGCCTGGAATAATCTTGTACTAAGTAAAGTTCCATTACTATTGAAGAAATCTACCTGATAGAATTCATTATTTTTAATAACTTCAGTCTGTCTGATAGGATCAACTTCTTCTGTAGCAAAAATCTTAGCAGGAAGCATACGAGTGTATACTGTTCCAACAGCATTATCGCGCTGTGTAACCATACCAATATTCTGACCAACAAGATTATTATCCTGAATCATACCTGCTACATAAATAGGTTTATTGTCTTCATTAAGCTTTTGAGCTTTTACAGTATAGTAAGCATATTCTTTAGGCCAAGTCAATGATGTGTTAGGATACATCATAAGATTTGATCTATCGATATACATTGTATAAATGCGTCCGTTATTATAAGCAGACATCAACTGATTCAATACACCCTGAGATTCGTAATAAGCTAAGCGCTCATTAACTTCTTTTTCTTTAGATGTATAAACATAACGTTCTTCACCAGTGATAGCATCTTTAACAAGTTTACAAAGATAAACATATCTGTCATCATCGTAAAACTGTTCACCATCATATGGTGTTAACAATGATTTATTCAATTCAATGCGATCAGCCTGTTCAAGATCTTTAATGTATGGATTATCTTTAAATAAACGAATATCAGCAATATTAGCTGCAAAACGTCCTTTATATCCTTCTTTAGCAAGCTGAGTATAAGCCTGTCTATTAGGACTTGTATCTGAAATTTCTTCAGCCATTTTATTCTCCTTACGTTATATTTAATTTCATCATTTAGAGTTTAAATGTATTAGGATAAATGATATTTATCAATTCCTTAGCTTTACGTTTAGCCAAAGCTTTATAAGTATCATATTGTTCACTATCCAAATTATCATCTAATCCGTCTTTTGATGAAAGGAATTTTATCAATGCATTTTCAATAGATGCATAGTATCCATCTTCAGCATCGAAATCCATATTGTATACATACTTCAATGGATATATTTTATTAAGTATATATCTAATTCCCAAATATTTGAGAATAGAACAATCTTCAACATATTCTCTAGCTTTTATCATAAGAGCTTTTTCACAAGCATCTTCTAATATTTCTGAATTCCATCCATAACCAAAATTGACGATATCTACATCTGTTCCAGTCCATTTGATTCCTTTTTTATCAGGATCTAATGGGAAATCTATAGGATACAAGATATTAGATAACTTGTTTTGACACATGGCTTTAACTAATTTATCTTCTCCTGTTGCGAAATCGATAATTAGATCATCTTCAGAATTATCAAAAGTATCCAATAAGATCATATAGAAGAAACTTCTTCTAAGATCGATTGTTGAGCCAGGATAAATATGTTTTACAGTTCCATCAACTACATTTACTTCTCTAATAGGATTTATAACGTCAGGCATCATACCATCATAATAACGATTAGCATCTATAACGATATCCAATCTATCATTAATAATTACATTTTCAAATACTGAGAAGTATTTAAGAACTATAGGATCTATGTCAAGATCTTTGAAACCTTGAGTTTTTGTTTTTCCAGAATTAGCTAACCAGTTGATATACATCAATTCCAAAGTATCTGAGAAAGCATTTTCAGATTCTGTAGATTCTTCAGGATTTTCAATCTGTTTAACACTATCTACATCTGTAACAAATCCATGATTTCCTTTATAAACTTCAAAGAAAATTTTAGCTTTTTGCCAAGCTTCATATTTTTCTTCTTCAGATTTAGAAGGTCTCTGAATTACATCTTCAAAATTATCAGTTGGTAAAATATCATAACCATGAGCAATTATATAATCGGTATATTCTTTATAATACTGATTAGAATAATTTTCTTCTTCATCACCAACAAAATCAGAATAATACGGATTCATTTTATAAACAAAATCAACATTCGGTCTATTGGCTTCATTAGGTTTAGAAGGATCGCATTTCCAAAATATTTCTTCCAAAAGTTTTTCAAAAGCTGTAGGTTGATAAAGATCTATATAGTCTTGAATTTCCGATTCCTTATATTGTAAATTAGTAGTAATCAGAATAGTTCTTATAGGTCTTGTAATATTATGTACACGAATAAGTTTATCAGACAAAATATCAATATCATAAGCTGACATTTTTTTACCATTGATAAAAATATTCATATATTCTGTAGAAACTGGATATTTTAATTCGGATAAATAAATTAAACCATATCTATTATTAATTACAAGATCATCATAACCAACAATAAGAATGTTTGTCTTGGTTGAGTTAAACTGAACTGTGAAAATATCGTTTGTAGTAGGCTGAGCTTTCAAAACAATAAATGATGAAGCAATAGCCTTATTTTTTTCAGGATTAATAAATGTATAATCTTTTCCATAAATCAACTCAAGTCCATTTTTACTAATAATAGGCTCAGAGTTATTGATATAAGGAATAAAATCAATTACTTCATTAACACCTGTTAATTCATCATATGAATTACCATTACTATCAAGTTTTGTAGTATGATTATAAATAATGTATTTAGAATAAATAGGTATAATCAAATCATTATCAGACATGTAAGACTGGTCGATATTTGAATAGATTAATTCTTCAATTACATTATATTGCTTAATAAGAATAAAGAAATATCCTTCAGTTTTTTCAGCTTCGTACAGTTGAACGTTAATTGTTAATCCGGTTTCATCTCTATCAGTTATATAGAATTTTTTAACCATTCTATAACCAATATTGTCTTTTGTAGGATAAACTAAATAATATTCATCTTGTGTAGAATCATACCATTTTTTACAAACCTGTTCAATAGCACAAACATCGTCCGTCAAGAATTCTTCACCAAATGGAAGTTGATCATAAGTAAATCGTTTAGAATAAACTTTATTACCTTCATCATCATAACCAAGTTCACTAAATTCTGACAAATTAGCTCTGTAAATAGATTTTTCACGATAAGTTAAATCAAACTGGAATATCTCTACTGTATTTACACCAGAAACATATTTACCAGTTTCATCTTGAACTAATGGTTTAAAACATGATTTATCAATTATGATGTAATCTATATTTGCTTCACGGACTGTTGAATATTTTGTAAAATCAATTAATTGATGATTAACATAAATTTTATAATAAACGTTTTGATTTACATTTTCAATTTTACTTACTGATGTTACTTTTACATCTTCAGCATTTCCATAAACTAAGAAACGCTTGCTAGGATTTTTCCATTGTTCCATAAGACGTCTTAAAAGTGTAGGACGTTCAGTAATTAATTCCTTAGCTCTAGATGTAGCAGTATTTCTTTCCAGTTTAAGTTTATCATATTTATTAATAGCTTTTTGTACATCAAATAAATCGCCATTTTTTGACAAAACTTCTTTGAAACTAGTCTGATATTTTAGATCATCGAAAATTGAATATGTATAATGACCACGCATTCTATCAACGCATCGTCTTACACCAAGCATATTTAGAAGATAATAATCATCTCCATAAGAAGAATATGCAACATCATCAACTTTCTTATCAATATCTTCAATAAAGAAATCTACTTTATTTTCATCGAAATCAGTTTCTGTTATCGAATATTCAAACGAAAATCTTGATGTTTGAATTATTTTCGAATCATCAATCCTTTTACCATCATAGAAAAAAGAAAGGGCAGATTTTGTAATAGGACCGGAAATAATATCAACTTTATAATCATCATTGATGTAAAAGTGCAATTTATTTGTATCTTCGTCAACATGTGTAATTGCAGGAACTTTATATCTATAAATTACATCATTGAGAATGTAAAATTCCAAATCACCAGAAACGAAAGATACTGGGAAATTAAGAGTCAATAAATTACCATTTTTACTAATAGAATCGACAATGAATTCTTCACCATTAACAAAAGCTAATATTTTCTCTTTTACAATTTCCAAATTTCGATGATCGTCATATTTGTATTTACTGTCGGTTAAATCAATAGTTATAGAACTACCATTGATTTTACCACGATGATATAAACATTCTGATCCAGACTGTCTATAGTCGATTGTAAATACACAATCTATATTAGAATTATCGTCGTAAATATTTCCAGGAATGTATTTTTTAGGAATAAATACATCTGTATACATTTTGTTTGAATAAACAAATACTTCATTATCCGGTATTTTTATACCATTTACATATATAAAAAGAGAAGCAAATTCATTTACAACAAGTTTATCAACTCGCTGTAATGGAAATGAGCTAATATCTTTTTCAAGTATTTCTTTATCGCCAAAATGCTGAATTACCGTATTTGTTTCTGGATCTACTGTAGAATTCAATGAAGTAGCTGAATAAAAATGTTTTTTAGTGATATAAGTATCAGAAATTTCATTTTTATAACAACTTTTATCATTAGTTCTAACTGTTCCACAATTAACATATTTACTATTGATTACAGCATTAGTCTTAAACTTAAAATAAGGAACCGATACAGATTGAATTTCTTTATCAGATACTTTAGTAGTATCCATAAAAAATTGAGTTAAATCTATATAAGTTCCATCATTAAGAAGACCTTTGTTATTATCAAATAAATTTAATTGGGTTTTAAAATCGTTTCTAACATTACCACGTTTTACATACTCTTGACGTACATCAAATACATTATTAGCATCTGATACACGAGTCATTGCTTGCCAAGAGGGATCGTTGTTTCGGAGTATGGTATAGTTACTTTCTGTAAGAATTACACTCATAAATAACCCCTTTTTATTAATAAAAACTATATATTAATGTCTTCGAATAAGAATATAGACAGGGTATAAAACCCTGTCTATTTATCGTTTTTATTAAATAAATTTAAGTTCTTTCAAAGAAATTGAATGTAAAGAAATCAAAATCTTCTTTACTTACAAGTATACGATTATTATACTTCTCAAATTCGTCTGCAGAATTAAAGAATTGATAATATCTAACATTATTTTCCATAGTAGCCGACCAATGCTGAATATCCTGTAAAATATTTTCGAGATATAACGAACTAATATTAATGATATTTGAGGACAGTTTTACTATAATAGAAAATAACTGATCAACGATGTTAGTATATTTTGAAGTATCAAAACCATTTTCCTTATCATTAGCTAATATATATTCCATATCTTTAGTATTAATTTTAACATCTTTGAAATAAAGACATCTTAGTTCTTCATACAAATGGTGTAAAACATAATCTTTATACATTTCACCAGCTTTTCCATACTTTATAGCTTTATTTATACAATTAATGAAACAGTTTTCAATCATTTTATATACTTCAAATGGTTTATGCTCAGGATACCATTTATCTAAGAAAATATCCGGATTCATATAAATCAAATTGAAGAATTCATTGCGAAGTTCTACAATTTCTTTCATATTCTTAGATATCATTTCGAAAACATTATGCATAGCATTAATATCTACAATAAAACTATTATTAGATTTCATATAATCTCTATTCATAGATTCTATAGTCGAAATCATTGTATAAAGTTTTGTTGTAGCAGCTACGCTTGTAGATACCGGATCTTTTGGCTGATATGTTTTAATTGTATCATCTTTGTATAAATCTTTTTCATCAGATGCTATATCTGAAAGCATGTCTGTAATCAATTTATAAGATGATTGTTTAGTTTGTAAAGCAAAGAAATAATCGTAATTTGTCCTGAACTTAATCAAATAATCTTTGATAACTTTAGCAGTTCTAGAATTATAAATAAAAAGTTCATTTCTAATGTTTTCAATTACATCATCTGTAACATTTGTAGATACATCTAACCTAGAATATCGTCTAATTATTTCGATTAAACACATTATTAAAATATAATTTAAAATAGCTGGTAGATCATAATTTGACAATTCAAGGTTAATATAATAATCTTTTTCAGGATCAGCTCTAGTATTAATTACATCAACCAAAATCTGCTTATTACTATCCAATTTCTCATATTCATCTTTAGTATGTCTACCTACAATACTAAAATGATCTAAAAGCTTTAAAGGATCACCGATTAAATTTGTTCCGGTATTTGATATCGCAACTGGAACAAATTTAAAATTCTTAAGAGATTTTTCCAGCTTGTTCAAAATTTTATTAGAAATAGAATTTACATATTCATCGTCGATAAGAAAACTAGAAATCGCAGATTCGATACAAATAATAAATGGTTTTTCATTATTGTAATCCAAATCTTCTTTAGTCATTCTAGAATATTCGGCTTCAAGAATAGGAATAAAATATTTGTATTTGAATGTATTGTAGAAATTGATTTCGAAATTTTTATCAAATACAATACTCATTAATTTTGAAACAATCGGCATTAATAATTTATCAATAATCAAATCCTTAGATGTATTGAATTCATCATTATCGCGATCATAACAACTAATAGGCAGCACCACAATGTCATTTTTCTTATATTTTTTACTAAGTTTAAAATATTTACAATTATCCAATGTGCTGGCAAAATAGTCTACATCGGCTTTCTTAAGTAAAAAATGTCTATATGCCCGTTCATATAATGATTTAGCATATGGTCTATCCTTAATGATATTTACAAAATCATAAGTGATATATCTAGTTTCTCTTTCCATTTTTTAAAACTCCTTAATTACTCTAAATTCGATATAATTGTTTGGATTAATTATTAAATCTTCATCAATAACTTCATTCCACCTATCAATAAAATTATACTTTTGTACATTAGACAAAGATGTTTCATTTCTAGTACAAAAATATTCACTTATTGTTTTAAGTCTCTTATACATTTCAGTAGTGTATACTGGCTGTGGTTGATTTTTATCAAAACAAGCTACATATAAGTTTTTAAGATCACCCATAATATTCATAGCTACGTTATTATGTGTACGCATATGCTCAACGATAGATTTAACATATTGTGTGAAATCTTTAATGTTATCGCTATTATTCATAATAGCTTTTTTATTACGTTTAACGCTTAATATAGAATCGCAGAATGTAATAACGTTTCTAAGATACTTAACATTTTGTTTGATATTGATAAGATTCTGTGTATAATAAAGATTTGAATCAGAAATAATTGATTTAATTTCAGGATATTTTTCTTTATTCTTATCCAAGAACCATCCGAACGATTGTTTTATTTGTGTAACAAATGCATATCTAATCGAACGTTTGATAATAGTGTATACTAAAGTTGATGCCATAACACCATTTTCTTTCAAATCAATTTCTTCAAAAACATCATGATTAATATAATATTTCAAAGCATTATAACCAATATCATCTACTAAAATAGATGATGGTACTTTATCAAATTTAAATTCATTATCAAAAGAAAACGTTTTACGAAGTTTTTCAGAAACATAATTTGGTCTGAAAAATAAATCATAAACAGAAATATCACATTTCTCATAATCATTCATTTCGTAAATATTATAACGATTGAAAGATATAAATCTTTTTGTACAAAGATGTAAAACATTCAATGTTATTTCGTTTATAGCATCATCGAATTCGCTATAATGATTTATAAAATCTGTAAAAGCAGTTTCAAATGGAAAAATTGTAGATTTTAATGAAATAGATTCCACAGTATAATTTCGAACTGTCGAAGCCATTTTTGAAAAATAGATTTTAGCATAAGTTTTATAAAACTTTTCTAAAAATCTGCTATCTATAAAAAATCTGGATACTTCACCGTGTACTATGAAAGTTAAGAATTGAGAAAAAAGTTTATCAGGAACATTATTGAATAAACAATTAGATGGAAACTTAAAACTTTTTTCATCATGATTATAAAAAACAGTTCCAATGCATGTTTTTCCAAAATATTCAAAAATATTAGAATATTTTTTATTACAAGAAAATTTATATGTTCTAGTTGAAAGTATTTTATTTAATGAGGCTTCATTTTTAATTTCCGAATAATTTATAAAGCCATATGACGGATTTATACAGGCCATATTTTACAATCCTCCTATAAAAAAAGAATGGTATCGAAATGATACCATTCTTTATATTTCAGAATTTAATTCTATCGAATCATATCACTAAGATTAAATTCAGCAAATACTGAGTTTTTACCAAAGTATTTGTTAAATGCTGAAATAATATCAGCTTTGAATGAATTTAATCGTTTAATAATAAGTTTACCATATTCTGGAGAATAAGGATCAACCTTTTTAGTATTGAGTTCAGCTTCAATTCTTTCAATTTCTGACCAACTTGAATCGTAAGAAGAAACTGTATCTTCTTTAAGAATCGATTTAACAGTTGCTTTATTGAAACGTTCATCGTTTGAATCTGCAACCTTGTAGCTTGCACGAATAAATTCAATCTGATTGTTGATTGTTCTGAGTGCGTCATTTACACTAGAAATTGCTTTTGAGAATGGGTCGGGAACATTATGTGAATATTCAGGATTCATTGTTTTAAGATGTTCCTTAGCGATTTCTTCAGCAATTTCTTTGATCGAAGCATTTGGCTTGAATTTGTTTTTATAAGCATTGAAAAGCTTATAAATATCAGATGATGAATTCATCAAACTAGATCTTGTTATTACAGACAATTCTTTGAGTTCATCACCTTTCATAGCAGCACCAGGAATACGTCTGATAACTGTAAAAGGAATAATGTTGTGGTACGCATGATAATTATATTCATCCAAACACTGTTTAACGAAGATTTTATCTTCCATTGTCATTTCACTCATTTTCGAGTTCCTCCATTTTTACGCTTCTTTTTTAAGTTCAGGATTTCTAAAGTTATGACTTTCCTGTGGAACAAATCCGAACAAGAACATACAAAGATCTTTAGGTAAACCGAAAGCATCATTGTAAACTTTATATCCAGAAACTTTATCTACTATAAGATGTCTAGGTGAGAATGCTTTTCTAAATGCTTCACACACACCAAGTTCTTTAATACTGTAAAGTGATAATGTGTCACCATCGAAGTCACCATTCCATGCAATAAGCGATGTTAACGGAACTTTCATATGATTTTCCCTTGCATTAGGAATAACATCAACAACTCTAAGCATCTGTAAAGAACCAAGATCCATTGTAGGCGGTCTGTTTACAAGACACCACAATCCATCTTTATTATTGGCTATTAACCATTTCATGGTTTCATACAGAACCGGATTTAATTCATGAGAATATCTCTCAATATCCATCCATTCTGTAATTTCATAAATAGTTCTATCTACAAATGCATTAGTTGTAACTCCACGTTTCAAACAGTTAATGATTTCATATTTATACAATTCCAAGAATGCTTTATATGAAATAACAATCTGGTCAATACCATAAGTTTCACCAGTATTTGCAGCGATAACCAAACGTGATGACCACGACATCTTAGTACCTTGAATGTTGCGTCTAAGTAACTTTTTCTTCCCATCAAGTTTCTGAATAATCATATCATAAAGACTATAAAGAGACTGCTGAATAGTATAAAGATACTTATTAATATTCATATACTGATTTGTAATCTCAGATTTAGCAATTAATGAGGCATTATTAATAATAACCGAATAGGTTGAATTTATTTTATCATACCTCATTGTTTTTTCAGCAGAATTGATAAATGCTGGTCTCAATTCCTGAGACAATACATTTATCTTAGATGTCCAGATTCTGTTTTTAAAATGAATTAAAAATTCAGCTTCTCTAGGTTTTCTTTTAATTTTACCATAATAAGCAATAATTTCTTCATATCTTTTATAGAATTCTGTCATACCGATTTTTGAGAAAGGATGTTTCTTATCGAATTCAGATGTACCAATCAACAGATTTCCCTGAAGGTCAATGTTATCATTAAATGAAATTATATCATCTAATGTCGAAGGACCTATGAGATCTTTAATCTTGGCATAAGCCGATGGCTGAATTACCTTATGTGTTCCGATATTAATCCATCCGTTTTTATCAAACAGAACATCATAGTTATTTTTTACTATCTGATGACAGATCGGACATTCTTTTCCTTCCCAAATTCTTCCAACATAATGGCCACAGTTAGGTGCACAAGAATATTCACTAAGGTCAACATTATCATCAACAAGTTTTCCCATTTTATTTGAATAGAGTCCACCTTCCTGAGGAACAATCTTTTTCTTTACAAATTTAATACCATCTTTATTGGATAGAGTTACAGCTTCCCCTTTCAATACCTGGTCAAAATGAATAGCTTCTTGGTTTTGATATCTTAGATATTTTGTTCCCATTTCATTTCTCCTATTACTAAAAATAAAAGAACTAGATATATTTCAATCTAGTCCTCAAATTTAATTTGGTATTGAATTAGAAGCTCATGTTCTGCCAACCATTGTTATAATTGTAGTTGCCACCATTGTACATTCCGCCACCAATATTACCGCGTGGAGAACCAAGCAATTGAGAAGCAAGGTTAAGAGCAGTATCAAGTTCAGAAGACATCTTGTTAGCAGTGTTACCATAAGATGTAGCACGAACTGCTGGAGTAAGTGTTCTGTTTGCATTATTTGCTACGTTAATTGCAGCGTTTGCAATCTGATATACTCCCTGAATTTTTGTATTGTTTGACTTAGATACAACGGATCTAACAATAGAACCGATAAATGGAATAGGAAGAATACTTCCAATTCTGGAAGCGATTGATTTAGAATCATCCGCCAATTTATCAGCAACAAATGGTGCAACAAGTGTTGTAAGACCGATGGCTGCACGTGTCTTTGTGAAACTATCAATAGGCATAACCTGCATTCCATTAGCTTTAGCTGTAGCCTGATCCATAGTTTTCTTAATAAGAGCATGCGCTGGTGTATAAAGATTTACCAAGTTAACAATGTTTCTGATATCGTTAAATGTCATAACACCATTCAATTTTTCATCAATCTTGGCCTGACATTTTCCACCGAAAGCAATAGTATCAACTGCCTGGAAAACTGGTAACGCAGAAGCAATACCCAAACAAAGCAAATCATTTTTATTAACATGATATGGTGTAGGATCCTTACGATGCTTAAATACATCAGCAATTACTGGGATAGCATTTGCACCTGTTGTTACAATTGCAGATGTTAATGCTGCTTTCTTTTTACGATTCATGATAATTTTAGCATCAGAATCCCCAGTATTTACAGATTCCTGCTGTGCTTCAGCACCTTCATACACTGTTTCAGCATTGAAGTCACCATATTTAATTTCTTCTGAATCACCTTTGTTTTCATATGCATTGATCTTTTCCATCTTCTAATTCCTCCCTTTTAGGCGGTAGCCTTTTCATTTTTAACGGTTTCTTTTTTTGTTGGAAGCTCTTTTACTTCAAGCTTTGGCAAAGCTGCTGGTTTTACAACCTCAGTATTTCCAGCAACTTTCTTACTTTTAATCATGTTTGAAATTGAAGTTACTGCTACACCACCGATATTTCCATAAACAGAAGTATCAAGCTGTCCATTAATAGATTTTCTTGTAGCATACTTAGCAATAATTTCATAAGCTTCACAAGGCTGACCTTCAGTGATAGAATATGAACATCCATCGATAGACTTAAGATCTTTAATATCTTTAAAGTTTCTTACACTCTGAAGAACAGTTTTGCTTACAGCAGACAATGCACCAAATGATGTCAATGCTTTTACAACACCATTATTCTTGGCTTTTTCTGGAAGGAATTTGTTAAGAGCATTAGATGCTGCGAATGGAACAACGAATCCAATACCAACATGTTCAGCAGCATACTTAAACTTTTCTTTATTAATTGCTTTATTAATAAGATCAGCTTCTGCTGATGAAATATTGTTTGGATCAAACAAACCTTCTACAGTATCTTTGTTTCCTGAGAACCAATAAGCTGATGCGAAATCAACCAATGATCCGACAACACCAACACCAAGAACATTCTTAGTATTGAAATTTTCTGTTTTATGAAGATATGAATCAGAAAGATACTGAAGTGCAGCACCTGTTGAAATGTTAGCAAGTGCACATCCTGCATTTGTAATATTTTCAGCACGAGATTTTGTTTTATCAAAACCTGTAAGTTTCATAACAACCTTTGCTGCTTTTGATCTGTCTTCCATCATAATGGTTGACTTAAACTGTGCGAATGTTTTATTAAGTGCTTCATTACGAGATGCATTTGTAACTGGATGTGGTTTAACACCATTAACTCCAACTTTTGTAGAATTAGAATGTACAATTCTATTCATATATTCTGAAGCGTCAAAATTGTCATTTCTAACTGGACCTGTAGGGTTGTTAGATTTAACACTTCCTTCAACATTTGCCTGGCTGACGATTTTATTCAAAGCGTCAGCCTCGACATTAGCTGTAAATTCTTCGCCAAGTACAGCACGAATTCTTCTACTTGGATCTATTGAATTACCATCATTAATAGCCATTTTCGAGGCCTCCTTACAATTAAATTATATAAACGTTAATTATTTTGTCCTAAGAAATCCAACATGATGTTAGTCGCATTAATAAGGAATTTCTGGAATGTACCAAGTTCTGACTGATCAAGAGACTTGTAGTATTCCATTTCTTTCTGCTTATTAAGGAGATTAATTGTATCATCAGAGTTTCTGTCAGAAAGAGCAGTAATAGAAATTTTCTGAATATTTCTAATAACGTTTCCATTTTCGATATTCATCAAACAATCAGGCATAATGTCGAATGTCATGTACTTAGGAGAAATGAATACTTCAAAACCGCGAGACTTAATAAATTCATTTCTTCCCTGCTGAGTTGTCAAATCATATCTAGACCAGAGATCTCTCTGTTCACGATAACGACTCTGAATTCCCTGAGGTGAGAAATATCTTATATCAAGACGACCTTTTTCTGATGGAAGAACTCCATCCAATTTTCTTCTTGATGGTGGAAGTATGAATGTCTGCATACATTCGAGTGGCTGACATTTCTTAATCATAGAAAGTTCGAAACCATCGTGATTATCAAGCATTCTTACTACTGCAGGTGTCAACAGATTATCTCTATCAAATTCGAATGAGATAGAGTATGGTGTTCCTGGACCATAATTCAATCTATGCTCTTTAATGATACAAGCACAGATAACCTGAATACCATCATTAACAATTACAGAATTACATTCTGTATACTGTGTGATAATATATTCAACGAATCTCTGATTTGCAGGAATTGTTGGATTGCGCAATCTTAAATCGTTTCTGATATATCTTGCAGACAAGATGAACTGTGGGTCATAATTATCTACTGAAATATCAGGCATTCTGTTAAGATCTTTATAAATCTGATTTCTGTGAACAGATTTAATATCCTTTTCAGTTTTCTTATCAAGAACTACAACACCAACAAAGTTTGTTGCTGGTTTTGGAGAATAATAAGTAGAACTTCCAGGACGTTTAGAATCAGGATCGCCTTTTTCAAACATATCAAGATACATCTGTTCAGTTGTGTAACTGATAACATAGTTATTAGCAATGTTAATCTTATATCTTGGTTTAATGTAATCAAATGCAATCAATTTCTTCAAAGCGAAAACCGTAGCAATAGCACATTCACGACAAATATCACTATAAATGATACGTGTCTTAATACCATGCTTAGGAACTTTGAACTGGAATGGAAGTTTTCTATTGAACAACAATGGATGATTGTTGTACTGAGAAGAATCTTCAGTATCAATACAAATTACACGAACGCCAGTACTAAAGTCGATGATTGGATAATATCCGCAAGATTCTTTAATAGAAACTTTACATCTTACCTGTGACATATCGGCAATTCTTGTAGATTCCATTACCTGTGTAAGAATTCCATAAAATTCAGTTTTCTTGAATTCTGAGAATAAATCTTTCTGTTCATCAAAGATAGAAGTATTTTCTTCAGCGATATTATCATCAATATCCCAAACACATCTATCAATTCCATACTTAGACTGTTCTGCAGCTTCTTTACGACGCTTTTCTTTAATAGCTGTAATGTTTTCATCTTCAATATTGTTAGGATCATCTCCAACATTTGAAGTTTCAACAACTGGCTGAATTTCACCATTAAACTTTTTCTGTTCGATGAGTTCAGCAAATTCACCAGCTACAAGAATCCAAAGTGCAGCTTTAGCAGCAGGATTTTTAAAATCCACATACTTGTAGTATTTACCATATTCAAAACAATACTGTTCCTGAATAAGTTTTCTGTCTTCTTTAGATGAATAACCTTCAAGATAATTGATAAGAGCATTTTCTGTAAACGCACTCTGAATTTCAGCAACACGTTTCTTAAATGCTTTCTTCATGAAATCTGCAAGACTACCATCTGATTCAGTTTCAAAATATTCTTTTTCTTCTGGTGACAGATTAGGTTCTTCCTGTTCAGTTTCATGCTTATCCATTTCTTCAACAGCTTTTTCAAGTTTTTCAGTTTCAAATTTTTCTTCTTTTGATTCTTCTTTAACTTCTTCTGTCGATTCTTCATGAATTTCTTCAGTAGTAGGAGTCACATCAATTGATTCCTCTTCAATCTTAACAGGTTCTGTAGTAGGAGCATCAATTTCAGATTCAGTATCTTCTTCAAATCCAACATCTTTAATTTCAACTTCTTCAGTTGTTTCTTCAGCGGATTCAGAAGTTTCTTCAGGAATAGATTCGCCTTCAACAGCTTTCATTCCATTATCAACTAAATCTTCCAGAATCTTTTCTTCAGATTCAGAATCTTCTTCAGTAGTTGTTGTTTCTTCTTCATCAGTTTCTGCAGCTTCTTCAACATCAGCAAGCTGACCAATTATAACTGCATCACCTTCATAAAATTCCTTTTCTTCAGATTCAGAAGGTTTATCTTCTACCTTTTCATCTGCAATTTCAGGATTGTCATCAATTCCAGGTCTTTCTAATGAATCTGTTTGATCATCTTCATCAACAATTGTTGTTTCATCAAAATCAAACAATTCATCAGAATTATCTTCTTCATTTTCAACCTTTACAGGTTTGTCATCAGAATCAAATGTGTAATCCGAATAATCTTCAGTAGATTCAGCATCATTTACTGTACCAACTTCTACCTCATTTTCTTCAAACGGTTCATCTGAAGACCCGAACAAATCATCAACATCGATTGTTCCAGGTTTAAATTTGTCGAAATCATCATCGTCATCAAACGATTTTGCCATTTCTTCTACCTCCTCATTTGGCGTTTTTACAATTTCCTCTTCTATTTGTTGATCATTCTCAATCATTTTGTGTGAGAGTCAGAAGAATCTGACTCATTATTAACCACCTCCGATTTACCAAACATTTTTTCAAATTCTGGATCATTTGTAATATCATTAGAACCCATATTAACAGGTTCTGTAGTAGCAGGTTGTGTTTTTTGTTGTGTCGGTTGTGGTGTAATAGGTTTAGGTGAACCGGAAAACCAATTGTCTTCATTTCCACCCTTCTTCCAAGGATCTTTTTGTTCCTGACCAGCATGTCCAAACATTTTCATAAATGCCGGATCATTTGTAATATCATCTGGTGCAGTTTTTCTATTTTCTTTTTGTTTTGCAATAATATCTAATGGAACCCCATTAGAATCCACTCTGACACCTGTAGTTTTAGGTCTTTTTGCTCCCTTCATAGGATCTGACGCAATAAATTGTACATTGTTGTCCATAATAGGATTCCTCCACTTAAATTTTTATAAAAGTATATAAATTAAAATTACTTTAATATCCCTATACTGCAAATTTAATATATTTTAATATATTACATAATTTAACAAATTAAAGCAAAAAACATCATTATATATACTAAAATAGGAGAAATTTTATGGATTTTTTTAATTTTTTCCCTAGTTTGGAAAAATCAAATGAAGCATATTTTGGTTTAGATTCTCCATTATCTCAAGATCTTATTAATTATGCTAGTAAGTTAAAAGAACTAATACAAAATGTAGACGATACCAAATTCAAAAATAGAGAATTTATGAAAAAAGTAAATTCAATACTTATTGATTTTGGTGAAGCTGTTAAATTAGATGTTAACGCAGAAAGTGTAAAATTCTTATTAATTCCAGATGATACATTAAACGCTGCAGCTTATCCAATATTTATAAGAGCAAATACAACTGTAAAAGATAAAAATGGTAATATAAATATTGACTTGGATAAAATTATAGATATCGAAGATATCATTGTTACATCTGAAGGTTATAAATACCGAAATAGTAAAAATAAACTTTTATGTGTAAAACTTAATAAAGGTTTAATTCAGAAATGTGAACCTGAAATCATTGCTGGTGTAATAGCTCATGAATTAGGTCATTGTTTCCAAGATGGTATTTTTGGAGTTTATAAAGATGTTGCAGATATAACATTTTCACAAATGATGACAGCTAGTGCTCATGCTGTAGAAATGTTTAGAAACAGTATGCCTAAATTCATTCAAGGATTAACTAAGATTGTGGGTTTTAGATTTTTGTTTATAATTTTCACTTATTTATGTTTTCCACAATATTTATTCACATCTGGTTTACTTTCCGGATTAGGTGCAAAATTAGCAAAGTTATCTAATAACTTAGCACATAAAAATACAACACTACGAATGAAAGATCAGCTTGAGAAAATTGACGATGGTGATGATAAAACTAGATCTAGTTTACAAAATAGCCAAGCAACACAAATATTAACATACATCAATAAAGATAATGATCGTAATAAATTTATTAAAGATCTAGAAAAAAATAATAAAGATGAGTGGAAAATATATTTGGAGAATTGTAAAAACTTAGAACCAGTTGGTGGTAAGTTTAAAGAATTCTGGGAAAGAATGGTTCGTAAATTTGACAATATGGATACTAGATTAGTTAGATTACTAACATTATCTAGATTCACAAATAAAACTTATTTCAAAGTAACATTCTTCAAGCGATGGGAATTTTTCGCAGATATCTTCGCTACATCATACGGATTTGGACCAGAAACATACAGTTTCTTATCATCAATAGTTGATGATTATTTGGAAAAAAATAATGGTATGAGTATGTACGATAAATATCATATTTATAAGACATATTTGGAAACTTGTGAATATGATGTGCATGGTACAAATAAACAAAGATTACAAAATATGTACACTGATCTTGTACACGAAATTCAAACTAATACACATTTAACTACTGATCAGAAAAAACAAATTCAATTGCAAATTGATCAATTAACTGCTATAAGTGAACAGGTTTATCAAAATCGTAAATCTAATAGTAAGTCTCTATTTACAAAAGCTTATAACAAATTGATTGATGATCGTATTAATGGTATTAGTCATGATACTGAAGAAAAAATATTAAAACCTATTGATGATTTGTGTAAAGAAGTTTTTGTTGGAAAATACAAAAAAGAAATCCAAAACAGTATTGAGCATTTGATCGTATAAAAAAAATCAAAGCAGAATTATAAGAAACGCATTCGGATTTTATGCATTTACCTAGTATTCGAGCACTTACGTGACCGGTTTACATGTCCTGTTGCCCCTTTCGGGGACTTGCGTCAAGACTCTCTCCTACTAGGCTGTAAACCTATGATTCTTCTTAGACATAAATAAAATATATAAATGAAAAAATAATATAAATACACACTGGAGGACTTGTTCCTCCAGTGTATTATTTAATATACAACCCAAACCATTTTTTTTATTTCTTAATAAGAACAGGATCGATTTCAAATGTCATCTTATCCATATCGAATGTTTGATTACACGGACAGATAAAATGACTCAAACCAGGAGCACCAGCAGACTGACCTTCAATAAAGTTAATCGCACCAATGTAGTCAATTGGGAATTGACGAAGTGTTGTAGAAACTCGTTTTGATTTAGCTGAAGGAGATCCAGGACCAGTTTTAGTTACCATCAATAATGTATTTGTTAAAGCATCATCATTACATTCGCTACTGAATTTAGCAATAGTCAAACCAGTTACCTGATGTGAAATCTTACCAATAATAGCATTAAGAATCAACGAAGATTTAATTTTAAATACATCCAACAGTCCATCCATAGTTTTAAGTTTGTCAGGAGTGTTCATAAAACGATAAATCTTTTCTGTAAACATTACTGTAAATGGAGAAATCAAATATTCACCAAGACGTAAACGTTTATTCTGAAGACCATCGTCTTTAGATGTAAGAGATGCATAATTACAGAAGATCCATCTCGCCACAGCATAGATATTTGATCTATCTGTACCAGGAACCAACTGACTTATAATCTCACGAGTGTGATAATCAAGAGAATTATTAAATGTTTTAAGAAGAGCAATTCCTTTTTCCATTGACTTCTGAATAGAAATACTTTCTCCTAAAAGCATTGTCCATCGTGTAACATTTCGGATATAATCCATATCCATTGAACGTTTTTGAGAAGCAAGGATTGTTGCTACAAATGTACGGAATACATTGTTTTCATCAAATGCTTGCTTGTCAACACCCATATAAACCTGACCAAATTTGAATATGTATTGATTTGTTGGGAAAGCTGATAAATCTGGAGTTTTTTCATTTTCGCTTAATGAATATAACTTAATCCATTTATCTACTCCGAAATATTCCAAAGTTCTATAGAAACCGAAATATGCGAAGAAATAAATAAGAACAGGAATACATTTACGGGTAACATAAATCATAATTTTAGAAGTGTTATACTTCTTTCCAAAAATATCAGTAATGATAGTTTTTTGACGTTCGAATTTTATAGCACGAGTCATTGTTTTTAATACTAATACATTTTTCTTAGTAAATGTAATAGCATCAATAATCTGAAGTGGACAAGAATACTTGTTTCCTCTTATGTAGAAGTGAGAATTATCAATCAATAATGGAATCCACATTGAGAACGATTGATGAAGTGTTGTACCTCCAAATGAACATTCAAAATCAAATATAGCTTCCTTAGCAAATGTATCATTAATATTGATTCTAATTTCATTTTTGTTAGCAGTCTTCAATGAACCTTCATCATCTTTATCACGTTCCAACATTTTACCACGAGAATCCTGATAATGATATCCTAAATATTTAACATATTCAGGAATCAATTGACAAACTGCTTTACAAGCATCATCAATATATTTAGTCATCTCGTCTTTTTTACGGATCTCCACAATTAATTTATCATTAAACATTCCATCATTCTTAGATGAAAAACCAGAAACAAGTTCTAACGCTGAAGCCATTTTTACTTTTAACCTCCCTTATGGATTAATGGTGGGTTTTTAATGAACCCACCAGAAACATTTATTTTGTAAATTTTGCTATAAATTCTTCAGGACTTAATACTGGAATTTTATATTTCTTAGCTTTCAACACTTTAGATGTACCAGTTTCAACTGAAACTAAATAATCCAAAGATGATGTTACTGAAGAAACAAATGTTAAGTTCGAATCTAATTCGGAAACCTTATTAATAAATTCCTGTTTATTTTTAAATCCTGGAACTTCTCCAGAAATACAATAAGTTATTTCTGTACCAGTATTTTCTTTAACCTCTTTGAAATATGGCTTGAGAAGTTCATAACACTGTATCAAATCTTCAATATGTCGTTTATCTTTAAACCAAGCGACAAGTCTTGAATCGAAAACATCTTCTATAACTATTTTCTTATCAAGTTCTTCTTTATATTTCAAGAATTTTTCAACGGTTGTTAATCCGGCTTTTATCAACATTCCTTCACCAATATAAGGAATGTTAAAATTCGCTAACAGTTTTAATTCTGTCATATTCTTGAAAATATAATCAGCTGAATCAATAAAATTTACAGTTCGTTTACCACCATTAAAATGCATCATTCCAAATTCAAGTTTATAATCTATAAGATTCATCATCTTTAAGAAACTGAAGAATGTATAAGGCCATTCTTTGTAACGAATGTAATCTACTATTCCGTTTATTATAGATGGTCCTATATTCTTAACATTCAATCCTGTTAAGAAATCTTCCAATTTAGATGCATAGATATCTTTACATCCATATTCATTAGGACACATAATATCTTGGTAAACTTTTACAACTGGAGTTCCGCAACACGGACATTTATCGATATCAATAAATTTAATTTCTTTTCCTTCTTCATTATATGATTCGACTATTTTTGGAATAACATCATTTGAACGTTTCATTAGAACAGTTGATCCTATTCCTATTTTCATTCGCTTCATATTCTGATAATTATCCAATGTTGCTCTTTGTACCAATACACCATTAATATAAATAGGTTTAATTTGTGCAACAAATGAAATTTTCATTCTATTTACAGATGAATGGATATTAATAACTTCTGATGAACCAAATTCTGCTGGTGGTTTAAGAGCCATATTATATCTATTACAAGTTGTAATAGAATATCTAGAATTTATCATATCATAATTATCTTGACCACCATCAATAGTCAAAATAATTCCATCAGTTTCATATTCCCATTTTTCTCTAAGATTCTGAACATAGTCTTGATAAACTTGCGGAATATTAACTGTTTTCTTCGGAAGAATCATAATAGGTTCAAAATGATTTAAATCTTGAGAAACTTTAATAATTGACAATAATTTATCTAACCTATTCTTGAAATTGGGTCTATAAGTATTATCATAATAATGAACGTCATACGTTACAAAGTTAACATATTTTAATTCATCCGATTCTTCTTTTCGTTTTAAAATACCAGAACAACTATTTCTTAATGGTCCACTGAATTCTCTAGCATATCGTTTAGGAATTATAAATTCTCCACGAAGTTCTGAATTTGGAATATATTTAGGAATAACTCCTTTAATTTTTATTCCAAATGGTATAAGAGCACCAATAGTTCCATCACCACGTGTTGAAGCTAATTTATAATTTCCATCTTGATCATAAACGATTTTTCCAGAAATACCATCAAACTTAGGTTCATACCATAATGAAGGTATACCATCTTCGAAATAAAGATTTGGAAATTTCTGTTGTATATCGAAAAACCAATCTACTACAGCTTCAGCAGTCTGTTCTTTTTGCATTGATAACATTGGATATTCATGTTCGACAGGAATATCTCTAGTCTGTGTCTTCGCTCCAACTTGATAAAAATACTGGTTATTCGGATCCAATTCTTTTAATCTTCTTTCTTTAAAATCGAATTCCTCATCAGTCACACCTGTATCTTCACCATTATAATATTTCATTCTATAACTATTTAGTTCATCTACGAGTTTATTAACTTCATTAACCATACGCAGATTCTCCTATTTGTTAAAAGAAAAATATATAATTAAAGATATTTTACAAGAAAATAAATATATTTGTTTGTAGCTCTGTAAATAAAAAAATAAAAAAAAGAAACCAGAGTAATCTGGTACAGAAAACCCTTTCGAGTTTTCTGTTTTAAGAATAGATATTAGATTTCGATATAGACAACCCAATCTACTGAATCCTCTTCAATAGGACGATAGATATTATCGGTTACATCTACAAAAGATTCGATTTTACAATGGTGAACATCACCATCTTCATCTACCATGTCTACCCATTTGGTAAACACTAATCCATTAAAATCTTTATCTACTCTTATCGAAATTTCAGGAGATATTCCATCTTCTTCAACTTCATCGAGATCGTTACGGTCAATGATTACCTTATGACCCCAATCTCTAAGCCATGAACAATCTACACATACAAGTGTAGTCTTGTTCTTGTTTGGGAGAAGCTCATCGATTTTACAACCGATGAAGAAATCTCCTTCCATGTAATTTTCAGCTGCTTTAGCAGCTGCTTCAAGAATCTGTTCTTTTTTCATTTGTATTTTTCCCTTGACTATAATTATTTTATTTTGTAAGAGTTTTATAGTCATCCACCCTCATTAATATAATATACAAAAAAGAATAATAGATTTACAAAAAAATAGGGATATTTAATCCCTATTCTATTTATTTACTGTTTTTAACTAATTCATGAACATGTCTCTTAAAATATTCATATTTTTCGAAACCGTAATAATTTTTATAAAACATTTTCAATACTCCTTTAAGACATTCCGTAGATTTACCATTTCCTCTAGATAAAACTATTTTCGTTGTAGGTTTATATTCCATTTAATTCTCCTTAATAAAAAAGGAGGGAACGCACTTAACAACGTTCCCTCCTAATGGCTTAAAGTATGTTATACAGAATTCGTCAACGACGCTCTGGAATAACCTAAATCAACATTTGTTTATAAACCTTAATTACATCTCTTACAATAGCAGATTCGTCAACAGGAATTTTTTCTCCATTGTGTTTTCCACCAAAATCATTATAAATGTAATCATTATGAATAAGGCTTACAATCATATCTTTGATAGGATTTCTTTCATCAGATGTACTTGTTTTAATTTCAAATACACTTCTGATATTTCGATATTTGATTTCGATCAATTGATTATAATCATAATCATTCTTAAGTTGTTTTAATACACTTACGGATGGAGCTCTAGTAAATGAATAACTTGCACGTGTTGCTGTTACGAAATGTGGAAGATATTCAATACCAAGATCTTTCATCTTATGAATTAATACGATTACCAATTTAACAAACTGATCAAATGTACAAGATCTTACATTATCTACGCCAGAGAAGAATCTAGCAAATACAGTAGATACAATGTTTACTGTGAAATAATGTAACTGATAATTCTTTTTATAGAATTCAAATTCTTCCTGAGAAATGTAAACATTATTTCTTCTACAGATACATTCAATAGCATCATCATTAGCATATCTGTTAAGAATAACGATAGATTCATCAGTGTTGCGATAGAACATATCGAAAATATCATTTTCCGACAATTTATCTTCATCATCAGATGAATTATCACTATCATTAATTCTGTAACAATCGTAAGGATTGTTTGCACGAATCTGGAATTCCATAATACTCATACGAGCTACGACTGCAATAAGTTTAATAACAGATTTCTTAAGATCAGCTTTAGGAATGATCGTTGTTACAATTTTGATAACCAATTCGTCAACAATTGATTCACGAGTTTTATTAAACATAGGGAAACTATCCCAAATACGTTTATTAGAAGATTCTGTTCGAGAAACAATTCTATCACAATACTGATAGAGTTTATTCATCAAATTAGAACAATTTGTGCCAACAACAATGATCTTAAAGATAGCATCAAAAATAGTGTACATGAAATTGAATACATCAATATTGAGATCAGAGTTGATAAAGATATAATGTGTACATAATGGGATTGTAAATTTAGTCATGTAAGATGCTGTATAGATAAGTTTCAAATGTTCATTTGTAAATGTTGTAGCTTCAGCATAATTAGCAGATTCTTTTTCATCTACAGAAACTTCATAATGTTCTTCAACATAAGCTTTAATAGCTTCAATGAAATCAACTGTAAATAGAGTCGAAATGAGGAAGTTGATAAAGTTTTCATATTTACCAAAGTCTCTGTGTGCCTCAGCACCATACTGCTGTAGAGCATTTTCATCATCAACCTTAACAAATTTCTTAAGATCAATTGCTTTCTTAATAGTGAAATATGAATAAAGAATCCTCATTTTCAGTTGCGGATCACACTGATTAAGAATCATATTGTTATCATTACATATATCAGTGGCCATTGAAGAATAAACACGTTTCTTACCAATACCTGTAACAAACTTATTGTAAACATTAAAATTCTCATTTGCAAAAATTTTATCAAATTCTACAACAATATTTTTATTTCTCTCTTCAAAAGGTTCCAACCTTGCTTTATTAACCTCATCTTCAGTTACATTAATTGTTTGCAAATACTTAGCCATTATTTTTAATCCTCCAAAGAATATGTACACTTTCTTGTTAAGGAGAAAATATATAATTAAAAAAAAAGATAGGATCGATTGATCCTATCTTTAAGCTCAGCCAACTCTCATAGAAGTATAACTTCTTTTAAGCTGAGATTCTTTTGTTAATAATGAGAATCGAATATCTCTATCAATTCTTACATTATTCTTGTGAAGATTATTAGACACAATCTCCTTGTCCTTATCATTCAGGGACTTCATAGCATCCCTGAAATTCTTCATTATATCGTCCATAATATTTCTCCTTGAATAAAGGAGAAATGTTTTTATTTATTCAACATTTTTAAATTCCTTTATTCATTATTATAATATATCAACTAACATAGACCTTTTACAAAAAAGAAAGGAGATTAATCTCCCTTCTATATTTAATAAATGTATATTAACAATTAAAATATACATTTATTTGTGACAGGGTCTATTCCTGTAATAGAAATAAATTCCTGTCTTGTCACTAATTTGGTCTTAGTGACTGGAAAACCATTGTAGTTTACACTATAATGGTATGTAAACAATTGTTTACCTTCCATAGTTTTCACCTCCTTGGTAAAAGCTATATTTAGAGAGGGCGGTGACACGCCCTCTCTATCTTTTATCCATTATTATAATATATCAAGCATCATAGACCTTTTACAAAAAATAGGATCATTATTGATCCTATTTTAAAAACTAAGGCATTATTACACCATACTCATAAAAAGCATATTCTCTAAGAGACTCATAGCCTTTAGATTTTATTTCATTATAAAGTTTTTCAGGAATTGGAGGGTTATCACTCTCGATTTCATGTTCCGCATAACTCGTATAACAAGTTTTCGGATTAATTTTTATTTCTTCCATATATACCTCTTCAAAAATATAATATATAAAAAAAGTGTGGATAAATATCCACACTTTTATAATTAAGCACAAACTCGTTTTAATTGATTTTCAACATCGCTAAGAATATCTTCGATATTTGGTAAATCATATAGTTCATGGCAAAGATCGATAATACTAACATCTTTAGTTTGAAGATATTGATTATAATCCTGACCAGTCATTATGAAATTACCATATTGATCTGTAATATTAAGAATACGATATCTCTGATTTTCTCGACCGATTTGATGTTGACACATTAGAGACGGATAAAGTGATTTAGCATCCCAGTCTACAACATTTCGGAATATTTTAGTTTTATGACCATTAATTTCTACTGGAGGAACTTCCAATAATAATGGATCTTGTACTAAAGCACCATCGAATGATTCTTTAACACCATAATCAATAGTGTTACCCATAACTTGATTATTATCCAAGAATCTATTATAGAACGCATTCTTAATAATAATACTAACGTTTACACCATTCTTTGTATCTGTATTATCTGCAAGAGATAGATAAGTAATCAAATCATGGTTACGTTCTTCAAGTAAATGAAGTAACGCAGTATCACGCATAGAATATTTCAAGAATATTTTGAAATCTTTAACGATAGCATTACGAATGTTATATCCAAAATCAGAAAGATCTACTTTATTAGCATGAATTTCTTTTTCAGCTATAGCATCCAATTTGTAGCTTCGTTCAATACTTCGTTTACGCAAATTACTATACAACGACATTTGGTCTATGTAAGTTGTATAGCCTGGAGCAACAATCCAATCCCACAATCTTGAGAAGTGTTTCTTATTTCCAGAATCTTCACCAACATTATAAACTTTCTCTTTTCTCTGAGGATCTTCATTGAATGAGAATTGTCTATACTGTTCTGGAATATCAGGATGACACCAAAGATTTGTAATATCCAAACCAAGAATCTTTTCACGGCCTAACATGTATTTATTATCATAATTACTGTTCCAAGCCATTGCAAAGTCTGGTTTATCCTGCTGAATCAATTGGTGGAATGCCTGTAACATAGTTCGTTCAGATTCAAAGAATTTAATATTGATTTTACAATCAGGAATCTTTTCAAAATCTTCACGAATATATTCATTAATGTATCCATCGATATCTTTCTGAACTTCTTGCTGAACTTCTCTAATTTCATCCAAGAATAAACAAAGTGCATAGAAATGATTCTGTTTATTATTGTAATATGTGATAATTGAAATTGGAGCTAATGGATTATTCTGATCTACCTGCTCTTTAAAACGATAGATAAAGGTTTCGATATCGTAATAACTTATATTAAGAACGCGAGGAAGTTTACTACCATGTTTTTTCATAAAAGCAGTTTTATAATAATCTTCAATAGCCAAATCTGCCTCATAGATAAGTGGACTCATGTAAACTTTATTATTCATAAATTTCTTAAAGTTCATTTTATCTATTTTAGCCATTTCGGGATTTGTATGATATTTATTAGCTTCAGCTTTTAAACGTTTGTATTCATCGTAAATTCCAAGATATTTACAAATATCACCTTCACGTTTAGAATACTCTACTGTATGAGGTTCTACTAAATCTCTATCGATATACATCTGATTGTAAGGTTTACAATTTTGTTCATCGATGATTGTATAATATTCGATAGTAGGTCTTTCGATTATTTGAATTTCTGATGTATTAGTTTCGTCATCTTTAACGATTTGTATTAAACAATCGTCGGAAACTTTTTCCATGTTAAAATCCGTATGCGGATTAATTTTATCAGCTCGTCGCCATCGAGCTTTCAAATACATAGAATTCAAAATGTATTTTCCCATAGTTGAATTTTCCTCCATCTAATTAGTTTACATAAATTTATCACACTGTTAATTTAAAATTAGATATTTTCTTTATTTTCAGAAGGTTTTTCTTCTCGAGCTTTAAGTATAATAAATTTATGACTATCATCAGGAATTTCAATTATATTAACATCAAATATTTTTCCTTTGTAAATAACCGTATCACCAGTATTCAAATCGATACCATCAAAAAGTTGTTTGAAAATTGATACATCGGTATGCTTAAAATCATAAACATAACACTTATCAATATATTTATCGAATTCTTCTTCAGATATAGGCAGTTTTATTGCACGTTTCTGAATAATTGTATTTGGAATATAATTCAACACATTAACAAATACTTTTTCAATTTTCATCTTAATTAATCTCCTTAAAGTTTATCATTTTATTAAATTTAGACATCGGAATTATAATAGAGCATTTATCGCCACAATTATTTTTACAACAATCTTCTCGTTGTGGAGAGCAAGGACATTCTGGTCCTACACAATTTTGTGTTAAACGCACTACGTTATCTGCACTATTAATATCGACGGTATATTTTTCACTAGCCATCGGATTTGTAATAAAGTTCAATACCATTTCTATGAAATTTTGATCATCAATCATTTTCATAACTTCTTCCATAGAAATTTCTTTAGAATCAGGTTCAGTATTAACTCCGAGATAATAAAACCAATTAAAAATATCAATAAAAGACATTTTACCAAATATTTCCTGATGATTATAGAAATAATCTACAGCCCGAAGAAACTTATTATCAACTCGTCTGTCACCATCATCAAAGTCAATATTCTTATCAGTTAAAACTTTATTAAGTTCATTAATTTCGTCTTCAGTAAGACGATCGCTAATTAAATTTTTCATTTAATTACTCCTTTGTATCATTTCAATATTTCTATTAAGATTTTCAATTGTTGGACGTTTAACATTAAACGCTTCAGATAACAATTTTCCATAATATGCTGGATCCAACATCAATAACATTGCACCCCAGTAATTTCCAAATTCTTGTTTAAATCTATTAAAATCTTCTTCAGATTTAAACTCAAATTTTTCAAAAAGTTCCATCTTAAATTTCTCCTTTTATTATATTTCGTAATATTTGTATTTAAAATATGTATGGATTCCACCAGTTAGTTCTACATCGAAATTCAATGTTACGATATTTCGTTCATCATAGCTTTTTGATATAAAACCAGAAACAATTTTCTTTTGCATGAAATCGTTATGATAGATTAAGAACGGATGATTATTAAATCCATTTAATCTTATTCCACTCATATATTTATTTCTTTCAAACACTTCTTCCCAAGTTTTAGGTTCCAAAGTCAAATAAGAAACATTTGAATCTAAATACAAATTGAAAAGGATATCAGTTACAGCATTTTCTCTTTCCAATGGAAGAACTTTAAGATTAAATATCTTATCAAGTCTTTCAGAATTTGCTATAAACAATGTATGTTTATATCTATCAAGCGGATTAAATTTAATATTTATTCCAAATAAATATTGATTTATTCTTCTAGGTGTAGGAAGATTCATAACTTCAAACCCTAAAATAACTTCTTCTTTAATAGCTTGTAACATAAGTTTTGGAAAAATATACCAAGAATCCAAACATACATCATAAGTTTTAGTTAAGAATGATTTTATAATATCATCGTGACTCATAAGAGATTTAATTCCTAACAAATCACAAGATGATACTACTATTGGTATAGAAACACGTTCATCATTATCTACAAATAATTTCTGATCTTCTTCACTAATATAAAATTCATCAAATGTTACAGTGCTAAAAATTTTATAATAATCAAAATTGTCACCATTTTTCGGATTATGAGAAAGAATGAATTCATAAGTACCATTTATTCTTATCATTTGTAATAAACATGGTGAATTTAAATTATATTTACTTATTACTGTACAGACTTTTTTAAGTTTTTCTATAAGTTTCTTTGTATCTTTTAAAGGTTCATACATTTTAAAAACCTCCTACAATTATTTTATTAAATATCTTCTTCCATTAATAATATTAATTTTTTGAAAATTTTATCATATAATTTTAATAATTTAAATTTTAGTTTAAATATTTGTTTACGTTTTTTAACAATCAATTTCCATTTATACTCATCAACATTATCGTTATCATCATACCAAAATAATACATCTTTAAAAAGATGATCGATTTTATATCTTTCAGTTTCTATACATTTTTGCAATTTAGAAGTACTTTCAGATTTACTAATAGTTTCGCCACCATCTAACATTTTTTAAACCTCTTAATTATAAATTATCCATCTTATATTAACCATGTTTTCATTTCATTAAACAAATATATAAATAAAATCTCTGTAGCCCGAAGGCTACAGACAAAATTATTATAAAATTATTGATCTAGATCATTTCGGACAACATTTGCTGTTATCTCAATACGATATTCTTTTTCAGGTTTTTTATAAGATTCTAAATCGGGAACATAAGGTAAAGGATCGTCAATATTCTTTGTAGGAGATAATACTAATTTATCATCAAGACGCTTAATAGATAATTCAGAAATTTGAAAATTTTCATTATCTGGATTTCCTAAAACACGATTGGCTAAATCATCGATATGTTTACCGATTTCTTTTTTAATATTTTCTACACTATTAACGTTTGTTTTAAATTCTCTAACAACACGATACCTATTTACTATTTGTTTCATATAAAACTCCTTTAGCTTTATTACAAGCTTCACATAAATAATATTTATTAAACCTTCCGGTTTCAAATACAAGTTCACCAGATTCAATGTTTCGTTTACAATTAATACATTTAATGTTTTTATTTTCTAAAATAATTACATTCGCACCATATTTTGCTTTTCCAAATAACTTTTTCTTACTGGGAAGTATTTTCAATAACATAATTTAATAACCCTCCAATAGTATATATTACTATGTGTAATTTAATATAATTATATATTCATTTGGTGTTACATGGAGAAAATATGAGCAATGAATTAATAAGTATTATGTTTAATTCACAAAAAATAAAATATTCCGAATTAGACTTATATTTTAAACGAACTGATATTGAAAAAACTATTTACTTTTGTTTAGATTTTGATTATATTATGGGTAAATATCTTTATGCTATAGATTATGATAAAGATGTTAAATTTACAGAGCAAAATATTAATGAATTTATAACAGAATTCTTAAATCTAATAGCACATTATAAAAGATATTTTTATAACAATCTCGATGCTATGAGTTTCTTTTATATAGGAATCAATGTCAATAAATATAAATCAGATGAAAATATTACAACTTTAATTAAAAAATTAATTCCTTTAATAACAATGATTCCAAGAATTTATATTTATTATTATGATAACTTTAATCAAGGTTTCTTCATGAAATACAATCTAATACGAACTATTTGTATTAGTCGTTCCGATTCAAATAAAGAAATATTATTCTTCGATTTATGTAAATTCAATATGAATGAATTAATTTACAAATTAACAAAAAACTATTATTTCTTTGTAAATAATGATGGTATACATCTATATGGATTTAATAATTTTAGAGAAGAAAATTTATCAGATGTCGAACCATTATACGTTAATACTGTAATTAATTTATTAACTATATATGAAACTTTAAACGAATTACAATTAACTAATAAATTTAAAGTCGATAATATAATCATGGATTTTATAAAGAAACACAGAACTGAAGATTTTAATGATATAAAAACCAAATTATTAATAATTAAAAAATTCACAAAAATGAAAAAGATTGAAAATCGATTAAAGAAACTAGAAGGTGATTTAAATTCACTAATTTATAAAAACATGATAGAAGTAACTATGAGAAACTGGCGGCATGTTATAAAAGATAATAGTATTTATAAAGTGAATGAGATATTAAACGTTCCAAAAAATAAACGAATTAATATAGAACTTCTTATGAATTATTAAAAAAATAGATGGGATCAAATCCCATCTATTAATATTTATTTTTTTAAAATGCTGAGTATAAGTTTGCAAGTCGTTCGGATATCTTATAAATATTTTCACTATGCGAAACAATGTTTTGTGTATCAACGGAAGAAATTTCTTTAAGAGGTATTGCTATATCTATTCCGTCTTCATCGCTTTTTGGTAGATAATTTCGACAATAAACACACTGACCACAGAAACAAAAACGTATAACTAAATAAGCACGATCACCACGATATTGTAAATTAATATTTCTAATCGTTATTTCTTGACATGTTGGAATGAAATATTCTTTAAATCTATCATTTTCTGACAACTGAGAATTTAAAGAATTTATTATTTCCGTTTTAGTAAGTTTAATATAAGGGAATGTTAATGGTGGTAAAGATTTTACAGAATCATTACAACAATTACAATTAAATTTTAATACATCATTATAAAGTCTTTTCATTTCAGGAATAAAAGATACTCCTATATCACCACCTATTAAACACATCTCAATTCTTGTACATCGTTTATAAAATTCTTTACCAAGTAATGCTAATGAAACGATATTATAAGGCTGTTGATTTAAACCCATATAATCATAATCGAAATGAAATGATGTATATGATATAAATCTTGGTCTATATAATTTACCCTTAAAAGATCCATTTTTAAAGATATGATACAAATTATAAGTAATTGCTATATCCCTAATTAACAAATCAGTTGCATTGTGACTATTGAATGTGTTTACAAGTGGTAATACATTATAACCTTTATTCAATAATTCTAACACTCGACATGTAGAATCTTTACCACCACTATATAAAACGGCTATGAATTTATCATTATTATCCATATAGTCTTTAAATGAAAACACCATTTCTCTAAATTTAGGTTTCATTTCACTGTAAATCAATTTTATAAGATCTTCATCAAGAGTACTATAATTCACACCATAAGAATCGAAACTAAGACTAGTTTTACCTAATTTAAATTGTTGTTGTTTTTCTTTAATTTCTTCTTTTTCAATATACTTATCTTCTTCATCAGTAGAAATTACATTATGACGATTTTTAAGTCGTCCAATTAAAGTTTCACGTCTAACAGCACTAGATACATCTAAATTGAAATCGTCACTTAATGTGTAATATTTCGTACATATAGAATGTATATCTATATCGTTAATAGTATCTTTTTTACCTTCTTGTTTTACAACATTTATAACAAATGCTAAACGTTGTTGACCTGTTTTCCTATTATCTATTAGAACAAGTTTTGGACGATAACAACAACTCTTATGTTTTAAATCTTCTTGTTTATCAGAAAATTCTTTTACAAATACAGATTCATCAGTTACAAATCTATAAGAGTTATTTATTTTATTACATTTTTTAAGTAAACCTCTTTCATCTAAATCTTTATCACTAGCTTTTCGTTCATCACATAATTCAATTGGATCCTCGATCTGATCCATCTTTCTAGACATACTATCTTTTTTATCAATAGCTGCATCTACACACATTTCTTCTGACATTATTATTACTCCTTATATTATTTATTATACACTTAATATATAAATAAAAAAAGAAAGGAGATTTATTCTCCTTTCTTTCATAGAACAAACAACAATAGTTATTTCAAATCTTTAACAGCTTTGTCAAACTTTTTTGTTAATTCTTTGGTTGTTTCGTTGTAAGAATTGTATTTATCATACACTTCTTTATCCAACTCACGTCTTCGCTCATTTGTAAAACTTAATGAAAACTTTGATTTAACAAATGAACCAAGATCATTTATACCAAGTGATGTAAAGTGATCTTCAAAATACTTATAGCATACTTCATTAAATTTAATTGCAATTTGAGAAATCACACTATCAGATTCATCAATTCCGGACTTATTAACATTGTGTAAATCCGCAAGCTGATAAGATGGTACAAATATTCTTACAAAATGTCTATACTCATGATTAAAGAATGATAACAGATCTTCATCTGTTATGTCTGATTCTAAGTTTAGAGCTGGATCATAATAAGAATCATGTGCTCTTAGTGAGTGTACATTGAGTGTTTTACCATCCAATACATCGATATAAAATCCAACATAATGAATACCACCAACACACCAATCTAATAATAAAGATTGGTTACTTGTTTCTTTTAAGTAAGAAACAATTTGATCTTCATTGTCTTTGAAAGTTAATAATATAACTTTCTTAAGATAATGAAGAAATGCTTTGTATTTTTCAATAAGTAGTTGTTTCTGTTCGAAAGCATATTTTTTCTCACATTCAACCATCTCATTATACTTTAACATATTTTACCCCTAGTTTGTTTATAGATAGTATTCTTTCTATCTTTAATAATATTTAAGAATTCATACAAATTCTATTCATTATTATAATATATAAGAAAAATTATTTTTTTTTTGTAAAAAAAAGAAAAGGGGTTAAAACCCCAATTCTTTCTAGCGACTGTACCGGGCAGGATCATAACCCTGTTTTTCAAACAGGACTGGATCCCACTTTGCAGCTCGTCTATAAAGCACGAGCTCACTGATTCCGGTTCCTCGATATTTATCGAGGATATCACGGCAGTGCATACCTGCCCTAAAGTCAGCTTCAATAGATACCCAATCCGGCTTCTTTCTAGTCGGATCTCCAGCAATAATATTTATGCCATTTTTCTTAGCATAAATCTTGAGTGCAGCATAACTGCATCCAATTTCTTTAGCTATCTCACTGAGTGGTTTACTCCAATCAGCGAGCTCATAATGAACACTGTTCTTTGCCATATTTTCCTCCTTATAGCATAAATATAATATATTAAAATGGAATATTATTTTACAAAATTCGTTTATTAAACATCTCAATATATCTTAATAAAAAGGGAGGTGATAGTTAATTATGAGTATCCAATTTAATGATGGACAGCTTCAAGCCATTAAGAAAGCAATCAAATGGTACTTTGTTGATAGTTTTACTCAACAAGTATTTGCTCTTGGTGGCTTGGCTTGAAAATCAATTCGAATTGAATAATAAATAATTATCAATCGAGCCGGAACTGGAAAATCCACAACAGTAAATACTATAATTAAGATGTTAGGTATACCAATTAATGATGTAATATTTGCAACTTTAACAGCTAAAGCATCATTAGTTCTACGTCTTAAAGGAAACCCCTCTAATACTATTCATAAAACGTTTTATACAGTTTATAAAAAAGGAAATTCGTTTTTATTCAATAAAAAACATAGAATTCCTTCAAATATAAGATTAATTGTAATAGATGAAGCTTCAATGGTTAATGAAGCTATGCTCAATGATATACTTTCATTTGGTTTACCGACTATGTTACTTATGGATCCTGGTCAGGTTCCACCTGTTTTTGGTACAAATAAGTATGTTGAAGATCCGAATAATCTGGATGTTTTCTTAACACAAGTTATGAGACAGTCTGACGAATCTGGTATTCTTGATCTTGCTATGAAAGCTCGTAATGGTGAACCACTCCCTATGGGATATTGTAAAAACTCATTAGTAACAACATTTGATAAAGTACAAGATCATCTTGGAGATTATTCGGTTATTTTATGTTATGCTAATAAAACACGTCGTATATTAAATCAAATGGTTAGAGAACAAAAAGGCTATAAATCCATTTATCCTCAAAAAGGTGAAAAAGTTTTATGTCTTTTAAATAACTATAATTATGAACTAGAATATAATGACGTTCCTATTTATCTAATTAATGGATTAACGGGGTATGTTAAAGAAGATTCCTTTATAGAAGATAAAAACGATATGGAATTATTAAATCTTAAATTTACTCCAGATTTCTTAATGGACTGTGGAGATCCTAATATGGTTTTTAATTCTGTATGTTTTAGAGAAATATTCGAACAGTATCAGAAAGATCCTAGTAAAGAAGCATTTATTGAAGAGCTATATAATAATGAACTTGAAGATGATGCTCTTGGTGAAGTTGGTATGATTGATTTTGGTTATGCGTTCACCGTACATAAAAGTCAAGGTTCTGAATACGAACATCCATTAGTAGTAATGGATATACAAGATAGACCCGTAACAGAGTTATTTTATAGTAAATTTTTGTACACAAGTTTGACCAGAGGAAAAAAAGCCGTTACTGTAGCTTTTATGCATGATTAAAACGAAAAAAATAGGGAGTTTCTCTCCCTATTTTTTTTTATTCTTCATTTGTAGGAAATATATATTCTGTATCACCTATAGTTTTTACAATCCCATTATCTAATAATATTTCATCACCCATATTTTCATATTGATTTAAAATATTCAAATTTTCATATTCTTCTTGTGTTATGTATTCAAATCTATACCCTTTACTATGCCCACAAACATTTTTAAAGGCAGTTTCTACAAACCACGTATTAAATCCGTGATCTCTACACCAAGCACACGCACAACGTGCATATTCTGTAGACCCATTCGGATATATAACTTTCAAAAACTTATTATCAGACTTATTTTTATACTGATCTTTATAATAAACCCATCTACAATTATCTTTAGTATAACTTTTATCATTATCTATTCTATCTAGTGAGATTTCATTGACTGGATATTTCTTTCTCATTTCTACCCATGATGTATATAAAGCATCGTAAAAATCTATAAAATACTTAAATTCATCACTATTAATACCTCTATTAACATAACGATCAGCTTCTTTTTTCTTAGTATTAGTAGTTCTATCTCTCATATTTCGCCATCTATTAAAGAATATCGGATCACTCATATGGTTGAAATGATCACAATCTTTATGGAACATACCTTCTAATCTAAGAACCACATATCGTGCTCGTAGTTTTTCTCTACCACATTTAACACATTTCATTCTATATACTGTGATTTGTTTATTCTTTAAAGGATTTCTAGAATCTGTCCAAGGTATAATTTCGACACATTTCATATCACCGTAAATATCACCAATATTGATTTCATTTGTCATAAGTTAAAATACCTCCTTACAAATATTATGAATAAAATATATAACTATAAAAGAAAAGCAGTTACAGTAGCATTTTTAGAATAATATTAAAAAAAATAGGGAGAAAAACTCCCTATTTTTTTTTATAATAAATAAAATTTATTAGTAGTATAAATGGTTTTCATTTCTTCATCTATTAAAGATTTCATATTAGTTATTTTTATGAAATATTCAACAAAATTTCTAATATAATGTTTATCATATTTTAAACTATATAACGGTGAAATAAGTATTTCTCTACAATAATCATTAAGATTTACAGTCCAAATATTTTTGATATTTTCAGATCCATCAATATCATCGAATAGTTTAAGTAAATAATCTAAACGATTCATTAAAATTCTATATTGATTGAATTGATACTTTACGGATTTCTCATCAAAATGTTGATATTTTGTATTTCTAAAATATTTTTGTGCTTCTATTAAAAAACGTATACATTTCTTCTTGTATTTTTTCGTTATATTAGATGAACTAGAAAGAACTATATTGTAAATAAACAATGTTCTTTCAATCAACAAACTTAGTATAAATCTTTTATATTTACATTTATACATTAGACGGTCTCCATTTTAATATTAGATATTTTCAAAGAAGTATTTATCGAATATTCGCTGAGTCTTTTTATCAACTTCGAGTTTAAATTCTGAATTTATAAATTCATCATAAGTCATGGTTTTAGATTTAGGTTTAATAATATTATCATAAATATAATTGTTTATACAACTGATAATATATTGAGAAGGAGTAATATTTTTATTATTGACAACTCGTTTAAAGATTTTATTTTTATTAATGGACCAATCATATTTAAAATCTTTAAATATCTGACTTTTTATAATTTGCAAATAATCAGTAACAAATTCTTCATCATTTTCCGAACCATAAATAAAATGATCAATATCCATTGAATAATTGAAAAATTTATCAGCGACTTTAAATTTAACAACTTTCAATCTAGTTCCAGCATAATCTTCTCTATGTAATTTAATACATGCTATTATATAACAATTTTTCATGCCAGCAGTTACTAATTCGTATCGTTTTTCAATAATTTTGATTTCAACTTCGGTTTTATCTTCTTCAAAATACGACTTTAATTCATCATATTCATAATTTAAAATACCTTCCATAAGATTTACGAAATATCTTACAAATCGTCTAGCATCTATAAGTTCAGATATAAAAGCAGCGTTTTCTCTTTCTTTTAATTTCTCATCTAACGAATATTTGTTTACCATAATTTTACCTCACTTAATATATTTAAATATAATTAAACTAATAAAAAAAGAAAGGAGAATGAATCTCCTTTCTTTTTTCTTAAGCAGCCATCAGGATAGAGTAAGTTGATGGTGATAATTCTTCACCATACTTCTCTTCCATATCATAGGGATGAGTCCTATAAAGCTGTTTAATGTCGAGGTACATTTCAGATGCACCTCCGAATGCCCATCCAAATTTTTGGATATAGCTGCTAACTAATTTCTCTATGAATTTTTTATTCATAAAGAACCAGCTAATAATCTTTTCATCATCAAGTTCATTCTCCTCAATATGAAGATTATTTATAGTTTTTGTAAGATCGATAATCATAATAATTTCTCCTCGATTATAAGGAGATTTGATTTATTTTAACTTTTTTATATTCTCCTTATTCATTATTATAATATATCAACTAACATAGACCTTTTGCAAAATATAGGAACCTGGGAAATAATCCCAGGTTCCCGTTCGTAATAGATATGCTCCCACGAGAACTATTGATGTTATCGCATTCTCCGTGATCTGGAACTTTCACCGTTTCCTCACGTCGGTAACCACACGTGCCGGATCACAACGGAAATAAATCCGTAAAAGGCAACCCGAGATTGGTGAGAGTAGGATTCGAACCTACAATTTATATAGATAAGTAAATCTATATCCTAATAATTTACTCACCTAAGAAATATATAATAAACATCTATAATTAGATGGAAGAAAAATAAATGCACAATGTACGACATTAGTGCTGGAGAATTTAATGTTTTTTAAGAGAGGTTTATGCAAAATTACAAAGTTTGATGCATTTTTTGTCAACTAGACCAGAGAGAGTGTTATATGTGACAAATTAGACGGAGCGTGAAAGATTCGAACTTTCGGAAACCTTACGGAATCGGTAGTTTTCAAGACTACTGCACTCAGCCGGACTATGCGAACGCTCCAAATAAATTTGAAATCCTACATTTAACTGAATAAATTCAGTAAATTTTTTAAATGGTTAAGAAACATTAATAAATGATCGGAACCGATTTAACTTTTCAATGTATTTTATTCATACTCCCGTCAGAGATAAGACTACGGGGATACGAGATTTCAAATTAATACGTCTCTTCTAGGACTCGAACCTAGGACCAATAGATTAACAATCTACCCTTCTACCAACTGAAGTAAAGAGACATAAAAATAAAGCGGGTGAGGTGGGATTCGAACCGCACGCCGTTTTCAGACTAGCATAAGCAGAATCTGAAGCACTGCACACCAAACACAGTTTGCTCACCCATATATGTTTAATACATTACTTTGTGGTAATGTATGTAGAAAATTATTATTCCGAAAGCATACAATTTCAATCAATTACTATCATAAAATGCTGAAATTCGGAATAAGATTGTGAATTTAATATACTTAATTAAAAACGCGTTATTTTCTCACAAGTATATCTATATGTTATAATATTTTTATAAAAAATGCACATTTTTAAACATATTTTTAAATAATTTAATCATTTTTATAGTATTTAAAACTAAAAATCAATTATTTTTAAACTATTGTACTTTACTACATTATAAAATAAATATTTAATTTTTAAAAAATAGATATCTTAAAAATCAATAAATAGTTATTTTGTTTCATATAAATTTATATATTACTCTTTAAATTTATGGAGGATTTAATACTTATGTGTAATGATTTAGTATGTGAAATTACAGAATATATGGATAAATTTAGAGATCCTAAACAATGTAATTTGGAATATATGATTACATATATTCTTACAAAAGATGGTAAACCTGAAATAGGAACTTATAACAATGATAAAGATAATGAAAAATATTATTTTTGGTATTTAAGAATTCCTGGTTATACCTGTGCTAATGTAGTTTTCAATAGAAAAGATGATACCGTTGATGAGATTATATTAACAAGACGTGGTGGAGCTTTTTCTGATGGAATGGAAACAATGTATTTAAATCCAGATAAACTAGAAAAAGAATTAAATAAAATGTTTAAAGGAAAGAAGGTAAACTATTATGAACGAAAAGACTAATGAAGAAAAAATAATTTACTTAGTAACTATCCATTTAACAGAATTAGTATTTATAACTAAGGCTAAAAATGAAAAAGAAGCTAAAATTTTTGTAGCTCACCATTTAACTAATAATAAATCTATTTATAAAAATTTAACAGATATTATAAATACACGCAATTACTTAGATTATTTTACAGCAATACAATTATCAACTGTTACAAGAATTACGGAAAATACTACAGAAGGAAATGTAACAAATGTAGCTAGAATGATTTATGATCTTGATACAACCGATAATTTAAGGAGGTTTTGAAATGACGTACGATCATCATGTTGATGAATTATATGAAAAATATAAATATTACGGTTTTGATGAAGATGTAACCACATTACAATTAATAAAACCTGTATATGATCAACCAACTAATATGATTAAAACTAAAATACAACTTTTTAATCATTGTAAATTTGAAGGGTTTTATTTAATCAGATTTCGTTCAGAATTCTTAAATGAATTAAAAGAAACTATGATATTCTTTGGAAAAGCTCATAGAACGTTACAAGATAATCTATTCATTATATACTATCATTTAAATTTTGGATATCCACAAACATCTTATAATGAAGTAAAAAAAGTAATAGATGAATATTGTTCTATATATGACGATTTTCAAAAAATTAAGTTTATACAAAGATTACCAGAATTAACAATTTGTAAACATGAAGATATTGTTTATATGTTACCTATTGTAGATATTAGATTATCTAAATCGGAATATAAATTACTTGAAAAGTTTTTACTAAAACAATTAAAACTAGAAAATATTAAAAGAATAGAGTATTATCCTAAAAGAGGATTTTTAAGGAGGATTTAAATCATATGGCTGTAAAATTTAGAAATGGTGAACACCACCGTAATCCATCAGGTTTTTACAATAAAGTAAAATATTTACTTAGAGAAAGTAAAAGAGATCCTGGAAAATTATATCAATTATTCGGAGATATTTCTTATCATAGAAATGGAGTTGATAATAGATATTTCAATACGATTAGAAACTCGTGGGAATTTGCTTATATAGTAGCTAAAGAAATGATTAAAGATAATGTTGATAATCCAAAAGACTATTTAATTTCTATGTATATTTGCGATAGAGAAAATAGAAAACCTTGGTATGATAGAATAGAATTTGTAAAAAAAAAATAAGGAGGAAACTTTATGGATGAAGAATATAATCCTGAAAAAGAATCATGGAATGATTACCAACAACGTATAATAGGAGGATATATGGCTATGAATATGGATAAAGGCCTTTCGAAATATCTTATACATAAAGATAAAACTCCAAAAATAATATTATTATTCGAAACTATATTTTTATACATTAAAAATACTTTCGTAACCATTAAATCGAAAATTTTAGATTTTGTTTCACTACATATTAATACTGTAACAATTAGACCAGCTGCAAGTATGATGACGATAACAGAATCAATGAGCCAATCTGCTAAGCTTAAAAACCTTAAGCAATTTGCAGAATGGGTGTATAAAAAATGGGCTTATTGGGATGGAGAATTTAACTGGGATTACTTAAATACTTGGTGTTATGATGATAATCCAGATAATCGTATAGGATGGAGAAAAACATACATAATTACAATTTCTTATCCATCACGTAATGAGTCATATCCGATAGCATTTACAGACAAACCATTTTATAAATTAAAATCTAGTCTTTCAGACAATGAAGAAATTACACATAAATATCCTAAATTGTTACAACGTGTAGCAGAATTACAAACTAGAACAAGAGATGAATCTAAACTTTATCGAAAATATCAAACAGCTATATTCAATGAGGAGTAAAAATATGAAAAACTTTTTAGAATCAAAAAAAGGACGATCTGAAGAATTTCGGATACAAAATGAAATGAAAATTTGTCAACATTTTTCGAATGAAGAACGAAATAATGATAATTGTAAAATCTTATCATTGTTGAAAAACGATTTACTTTATTCGTTGAATAAGGAGGAGGACAAATTAATTAAAAGAGCTATCTACGAAATATTAATTAGATATTCTACATTCTTCAATGAACCAGCTTCTACTAAATATCATGGTGCTTACAAAGGAGGATTAGTAGATCATTCATTAGCAGTGTATCTAGCAGCTATAAGAACATCATTCCATTATGGAATACAAGCAGATGAAGTTAATCCAATAACATGTTTATTCCATGACATTTGTAAAGTTGGTAAATATAAGCTTGTAAAGGATGATAAAAAAGGCGACAATGGATTCAAATACATTTATAACAATGATTATAATGGAATTGAACATGGTGCTGAAAGTTTAAGACGTTTATTAAATATAGACGGTATTAAAGAAATGATATCAGAACCCTGGCAAATTGCTATCGCATATCATATGGGTGTATTTGGTGTTTCTAATACAGAGATGCAGAATTTTAGCACTATGAGTGAACGATATCCTGAAGTTTTACTTCTCCATCATGCTGACATGATTGCTACAAAAATCTACGATCTTTAAAAAGGGGTTAAAGATGAGTATAAGGAAAAATAAAATTTTATCAAATACTAATATTAAATCTCTTAGATCTAAAAATTTATACATTATAAATGCTGAAAATCTAAATGATCAATTTTATAAATGTGTTCATGGGTTCTTTTATGTTGATCCTATTTATAATATATTTTATCATGAATGTAAACTTAAACAAAAAATGGTATATGAGATGTGTTTAAACTGTCCAAAGTTTAAAGAAAAGAAACCAATTAAACTTAAAAAAGGAGAATAACCATATGTATTTATTAAAAATAAATAGACCAGATGATAATGTTTATTGTACAATAACTTATGATCGTGGACAAAAAGGTTATCGATTTGTAAATCTATCACACAATCATATTTGTCCATGTGTTTTCAAAACTATAGATGAAGCTTTTAAAGACTTGGATAGAATGAAAAATGAAGGATCGGTTTTATCATATAATGTGATTAGTCCATCTTTCAATATAGATTTTGTATTAAAACAGTTATTTGAATAAAAAATAAGGGGGAATCATATCCCCCTTATTTTTTTACATTGTTTTAGCTACTTCACATGGTCTTTTTGCAAGGTAATCGTTATAACAAAAATTATTTGTGTAATGCATTATACGAACAATCGTAAAATATTTTCTTTCAACATCAACTACGAGTTCGTAAACATATTTTGATTTAAAAGGATTTCTAGATGTAGCAGTTATAACATCACCATCTAAATCCATTCCTAATACACACGGATTGAATTTCTTAGATTGTATGAATCGATTACTTGGAACATATCCGAAATCTTTAAACATAAAGTTTATATATTTCAAAGGAATATGTTTACATGTTTCACTTCTACCAATTTCAGTTTGTTTAATAGAACGTAAGAAATTCTTAATTTTTATATTGTCCATATATCACCTCACACCACTTTATAAACAATGTTCCAACCAGAAGGATTATTTATAACAAAAGTTTTATTTGGCATGATTCCTACTACTTGTTTAACAAGATGTCCTAAACTAATTGCGGCTCGTTTATAAGCTTCGGTATAAACTTCATCACATGTCCAATTAGGACGAGTTTTAGTATAATGATTAACCCATGCATTATAAATACATTGTAAAGGTTCATGTTGTACAGACCAATTCCAATTATTGTAACCGAAAACATCTTTTACTGTAAAAGATTTAGCATTTGTTTCAGACAAATATCGATTTATCTGAGATTCAATGTAAAATCGACAATTAATTATTTCAGATGCATTTAACACTCTAGGTGTTCTATACGATACAAGTTGATTATTTTTATACATTGTAGTTTCCTCCTTACATTATAGTACACTGCTTATTATATAACATTGACCACTTAATAAAAGACTTAAAAATGAAAATAATCCGGATTTAACCATCAATTTACTAAATTCATCTTTTAAATATTTATGATCGTTATATGCTTGATATTGTTCATTGTATTCCTGTTTAATACGTTCGATATCTTTGTCTGAAGATAATAAACCTTTATCATACATTTCAAAAGATTCGACTATAATATTGGAAAATTTATAATTTCTCCATCGAACATTTTCTCTAGTAATTAAAACATGAATAACAACACACATGATTATCAAAATCATAGCCAAAATTAAAGTAGCAATTGGTAAAATTTTTATGATTGATAACATTTGATAACCTCCTATTCTATCAACCCTTTCATATGATCATAACCTTCATTAGGTTTAATTATTCTTTCTTCTACTAATTCTTTTCTTAATAGAAGTAAAAATAATTTTAATTCATCCAATGATAAATCTTTATTACAAGTATTTGTTCTACCCATGTGTTTGTACCAATTTATCATAGTTCCACTAGGTTTGTGTAAAATATAATATTCATCTTCATCTCTAAATGCATGAAATGAATCTGTATCTTTAAAATCACAATACCAAACACTATCCCAATCCCATGCTAAAGAATTCAATGGAAAAACTTCTTCGAATATTTTTGTCATTTCATCTCTTGTAAAATGATATTGGTGATTGTGTTCTAGATTTCGATATCTGTGTTTTATTCCAAATTTATCATCTAAACGAATTTCAACATTATCTACTCTTCCTACATAGTGTTTTTCTTTGTCCCTAGTTAAATTTACCTCTTCAACTTTATCATTTGTTAAATGTATAGCAGTTTGATTTTCACCATCTTTCAAATCGAAAAAGAATTCATCAACTACAACAAATGATCCATCTTTTACTTTGTAATATTCCATATCACATCTCCTTATTTTTTAGTTTGATTCGTAATTAGCACTAACTAATTTTCCATCTTTAATTTTATAACCGCAGTATTTTAATACTCGATCACTTAATATAGATTTTTTTTGTGAAATGTGTTGAGAAAACGTTTCTCTACTTCTTCACTAGTCATTTCTATATTATGATACATAATAGGTTTACCGCTTTTAATTTCATCAATAAACCTTTTCATTAAAAAGAAATTCATAATTACTTACCTCCTCATGATATATCTTTTCAGTAATATAATATATAAAAAAAAGAAGGAGAGATTTTATTCTCTCCTTCTTTAAAAACCATTTTACTCCATCGGATTCAATTGTTTGGAATGATACATTATGAATCTATAGATTTAATTGAAACCTCTGATGATACATTCGTTCTTTTTGGATTTAATTATGACAAATGATACATTGTTGGTTATCGGATTTAATCAGCATGTATGATACATTATAGGGATGTGGATTTAATTAAAGGCAACGATCCAATCTACAATTTTATTTCTTAATACCAGAAAGTTCAACGAGATGTTCAAGTTGTTCTTTCAACTCAGCAATCTTAGCAATGGTTTTTTCTTTATAATCCTTCTTTTCTTCTTTAGTCATATCTAAGAAGATTTCAGGAGTTGTCCAGTTGTTTCCAACATGAACCATTCCAAGTTTCTCCTCTTCATAAGATTTGATAACTGGAATATCCATTATAGTTCTAAAAGCTACATAGTAGTCTTTAACGAACTGCTGGATCATCTTTCTATTAGCCATCATGTGTTGATGTGCCAATGAGAGATTCTTTTTACCTTCTTCGTCAGAATTCATCCAACGATTTAGGTATTGAATTCTTGCCTGATAATAAACCACTGAATATGGGCTTCTAGCTTTCAGGAAAGAACCAGGAAGAACGCCAAGAAGACGTTTCTTCAGATAAACGTTGTAATTAGTCTTCTTGCCTTTTACACGTTTTGTTAAACCGACTATTCCAGCATACTGGAACAGCTGTCCAATATAATAAATCTTCTCTACTTTATATTCAGCAAGAAGATCGCCTGCAAGAGCTGGGCCGATTCCAGATACATTTGTAAGCCATCTTGTATAAACAGGATGTTTTTTGATACATGTGTGAAGATGTTCAACCCACATATCTTCGAATTCACGTAAACGATTTGTCATAGCGTTTACGAATTCCTTATGTTCTTCTGAAGTTTTCATGGTTTCAGCAGCTTCAGAAGCATTTTTTGTAGCAGTTCCATCTGCTTTCTCGTGATTTCTATTCGATTCACGAATTCTTTCTTCTTGCGTAACCCTGATGTTAGCCACAGTTTCCTTAATGTCTCCAACTATCATCTGATAGTTAAGATCATTTTCAAGTTCCACAGCTCTCTTATCACACATTGTTTTTTCTGTTAATGTTAACATAATTTACCTCAGTTTATTTATAGATAGTATTCTTTCTATCTTTAATAGTATTTAAGAATTCATACGAATTCTATTCATTATTATAATATATAACGAACTTAATCTTTTTTACAAAAAAAGATAAGATCGTTATGATCCTATCTTTCTGAATACAATACTCATTGAACAATTCCGGATTCAATCTATATCTCTGATACATTTGTTGACAAAGGATTTAATAGAATTTTATGATACATTTGTTGATGTCAGATTTAATATTTTTTTTAACAATACATTCAACAAAAACGGATTTAATATCGCATCCTGATTCATTAATTGTAATTAGATTTAATTGTACATGATGATGCATTCCTATCCATTGGATTTAATAAGTATACATGATTCATCTGATGACTTCGGATTCAATAATACATGATGATACATTTGACAAAAACGGATTTAATAGACTTTTGCGATTCATTGCGTTACTTAGGATTTAATTATCAATTACGGTTCATTAATTTCTCAAGGATTTAGTTTGTGTCAATGATACATTTACGATCAGCGGATTTATTAAACGGATTCGATACATTTGGAATCTACGGGTTTAATTATTTAATTCGATAAACGCATTCATAGCCAATGGATTTAATATGTGCAAGTGATATTGTATTCAAGTTTATAATATATAAATAAAAAATATAAGTGGTAGCAATGCTACCACTTATATTTAATTAAGCAAAATCCACCTCACCAGCATAGAAAAGTCGCTTGAATTTTATGTCTGCATCAGTCATAAATATTTTTACAGCTCTCTTTGCCTGTTCAGCATATTCCATAGTAACTTGAGTTAATCTACGAGTTGTTGGATTTGTTACAGTTTCAGTCAAGTCAGCAGATGACATTTCACCAAGACCTTTGAATCGTGTAACCTGAATCTTAGGTCCAAGAATAGAATTCATATACTCACATAACTGATAAATTGTTCCATGATACTCATGATTACTTCTAATACCTTTAAGATATACACCATAAATATGAATATCATAAAGTTTCTCGATAATCACATCAAAATGTTGTCTCAAGAATTCTTTATCCAATCTTAACGATGCGTGATAAATTCCTTGGTCAAACATATACAGATTTGTATTTGGAACTTTTCTTACATCATAACCAGAAATTCGTTTAAATTCTTTGTTGAATTCATTATTACGATCTTCTGTACACTGAGAAACAATATTGATATTAACAATAATTCTTTCCAATAAATCTGGACGAATTGCTAAAGCCGATGCATGATTATCAATAAGATTATTGTAACCAGTAGTAGCTTTAATAAAAGTTCTAAATAAACCATCGCTTAATTCCTTATTTGTTTTCTCTGAATAAAGTTTAAATGTATTACAAATAAACTCTTCCATATAGAAATCGAAATCTTTTTCAGTATGAATAAAGAATGATTGTTTATTAGCTAATGTGATTTTCTTAATAGGAGGATTAGCAATAAATACATGTCCTCTACGAATCATTTCTGGATAGAATGTGTAAATGAAAGCAAGCAACAAAGTTACAATATGTGCACCGTCATCATCGGCATCAGTAAGTAATATGAATGATTTATACTGAAGATTATCATAGTTTAACTTACCTGTTCCCGGGAATCCAATACCAAGTAACTGAATAAGATCTAAGATTTCTTTACTCAAATTGCTTGTACTTCCATTAGCAACATTCTTTAATTTACCACGAAGTTTATAAAGTGCCTGGAAATCATGATCCTGAGCTTCAGAAACCTGTCCACCAGCAGAAGCTCCTTCTACTACAAAGAGTTCTCTTCTATCAGGATCTGTAGAACGACACATTGTAAATTTACTTAAATCGATTGCATTTGCACCAAATGCTGATTTAGCAGCTTTAGTTTCAATGAGATTCTTCTTAAGTTTCTTACGTTCAAATTCATATTTAGCATAATCAATTGCTAAATTTATAAGTTTCTTAGCCTGATTAGGATTCTTTCTTAACCAATTCAAGAATACATTTCTAGATGCTTTCTCAATAGGAGATTGTACATCAATAGATTTCAATGTATCTTTCATCTGATTATCATAGTTAGGATCCTCATGACCAACACCTACAATAGCTACAACATTATCATTCAATAATGCACCAGTTACACTAAGTTTTTCAAACTGTTTAGGTATAACTGTCGGATTTTCACTAATGTACTGAGTTAATGCTAATCCTAAACCTTTCTTAAACGATGATACATGAAATCCATGTCCTGGAGTTGTATTACCATTTACATAAGAAATGATATTCGAATCGCCACTGTTAATAGGATTGTAAGTAAACATGATGTGATAATCGAATGTTGTTTCATCGCCCTGGAATTCAATAGGTTCAAACAAACAATTAAGATCTTTATGTTTAATAAAGTCTTTCATTTGTTCTTTCATACCACCAAGATGTCTAAAAGTATAAACTTTATCATCAACCGTAAAGTTAAATGTAAATCCAGGTGTCTGATAAGCAATATTATTACAAAGATCACAAATACGAAGAATATCATGCTCAGTAGTATGCATATATTTTTCACTCGATTTATATGAAACAGTAGTACCAGGATGTTTACCAGCAGGAATACCATTAGGTAAATCTTCTACTACATATTCCTTACACAGACCATTTTCAAAATATACTCTACCATAACCAGCAGGATGTTTATTACCTTTCTCATCAACATAACCTTCTCGATAAACTTCACATTTAAGCCAATCAGAAAGTGCCATAGTGACTTTAAGTCCCACCCCGTTGCTTCCGGCATGTCTATGATAAGTATTATTGTTAAATTTCGCACCAACGTGTTGTTTTGAGAAAATATCTTTTAATTTTCCCAATGGGATACCACGTGCAAAATCCTCAACAACCATGATATTTTCACTAGTATTGAGAATAATATTACACCTACAACCATATCCAGCCATAGCCTCATCGAGTACATTCTGAATAGGTTCACAGTCCAATTTATACAAACCAGGTTTTCCCAAAGCACCAATGTACATTGACGGACGCAATTGGATATGTTCGATATCATTCAATTCTTGAATTGATGAATCCGAATAATTACTCATTTATATCCTCCACAAATCTAGTATAATCGGTTATATCGTATTCAGCATTAGGATCAAAATCATCTAATCCTAATTCTTCATTTTTAGTAAATAAGATGTTTATAAATGGTTCTATAACATCACGAAAACATATTTCTGATACATTGTATTTTTCACGTATTTGTTGTTTTGTAAAACCATTGTCTATGTAATCAGTCACAATTCCATCAACATCACATTTTTCACGCAATCTTTCTCGTGAAATTCTGTTCCGTTTTATTTCAGATTTAAATTGTTTAGTATGTTTATAAATTGGTAATGAATTTTCACTTCTAGATAACCATCTTAGATTTGAAATATCATTATTAATAATATTACCATCGATATGATCTACTGTTACATCTTTATCATCGGCTGGTGGCGGACTACCAAATGTATACATTACGGCTCTATGTATGCGAACATTAATTCTGTTACCTGTTATAGTACTATACAATCCTATACATAAATAACCGTCTTTATCATATTTAGGTACCATTAATTCGCCAGTTCGTTTAGTATAAATATCACCTACCGAATTAACCATGTAATTTTCATAGCCAGGAATATTAATATTCTTAAATAATGTACCATTATACATCATTTCTGTTCTATTTACACGATTTAAATATTCGGTATCTTCTTCAATAAGATTAGGAAATTCTCTCCTATCTACAACAATATTCCAGGTCTTCAATAAAAGATCACAAACTCTAAACTTATGGCTTTCATAATGTTTATCAGTTTGTAATCGTATTTTATGAGTTCCATATTCATCAACAACATGTTTAATTATACGATTTCTATCAATAGAAAATATATCTTCATCTTCAGAAATCATATAATTAGAATATCCTGGAATATTAACGGTTTTAAAATCTTTTCCCATGTATTCTATCATCATAAGCGTTAAACCCTTATTTAATTTCCAGACACTGAAGTTATAACTGTCAGTTGTTCATCAGTTATATTATCAGATGCATCCGTATTAGGAATTACAGGAATATCTGGATCTTTATGTCTTGGTACTAATCCATATGGTTGAACTAATTCTGTTTCATTTTCTACTAAAGGTTTTTCATCACTTTTTATAATATTTCCTTTTTCATCATTTGTTGAGTCTGTATCATCACCTGTTTCCTCATCATCTGGAGTTACAGGTTTTTCATCTGGTAAGATTTTACATTTTACACCTTTAGTATTAGCTTTATTATGAATTTCCATAGAAGAAATATGATCTCCATCCCAATCACTACTATTATTAACTGGTATTTTATTCATTTCGGAAAATTCACAATATTTAATTTCCCAATGTTCTTTATAATTCTCATCTGTTACAGAATCTGCTGTAACCATATAACCATTTCTAGCTAAACCTACTGTAATAGCCTGCATAGAATCGAAATCTTTAACTTTAATTATATTCATAATCAAATTCTCCTTATTTCAGTGTTATTTTACATAATGAGAATATATAAGTATTGTATTCTTTAATTTTAGAAAAAAAGGAGAGTTTTCTCTCCTTTTTATTAATTTTAACTATTCATTTCAGATTCTCTTGTTGAATTATCTAAAGATTCAACATCTTCTGTAAATGGAACTGTTGCTGGTTTAAGTTTTGCTCCTTGCGTTATTGACTGGTTATCACACATTGTAGTTATAGCAGCAGCTCCTAAACCAACTACAATTGCCCACACATCTTTTCGACGTTTATCGTATATCTCAGCTTGAGTTTTAACGATTTCAACATCTCTTTCTTTTTGAATTTTAGACAATTGTATTTCTTTTTTCATAGATTCAATATCTTTTTCTTTCTGAACTTTTGTAATTTCAACATCTTTTTTCATAGATTCGATGTCTTTTTCATTTTGAACCTTTGCAAGTTCGACATCTCTTTCTTTTTGTATTCTAACGTTTTCAATTTCTTTTTGACGTTCTTTATCAAGATCGTTCAACATATCCTGACGCAATTTAGTTTTGTATTCAAGATACACTTTAAATAGTTCTATATCTTGTTTACCAATTTCAAGTTCATCAGGAGTTAATACTAATCCTGCTGAGAAAACTACATCATTCAATTCTTGATTTTCCATAAGACTTATACCTCTTAAATTATAATATTTAGAATTCATACGAATTCTATTCATTATAATAATATATAAAGAAAAAAGAAGGAGATTTCTCTCCTTCTTAACAAATTTACACAACTGGTGTTATTGGATCTATACCGTTATCATCATTAGATGCTTCAATTGGTACAGATTCATCGGTTATTTGAGAATTTGAATTATTTTCACAAAAGTTTTCTACAAGAGCAGCTCCTACACCTAATATTACAGCCCAAGCATCTTTTCGACGTTGATCTATCATTTTCATAGTTTCGGCATCTCGCTCTCGTTGCCATTTAGCATTCTCAGCTTCTTGTTCACGTTGATATTTTGTTAATTCGAATTCACGCTCGCGTTGATATTTGGTCAATTCAAATTCCTTAACACTTTGATATTTAGATAATTCGAATTCACGTTCACGCTGTAAATTAAGAGATTCGAATTCTTTATCTCTTTGTTTACCAGCTTCAGCAAACATAGTTTCCTGAATTCTAGCTTTATATTCGAGATAAATTTTAAAGCTTTCAGGATTTTTAGATAGCTCCATTTCTTCTGGAGTTAATGTAAATTTGTTTTCATTAAGAATTGTTTCATTAGAATCCATAAAGATTTTCTCCTTATACATTAATAATAATTCAGAATTCATACGAATTCTTTACATTATAATAATATATAAAGAAAAAAAAAAGAAGGAAATTTCTCTCCTTCTTTAATAAAACTTAAAGATATTTCATTTCTTTAAGTCTTTTCTTAAGTTGTTTTAACATTCCAGGATGATAATCTTCGATATACTCTTCACAATTATCACCTTCTTCTTTAGAGAATGTAAAATCTTCTGTTCCAGTATGCCAACCCCAAACAACATCAATCACACCATCGATGATTTTAAATGTAAAAGTTATTTCATTATGTAACGTATATGACTTTCCATTTATTATAGCTGATTGACACATAGCTGTGAAATTTTTATGCTCAGGTATTTCTTGTACAGTAATTTCATACTCTACAGTTTTTGGTACAGAATAAACTATTCCTTCGCCTTTCTCCATTTTGATAATACCTCCTCAGTTCTTTCAAAAACATATTTGGAAAATTTAGTATTTAAAATATCTAGAATTTTAGATTTATCGACTCCTAACTTTTCCATAATAATTTTAAATCGTGATGCGCTTATTAAATTTCCTTTTTCAATAGCTCTTCGCATATTACGGTATTCAGTTTCAGTGTCAAATAATTCTCTAAATTGTTTTGAAGTAAAATCTTTCAGAGCTTTTTTAACTTCGATTAGTAAAAAATCATCATTAGATTTTATTTCCAAATCAAGTGGCTTTTCAATAGTTCTTACATATAATGTACCATCGATATTGTAACAACATTTACATTTTGGAAGATCTTTTGGATCTTTAATATTTCCAAGATATCGAAATAGTTCATTTTTGTATTCGAACATATCCCCAGCATTTAATTTTATTTCAATTATGTCATCCATAATCACTTACCTCCATAATTATAATATATAAAATAAAAATATAAAGATAGGTGGAATATTCCACCTATCTATGGTTTAATTAGTTAGATCCAGTTGATCCATGTCCATTTTCACCACGTCCATTAAGGAATTTATCTTCAGAAAATTCTTCAACTTCGTGGAATTTAGCATGCTTAACTGGAGCAAATACAAGCTGAGCAAAACGTTCACCATGTTTAATAGTGAGTGTCTTTGGAACTTTTCCATTTTCATCAGCTTTAAGAACTGCTGTCGGGATAAGATAAACATTAACTTTAATTTCTCCACGATAGTCAGCATCAATTGTTCCAGGAGTATTTGTAATTGTAAGTCCCTGTGATCCGAGACCAGAACGAGGTCTAACCTGTGCTTCAAATCCGAGAGGAATTTTAACACCGATTCCAGATGGAACAAGTGGAGCAAAATCTCCAGGCTTAAGAACCAAATCAGGACCAGCATTACGAATATCGCAGCCTGCAGCAGGACTTGTTTTATATTCAGGTAAAAACCGTTCCTTATCCTCACCATCATAGAAATATTTTACTTCTACGTGGAACTTACGCTTAAATTTACGGCGATTTTTAAAGAACGGTCTACGTCTTGTTTCATTTGATGTTGTTTCTTCAACATTGTCCATTGTCTCTTTCTTTTCCATTTTCAATTTCCTCCGAAAATGATTTATATTAATTTAATCGTTTAAAAATTTAAATTTACCAGCTTTAATAAGCCATGAAAGACCAAAGCAAAGCTGTGCAACAGTTTCAAGAATAAGAGTTATGTATCCTGGCCATTTAAGAATAGATTTAAGAAAAATAAAAACTCCACATATTACCATGATAATCGCCAATGCAAAATATAGAAGATTTCTAAATTTCTTTTTATCTGTTATTTCACCAGATGATTTTGTAAAACGTAATATCATTACTAAGAAACATCCGTATAATGACAATGCCGAAATACCATGAATAACACATGAAATAATATTAGGTAGGCAGAATAGACCAACTAATTGGAATTTATCTGTACACGAATATAACTGTGTAGGGAAAGCAATAGTCATAAATGAAAATACTGCACATAGTTTAGTTACAATATTATCTACTTTATCATATCCTTCATATGCCCAGAAATAAATTCCTGTTGTAAACAGTAATCCAATAAGAATTACATTACTGTTTGCAAAGAATGTTGCAGAAATACTGTACCACCATGTTGGAGAATTACATTTTGTAATAGCTCCAAGCAATCCAAAACCAATTGAAACAAATGGTAAAACTGTACATAACCAACCAAGGATAAACTGTTGTTTTCTCATTGTTTTTTCTTCTAATTCAGTCATAATTTTTTCTCCTTATATGATTAGAATTATTTTTTTAAATATGGATTTCTAAGGAAAAGAGATTCAACATATGGAAGATTTTTGAAATATACATTAATCAAAACTCTCCATTCTTTAAGTTTGTGTCCCATCCTCCAGACATCCATATTCTTAATTACTTGATAATTAAGTTTAATAGTTCTTTTCTGTTCGAAACCAACAAGATTCATTTTACTAAGAATTCTTGTTTTTTCAATTACAGATAACGATTCATCATTAACAATTTCGTTAAGAATTGGTAACCATTTTTCTTCAATATTCTTAATATCTTTTTCACGAAGATCTGCGGTAGAAATATTTTCAATAGTAATAGGATGTTTTGTAATTGTATGCATAGTTGAGCATGAATTAGCAACTGTTCCTACTTTATAAGTATCGAATTCTTTCCAGAAATCAAAAGATGCTGTAATATCAAGAGTTACTGTAATATCACGAAGATATTTAGAATTTGGTTCTCCACCATTAATTGTTGTCTGATCATGTGATATCAATCTCTGCATAAGATCTATATCATTTTTACCAATGATAGCAACTCTATCAGTTTCAACATTAATGTTGTGATTGTATTCTGGATATTTTTCAGAATCAATTACAGATTTATTAATATTGTAAGTTTGAGTCCAAGGATTATAATGGATACATTCATTTGTTTTTTCAACAACATGAGTAAGTGTATCGCCTTGAGAAAACAATTTAACTGGATAAGTTTTTAATTTGTTTTCAAATTCCTGAGTTCCTGGAATGACATTTGGAACAATATAGCTATCAGCTTTATCCCAAGAATCGTAAGCATTACGCATTCCACGCATTGCTTCTTCCATTCCAACGACTTTTAAATGTTCAACTTTCATTTATCGTTTCTCCTTAAAACTAAGTTGTAATTTTAATAAAATTATGCGGTGTAAGAACTATTTCAAAGTGTAAATGAATACCTGTGGCTAAACCAGTATCTCCAATTACACCAATTTTCTGACCCTGCTTAACTTTTTCACCAGTATGTACAACTGTATCACTCATATGAGCATAAACAGTATAAGTTCCATTATCATGTTGTAATACAATATATCCGCCATAAACAGGGTGACCTTTATAATATCCGTTCGGAGCTGGCCAATGTTCTATAACAATTCCGTCAGCAGCAGCTTTAATTTCTGTATTTTTAGAAATTCCTACTAAATCGTCACCTTTATGAAAAGTTTCAGATGTAATTTCCAAACTTCTAGGTCCAACTGAAGATGAAACCCATACAGGTTCATTCATAGGCGATTTATAATAATCGTTAAAATATTCATCGATAGTTTTTTCAACAATTACTTCTTTTTCTACATATTTAACTTCAGATTTAAAAGCATGTTTACAAATAAAAATAGTAAGACCTAAAGTAGATATCCATAATAGCATAATACTTAAAATATAAGAAATATTAGTACTTCGATCACTTTTATTACTAAACATTTTAATTAACCTCCATAACATTAAGTATAAGTGATATATTTAAATATGCGATAATATTTATAAAAATATAAAACTGGTGGAGCTGCCTAAGCTCCACCGTCAATTAGAAAACATTGGTAATTATTTGCAAAGAATAGCTAATTCTTTTGTTATATCAAAAGATGCTAAACTTAAATAATCTTTAATAAGCATATCATTATAAATACCAATTGAAGCTTTTCCAAACAGTAACATAATGATAAAACTAATAGAATGATCTAAACAGAATGCACTGTTTTTATTCATTCTCTGAGTAAATTTCATATTAAAGATATTTGCATTAAATTCTGTAGGTTTAATAAAGTTAGGGAATTCTTCACAAAGAATATCACACAAAATATCAATAGGGAATTTATCATTATAATTAGCAGATGATGTGAAATCTTTATTAGTCATAATAAAGTTAGATTCACTCATAACAGCATTTTTATCTTGAATTAATCTTGATTTTAATGCATATTTAATAGCATCATCATGAGAAATATCAAACATAACTTCCATACAATATGTTTGAAGAATCATTTGAAGTTTATTCCAATCTGTTCTAGATGTCTGAATAATAGGGAACATATTATCAATGATTTTAGAATTGATCAATGCATAACATTCTGCCACTTTAGTTACTAAAGATGGATTTGAAGATAACTCTGGTTGAGATTCGAGTTTATATGTAATATAAGCTCCCATTAACATATGGAATAAAATAATATCTGGAATATTGAAGAATATTAACTCTCCAGTTGGAGCATATTGATATTTTCCTTTAGTTGAAAGGTCACACATTACAATTAAATTACCTTTTTCATTCATTCCAGTTAAATTAAATATAGCATGTGGCCATTTAAGGTCAGTATGCAAATTAACATTAACTTTTTTAGGATTATTAGATTCTGAGAAATTACAAGGTACAATTTTACCAGATTTAACAGCTTCAATAATTTCAGTTACTAAAGGATATTTATATCCTTTGAAATTATTTAATTTGTCATTTATAAGATCAGATGGAATATAATAGTCTTTAAAATTGATTTTTGAAAGTTTACTATTATAATTATATTTTTTATTTACGAAATTGAAAAATTTTGTATCAGATATTCTATTCATAAAAGTATTTCTCCAAATAATTGTATTATATCTAAATGTCAAAAATATAGATATAGAAAAAAAATAAATATTTGAAAGTTAAACTATATTATTTATTTAAAAGAAAAATATTCCCGTTAATCAGTGTAAAATCGATATATCTATAAATTTGATACATGAGGATAAAATCGAAAGATTATCGATTTGTACGAATAATTATAAATTATATACATATAACTTATAACAATCGATAATCAGCGAATAAATCTAATTATTCGTAATAGAATAAATAAATGAAAATTTTTTTAATTTTCACTATAAAAATAAATATTTGAAAAAAAAAAAATAATTTATATTATTTCTTTAATAAGAAAATATTCCCCTTAATTAATCTGAACTTTCGTTATATGAATCATAATAGTTTCCAATGATCGACTTTTCAACGAAAAGTCGAAATGATTGAAAACTAAGCTAATAGGATAATTTGAAATCATAATAAACAATAAAATCAATTATTTCGATATACAATAAATAAATGAAAATTTTTTTGATTTACAGGGTATGAAAAATAGAAAATATAAAATCCTGGAATAAAATCCAGGATTTATTTAGTATTAGTCATCTTCATAATCATCAGTATTCAAATTAATATTGTTAAAATTATCTTCTTGTGGAAGAGGTTCATGTCCGTCTATCATTGCTGTATAATCTAGATTAGGTTCATCCATATTACCATCGAGGTTATATTTAGTAAAATCGAATCCTGTAACATCAGACATAGCTTTAATGTAGCGTTTTCTAAACATTTCCTGAATGTTTCTGTTATTAACGAGAACTTCATCACCATTCTCATCAACAACTACATATTTATTACAAGCTACATTAATACCTCCACCATTCATATTATGCATCTGATCTTTTGAAATAACAACTGGTGTATCATCTACTAATTTTTTAGCTCGTTCTAGAGCTTCAAGAGACATACCTTCGATTCTATTTCTTTCAGCAATTTGCCAATTTACCAAATTAGGTGTTTCTGGATCATAATCAACATTTTTAACATTGTTTACATTATAAGCTTCAGCCATGTTTACACCACGACGTTTCATTTCATCAAGTTCGCGGATTTTGAATTGCCAAGCTACAAGATCGCGTTGTTCACTAGTTAAAATATCTCCAGCTGATCCAGAAATTAATTTTTCAAGATCACTATAATTCATGCTTAAAAGTCTATCGTTGAATTTTTTATAATCTGATTTTTCTTCATCAGACATAATATTTATTAAACCGAATTTAGAAGTGTAATTCGGTTGTTTATTTTCATTACTTTGTACCATAATAAATTCCTCCATTAATTAGTAATGGTGTTGTTTATAATTCGTATAGAATTATTTATATTAGTAAATTCATATTCATAAGCATATTCTATACCTTCAATATGAATTGATAATTTTATAGTTTTTGTATCAGAATTTAACTCATATTGAACAGTACATGATCTATTCAATTGCTGTTCAATATCAGCTTCCATATTACTTGCTGCTTCAGCTACACCAGATTCATCTTCAAATGAAAAATTAAATAAATGTTGTTTTAATCCTAAATTAGGAAATAAAGCTAAATCACCTTTATAAATAGATAATCTAGTTGTTAAAGCATTAAATATAACGGTTTCCTGAATATCTTTATTGGTATCTTTATTTTTGAAAAGTTTACCATCTATATCTGATCGAAAAGTTGGATTTACTATTACTTTATCCATAAAATATTCCTTAGAAAAATATATTATATCGATTTGTTTTTATATACAATATGATAATTTTTGTCTTATATATTTTAATAATGTAGAGATAAATGAGTTTGTTAAACTTAATCTCTATGAAAATGATATTAAGGAGATTATTTATTATGGATAATACAAATTATTGTGAATATTTAGAAAATGTTTCTAAATTATTGTCAGAAAAAAAGATTTCTGAAGAATTGGCTAAAGAAATGTTAAAATCATTTAATGATTTAATTCAATCTATTAAAGAGATTGAAATAAATCATGATAATAATGTGAAAGAAATTTTACAAGTTCGATGTACCGAATCTGGTACAAAAGTTACAAAATTACAAACGATCAGTAATGTAGCTAATGTTGTTACTGCTGTTTGTAATACTATTAACGGATTTGATGAATCAAACCCTAAAGTGGAACAACCTATAATTAATAATTAACAATCAGTTGGTTAATAATTAAATGAGAAGGAATTATTAAAGTTCCTTCTTTTTTTTATTTATATATTTTGATAATGTGGAGAGAAATGAGTTTGTTAAACTTAATCTCTACGAAAATAATACTTTTATAAAGGAAGGGTAAGTGAATATGAAAGATGATGAAACTCGTGCTATGTTAAAAGAACAGGAGGAAAAAAAGAACGATCCAATCGAACGTGGTTATGAAAACGCGTGCAAAGATCAAAATTTTACTAACAACGTACTGAATAATGAAAATGATCCGACAACAAAGGCTTACAAAGATTTTGCCGATGTAATTGATGATCATATCGATGATCCTACCAATGATTCAAATGAATATAATAATGGACGTGTTGTAAAACGAAGAATAGATTTTTCTATCACAAGAGAAAATGGTAAAATAATTAATTCTTCCGAAACAATACCTCTCAATTCGATATTGGTTAATATTATAGGGGCTACAATTGGCAATTGTTCTAAAAACGGAGATGAATTTAAATTAAATTTAAATATTGAAAAAGACGGAAGCATTAACCTTCAAATACATGCTCCTAACAACAAAATAAACAATGGAATGGTTTCAAAGTTATTTGATACTATATCTGATGGAAATAACATGGATTCTAAAATTATAAATTTTATTTACAAGATTTCTTCGAAAATTAGTTCTATTAATACGGGATCTAATAGTAGTAATAACAATTCAAAGAATCCTTGGTATTCTCGTAGCGGTTTATTTAATTAAATTGTATAAGGAAGGAACTTTAATAGTTCCTTCTTTTTTTTTATTTTGCGAAGAATGACAATTTGATATATCATAATTTAAGGGTAGACTATTATGGCTAAAAAATACTCTAAAAATAATAAACGAGAAGTTACGGGGCGTCGTAGATTTAAGTGCGAAGACTGTGGACAACGTTTCGGTACATTCGATCAATTATTTAAACATGCTACTAAAATACATTCGGATCTTATAGGTAATGAAGATCCTTATAAATATCTTTTCGATAAACGAAATCCTGGAATTAAACTTTGTGTAATTTGTAAGAAAAATACTTGTGAATGGAATCCTGTTAAGCATAAATATGCTAGATATTGTACAAATCCTGAATGTAAAAAGAAAGCAAGAGAAATGTTTCAGAAGAATATGAAACGTATTTATGGAACTGATAACTTACTTAATGATCCTGAACATCAGGCAGAAATGCTTGCTAATAGAAAGATTTCTGGTAAATATACTTGGCAAGATGGTGTACAAATTATCTATGTAGGCAAGTATGAATTGGACTTTTTGCAGTATTGTGAAAATACTCTTCATTTTACAAGTTCTGATGTAATACCATTTCCTACAAATATGGCTGTTAGATATCTTGATAAATTTACTAATGTTGAACGTTTTTATATTCCTGATTTCTGGATACCTTCATTAAATCTTGCTATAGAAATTAAAGATGGATCTAAATATCCTCTTGATTCTAAAGCTAAGATGGCTATGAAAGAAGAAGCTGTTATTAAATTGGATAAATTTAATTTTATTAAGATTGTTGATAAAGATTATACAGATTTTAATGATCTTATAAAGACATTGAAAGATTTAAATTGCGCTGAAGTTAAAAAAGATGGTAATCATATCTTTATAATTCCTGCTCCTGGTAATGATGTTTTGTAATTTTTTATAATAACATAACATAAAAGTATCATAATTTATTTAGAGATATAGGTGTAAATTTATCTTTTTTTGAATTATATATTTTATTGATGATTAAGGAAAAGTCGTATGACATAATTACCTTAACAATATGAACCATAAGCAACTTGGCGCCAAGGTTCAAAAATAATATTTCGGAGGTCTCCAAAATGGCAGACGGAAAAGAAAACAAGTTCGTTACAACAATCAAGGCAATCCCTGGAAAAGTTTCTAAGGATGTGAAAGCAAGCAGCAAAACAACAAAAGTTGTAGTAGCTGGTGGTGCTGGACTTCTTACAGTAGGTTCATTCCTACTCGGAAGAGCAACAAAGAAGGCTCCAAAAGCAGCAAAGGTAACACCAAAAGCTGCTAACTAAGCTTTAGTTGTTGTAGTGTTCTGGGAAAAAGAGGCGGATTTATTCCGCCTCTTTTTTATTTATTTTTTCTTAATATATTATATTTATGAATAAGTAATATTTGAGGAGGTAAGTAAATATGACTTATTATGAAAAATATCAGACATTGGTGGATGAAATAACAACTAAAGCCATAAAAGGAATTGTTCCGAGATCTTGCGCTATAGAGATTCAAAATTCTTTTGAAGAATGGAAATCTAAAACAACTGTAGCTGCAGGAAGTAAGGAGGTAAAGTCAAGTGTTCACGAATGTACAGCAAATTAAAATTTTGTCTAGAAAACCATTATGGTATATAGACGAAGAAGGAAAAATAGGATATATTCAAAATGTGTATTCTGATGCTGAACAAATTCAGGTAATAAAAGATGACCATATTACAAATTATCCTATTTGTAAAAATCTTACAGTTATACCAGAACTCAATACAGTTCTGTTTGAAACTGAAGAAGATGCTATAACAGGCGTTGCTATGATGGAAGAGCCAGAGAATCAGGACTTGATGATTCAGAATGGTATTCAAAGAAACATGCATGAAACTGACTGTTATAGAACAAAATCTAATGGCATTAAATCTGGATTATATTCCTATAGTGATTTTGATTCACAATTGGGTAATATTAATGCCATGGAGATTAGATATCTGGATCGTAATGAAAAAATAAAATTGGTCCATGGATCTAATGAAAATAATGAACTTAATAATATTCTTATAGAATATATTAAGTATGAAGACATTAAATCTAAACATCATGATGTAAAATCGGAAAGATTGATTTTCGATATTATTTCTGAAAATGGAAATGTCTTTATTAAATCATTTTGGGTTAATGATAATGGAATCGATGTTGGACCAATACCATTCATGATTTCACCATTAATGGGTTATCTTATGTTTAATAGTAAACCTAACGCTGCTTATTATCGTAATGATGTGCGTGAAGGTTTAACTACACCATTTGCAGCCATGGTAAGAGAAGGTCAAACTAGATCTTATAATGGCTATGTTAGAAATGAAATAAAAGAACGAAAGAAAGAAGGTATTAAAACTATAGTATCAGGTGTTAAAGATTTGGTACTTAACTTTGTTTCAATTGATCAGATATTTGGTTTCTTAACAGATAAAACGGCTCCAAATATTGTTCGTGCTTATAAACGTTTTGCTAGAAAACGAAATGATAAGAAACGTAAGAATAATTGGTTAAAAACACAGGAGAAAAAATGAAATTAAAGAAGGGAGTAAATCTCCCTTCTTTTTTACTATGATGTTTGAGCGATGATTGTATTGGTATTCTTAAGAATAGTGCTAACGTTTGAAGAAAGTGTATTTACTTTATTCAAAATATCATTGTCTGAGAATTCTGAGTTTATAGCTTTTGCAGAATCTTCTAAACTAATAAATGCATTTAATGTATTCTTTGCTTCATTTAATACATTTTTCACATTTGTTAATTCTGCTTCAGCATCATTTAAATCTGAAGAATTTATTTTTTCCAATTCGAATTCAACTTTAGTTTTACTAATGTTATATTTGTTATTTATAGCATCAGTGATTGTTTTCACTACATCTTCGTAAGATATAATATCAGTATCAGTAATATCTTTAAATTTAAAATTAAGTTTATAAACATAATCTTCATAAAGACGTTGAGTACGATCCGTATCAATGATATCATCCCAAACAATTACAGTTTCACCAGTGAGTTTCCATTCACCATCTTCAAGTTTAATTACACCACAATCGTAGAATGTTTGTTTTTTAAGATAATCTGCATCTCCAGAAGAATCTATGAATTTTTCATTAATAGCAACGTTTTCGGTAAATGAAGCATATTCTGAAGCACGATCGTAATTCATATATGAAAGTACTCTAATTTTTTTATTAAGAATATAATCTGAATTTGTAAAAAGAATGTATGACTTGTTTATCTCGAGTTTCATAAAATTACTCCTTAAGTTATATAAAAATGTCGAGTTAATAAAAAATAAATAATTTATATATTATATCTTTGAGCTATAGCTAGGGATATTCGATATTCCCCTCCCACCCATCGAGTGTCCCGAAGTTATGGCTCTCCATTCTTCTTATAGTATTTTTAAAATACTCATATAAGATAATCTCCTTTATTTAGAGAAGAAGTATCGTCGATATTTCTTCTCTTTTTTTTCTTTTATATAATAATGAGAAGATAAATATATGAGAGGTACTTTAATATGAACTTTTTTAAAATTGATGAATTTGATTCTGCTGATGGACCAGGAATTAGAGTAGGATTGTATGTATCAGGATGTACACATAAATGTAAAGGTTGTCATAGTACAGCATATTGGGATTTTAATTCTGGTGAAGAATTTACTGAAAAACATATAACTCAATTAGTAGTAGCTTTAACAAAAGACTATGTTGAAGGGCTGTCTATATTAGGTGGAGATCCTTTGGAAATAAAAAATATACATCAGGTAAAACGTATTATTGAAGAATGTAAACGATATTATGAATCGGTTAATGATAAGCCATTAAATATTTGGTTATGGACCGGATCAATATTTGAAAATTTATGTTTATTATTTGCTGAAGATTGGAAAGATTCGAATGCAGCATGGTATGTTGATGATTTAAAATATATTTTTAATAATATCGATGTTTTAGTAGATGGCCCGTTTGTTGAAGAAAAGAAAGATTTGAATCTTGCTTTCAGAGGTTCTTCAAATCAACGTTTAATTGACATGAGGAAAACATTTGAAAATAAAAAAGTTACGTTATTGGATATTAAGGAGAATATGAGACATGGTTGATTTACTTTTTACTGTATTAACTTTAACTATAGCTTTGTTATTTACAAGATACATGACTTATTATATAGTGTATTTCGTTGCTAAATTTATCAAATTTATATCCAAAGGAAAAATTAATATGGTAATACATCCTATTATATTTGGCGATGTATTGTGTACAGCTATGGTATGTTTGTTATTATCATCTATTTTTAAAGTTGTAGGTATCATATGATTATTGAAGCTATTGCCGATTTACATTTTGGACGAACTGGTAATGAAGAAAAGTTTTATGAGTCTTTGAAAAATCATTTCATAAAACGTTGTAACGAAGTTCATCCTGATCTTATAGTAATACCTGGAGATTCATTTGATTCTAGACAAGGCATCGGATCTCCTGCTAACATTTATTATGGAAAATTTATAGATGATTGTATAGCAACGGGTGCTACAATTATAGTTATTGAAGGTACAGAATCACACGATAGACATCAAATAAACGGTCTATTACATTATTCATCTGATAAATTCTTTATTGTTAATACTGTAACTAAACTAAATGTTTGCGGATTGAAATTATTATTGCTTCCTGAAGAATATGTAATAAATGATGATTATTATAAAGATTACTTTAATGATAATTATGATTTTGTATTCTTTCATGGAATGTTTACACATGTTGGCATTAATGGCTATGTGTCTGATGAAATTGTAAGACATGCTTATAACTTTGATTGGAAAATGTTTAAAGATAATATTAAACATTTTGTTATAGGTGGTCATATTCATACTCATAGTTGCTATAAAAATATTATTTATTGTGGTTCTTATGGAAGATTGAATTTTGGTGAAGAAGAAGATAAGGGATGGATTGAAGTAGAAGTTAATGGTGATAAATCTAAATGGACTTTTATGAAAAATCCAGATGCTATGACCTTTACAACTATACTAGCATCTAAATTACCAAATGAAATAGATCCTCTTTTAAATATGCTTAGAGGATATCAAGAATCGAATGATTTCTTAAGAATTAAATTAGATATTGATGATGATAATAAACGTAATACAATTGAAGGGTTTGTTAAAAATCATAAAAACTGTTGTGTTTTACGTATGAAATCTAAACGAGTTATTGAAAAACAAGAAGAAATTACTGCAGATATTAAAGAACAGCAGGAACAACTTCATAATAAAATGAAAGGTTTCGAAAGTATGAATTTTATACAAATAACTCAGAAAATCGCTAAAGATGATTATCATATGGAATTCTCTCAAGAAGAAATCAATAATATTTTAAACACGAAAGTATAAATGTATATAATATTGCCGTTTTTTAAAAAAGATTAAATTTATATAATTTAATATTAACAAGTAGGGTTAAACTTACTAATTTCATATACGTATGTGGAGGAATCTCATGACTATTGAGGAACCAATGGACTTTGGAGGCAATCAGATCCTTGCGCAAGATTTGATTTCCGACGACTTGATCTGTAAGATCAAAGGATTGAATCCTGATCTTGGCAGACCAATGGATGAATTTGGACGTGGCGATCCGTATTATTCTAGATATGCGGCTTATCGTGACGAAATTGAAAATGCTGAACTTATTGTAATCGATGCTAATGCATTGAATAGAAGTTCTGTTATGAATCTTGATCTTTCTGGAGATTTCTCTGGAATTGAACAGTTCCCATCTGATTACTATCAGTTGGCTGGAGATACATTAGCTATCGCATTTGATCCTTATGAATTTGGAATCGATTCACCAGATTGTTCTATTGAAGGACTCGGTGAAGATATCGGTGGTTATTGTGAATTCAGTCCTACCGAATTGTCAGACTTATCAAATGGTATATATTAGTAGATAATATAATATATTCTGTATGTATGTGTGTGGTGTGTAAATCTAATCTTAGGTAATGGAAATTACAATTTCCATGATTGTAGGTGCAAATCCTATCACACCAAATAAAGTTGAAGTTTAATTCCTCTTCTATATCAAACTCAACTTTTTTTGCTTTTACTTGTTCTTGACATAAACATTAATGTCTTGAAGACCTCCTTACGGCTTTTGAAATGTTTATCTTTCAGCACATTTATAAGATAAATTATTTCAATGCCATTATCGAATTATTCAACCTCAGATAATTCGATTATAATTCTGTGTTAGTCCCTGGTCCGTGACCAGGGACTTTTTTTCTTTTTATTATGGACTTTATAATATAGGAATACAATTATGGCTAAACTTTATTATGAATATTTTTGGGATATAATATTTAATATTCCTTCTAGAAACATACAATTTAGACCTTATGCTTTGTGTAGATTCGAAAAACATTCTAATTACTTTGATAACTTTATGCCTACTTATAATATGGTTTGTAAAGTGTATGATAAAGATCTTGATATTTTTAGAATGTTGGATAAAGAAATAAATGTTACAGTCAAACAATATATTTATTATGGTGAAAATAAAGAAAGTTTAACACATCATGAAATCGTTAATGAATATGAATTTGCTTGTTATTGTGATAAAGAAAGAATTCCTTCATTAACGTCTTCTGCTAAAAAAGTTAATTCATCTGTAGAAAAACCTAAAGCTACATATGAACCTGAAACTATGGGTGAAATGAACGCTGTTGAATTGAATCTAAGTTTATTACTCAAGAAAGATGTTCAAATGCGAACTTTTTTACATAATTATATTTTTGGTTCAGCTGATAAAGGTGCTACACCTATGACAGCTGTAATGTCTATTATTGAACAAAACCCATATGTAGAATCTTGTTTAGTTGATAAACCAACAAATACTATCGCATATCGTGATCTTATAGTTAAACCTGCTGATCTCAAGAATGCTATATTAGGAATTCAACACAATTATGGTATTTATGATAAATCTCTTGAATTATTTTTTGATAACGGAATGCTTTATGTTTTAAATAAACTTGAGAATCATCATAGTGGTGCTAAAGATGAAATCACTGAAATTAATGTTAAATTGTGTGAACAAGTCGGAACTCCAAACGCTCCAGATTATGTAACTGAAGCTAAAAAAGAAAAAATAATTTTCTATGAAAGACGAACTAAAATTGGTAAAGAAGATTATGAATCTATAGAAGGTGCACTACATGGTGATAAGTTTGTTTATTCTAATTTTGCATCTGCTATAAATAGTGCTTTTTCTGGAGATGATAAAACACAATTTGTTTCACCATTACATGAAGTATTAAAACCTAGACAATCTAGAGTTGATGTTGGAACAAAAATTATTACAGATTATGATATGTTAAACAATGGATTTAACATGACTTCATATATGTATGAAAAATCGTTAGGAGTACCAATTTCATTTGTAATGACTGGAATTAATGCTTCACATTTTTCTCCAAATAAAAATGTTAGAATAACTTGTGATACTCCAGAATCTCATAAATTATATTCAGGTCTTTATAATATAGCTAATATAGATTTCATATATGAAAATATCGATAAGAAAGGTAAAAACTTTTCTACTTATTGTCATGCTGTAATGAAATTAGTTAATAAGACTGAAGGATATGATGAAAATTATGAAGTTGGTGTAAAGAATGACTAATATAGAACTGGGAGATTTTTCTCCCAGTTTATTTATTTTAAATTCCAATATTTGATTTCTTCAGGTTTTGCTGGTACTAAAATTTCTGAACCATCTTGATTATTTCTAATAGATTTATACCATATTATATCTGATCTAATTTTTCCATATATCTTAATAAATTTAGGTTTCTCTATAGATGGACTTAATGTACCATCATTATGTACGCTATTAGTTAACCAATCTATTGAATCTTGTGTAATCATAACAATTTGTTAACTCCATACAGAATAGACTATAAATATCATATTATATATAACTGTTTGACAAATTCATATAATTAACGAGGTAAACATATGGCTGTAAAATCTTACGAAGAACAATTTGCTCCTATTATTACAGAATTAGATGAGCAAGCAAAACTTAATACTGAGTTATATGATGAAGTGCATAAATCTCTTGAAAAAGATTTAAATAGATTAAATGGTGAACGTATGATAGGATCTACATCACCATCAAAATCTATCGCTGAAACTGGTAAAGTTCTTTCCGAAATAAGAGGAACACAAGTTAACATTATTAAAGAAAAATCTAATGTTCTTAAAACTATAGCAGATCTTGAAATTCGTGAAAGAAATTCTAAATCTCAGGAAACAGATGCTGGTACTAATCAGTTCCTTATGCAAAATCTTCTTAATGAAATTTCTAGAAAAGTTGGAGATGTTTCTAAACCATCTATGTCTGAAATTCGTGATAATCGTGGAAAAGAAGCATTGGATAAATTGGATCCTGAAGTATTAGGAATGAATGACAATGATTTTGCTATGATTGATAAATTCAAACAAGCATCTGGAAAATAATAACTATGGTTGATGATTTTCATTTACTTAAAAAAATAGATTGTGATACACGTTATGTATTGTTATCTACAACTGATAATGATATTTATGTGTATCTTTTACATTCTACTAGTGTAATTACTGATTCTGATAAAACTGAAATTGAGAGTGGTTATTTACCATTACTCGATAATATCGATCCCGCTCAAACTAAAACATTTACCATTAATGATAATTTTAAAGCTATAAATAAAATGAATGATGATATAGCTAATTATATTAATGCTAGAAATGGATATAAAAGTTTTAATATTATAAACACTTCAAGAAATCATAAATTTATAATTCAATCTAAAGTATTTGCTGCGGCTGTTAAAAATTGTAAGAAAATTTACATTGATATGGGATCTGTAGATACTTCTGAAAAAGCAAATTATGGTGGATCTATTAGATTAGATTCAACCGATTATGGTGAAATTGACTCACTTGAAATAAATTCTTGTACATTTTTGTTAGAAGATAATGTTACTCTAATTGTAAAGAAATTAGATATTACATATTGTACAATCGATACATTTAATAAGGATTCTGATAAAAGTTGTTCATTTAGCGTTTTGGTTAAAGATCAGATGGATGTTGTTAACATGGCTATTTATAGTACAATATTTACAACATTTTCTAACTATAATAAAGATGCTAATAATTATCTTGATACTAAATTCACTGCAGCATTTATTCGAATTTTTGGTAAAGAAAAAATAAATGAAAATGCTAAATTTGAAAGGATCCTTATTCAAGGTTTTAGTAAGTGTTTTATAAATAAAATTGAAGTTGAAGATTCTGTAAGATATGGTGGAATTCTTAAACTCGATAGGATGGATAAATTGACTATATCTGGTATTAAACGAAATATTAGTGAAGTCGATCCTACAGCTCCTATGATTAAAGTAGGTAGAGTTGCAGTTACCAATTTACACGAAATTGATGTTGTAGTTAAAAGTTCAGCATCTATTTCTTCTAAATATGCTCTCATTGAATTTTTGGAAGATACTACTGGAACTACAAGATCTGTAAACCTTTATAGTTCAAATATTATAAATAAACATTCTAGAAATTTGACTATTTTTAGAATGAAAAATGTAGAAATTAATAAAGTGTATCTTTCTGATACAAAGATTAATGAGAACGTTACATTATTTGAACGTACTGATGCTAAATTAGAAAAACTTTGTTTTAATAATTGTGTAGTTAAAGGATCATCTTTTGATTTAACAGATATTACAAAAATAAATTTATCTGATTGTGATTTTACAATATCTGACGATTTGAATCTTTCTAGTGCTTATGTAACTATAAGTGGTGGATATTATAGATTTTTAAATATGAACGTCGGTTCATATGAATCTTATCCAGTGTCGAAAATAAATATTAACAAAGCAGAATTTAGTGGTGAAAATTTAAATTTCACAAATGATGCTTCAGAAGTTGATATGCTATTTTTCGATAACGAATGTAAATATAATGTTACTAAAATACTTTTAGATAAATTCAATCCGACTTTCTCAAGTTCTGTTATATGTACTAATGAATTGATTATAAATAATAAGAAATCTTCTAAATTCTTAAGTGTTTTAGTTAATTATAGGGAAGAAAATACTGACACTGTATTCAATGTAAACAGTTCTGCTAGTGGTAATATTATGTTTACTGCTAATGGATCTACAAATTCATTTACTTTGAATCTTAATGATGAATCACAATTTTTGTCTATAAATCCTTTAGATTTAGTAGCAGTTGAAAAATCTCCAAATACAAAAATCGTTACAAATACACCTATTAAAACAAAAGTTTATAATTTTGATAGTAGATATATTCATGCTCTTTTTAAAGATTATACCTCAACCCAAAGTTCTACAATTGATTTATATTCAGATGAAGATGAACCTGTAACAAAGGTCTTGAATGATTCTGAAAAACAAATGAGTATAACTTCTAGTAAAGAACATGAAAGTAACGTAATAGATTATTTAAGGTATACTTTAACTCCAATATAATTAAATAAACTACTGGTTTAAAACCAGTAGTTTATATTTTTTATAATTATATATTTATATTTATAGAAGTAGGAAATTTTTATTTCCATTTCTAACATCACATGTTAATTATATAGGGAAAAATGATGTTGCTTTGTTTAGGGTAAGGATTTGGAAAGGTTACACCTACTTCTTAACTTACCCCTCTTAGAAGGAGATATGTCGTTGATATATCTCCTTCTTTTTTTTTGCAAAAGGTCTACGATATTTGATATATTATAATTATGGATAAAAGATAGAGAGGGGGTGCACGAACACCCCCTCTCTAAATATAGCTTTTACCAAGGAGGTGAAAACTATGGAAAGTGAACCCTTGTTCAAATATTATTATAGTGTAAACTATAATGGTTATCCAGTCTCTAGATATAAACTAGTGACTAGACAGGAATTCATCAGTATATCTGGTGTAGATCCTGTAAATCCTAACAATTGATACATTTAATTGTTAGGATTTAAATTAAAAAAAAACAGTAAAACTCGAAAGGGTTTTCTGTACCAGATTGCTACGGTTTCTTTTTTTTTATTAATACAGTTTGACATACATATGTATCCATAGGGTCGAGAATTCCGATGGGTATTTATTATAAACATACAGAGGTATTTTATGGACGAATTTAAATCCAACGTTATTAAACGTAGTGGACAGGAAGAGTTGTTTAAATCTTCTAAAATTAGAAATGCGATAGCTAAAGCTAATAATGCAATTGATGATCTTTTTAAGATTTCGGATGAAACTATTGATACGATTACAGATAATGTTGTTGAAAAAATCAAGAGTTGTAATCGTCAATTTAATGTTGAAGAAATTCAAGATTTAGTAGAAAAAGAAATTTCTACATATTCGTGGGAGTTGGCTAAAGCATTTACAATTTATCGTTATACACATGCTTTACAAAGAGATGGTAACACTGCTGCAGTTAATGCTGAATTAGCAGCTAAATATAAAGCTCTTATGGAAAGAGCTTGGAATATCTATGAATGTACTTCAGAAGATATTCAACAGGAAAATGCAAATAAAAATGCATATTTACTTTCTACACAAGCAGATTATGCAGCTTGTGAATTGGATAAAGAGTTACTTGATTATAAAGAAGTTTTCAGTAAAGATGTATTGGAAGCAAATGCTGAAAAGATTATCAAGATTCACGACATGGGATATTCTGCACGCAGATTATTTAACTGTTGTTTAATTAATCTTGATGATATATTTAAAAACGGTACAGTTATTAATGGAGTATTTATTGAGACTCCAAAATCATTTGATGTTGCATGTACCGTTGCTACACAAATTGAATCACATATTGCATCAGGCCAATATGGTGGACAGACTGTAAATCTTTGGCATATCGCTCAATTTGTTAAACCTACTCGTGAAAAATTCATTAAACGTACTCGTAAACGTTATGAAGATATTGGAATGACTTATACTGAAGAACAGCTTTTAGCTGATGTTGAAATGCAGTTAAAACAGCATATCGATGATGGAATTCAACTTCTACAGTATCAAGTTCTTACTCATATGACTACAAACGGTTAACTGACTGGCCGCCTTACATGGTAACATGTAAGTGAAAAGGTGGTGAACCCATAAATATGGGGTGTTATTCATTTTTATGAATAGCTAACGGTGAAAGCATTTTATTATATCTTATGCTAATACCGTGCCAAGTATTCTTTTTAAGAATAAAGGTGTAACGACTATCGAACGGACATAGATATTATCTATGGAACTTAGTAGAGTAGCTTTAAGGTGAAATTCCTTATTGCGAAGTGCCATCCAACCTATTATTTATATAAATATTAGGCTGAAGAGATAGTCTAATCCAAACGGAATAATAAATAACGTTTGAGAAGGGAATAAATGCAGTCTCCCTTTGTTTCTACATATATTAACATTAATGATGCTCCTGAAGAAGATCGTAAAGATTATGCTATGGTAATTGAAGCTTTCTTAAGACAGAGACTTCTTGGTGTTAAAAATAAAGTTGGTGTATATTTTGGACCAGCTTTCCCTAAAGTACTTTATGTACTTGATGAAAATAATGTTTGGGAAAATTCTGAATATTATTATCTTACTGAAATTGCTGAAAGATGTTCCGTTGAACGTTTAGCTCCAGATTATATTTCTGCTAAAGTTATGCGTGAACTTAAAGAAGGAAATGTATTCGCTTGTATGGGAGCTGTACATCCTGATACAGATGTTATGTATAAAATCAATGGCGAAACATATGTTGGTTGTATCGGTGGTATGTATGATTATATTAAAGATACATTCAAAGTTAAAGAAGAGGACCAGTTTGGACAAATTGGTAATCCTAATAAGGATTTGAATCTTAAGGATTTTAATATTGAAATTTTCGACAATAGTGTTCAAAAATTTGTTAAATGCACGATGATGAATAAAAACATTGGATCAAGTTTTAAGATGTATGAACTTACAATTCTTAAAAATGATGAAGAATATCATTCTATTTATGCTACAAATGATCATCCTATGATTGTTGCTGACATTTCTGAAGAAGGAAAATTCTATGATCCTGAAAAAGCATATGAATGTAAAGTTGAAGATATGCTTGAAAAAGAACTTTGTATTTACGATAGCCTTGACACTGGCGATGAAAAATATGAATATAAACCTATTGCTAGACGTGTTATTATAAAAGAATGTATCGGAACTCCAGAGTTTGTTTATGACGTTACTACTGAAACAGGCCATTTTATGGCGAATTTCTTCCTTAGTCATAACTGTCGTTCATTCCTTTCTCCTTGGAAGGATGAAAACGGTGAATATAAATTCTGGGGACGGTTAACTAACGCAGTTGAGCCGTCGTTAAATCGTGTGAACCCATATCAAAGGGGTGTGATGATCGCTTAAAAACATAAGCCATTGCTAACGGTGAAGGTTCTTTATTAAATAAAGAAATAATACCGTGCCAAGTATTCTTTTTTTAAGAATAAAGGTGTAACGACTAAGGGTGATGAGTGTAGCCCTGTAGAATAGAGATTGATACTATTCGAAGCGCACGACAATAATAAATTTACATTTATTATTGAAGAGATAGTCTACTATGTGTTTACGCCCACAGTCAACAAAGGCGTTGTTACAATTAATCTTCCTGATGTTGCTCTTACTTCTAAAGAAACTGGAAGAGATTTCTGGGAACTTCTTGATGAACGTCTTGAACTTTGTCATAAAGCACATAAACAGCGTATTGAAAAACGTTTGTTTGGTACTAAATCTGATGTTTCTCCAGTACATTGGCAGTTTGGAGCAATTGCTCGTCTTAAACCAGGTGAAGTAATTGATAAATATTTAACTGGTGGATATTCTACTACATCATTGGGTTATGTTGGTTTGTATGAAACTGTTATGGCTCTTAAAGGTGTACCTCACACGGATCCATCTGTTAAAGATTTTGCACTTTCTATTGTTAAACATATGGCTGATAAATGTAATGAATGGAATGAACAAGATGATTATGGTTATTCTGTTTATGGAACACCAGAAGAATCCGCTACATTTGAATTCGCAAAAGCTTTACAAAGACGTCACGGTATTATTAAGGGTATTACTGATAAAGATTACGTGATGAACTCGTACCATGTGGGAATTAAAGAAAAGATCGATGCTATTTCTAAATTGGAATTCGAAGCACCATTCCAGAAGTATACAACTGGTGGAGCTGTTTCTTATTTCGAATGTTCAAGAAATATCATTAACAATATGAAAGCTTTCCATAAAGTAATTGAATCTGGTTATAAAAATATTATGTATTTCGAAGCAAATACTAAACCAGATTATTGTTACATTTGTAAAAACTTTGATCATATTGATATGGCTCGTGATCCTATTACAAATAAACGTATTTGGAAATGTTCATGTTGTGGAAATACTGATCCTCATCAGATGGATGTTTCTAGACGTGTATGTGGATATCCTGGTACTGTAAATTATATGAATCAAGGTAGAATGGGTGATATTGGTGATCGTGTAGAGCACATTTAATGGAGAAAATATGCCAGAAAATAAAGAAATTGAAATTCGATACGGATTCATTGCAAATCCAGAATTTTCTAGAGCATTTTTCGATTATGCTATTGAAACAGAAGTAGCATATCTTATGCCTCCAGAAAATAGTGGAAGTACAACTTCTTGTAGATTTCGTCGAAGAAATGGTAAAGCTACTATGACTTGTAAAACTAGTGATGGTAAAAATGCTAATTCTATCGAACGATATGAAGATGAAGTTGAAATTTCTAATGAAGCATTTGAAGCCTGCCTATACTGAAAAGCTTCCAGTTATGAAATTCTTTTTCTATAAAGATCCTCTTGGAAGGGAATTTAAAACTTTTAGTGATAAGCTTTGTCTAAATCCTAAAATTATTGTTGAAAAAGAATTTGATCATATACCTGATCAGAAAGAAATCAATGAATTCGCTGATGGTTTAACAAAATTAGGATACGATGTTTACGATATGACTGATGATTATACCGTAAATGTATTGAATAAGTATAATGAATTTTTGAAAAAACAATCACATTAAAAAAATATTGTAGCCCTCTAGAAATTTCTAGAGGGTTTTTTATTATATATTGTAATTGAGGAGGAAGAAATATGAAAAGAAAATTATTAATATTATTAACCATGTTATTACCTTTATTCACATTATATGGTGAAAAAGTAACTACTAATGAAAAGGCATCAATAGAAACTTTTATGAGAACATATGAGATTCAAAATACTTATTCCGATCATGATACAGTAAAAGTTACTATTTATTATTATCCAATAACTAAACAAGCACGAGTGATTTACGTTGATGATTCTAGTATGTTCGATTATTCAGATGCTGTAGTATCTTTGAAATATTGTTTAGAAGATTTTACAAAACAAATAGGATGTTACCATTATAAACGATATCGTGGTGATGAAGAACAAAACTTTAAATATAACAATAAAAAGTATACAAGAATTATATCTTTTGTTAATTTTTCTGAATAATTTTTTAAAAATATCATAATAATATAATGTATTTAAATACATCGGATAAGGTAAAGTGTAGGTTTGTTTAAACTGTAGATATTTTACCTTATTTACATGGGGGATTGCTGGAATTGGTAGACATTGGTCGGACTTAAAATCCGATGCCGTAAGGCGTGAGAGTTCGAGTCTCTCATCCCCTATAATTTTTGGGCTATTAGCTCAGTTGGTAGTAGCAGCGTCCTCTAGGACGATGGTCACTGGTTCGAATCCAGTATAGCTTAATAAATGAAAACATATGTGTTTAGCTCTACAATCCTATTAGTATAATGAAACGGCTGACAGTCCTAGTAATTATATTTTAAATCCGTATGTGAGTAAATAATTTGAAAGATTGTAGGTGGATTATTAGCTCAGATGGCTAGAGCAGCAGGAAACTGTATAGCATCGGTTCGAGTCCAATATAATCCATAAGCCAGTGTTACTGGTAGTGGAGTTTCGTTATTGAAAAGCAGGGGTAGACACACCCTTGGAGGCAATAAACTAATTTTATTTTTGGCGAGCTCCACGTTTTTGAACTCAATGGTTTATCTATAAAAGATGAATCTTGATATACTTGGCTAAGATGAAATGAATATTGATGGTATATTTATTTCATTTAAACTACAATGTTTGTCGAAGCTTAGACAAATATTTGTATCGGCATTAAATCCGGACTTTGACGTACTTTTAAATCTCTAATCGTACACATAAACGAGTCGGATTGGAGTTTTTATAAGTTATGGATAAACCGTCGTCCTTTTGAACATAAATACATTCTGTCGTAATTTCGGTTACGAGTATCAGAATGTTTTTATAATGAAAGTAGTAAGTTCTCTTAACGCTCGTGAAATTGAAACTCTAATCGAAAATCAATCTCTCTAGTCGTACTAGCTGCTAGCTCTTGTTTTCGTAAAGTGAATATGAATGAGTGGCGAAACTTAGGTAAAATTTGTATCGTAGAGGCGAATGGATACTCTCTCATATAGCGGAGGTATCGATGCGGTAATTTACTTTCATAGCCTAAATTTATGAGTTTTTATAATGGTAAAACTTTATTATATGGGCCTAGCTATATCTTTAACGATTGTATATAATCTGAATACTAGTTATCGAATTAGAATAATCCTTTTCAGATTCGATTATCGAAACAATTCGACCTCTCGTTGATGTAGTGAAGAGTTTTGATAACAGGAAGATAGCGTTATGATCTTCCACACCATTGGGTCGTCGACAAGCGGTAAGTCATCGGCTTTTGGTGCCGACATTCCACAGGTTCGAATCCTGTCGACCCAGCTAATACGAACGTTGTTCGTATGGGGTGAAATCTTATTAGAGCTGCGGGAGTTTTCCCGCAGCTCTTTTATTTTTTATCTTATATATTATATTTATGACTACGTTATATTTGAGGAGGTAAGTGAATATGACTAGAAATGAAGCGAATGAGCTACGAATTAAACATTGTAATTTACCATTATTAGAAGGACCTTTATATGATCCTGATAATGAAGATGAAAATGTTGTAAATGTTTTACCAAATTCAAAACTTTTAAAAGTTATGGATGTTGGTTTCGTTTTACCAAAAACAGGATTTGATAAAAATATATTTGAAGCATATTTTATGACTTCAGATTTCGATCAAACATATGGGTTTGCTGATGTTAAATGTGCATATAAACCTTCAATTTCAGAATCCATGTGTATAATGTCCACAAAATCAAAGAAAAGTATTTTCTCAAAAAGAAAATTTAATTTTATTGGTGAAGATATTGTATTATTTGGAATGGTGTATAGAAATTCATTATACATTTGGAAAGAAGGTTTAATTAAATTTAAAAATGGTCGAGTTGATAAAGGATTCGAACTTTCAATTTTGAATAAAAATCTTCAAATTGAAAGCCGAGCATATTATATTCAACTCGGTTCATACGAATCTGATAGAGGAGAACGATAAAATGTTTGAATTAGAAGAACTTAAAAAAGATATGACTATGGAAAACTTGATAAAATTAACGAATGATGGAGTTATTGATTTTATCAGTTCTTTTCTTAAAACTAATAAAAATGTTATTCGAGAACAATATGAGCATTTAAATGATTATACAAAATATCAAATAATACAACGTGTATTGAATGCTTCTTATTTGTATGCCAATTTGTCTTTTGCCAAAGATTGGAAGTTCGAACATAGAAAAGAATTGACGGAATTTTTCGAAAATATTTTCGAAAAACCAGTAGTTCATATATCAGATTTTTATAAACAATTGAGTGAAAAATTCAATGGTAAATATTCTCCAGAAGAATTGGAACTCATTTGTGAATGCGAAAAAAATCTTGCTGTAACTTTATTAAAAACAAATGATGTTGTTGAAACTAAAATAGCAGCATTTACAATGGCTTATGATAATAAAGGTGAACAAATAGGTATACACCCTTCAATACGGTCAGATTTTATGGAAATTCTTAAAAAATAATTTTTAAATAAACCTGGTGAAATACCCAGGTTTATTTTTTTTTTCTTTTTTGAAACATTTTAATATATGGCTACACCTAAAACTTATATCTACGATAATGTAATTGCTACTTATGGGGATGATTTTATTAAAAACTTCCCAGCAATTGTACGATGTGTAAACAAATATATTAATGCTAGAGCTGATGTATTACAAACTAAATACATGAGTAACAAACTAATTTTTACAGCTGTTGATGAAAATGCGTTTATGGATGCTGCTGGTGTAGATAAAAGTATTCTGATAAAGTTAATTTCTGAGTCAGATACTATAAAACCTAACGCAAAAGGAACAACACCTCTTTATCAGCTATTGTATATCCTTTCAAAATTTTATACAGTTAAACATAATGAGCTCGTAAAATTGTATAAACTTGATCCTGATATTAATTCTGATAGAAGTCCTAAACATATTATACAGTTGTATTTTGGTATGAGATTATATTCTTGGTCTCAGAAATATATTTTTGCACATCCTTTCCCTGAACAAGATGCAGAATATGCTATCGCGCATCTTAGTAATAAGTCCGATATTATTAAATTTAAAAATATCTACGAAATCATTAAGAATAAAGCATTCACTATTGAAGAAGCTCCACGTTTCGCTCAAATGGCTAAACGAGAAAAAGCAGAAGATAATGATACTTATGAATGGGTAAATGATATTTTTAATAAATTTAAATCTCAAATGAAGAATTTCTTTGTACTTTGTTTATATTCTCACGATCATAAACTTGGTATTAAAACAGAAAATTTAACAGCACATAATGAAGAAGGAGATGAATTTTATGTTATTTCCGATTCAGTATCAAATGTTGTAGATATTACAAGTAAAAAACTTATGAATACATTTGTTCAGGATACGGTTATTCGTGAGCAATTAATTCAAAGTGCTTGTAAACATTCGAATAAAGTTTCTTGTACTAAAACTAAAATTGTACTTAAAAATATACGAGAATCTGGTGATAGTGAAATGCTTCTTAGAATTATGACTGATATAGTTTCATATTGGTTAATTTCTATGAAAAAGAGCGTTGATAGTATACATTCGAAAGAATTTGCCGCCAAATGCTCAAAAGCTTATTCAGTATCAAATACTTATGATATTTTCATTATAGACCTTAAAAAGACTCTTGGTGAATTAATTCTTAAGTATAATCCTGAATATACTATGGCTGCTAATCGTGGTACAATCGGAAGTTTTAAACAAGCTATTTATTTATACTTGATTATGTATATAATGACTCTTAAATAATAAGGAGAATTTTTATGTCTGGAAATATAAATGAAAATACATTTGTTGGGTTGACATATCATGAACTTTCTCAAGAAGGTTTTGGTTTACCATCTATACGTTCTATGAAATTTGCTTCTGAACAAGATATTTGGAAAAATCAATTGATTGTAAGAGCAGCAGATAAAGCTAAACAATTTGCAGCTAAAAAGAAATTGGATTATGATATAAAAATTGACCAATCTACTTCTAAATCTGTAATTAAGACTTTATTAGCTCTTCGAGGCTATACCAATTTATCAGATGATGTTGTAGAAAAAGCTGGAAAATTTATTTCATTTAAACAAATTAATGGTGTAACTATAGCTATTGCTAAAATGTCGTACACAACAGGTCAAGTGTTTGGAGTGGGACTTTTAACAATTTTATCATCTGCAGCAGTTGGTGCTGGTTTAGGATTAACACTTGGACCATTATCACTTCCAGCAACAATATTATCTGGTGCTACTATAGGTAAAATTGGTCAATCTATTCTTAAAAAACGAGCCGATAAAAATGCTGCTAAATATGAAGGTGTTTTTGCATCTTGGGTTGTATTAGGTCATAAAGGAACCAGCTTAAATGATTTAGGTTCAATTACACTTAAACAATTTTGTAATGGAATAATTACAGGTTCTGGAAAAGCTAAAAAATCTGTAGAAGATTTAGAATCTGATGAAGTTTCTATGACTGATTTGGTTGAAAAAGAAACTACAGTTGAAGAAGATGCCGGAAAAGATTCCGAAGTTACAGATATCAATATTCCTCAGGACGATTCTGCTCATAACGAAGAAGCTTCGTCTGGTGGAGTTGTAACTCCTGATAACGAAGATGATCTTGAAGTTAAACCTACCGAAACGGATGCAAATTCTACAGAAGCTTGGTACGATGATCCTGCTTATTCATTAGAAGAAACTGGTGAAGATGGTGTTTGTATGCAGTGTCTTGTAGAAGATGAAACTACAACTGAAGAAGATGCTGGAAAAGATTCTGAAGTTAAAGATGCTAAACCTACTGAAGCTGAAACAGAACATAATGAAGAAGCTTCTGCAGGTGGTGTATTAACTGGTGATAATAAAGACGAATTGGAAGTTAAAGAAACTTCTGAAGAAGCTTTAGGAATCACAGATTACGATCTTTATTCTGAAGACCAGTATAAATCTCTTGAAGGTATTTTCGATCCTGACGATTTGAAATAATAAAAGATTCCTGGCTAATATAGCCAGGAATCTTATTTATATATTTTATTTTTGAGAATGTAGCTCAGTTGGTAGAGCGTTCCTATGGCCCGAAAGGGCCTTGGAAAGGTCGCCGGTTCGAATCCAGTCATTCTTTTTTATTTATTTTTCTTTAATATATTATTATAATGAGTAAAACAATTTAATGTTTATATTAGATTGATAAACTCAAGCACAATTTAAGGAGGCCACCTATGGCAAACGAAACAACTGAGAATGAAGTTGTTGAGCAGGCTGCAGATGTTGCAGTAGAAACATCAACAGAAGTTACACAGGAAGTTGCAGAGGCTGTTGAAGAAAAACCTAAGAAGACTAAAAAGTCTTCTAAGAAATCGACAGAAACTGTTGCTGAAGAAACAACTTCTGAAGACAACGGGGGTAAGGTTGTCGAGGCAAAAGAAGAGGAATCTGTAGAAGCTGATGAGGATGCAGCTGCTGATGCTTCAGAAGAACTTAACATCATGGATGATGCTAAAACTGCTGAAGTTCCAGAAGAAGGAAATGAGAATCTTAAAGCTCATTTCTACAGATTTAGAAAAGAAGGTTTCCAGTTAGGACTTGATCCTAACGGATTCGTATCAACTGTTCTCATGAAAAAATTCCGTTTCGGATTTGTAATGAAGAACACAGAAGTAGATTTCATCAATGAACGGAACAAATGTATTTCATATGTGAAAGCTGCTTTGAACAAACTCAATGATCCTGATATCGTTGTAAGAGAAGTTAAAACACCATCGTATGTTGAAACTGAAAAATTCTACAATGTAATCAGCGTTCATGTTCCATTCCACGCTAACATCAATGAAGTTGTTAAGGAAATGCGGAACACAACTGCTTTGTTAAACAAAACTATCACTGATGGTTCTGTAGAATTCCTTGTAAGAATTGGAAACTATGCAGATCTTATCGTTGACAGTTCAAAACAGGGCGAAGGCTATGTATGCTTTAAGGGATTCCAGTCTCTCACATACAGCAAGTCTAAAAATGCAAATAAATCTGCAAGAGAAACACTTTCTGCAGGTCTGTATGCAAACGAAACAATGGACTTCAAACAGAAGGACATTTCGTACGTAAATAAAGCAAACCTCAATGTTTGTAAAATGAATCTTTTTGGAAAGGGTGTAAAATTCGATCCAATCAGTCATCATGATATCAACTTTGGAAAAAGATTTGCTTGTATTATCTGGGAAATGTTGAAAGAAGACAACAATTTTAAGCTGGTTCGTTACATCTGTGATATCAATCTCCGCGACTACAAAGCTTTCGGAAAAATCTTTATTACAGATGGTGTAAAAACAACCATCAAGAAGGAAGAGTTTAACTATGGTATGACAATGCCTAAGTTTGAAACAATTTTCCAGGACGAAGGTGATGTTGAAATCTTATGCACTATGCTTGGTGCACCTAGAGAAGACAATAAGTGGGCACAGTTTGACAATGATGTTGAAATCATTGATCAGTGCATGTTCACAGATCTTCGTGTAGTTGAAGAATAATTGTTAAAATTCTGAAAAAGAAGGTGGTTAATTCCACCTTCTTTTTTTTTGTAAATTATTTATTTTTCTTTTATATATTATTATAATGTAAAGAATTTGTATGAATTCTAAATATTATACTTATAAAGGAGAAACTTTATATGAAAATTAATTTTTCTGAAGATGGTAATCTTGTAGCTGATGTGAAATTTGAAGAAAATGAAATGGATTGGGCTAAAAACAATCCAAATTCATTTGACAATTTTGTTAATAATTTGAAAGAAATGTTTGTAACTTCAAGTAATAACAAAAAAGAAATTCACATTAATGATAAAAATAATGAAAAAGAAATTCACATTAATGATAAAAATAATGAAAAAGAAATGCGAAATGCAATTTTACCAACAATTGCTAAAGGAATAGAAACTATAAATAATATTAGTAATAATTTGTATAATTATTATACTAATGAAAATAGTGAAGAAGTTCCTGATTTACCATATAAATAATATGGTGTAGAGAAGGTGGTTAATTCCACCTTCTTTTTTTTCTTTTATTAAGAACTTTATAATATAAAGAGGATATATTTATGAATATATTGAATGTTGATGATTTTATAAATCCTATGAAAGGTAATGCTGTTTTTAATTTAAAACCTATTTTGGAAAATTATAAAAAGCATTATTATGAATATTATTCTAGTAAAATAAAGGTAGCTTGTGTATATAATAAATATACAGATAGATACATGTTTTTCTTTAAAGTGCCTTCTGAAAGTAATGATAAATATCCTACAGAAATAGATTACGATGTTATTATCGAATTTGATCCACCTAACAGTAGCAAACAATCAGCAAAAGCTTCAGCAGATTTAAAACCTTATAATATTTATATTTATTCAAATTCACCATCATTTGTGTTTTCGTTCGATTATGTTATTAAACATAGATTCGGATTCCCTAAATGTTTACCTTCAAGATATTTATCTAATATCGCTTGTTCTAGACCGCCAGAGATTAGAAATAGATATGAAGTTATGACTGTTGAAAAAACTACTTGGATTGCTTTTTTTCATCTTTATCATAATGGTTATTTAAATAAAGAAACTTTACAAACTTTAGTTTCTAAAAATAATGAAAATTATTATTTACGTTTGGTTGAAACTCAGCCAGAAAAATTAAAAGAAATTAAAGCTATGCAAGAAATGGTTAGAGATGCTAATAAAAAAGAAAGAATGAAAAATAAATTGTCTTCAAATAATGATAAACGATACATTCAAAAAGCATCGATATTAGATAATCCATTAACTCATGTATTTAAGAATACTTTACAAACTAGAAAACTTGAAAAGATTAAGAATAAAAATACAAATATTCTTAAAGCTAATTTAAAAGCTTTTAAATAAAATTCGTATGTGTAGTAGGTTTATTCCTACTACATGTATTCTTTCTCGACATTCCTATATAATAATTTATTACCAGAGGTGATATTATGTATGAAGACGAATATCTAGAACGAAATAATGTTAAGCCTTCAGCATCCGCCTACTATAATGAGTATAAAAACTCTAATCCTGTTAGATATGGTGAGGAAGATTATAAAAAATATCTAACACGTTCGTTGATTGCTCGAGGATTTTTCTATTTCAATTCTAAACGAATTGAAGATCTGTATAAAGAAAGAGTTGATGCTTTATACAAAGAGGAATTTAAGAAATTATTCTTATACGATACAAATAGAAGTATAAAAGATATTTATACTGATGTCGATTCGGTTGTTAAGCTAAATGTTGTAGGTTATTATGATTTCATGAGTTCATTATTAACCCCAAATACAGCAAAATTCTTTAAATTAATTGAACCTTTTACAAGTGAAAATTATAATGTTTTGGATCTTATTAAAGAGGGTGAAGATGAAGATTCTAAGAAACTGATTTTAGCAGAAAAATTAGATAATTATGTAATGGAAGAATTACATTTATGTATCGAAAATATAAGGATTCTTTCTAAATATCCATTACATACATTAATTGATGCTACAGTAGCTAATAAAGATAATGTTAATTTCCGTAATATGCATATCGTTTACAATAGTATCGATCGTGTATTTACAATTTTAGCTCTTTATTTTTCTGTAAAAGATTTAATTGGTGACATCAGTCCGATTTTCAGATCATATACAAAAACTATAAATAATCTCAAGAATGTTGAAAAATTATCTGATATGTTTAGTCTTTCTGATTATTTTTCTAATAAAGTTTTAAGTTTATTTATTGATGAAGAACTTCGTAAGAAATATACATTAACTATTATTCATCCTATGTTTGACACCGGTGAATCTGATCCTACAGCAGTTGGTGCTACTAAAACAATAGTTTCATATTGTGAAAATGCGATCAACTTACGATATTTAATAAGAGAAACAGTTACACCTGAAACTGAGTTTGATTTGATGTTCGCTATTCTATTAGCATATACAAATATTTTTATTCAAACTTATTACATTAAATCTTATACATCTATAAAGGAACCAGGTGGACAAATTCATGTTAAGGACATGTTTAGGAGTATGAATCCTATTCATGAAGCTACAATAAAGAAAGAAATAACTTATTCTTATCTTAAAGAGGTTTTAAATTATGGAAATTAATATAGTAACATCTGATTTAACTAATCTCGTTGCTAATCCATCATCCCCAGTTGTAAATATAGCACTTATTGATATTTTTATATGTTTTTTATTAACTATACCTATTTTTATAGCGTATTTAGTTATTACATTTATTTTCTTCAAAAAAGTGGATAAACCTGTAAATACAAAAACTCATGGATTGTCTAGATTTGCTTTGGGCGGAGTTTTGATTATATTCGGAATAATTATAGTTGATATGAATATTGAATTTGTTTCGGCTATGATTATAAGTTTAAACGAACATGGTAAATTGAATCTGGATGAATTGAAACCCGTTTTAGATTCAATATTTTTTATAAATTTTATCGAGCATTATCGAAATATTCCTTTTGATATTTTAGTAATGGGTAATATTTTCTGTACAGCTTTGTATGCTGGTGCAGAAGGAGTTATATCATCATTTAAGACTCTTAAAGTTCCTAAAGGAATGTGTATAGAATTACCGCTTATTAAACGAACTCGAATAAAATTTATTTTCTTAGTCTGGTGCGCAATCGCAATTTTGGCGTCGATATATACTATCATTATAGGATCTGAAAAGATAGAATTTGAAGTAGCTTTATCTTATACAGGTGTAATATCAACACTCATAATTCTTATGTTAGCAGATCGTGCTCCATCAGTTTTACAACCTTTTTCAACAAATACAGATGATGAAGTTACAAATGCTAATATAGCTAATCCTGTTGAAACTGAAGTAAATCTTGGTGAATCTAATAAAAAAGAAACTAGTGATGCTATAGACCATGTATCAGATGCAGCTATAAAAGTTCTTAAAAAATTAAATCCTGCTTTCTATGATAGTAATTCAACAGAGGAACAACAAAGTTCAGGAGGCGATTTATGAACAATAACGTCTTAGATATTGAACCTTATAGGTTGCCAAAACCAGTTGAATTGGCAAATGGTAAAAAGTATTGGGTTTATAACGTTTCAGATGGATTTGATAATTACTCTCAATTGAAATCGAAATATAGTTTCGTAAATAAAAAAATTAAGAGTAATGCTTATTCATTCTGTAATGTACATATGATGGCTATGGGATTAATTTATTCTGGATATGAAAAACGCTTAGCAGCTGAATACAATTCTAAGTATCCAGAATTAACAAGATTGCCGGACAAATTAGCTAAATATATTTTTGAAGATCCTGAAATGGATAAATATTTCAAAAAACGTTTTCCTGATTATTACAAAACATTTAAAACAGGTAATGATAAAGATGCAGTGTGTCCGAATGAATTGCACAATTTATTAAACTGGTCTGCTAATAAATTCTTAGATATTGGAGCTGTTACTTATTTCAGTATGCATACTCCTTGGGAAAATATTATTGAAGATATTATCTATAATGGAACACCTGTAGGTGTATCAGGATTATTTAGTAATTTGAATCATATGGTTCTTGTAGTCGGTGTAGCTTATGATCATTTAGAAGATCAGAATGAACCAGGAAAATGTCAGGAACCTTCTTATCTGATAATCGATGATCCTTATGGCAAAACTTATGAGTATGGAAAAGGTTTATCTGGTAACGATGTTTGGATACCATTTGATAAATGTGTATCTGATTTCAAACCAACAAATAATTCCAATTTCAAAATGACTCATAGATTTATTAGAGCAGAACATTTAGGTGTTTAAATAATTAAATTAGGAGGGATTTAGTTCCCTCCTAATTATTATTTTGTAAAACTATTGTTTTTTTTTGTATATTATATTAGTAGCTATATGAGGAGGTAAGTAAATATGGCAGATAATAATATTTTTAATGTAATCAGAAGTTTAGCTGATTCTAATACAAGTTGGATTAATTTATCACAAAATCTCATGCGTGAGCTTGTGATAAATATCGAAAAACATCTTGATAACGTAGATTACGTTATGAAGAATAACGACAAATTCGATTGTGATATATCGGATTTGCAGGACATCTATTCTGAAAGATTAGATGTATATGAAGCTATTGTTGATTTGATGACAAAAATCAACAAAGGTTCTACTAAGGAGATTGAGATTCAGAAAAAGATGTACAATGATGAGTATCAGAAATATAAAGATGTTTTCGATGCTCTAAAGCGTACTAAATAATCTTGAATCCAAAAAGAAATTGTGGGATAATTACCCACCTTTCTTTTTTTATTTTTATGATAGTCGACAAACTAATATACCTAAAGTATTAAAAAGGAGTATTCCTATGAATGATATACTTACAGACACCGCGAAATCATTTAGATTGATGAGACCTAAAACGCAATCGGGTACATTTAAGCCGATGTCTACTTATACTAAGAAACGTGATAACATTTTATTCCTTCCAATTGTTGATGAAAAAGAAGATATTGCTAAAGCTTTAACTACTCTTTTAGGACCAGTTGGAATAAAGAAATCATTCTTTAATTATTTCTTTCTTAAACGTTATATTTGGAGATCTGTTCTTTATCCAAAACCAGTTGTTATGGAATATATTGATTCTAAAGAACGTGAACAGTTCGCTAAGTCCAGATTACAACTTAGTGGACGTATAGGAAATCGTATATTTAACAGAAAGAATTTGGTAATAGATTATACTGATATTTTTAAATTATTAGTTCCGGAAGATAGAACTATAATGATGAAACCTAGTGTAATTAATTATCTTCAGAATATTTATCCTGAACTTATTTGTTATATTCTTTTTAGTAATCCTAAACATGATAAGAAAAATGATATTGAAGAATCTGAAGAAGATTTAGGAGATAGACCTGATTTTGAAACTAAAACAATTCCTTCGGGATTTAATTATATTGATAACCCTGATGATAAATTGAAAGAACCATTCGTAGAAATGACAGATGAAGAATTTGAAAATCTTAAAGCTGAAATGGAAATGTCAGATGAAGCATTTAACGAATATCTTACAAAAGAAACAAAAACTTTTGCTATGGGTGGACAAGGTTTAGGTTTAAGTGCTTATGGGTTCGATAAGTTTATTGTTTCATTTAATTATAAACTTACTACTAAGAAATATCATACTAAAGCATTTATGTTTCAGAAAGTTCCATTACCACGTAATGTAAAATTGGATCCTTCTTTAATTTATCAAATAACATTTATTCAATTTATTTATGAAGCTTATTGTTATTACTATGGTGAACCTTTAAAATCTTCTACATCAGAATACATTGCTGAAATTTGTAAGCATAATGTTACATTCCATATTTACGGTGATACTGGTTTAGGATTCTGTTTGAATTTTAATGAAATTAAAAATGGGCTCAAATATAATCCTATGCGTTTTTATGCTATGTTAGTTTTACGTTTGGATCTTATTACCATGTGCAATACTGGCGTTATAACAGAATCGGATCTTGATAAATTAGATGATGCTGATATAGAAAAGGAATTCTCTCAACTTACTTCATCTATTACCTCAGATACTAAAGATGTATTAAAATCAGGATTGAAAGAAGATGTAAAATCTGTATTAGATTCCGATCTTGCTATTAGAACTCTTATTAAGAGTAAAACGTCTGATGAAATAGTAGCATCTGATAAACCTTCTGAAGAAGTTACTGAAAATAAATCACATCTCATTATTACTCCTGAAAATGTTGCAGAGAGTAAAACAGCTATGGCAGAATTAACAAAACTTACCAATATATTTGGTAAACCTAGTTCTGCTAGTAAAGAACCTGAAATTGATGATGAAGGAACTACAGAATTATCTGATGCAGATATAAATGATATGTTTGACGCTGCCGACGAATTCGATGAAGAAGAACTCGATGGTGACGAATATGATGATGAAGAAGAAATAAATGAAGAAGAAGAACAATTAGAATCTGATAATATTATCGAAGAAGCTTTAGACGAAATGGAAAATGATCCTGTTGGTGTTGGTAATTCAAACGAAATTGCTTCTGATAATGATTTTGAAGATGAAATCGATTTAATGGAATATGAATTCAATGAACCTGATGATGAAGTAGTTGAAGAATATGAAGACGATGATGTTGAAATTCTTAAAGCTAAAACTATTAAGAATGTTGACGTAAATTACATCGATCCTAATAAACGTATGTCTAATCTTTCTGCAGCTGATATAAAACGTATAGAAATCTTAAAAGATAAATATAAATCTCTTAAGATTGATGGAAAAGCTGTTACAGATATTATTGGAAATGCTAAGAAAATAAACATTGAATCTTCTGTTGATTTTGGTTCTAAGAAACCTAGAACAAAAGATCCAAATGTAACAAAACTTAATGCTATAGATTTCCAAAAATCTTACGTTAAAAATAATTATCAACCTGATATTATTAATGCTGTACGTTCTCTTTCTGTAAACAAAGATGTACCACTTTATATTACAAATATTAAAGTAGACGATACATCTGATCAGTTTAATGATAGATTAACTTATCATTTTACACTTGAAGATCAGTTTAAAAAGAAACATGAATTAAAATTTAATGTTCCTAAACTTGATGAAAATGGATTTATGAAAATCCAAGGACGTACAAAATATCTTAAAAATCAGCTTATTCGTAAACCTGTTGTAAAAATTGGTTCTGATAAAGTTTATATTACTACTCAGCTTAACTCTTATCAGGTTATGCGTAATGGTTATACTCTTAACAAAGTATCTGAAGTTGTAAGAAGATTGGTAACGGAATATTTTGTTGATAATCCTAACATTCGTATCGAACGTGGTGATTGTTCTAAAAATAATGTAGATTATATTACTACTATCGAATATGATATTTTGGCTGATAAATATTTCTACTTTAACATTAATGATGGATCAGAATATGGTGAACATGTTATTGTTTATTTTGATCAGAGTGTTATTAGAGAAAAAATTAAAGAGCATAATATTAACACAGGATTTAAAGATAATGTTCTTCCACCATATATTCTTCCTATAGCAATTAACTATACAACTAAATCTCTTTATTCTATTGATGTAAGAAAAGATGGATCTGTATCTAGTACAATCATTATGATTTTACAAAATACGCTTAATGATCCTGGAATTTCTGAATTTGTAGAAAAAGTAAAAGTTCCTAAACGTAGAATCTGTTCTATGATTGAAATTCAGAGTAAGAAAGTTCCTTTGATTTCTCTTTTAGGATATTTATTTGGTTGGGATAGAGTTATTTCATATTTCCCTGAAAACGAAATAGAATTTAGTGAAAAACGTAAAGTTAACACTAATAAACTTTGTGTAAGATTTGCAAATGGATTCTTATATTACAATCAGTATCCTATTAATGGAACCATTTTATTAAATGGTTTAACTCAAATGAGTACTGAGCAATATAATTATGAAGATCTTAATAATCCTGGTTTGTATATCGATTTTACACAAGAAAAATATGGTACACGTAACATTGTAAAGGGTTGGGTTACAGCTCGTGAATCTATGTTAGACATGAAAACTCTTCAGATTCTTGAAGAGCTTGGTCTTCCTACAGATTTATGTGAACTTTTCTTATACTGTAACGATTTACTTGTTGATAATCAGGTTAAATCTGAATCTGATATTACTAATTATCGTATTCGTTCTAATGAAATAATTTCACAATGTTTGTATCAAGTATTAAATGATCAATATACAACTTTCAAGAAAAGATCTGGAAAAAAAGTTACAATGACCATTCCAATCGATTCTGTAATGTCTAAAGTTTACAGTACAGAAATTCTTGAAAATTATGATTGTTTAAATCCTGTTGCAGAAATTCGTAATATGGGATTAACAACATTTAAAGGTCCTGGTGGAACTAAGATGGAACAGGCATTTACTACAAAGAAACGTGCTTATGATCCTAGTTATTTTGGAACTTTCGGAGTTTCTACACCGGATAACTCAAATGCTGGTATTGTTAAAGAATTAACACTTAATCCTAAAATTGCTAACACTCTTGGATTTATTGAACCTCAAGATAAAAATAATTTTAGTTTGAATGATATTGGTACAATTGCAGAGGCATTAACTCCATTCGTTAATACTAAGGATGACCCTTCTCGTATTGCATTCGTTTCTGGACAGAATAACCACGTTGGTGGTTTATTAGGTTCATCATTACCTTGCGTACGTACTGGTGTTGAAAGAACTATTCAGTATCAGTGTGGTGAAAATTTCGTTAAATGTGCTAAACAAGACGGAACTATTACACAAGTTGATGAAGTTGGAAAGAAAGTTTATATAACATATAAAGATGGATCTAAAGAAGTTTTGGATTTTAACAATGTGTTACTTAAGAACTCAGATGCATTTAATGAAGCTGTATATAATTGCTTTGTTAAAGAAGGTGCAAAAGTTAAAGCTGGTGATGTAATCGTTGCTGATAAACGATTCTTTAAAGTAGATCCTATTACCGGTGAGTTAATATATACTCAGACTGCAAACGCTATGGTAGCAATTATGGAAGGTGCTTATACAGAAGATGATGCTGACTTGATTACTCAGGAATTTTCTGAGAAATTGACAATGAACTTTACTAAGTGTAAGCAAATTTCTATTACAAATGCTAATGAAGCTACAATCATTGATTATAAGAAAGTTGGAGACCATGTAATGTTGGGAGATCCTATTTTTGTATTCGATGATACTGGAGCACTTAATGATTCTACATCTGATGATGCTGAAGAAGATATTCTTAACGATTTATTCCAAGGAATCGATTCTAATGTATTGGCCGGTATGATTCATAAAACTCCTAAAGCTAATTTAACAGGTGTTATAAAAGACATGAAAGTTTATTGGACTTGTCCAATTGATAAAATGTCTCCTACTGTGGCTAAATTTGTTAATGAATATATTAAAACTCATAAACGTGAAATTATTGATGAGGAAAAATTTACTGGTAAAACTTCTGAAAAACGAAAAACTATAGAAGTTACAACTGTAAATAAAGATAAAACTGATCCTCGTATTAATGGAGCATTAGTCGGTCTTGAAGGTATTGTTATCGAATATTATATAGGGCATGAAGATCAAATGGGTACTGGAGATAAAATAGCATTAAATTCATCTCTTAAAACCATTAACTCAACAGTTGTACCAAAGGGTAAAGAACCGTATACAGAAAGTGGTAATAAACTCGATGGTATTTTCAGTTGGATTTCTATCAATGCTCGTATGATTGAAAGTATTTGGTATCAATTCTTAGGAACTATTCTTTATAAATTTACTAAGAAAACTGCTAGAGATTTCTTAAAAGAAATTGGTGAAGATATTCCAGAATCTAAAAGAAAAGTTAAATTAAACAAATAATATATTAAGAGTAGACCTTTTGTGGTCTACTCTTATTTTTTATATATTATAATTATGGATAAAAGATAGAGAGGGGTGTTACAGCACCCCTCTCTAAATATAGCTTTTACCAAGGAGGTGAAAACTATGAATGAACCATTATATACATATTATTATAGCGTTCACGATCATGACGGTTCTGCGTTAACTTTACATAAACGGTTAACCCGATTCCAATTCATTATGGAAACCGGAATAGACCCTGTCACAAATAAATGTATATATACATAATTGTTATATGTACATTTATTAAATATAGAAGGGAGATTGATCTCCCTTCTTTTTTTGTAAACGAATTGTATTATATATTATATTAATGTGGAATTAAACTATATAGGGGGTAATTTATATGTTTAATAAAATTAAAGCTAAAATTGATAAATTTATAATCAATTTTATGTATGGATTTAAAGTTGGTTTTTATGTGAATAATGCTAAATATCAGGATAAAAATTTTGAAATTTTATCCAAAATTTTAGTTCGTTCTAATAAATATATTATGAATGGTGAACAAACTATGGATGTTACAACAACTTGTAGAGGAGATGAAACTGGAAAAGAATATCCTGTATGGATTGAACATATTACTGATGAAGAATTACTATTTTTAGGTAAATACATACCTGTACTTTATGAATTAGGTATTATATCACCAATAGTATGTCCAGTGATTAATAATTTGAATCATAGTTTAGCAGGGTTTTTAATCCTTATACCTTCTTCATTTTGTAATGATGAGAAATTAAGTCAATTTTGTGTTGGTCATGAATTCGGACATATTATAAATGGCGATTTCATTGGTGAAAATATTTTCTCTAAGAAACTCATTACATCTATTGAAAAAGAATGTAAAGCTGATATGGTATCACTTTTTGCCATGAAAACTTCAGCGAAGGAATGTACAAATTTATTGTATGATACTTTTAAGAATTCTTGCATAACAACAATTAAAACAATTCCAGCTTTATCAAAGAAATGGGATACTGATGAAAAAATAGAAAAAGTTGTAAAAAATATTCTTAAATACGATAAAGATTTACAAACACGTATAAGCATTTTAAATCTTGCATCGACGTCGGAAGTTTAGTTTTAAAGAAAGGAGTTATATCAACTCCTTTCTTTTTTTTCATCTTCGACATTTTTATATAATTTAAAGGAGGATTTACTGTTATGGGAACAGTACGATTGGGTAATTTTCCCTCCCTCAATAATAAGAAATTAACAGATTGTATAGATAAAGGTATTTTATTTTATTTTTTGAATCATTTTCCTAGAAACTTTTTTACCAATATGTATATGGATAATCAAACCGGTTCATCAGGAAATTACAATATTAATCCTGAAGGTGATTTGATTAAAATAGAAACTGGTAAAAAGATAAATAATCCATCGATGAGATTTAATATAAAACATGGACCTAATAATACTGTAGATCCATTTGGTGGAGATATTTGGAATGTTAATCAACAACCTGGAGCATTTGCTATAGATACAGATCTTACAGGTTATAGACCTATTCTTTACGATCCTTATGGAGTTATCATAGCACTTAATGAACGAACAATTCGAAATACATTTGATATAAACATGACTTTCGATTCTAAAGACGATCAGTTAGCTTGTTGTAATTATTTAGATTCGAATCTTAAAATGAATTATGTCAGTGTTGTAGAAATAAAAACATTTATTCCTATGCATAGATTGATGATGGAATATTTAAGAGCTTCTATATTTAAATCTGAAATAAATGTTTTAAGTAAAATGAAAACTGATTCGAAAGAAAAGTTAGAATATCAACAGAAAATAAATCTTATGTTTACAGAACACATGTACAAGTTTTCTGAAAATCATATTAAACCTTATAAATTATTGGATCCTAAAAATGATAACCATGATTATGTATTTGGTTATTGGCAAACTCAAAGAGTTACAATTCATTTTGATAAATACGATGCTGATGAAGGTACTAAAAAAGGAAATGCTTGGACTAATTTCAATGTTAATCTAAACGGATGGATTGAATATGGTAATCCTATTGGATTTATAACATCTGTTCCAGCTATTATTAGAGGTTCTAAAAATAATTGGATGATGAAAACTTCTTCAGAAACTGATAGAAATAATTATTATCATATAATGAAGTTTAAAGAAGTTTTTAAAGATAATAGACGATTAGCTCCTGTAGATGGTGATTATTATCAACATTTTTATTTTGAACGTGAAATAATGATGAGTGCTAAAGTCGAAGATTTTAATATTCTCGATGATATTATAACTCAAGAAGAAACACCATCACATTATGCTGTAATGAAAGCTATTTTGTCTACAGTAAAAACACAAAAAGAATTCGATGATTTATTTAAGGTTGTTATTTATAAGGATGATATGCCATTAGATAAACACGAATATTCTATTGATAAGAATTTTAATTTTCATATTATTAATTGTGATTTGACTATACCATATTATATTGACGTTTTTGTAAACAGATATCTTTATGCTAATAAAATTGATAAGATGAAGAATTTTTTAAAAAAGTTAGGAATAAATACTGATGAACCTAATTATAAACCTCCATTAAATGATTTTATTGTTGATACCAATCATATTGGTATAGGTACAATCAATATGATTATGGGTAAATCTTATGATTCTGATCTTGGAGAAGTGAAAGAATTTATAAGAGCTATGCCTGATAATTTCTTAACAATAGATACTGAATTTGAATACTATGCAAGAATTTATGAAAATAGTAAATATAGATATTATAAAGTATCTCCTGAGCAAATTTTAAATAATAGAAATATGGAATTATTTATTTTTATTAATGGTGAATATGTTTTGGTAGATATTGAAAATATTTTAATACCTAATCCTAAATTAGATTTTTATATTTATGATCGTAATTCTGATAGATACATTAAATGTAAAGATCTTAAAAAATTCGATAGACTTCAAACTTATTATATAACTACCGATCAATTAAATACTGGTAAAATTAGTATTTATGTAGGTGACCAGAAATTACAAGATTTTGTTTAAATTAAGAATATACCAGGGTTTATACCCTGGTATATTTATTATTGACTAGAAAACATTAGTATATAACCTTATATTGGATATAAAGAATATTATACCTTTAAATAAATTAAGGAGATAAAATATGGCTTACGAAAATCATTTGCCACCGTTATCAACTATTAATCAGGGAACTCGTGATTTCGATTTTATACCACTCACAGAGCTTAAAGATTTTGATAAAAAACTTAACGAAATTATTAAGAAAATAAGTTCGATAGATACATCTAAAGTATCAGATGTTAACTCAATTGCTTATAAATTAAAAGAAATAGAATACAATCTTGCCGATGCTATCGAGTTTGATGAGAACGGTAATGTTGTAAGTCTTAAATCAACTACTTCTGATAAATTTAGTGATGAAGGTGGTTCTAGTAACACTATTATACCTGATCAGGGTCCAGCATCTATTGACAATCTTATTTCCGATCTCGAAAAATATTATAACGAATTCGTTAAATATCTTGGAAATGATATCGAAAGTAATCAATGGAAAAATGAACTCCAGACCATTTTCTTGAATTTTAAAACATCACTTGATAATAAAATTTCATCTATTTTTGGTAATTCAGCTCAAGCTTCTATTCTTGAAGAAAAAGAAAATGCTGAAACTGATTTTATGAAACAGGATTCTGTTAAATTAAACAATGATGAAATTATGCGTCTTAATCCAAACGTTGCAAACTATACAAGAAATATAAATCTTATGTTTGAACGTCCTGGTACAGAACTCATCGCATTTGAAGTAGAATGTCCTGAACCAGATAATATGATTTTTAATATGAAACTCCAGAATGGAGATTTGTATTATAACTTCAATGTTATTCTTGATAATGGAAAATTCCATATTACAAAAGAAGAACATTTTAAACTTTGTAACTATGGAATTAAACTCAATATTTATAAATATATTACAGCTTCTAACATCTGGAGATATGTATTTACATTATCTTCTGATTCTGAAGATGTTTCTAAAGTTTATAATTTTGAACTTTCTGGCGTATTTGTTGGTAAATTTATTTTCGATACAAATGCTGCTTTCCCTTCAGACCACAGTAATTATTGGGCATTCCACGCTGTAGATACAACTGGAAAAGTTGATCCTAATAAAACATATTATGTTAAGAGTATAGATGATTATAATGATGATCGCAATACTGAAACAAATATCGTTTATACAATTGTAAATATAGATGAAACTCCTACACCTGTTGCTGGTGAAGTTTATTATGTTAAATCTGTAGATGATACTGATACAGTAGTTTACAGAGAATATCGTGAACTTGTTGAATTTGAACCGGATGTAACATATTATACAAAACATGTTGAAACTACTACAGATAATTCTAATAAGATTATTACTTATCTTGAATGTACTGATCTTAAAGAATTTGAACCTGGTAAAGAATATTTTACAAAAGAAACTGAATTCATTTTCATCGATAAACTTGAAATTAAGAATGATGAATATTCTGATGGTGAAGTTGATGATCTTACAGTAGATCATAAAGGTGAAAAACTTGTAGATGAAAACTTTAAGAAAGTTGTAAAAGATAAGAAATACACAAATAAAACTATAAAGATGATGAATATTGATATTGATTCTTCAGAATTGCTTTCAACTAGAAAGTATGAAGAAAAAGTAGCTAATATTGCTAATGAAAATATCGTTCATCTTGATGATGGTGTAAAATTTACGAAATCATCTGTTCCTGGTTTACTTGTTAAATCTCGTGACGGTGCTCGTAAAATCAATAATAGTCTTAACATTGGTTTTGGTTCTAAAGTAATTGAACTTAAGACTATTCATCCATATTCATACGAAGTTATAAATATTCCTAGTGTTAAACGAGAAGATGTTTCACCTGTTGAATATGAAACTGAAACTAGAAGTTATTTTGTAAATGACACAAAAATCGATTACGATGTTAGTAAAATTTCTGTAGCAGATCACACTATCGAATTCTTCTCTAGTGAATTAAATATTAAAGATTTATACGTTATCAATAGTAGTCTTCCAGATGTTATTAAAATTGACAATGTATCATTATTGTATTTCGAAGATATTATGCAAAACATATCTAATTTTATCAATAATATTAAAATTGTTCCAGTTGGATGTGTTGGTTCATCAATGATTGATTTTATGATTGTGTGTGATAAAATTGAAGATTATGACACTTGTTATCATATTTATATAAATCTTAAAAACGAAGAAATTGCTATTCCTGTAATGAAAAAAGTTCTTAATAATGGAACTGAACAGAATATTCCATTAGCTTTACAGGATAAAATAACCCAAACTATTAGTTGTAAAAATAAGTCATATATTTTTACAGAAAATAATGTTTGTTATGAATCTTCTAATGGTAGAATTTGGTATAAGAAAATCTTTAAATTTGATAAACGCTTCTATGAAGAAATTCATACCGACGCTTTGAAAGTTTTAGGTTTGGTAAAGAATGACTATTATGATGATTTATATGCTATTATAGTTGATTCTAATCTTGTAGATGAAACAAAAATTCCTCTTACAAAACTTCTTTATGCTAAACTTGATAACAATAGTGATTATTTATCATTTGATGATTGTTCAGAAACAATGATTGAAGGTTGGACACAAGTTTATACAAGTGATAATGTATCAGCTTCCAATACATATGTTGAAAATGATTCGTATTTTGGAATAATTTTCAATAAAGATGTTATTCGTGAGTGTGTCGTAGATCCTGAAACAAAACGAGGATATTATCTTGATTATAATATTAAATCTAAACAATGTATTAGATTTGATACAGATTCTGGAGCTATTAAATTTTTTGCAAGAAATAAGAATAACAAATTTAATGGTGTAACTATCATTGACGGAGAAAATAATAATATTTATATTTTCGGAAACAATGTATCGAATAATGGTTCTACTATTACACATTCATATCAAATTTGTAATCTTGAAACATTAGATATAATTAGTTCGGAAGGTAATGAGAATTATACAATTCATCCAGCTTATTTCAAGAAATCAATATCATTATTAAACATTAATAAACGTTTTGTAACTATTGCTTGTAAAAATGATCGTTTGAATGGCGGTGCAGAAAATCCTTATGAAGGATATTTTATTTATATTGATAACACTACTGGAGCATTTTATACTCCTGATGAATCTAGTACAGATCTTACACCTATCGATGTATTTAAAAATACTCACGTTTATAATGTTTCTTATTGTGGAGACACTAATAATAAAATTGCGTTTGCTTTCACATCTGATGGACTCTATACAAATACTACATCAGATCCAAATAATTTTGTTCATGTGTCTACAGATTTGACATTTGATGAAGATTCTATTGCTATTTTCTCCAACAATATCGATTTGAATAACTTAACTTGGGTTATTTGTGGCATTGAAGGAATTAGTTATACACATGATGGAATAACATATTCGACATGTGAAAAAGTTGGTGTAGATTCTATTAAAAATATCGGTGATATTGATGGTGGATATCTTATTGGTAAAACATCATTAAATTCGATTATAAATGATATCGACGATGGTGTTTTTGTAAGAAATATTTATGATAAAAAACGCAATTTATATTACAAAAAGGTTGGTAATTATATCGTTGCTTATGGAAACGATAATAATCAAACTTATATTATCGATTGGGTATCCGGTGATAAGAAAACATATAATGTAAATATTACAGATTTATTTGATATCGATGGTGATATTTTTGCATTTACTGATAGTAACAAAGGTTCGATTATTTATAAATTTATAAATATTGATACTGGTTTTGTAGATGTAACTACAGAATATAATCAAAGTTTTAAAACAATTATAAATATTACTTCTATTAAACAAGATATTGAAGGAAATATTTTTGTTATCGGTACACAGATTAGAAATAATAAAGGTGTAATTTATTATGGGGAAACTCTTGATAATTTAAAAAATGTTCTTACACTTTCTGAAGATGGTGTAATCGATTGTTTCTATATATACGATAACGAAGTTATTATTTCGACATATGAACCTTATGCTGAAACTAAACATTATACTTGGGATCCTAAAACAAAAACATTTAAGTTTGAAGATAAAAACAATATAAATCTCATTTATTCATTTAGAAAATGTTTTGCGTATAATGGTGAATTGTATGTAATGAATGGTTCGGGTTCTAATCCTAATATTGTAGAAAAAGGTTTTGCTAAAATAACTAAAGATATTTCTAATACAGAACATAATGGATTTTATGATATAGATGTTATAATACCTATTACAGATGAATTCCAAATTAAACATGATAATTATCTTTTTAGTTATGCTAACACTTTATTTGGTATTTTCATAACTACTGAATATGATGAAAATGATGAAATTGTTTCTAAAAAATTCCATATTTATGTTTACTATGAAGATGCTAAACGTTTTATTGAAGTAAATAATGATATAGCTCCTCTTTTAGTAGCTATTGTTAATATGGGAAATTCTGAATTGGAAGAATGTTTCACTAATAAATCGATCGTAGATAATTATACAGTTGCAATTCAGGAAACCTATGACGAAAGTAAAACACTTATTAGAAATTATAAACCTGATAATGAGGATGAAGATTATCAAACTGATAAAATTTATTTTGATAGAGAAAATTCAGGTATCGTAATAAGCAATTATGCTAGTGAAACAAATAGATTTAATATGAAATCTAGAATGGCTGCTATCGGTATAACTGGTAAAACACATAAAGCGCAACTTGCTATGATTTTGGGTAAAGATAATCTTCTCGGATTATTTGATAAGTCTATGAATGTTATTAAAACATTTAAGCTTAAATATGAAGTTTTAATTGATAATGGATATAAAGCTTATATAGATATTGATGATAGATTTGTTACTCAAAATATTTTTGTAGCTTCAGATACTGAGTCCAATTATGTTTTCATTTCGTTGTATGGTAAATTCCCTATTTTAAATATAACTGAAAATGGTTCTATTACAGAAACTGATTCAGATACAATTTCATATGGCTTGTTTAAAGTTAAAATTGATGATATCTTTAATAATGGTGTAGAATATGCTATAATTACAAAAGAAAGTTTGAGTGTAAATGAATTTACTCCTACAGAAGATATAAATAAGTTTATTATTAAACAATATAATTATGATATAGCTGATGATATGAATTTAAATGTATTTAATGATCGTCAGTTAATTGGAATTGTAAAAGGTTTTATGTATAACAATATCGAATCTATTATATTCTGGAATACAGAAAATATGTGTCTTGATATTCTTTCTCCTTTGGATTGGAATATTAATATCGATGATATAGATGCACAATATAATAGAAATAATACATTTAAAGATTACAACATCGCAATTGATACTGTAAATAATAAAGCTTATCAGACTTATTTAGATGATAATGACGATATTGTTAAAAATAAAGTTGAATTTACAGCTATTCCTAACGAAATGGTTCGTGTTGGTTGTAAAACATATATTGCAGATGACTTCTTAAAAGCTGTAAAAGATGTTACATTTAAAGACACAAGTGAACGTGTTGCTAGTGCAGAGATTAATTTGGAATCTGCTAGATCTGAATATGAAACTGTACAAGGTATTTATAATACTGCTGTTGCAGTTGAAGAATCTGCTCTCACAGCATTCAATACTGCTAACGAAACTTATAATGCTAAAATTGCTCTTCTTGAAGAAGCGATAAATAATTCTAATGCTTCTACATTAGCAGCTTTAAGATCAACATTAGTAGAAAAAACAAATGTTAGAATGACTGCTGAAACAAATTTAAGCATTGCTACTAATAATTTGAATAATACACCGGTAGATGATCCAACATATAATAATGTGTTAGAAGCTAAAAAAGAAGCTCAAATAGCATATAACACAGCTTTAGCTGAAGAAACAGCCGCACAAGAAGCTTATGATGCTGAATTGGCTAACTCTAATTCTACAGAAATTGAATCTTTGAATTCTGATGTAGAAGCTGCTAAACGTCAGTATCAACTTGCTCTTACAGCATATAATACTGCTAAGAATAATACAGCTACAGCTAAGATAAATCTTGATAAAGCTATGAAGACTTATGAAACAGCTCAATTTATTTACGATTCTATGAAATCTAAATCTTTAATTGATACTGTTATATTTGATGATGGACTTGTTGGTAAGATCGATTCTAATATTTCTATTGATAGATTATCACATACTAGATTTGGTGCTCTTGCATGGGATTCATCAGTTAAATCTGGTTTAAATCCTAATGAACGTAATGATCTTCATTATGTGATTAAAAAATCTGGTAATATTGTATTGGATACATTTACAGGTAATGGTATTCGTTATTATAATAAAGCTTTAAATACTCGTGTTGGTCTTTTCAGATGGTACGACTATGTATCTGCTGAAGATAGTGGAGCTGTAGAAGGAACAAATAATAGACCTAATCAGTATAAAATTAATTCTGATGAATATAATACAGGTTGGGCTTATTTTACTCCAACAGGTGGTGGAAAAGTAATTATTATCGATCCTGGTGTTGGTAAATATATTTATCGTATGTGGGATACACCATTTGGTATTTTCATGAGTGTTCGTAATTATCGACATTACGGACTTTCTGCTGTAGAATATTGGAGCTTTAAACGACTCATAGCTATTCCAACAAATGATAATAAAGCAATTTCAATTGATGATACTCGTTATTTTACAGATTTGAATTGTAATGAAATTAAGATTGTAGATTGTTGTAATACACAAAATGGTTTATTTATCACTGGTCATTCGAATAACAAATATATAACTTTACGTTATAATGGTGATGACTTCTATGCGATTAACAATAATGAATTTCCTATCGTTTCTATTATCGATACTACAGATGGAACTTATTTCTTTACTGATCAGGATAATGGAAATGTTTACGAATTTGTTCCAGAAACTGAAAAGATACAAATTAGTAAAAATTACAATCCTAATATTGGTAATTTACAAATTTCTGGTAAATTTGGTCAGAGAAGAACTGATGTAGAAACTGTTTATGGACCACAGATTGTAGCTAAAGGCGGTATATATAATTTGAAATATCGTAAAAAAATAGCTTTCGATAATTCAACTGGAAATGGTCCCGCTTCACTTCAAAAAATTCGTATTTATGTAAATAATGAAAAAGATAATCTTCCAGTTGTTGCAGAATATCTTGCTTCTAAAGGTTTACCTATGGATAAGGATATTAAATGTATCGGAAGTATTATGTGTAACGGTTTACAAATATTAATAAACGGATTACACATTATAAGTGAAAATGGAATTAGTAAAAAACCTTTAACTGTAAAATTTTTCATAGATAAAAATGCTCGATTTACAAGAAATAAAGAATCTGTAGAAGCTTTGTTAGGTAACGATTTTGACAAATGGGATAAAGATATTGGTGTAATTTCGGATTACGATTCTGAAATAGGAGAATATTATGATATTCCTTATCAGATAAGTAAAATGAATTTTATTGTATTATTTGAAGAATTTGGAAAATATTTATTAGATTCTAATAGTAAACCTAGTAAACCAGATGTATATACTACAAAAAGTTTACCAATAATTGATATAATGAACGATTACGTTTATTTAAATGTATCTACCAAAACATATTTAAATGGAACTTTAATAGATTCTAAAAATGAACGAGAAATCATAAGCTCTGGAAGTTTACAGTTTAATTATGTTCAAGATTCTATAGATTTTACCAATAAACAAATTAGATTCACGGTAGCATATACTGATAGTAGAACTAATGAAATTGTTAATGATGATACAGAATATACTGCACAAATTACTTCTACAAATACTACTAGCTATTCAAATGATAAATGTAGTGGTGTTGTAGTCGGATTTAAATATTATGATAAAACTTTAAATATTCAACCTATCGAATATACTAATATTTCACCTGAAACATTAGGTCTTGAAACTTCTAATACTACTACAAATGATACTGAAATAGATGAACATACAAATACTTTAAATTTAGAATATGTAACTAATTATTATTGTATTAATGAAAATGGTACTCATTTAGTAGATGATGTTATTGTAGACCACCATGTTATTAAAACAGGAACTATTACACAAACATTAACAGTGGCTAATCATGCTAATAATTATAATTTCCATACAGTTATTAAAAATGTTGAAAATGAAACGATTGTTGATACTAATTCTATGAATGTTACAGATCGTTTAGGTGGTGTATCATTAAAACAAGCAGCTAGTATGTTATTAAATAATGTTGATAATGCTAAAAATAAAGTATACATCGGTGATTATTTCGAATTAGGTGGATATACCTGGGAAAATAATTCAGGTACAACATTCACTGCTGGTACAGCTAAATATGTATTAGTTGAAAGAACTAGTGATGGTCATTTAATATTCATGAGTTCAGAGCGTCATAAATTAACTTCTGAAAGTGATAAAGCTTTATCATGGAAAGATTTAATAACCGATAATAAATTAGAAACTTTATTATTACCACAGTTAGAATCTATACTTGGTGTTACTCCTGTTAGTTATACAAGAAAATCTGATATACCACATCTTACAAATAAACGAGTATTCTTACCAACAGAATATGAAATATTTGGTGAATATCAATCTCAAAGAAACACCGAACGATATAGTGGTGAGCGACAATGGGAAATATTTAATTTTAATAAAGAATCAGATAGAAAAATATTTAGACGTGATGTTAATACAGGAAATATTCATACTACTGCAGCTACAAATAATTATTATGGATATGGATATTGGTTAGCAACTAATGGTGCTAGTTCCGGCAATGCGTCGAATGTGCATACTCTTGATGCTAATGGTTACGGGAATGTTGGCAGTACCGGCGTGACTAATGTTCGTTATGGTGTACGCCCCTGCTTCATGTTGTAGTTATTAAGCATAATAATAACGAAAATTTTTTTAATTACGTTTTTTTGTAATAATGGAAGGGATTATTTCCCTTCCATTATTATTTTTTTTAATTACTATAATATAATAATGTATATGAATTTATGTGATGAACGAGCTCTTATTACTAAATTTAATTTAACTAAAGAAACTATTTTATAAATATATGAAAAACAAAATTTATATATTTAAATAATAAACCTAGGAATTTATTCCTAGGTTTATTTTTTTTAATCATAAATATAAATATCAAGTCCAAATTGTGGATATTTAAAAATATCATATCTACCAGCTTTAAATATTAATTTTCCATTAAATTCCCATTGTGTTTGCATTCTAGTCGGACGTATTATATGTATTCTTTTTATTTCGTTTTCTGAATCAGGAACAATCTCTGTCCAATAATTAAATCTCCAACCAAAACGTTTTTCTAGAAATTTAAACATTTCATTTCTAGTAACTAATGAATCACCACTTAATTTACGATCATCTCCTAAAATACATAATAATAAATTTTCATCTTTATTATTCATTAATTCAGGAGTCATAATTTTACATTCAATAATATTATCATATCCAATATTAATCATATCTCTTTTTAAAGTTTTATCTTTTGGTATCATATTTTCCTCATTTTTATTCAAAATCTATATATTATTATCACTTAATGTTTGACAAATTAATATAATTTTCTATGTGGAGTGTATATTATTATGAATAAACAACTTAAATTACTTCAGAGATCGAAGGTGTTAAAAACACTCGAAGTTGAAAAAGTTAAACATGATTTGAGTAAAATTAAAAACTCTACTATTGTTATGGTTGCTTATGATGATGCTACTGATAAGTTTCTTATTGGAGATAAATTCGGTGACCTTTATGTAGCAACAACAGAGTATTTAAAATCGCTCGATATAAAGAATTTATCCATTAATTCATTCATCAATGGATTGACTAAGACATCAATAGCACAACATTTTAATAAAATTTCTTTACAAGAAGCTAAAGAAATGTTTGGTGAAAAATATTTATATTATTGGTCGGCTAATAACAGAATTTATGGTGTAAAACGAGGACTTATTGAAAGACTTGATAATGGTCCTGATAATACATCAGTTGTAGATCTTTGGTCTAGAACTGAAAATGTACTTTCTAACGATCGTGGTGTCTCAGGACTTAAAGAAGTAAAATTTTCTTCAGAATTACGTCCTGCTTTCTTAACATTTGATAAAGATGCTATACCTACATATGAAAGAGATCAGAATTTAATTGTAAGAGATCCTGTTAAAATCGCAGATGCTATGAATAATGATCTTCATAATCACGACTATGTTCCTAAAGATGATAAATATGGTTATGATATGAAAGATTCAAATGCTGTAATGAAAGCTTATCTTGGTACTGACGATCTTGTTGTACTTTCTAATATTGATAAACGTAAAGTTGTTGATATAGATCCGCCTAATACTGAACCAGGTAATCCTGATATAGTATTTTATAACAATACACCATTCAATCATAATTATAATATGATTTGGACTACTATTAGATCAGCTCGTTTATTTGAAGAATTTAATGATGAAGCTAATGTTAATGATTCTAATTTTGCTAACACAACTCGTCATGAACAAAAAGAACTTACAAACTTCACTTTAAACGATCGTATTAATAAAGCAGGATTGTATGCTAATATACCTAACTTATCTCTTGCATATACTACATATATCACAGGTGATAATATTAGTGATAAACAAATTTATAGTAGCGGTATTGTAGCTATTTCTATTAAGAATGAATTTAAATGGTCTCTTGACAAAATCGATGGTAATACATGTACAATTACAAAACGTATTTATAATCCTATCACAGGTGAAATTACAAATGGTAAGAAAACTTATGAAGACGGTATTGTAGAATTTGAAATTGTAAATATTAAAGATAATACTGTTAGAATTAAGAGAACATTTAGAATCCCTAGTCTAAACAATGCTATTTGTGATTATAATAAATTTGAATATAAACATGATGATGTTACTGGAGCTGCTATATCTTTACCTATACCAGAAGAATATGTAGATGGTATTGTAGAATATAATCTCGATACTACAAACTTTACACAAGGTACTAATGGTAAAATATCTTATGGTATACGAAAAATATTCGTTCAGTCTGGTGCTACTAAACATTTCTTGAATTCTGTAAATGGTACAGGAACCGCATCATTTTCAGCATATACACTTGCTGCTAATGCTACAACTGCTACAATTAAACGAGAAACTGAAATTATATTCAAAAATACAGACGGTACTAATTATAGTTATCAAACAACTAATAATGGTATTGGTACTGGTTCTGTAGAATATCTTGTTGCTAATGCTCCTACTGACGTTAATGGTAATAATCATGTTTCTAGACATACTCGAAATGTTCATTATATGTCTGGTTCAACAGATATTATTTGTAAAACAGATTATTCGGATCCAATTGTAAATTATGAAATCTACACACTTGAAGCCGGAAAAATAAACGCAACATTAAAAGGTTCTTCAACTGGTGTATTCAAAACAATTGCTAATGGTTCTGAAACAAGTACAACTTATAATGTTGCTAAATCTAGACATATTACAGTTACAAGTGCTCCTATTACTTATACAAGAAATTCTGAAACATATACGGAAACATCGGGTGTATGTTCTCAGACTATGAATATCGATTATAGTTACGGTGGAGTAACTATAAGAAAAACAATAACTAAAGAAGCCCCTATAATTCATTCAATATTCACTCTTGAAGCTGATGCTTCTTCAGCTACAATTAAACGTGAAATCAGACCTGTATTCTTCACAATTAGTGTAGGAACTGAATCAAGATCTAATATTTATAAAAATAGTCCGGTTGTAATAGATAGAAATAAAACTGCTAATGTAATTTATACGGTAAGTAATTCTGTAACAAGTGCTTCAGGATCTAATCATTATGCTACACATACTAGAACTGTTACTTATAAACCTACTTCAACTTCGCAAACATACACAATATTAAATGATGTTGATTCGGCAGCTGTTATAACATATACTTGGAAAAACCTTTCGAACGAATCGAAACAATTTTACGGATCTTCATCAACGACATATAATATATATTCTGAAGGAAGCATAGTAGGAACTTATACTAAAACTCAAACAAATCATTTGAGTGTAGATTGTACAATAACTGAAAAAGATGTAATTGATGACTATATTACTATTAAGAAAAAAGCACATCTAGAATTAACAGGTAGTTATACATACGGATCTGTAACAAAACAATTGATTAAACGATCTGATACTGTTAATATGACTCATGATTATGATGATGTAAATGAAAATAATAATTCTGTTAGGCTTTCAAGAAGGTACACACCTATTATAAAAAATATAAGTAATGGTGTGGAACTGACTACCGATTATAAGAATAGTAGTAGGTTTATAGATTATGTATACGGAACTATTAGACAAATATTAACATATGCTAATCATGCTAATGATTATAATTTCTATACAACTATTAAAGATGATCTTGATGACGTAGTATTATATTATGAACATTCTATGAATGTTACAGATCGTTTAGGTGGTGTATCATTAAAACAAGCAGCTAGTATGTTATTAAATAATGTTGATAATGCTAAAAATAAAGTATACATCGGTGATTATTTCGAATTAGGTGGATATACCTGGGAAAATAATTCAGGTACAACATTCACTGCTGGTACAGCTAAATATGTATTAGTTGAAAGAACTAGTGATGGTCATTTAATATTCATGAGTTCAGAGCGTCATAAATCAAATTCTGAATATCCTTCTGAAAATGCTTTATCATGGGAAGCTTTAATAACCAATAATAAATTAGAAACCATTTTATTACCACAGTTAGAATCTATACTTGGTGTTACTCCTGTTAGTTATACAAGAAAATCTGATATACCACATCTTACAAATAAACGAGTATTCTTACCAACAGAATATGAAATATTTGGTGAATATAAATATCAAAATTCGAATGAACGATATAATGGTGAAAGACAATGGGAAATATTTAATTTTAATAAAGAACCAAAAAGAAAAATATTTAGACGTGATGTTATGACAGGAACTATTAATACTTATGATCCTTCTTTAAATCATTATCACACATACGGTTATTGGTTAGCAACTAATGGTTCTTATTCTGGCATTGCGTCGCGTGTGTATGGTCCTGATGGTTCTGACTTCGGGTATGCTGGCAATGACCACGTGAGCAGTCCTTATATTGGTGTGCGCCCTTGCTTCATGTTATAATTATTGAATGTAGTATGATAATTTATTAATTACGTTTTTATACATTTGAAAATGAGCGAACGAAGTATCGCGAAATTTTCATGTATAAAAACGT